CATCCCTAAATAAATCATTTTAACCTCTAGATTCTGACATGTATCTAGAGAGATATCCTCAAGAGAGGTAAGGAGTTAACCATGTCAAATATTATCGAATTAGCTAAAGATGCTGTTTACGTTACCATTAATAGTGAAATGGGTATCGGACACCCATATAAAGGATTATTCATCAGTCGTATATTGGCTGATAAAATACAAAGAAAATTTGGCTTAACCCAACACGAATATACCTGGGTGCCAGATAAGAGAGGTATTGAAAGATACTATCTCACTGGAGATGATAAGAACATTGAAGAAGCAATCGCATACGCACTTCAACATGGTGCGGTTGGGACTGAGAAATACTCAGTTGTCAAATTAGACAATCGCTGGTTTGCGTTTGATACGCATTTAGCGAGAATGTGCGATAACGGTAACATCAATGCAATCGAAGATGCGTCATTCGTCCGATTCTGGAATACGATGACAGACTCGAATAAACTAGACTACTATTATAAATCCAGTAGTCAAGCGTTTATTCCAAGACGCGAATACTGGATTGATGAAATCGGTCATATGGCCGGTTAGTTAATTCACAAAACAGTCTCAATTGAGACTGTTTTTTTTGTCGTTCTATCTCTTCTTTTAAGGGTATATTATCATTATGATAATAGATAACTATTCTATTATTTGTTTAATTATATTAACCCTATTATTAGGAGAAATGAAAAATGTCAGATTTAAAAGAATGGGATAATCAGATAGCGATTACTCTACCGGCTTCAGATGAAAAGAGTTATTGTTGGATTCATAACACGAGTGTATCTTCCCGGCGCAGAGTAGGCGCTAATGAATGTGAAATTGTTCATACTAAAGATGCAGTAGTACCTACTGAAGAATTAAATAAAGTACTCAATCATGCTGCGGAGTTATATGATGCAGTGTATGGGATCGGACAAAAGGAATTTGAAGTTCGTGTTGTTCTTACTCCGGTGACCAAGAAAGCAGTTAATCTTATTTTGGAAGAATATTTTCCGAAAGATGATGAAACACTGTTACATGAATTCATTTATGTTGCTGGCACAAAAGAAATTAAGACGATTATGCCAATCAATGAGTTTGTATCACGAGCTAACATGACACTATTAAGAGTATTTAAACCGGAAGAAAAACTCGGTCATATTGTGATGGATATCGACAATGTTCGAAACGCTCAAGTTGAAGTAAGTAATGCGCATGTCGAGATGGTCAAGACATTTGTAAGTTATATTGACTTAATGGATGTCATGAACAAACAAGAAGAAAAAGAAGTGCTGCAAGATGTATCAATCTCTTACAGTAAAGAGCAAGATGAAGAAAATGCAACTGTTATTTATACAATTGAAGGTGATATATCATCAACTGATGTGCATAATCTTGGACAAGATTTAAAGAATATCAGTAAAGCAATCGCCGAAGAAACTTTAATTAATAACGCTATCGATATTTCATTGTATAAGTCTCAGGATGTTTCTGCTACATTGAAGATAGAAGAGCACTATCCAGATGATCCGAGTGAGCATACCTTAATATTGACGTATTATTTTGGTTCAAAACAAATCCATGTCGATGCACTTCATTATGGCGGATATGGCTATAATCAATCGAAACTTGAGATTTTCAAACCAATATTTACTAAAGGTTACTTCGTTATTGATGTAAACAATATCGATTTAACCCAATGCAATGATAAGAATCCACATCATCTTGCAATCAAAACACTTATGAACTATGTTAATGTAGTTCAACCTAAACCTTAACCCATATCAGGAGATAAAAAATGGCAAGAACCTTGCTTACCACTGCCCCCGTACGTTTCTATACTAATGAACGTTCTTTAAACAAATATAAAGCGATTATGAACTTTAATCGTATTTATGATCCACAAAAGCGTGAACAAAATGGGTATAAGATATTTGCAGCCGAAGATGCGGATATCGATTTCTACGCATCATTCTTAAGCAATATTGAGATTGGTCCACGTTGGCGTAGTATTACGTGTTTAACCCGTGATGAATCCAAAATCCCTGCACATCAACGTCGTAATGATAAAGCCGTTTGGTTTATCGCAGAATGTTGGCCAGGTCAAGCACTCGATGGTGCAGAGTTCTTAGTCCTTCAAATGTCTGAAGAGATCATGAAGAAGATTATAAGTGGTCGAGAAGAATCCTCTGAACGTTCTTATGTACCCCGTGATAATCGTCGTTCATCTGGCTTACAAGGCGATGGAAAACGTCCTTACTTACCGGGTAGTGGAAGACTTCCTTGGACGCCTTCTCCTGAGAAGAAGAAAGAGCCAAAACCCGTTCAAGTCGAAGTGACACCCTCACCAATGCCTGAACACATGAAAGGATCATCTTCTCGTCGTGATAAGTTCAGTAACATGAATATTACCTCTAAAACGAAGCCAATCGAGCGTACAGCGACTAAAAATGATGAAGTGAGCAAACCTATCACCTCTGGTAAAGATATCGATAACGCGGCTTCTGCACTTGCTACCGCATGGGGAGTGAAATATAATGACAAGTAAGCTTAAGAAAGTAGGTTGGGTTGAAAGTAAGAACATTCATGCTTTTGAAGCCTATGATAGAAAGGATTTAACTGAAGTCTATAAAGCGAGATATCCTGTAGACGGTAAACTCTACTCCGTTAAAGTCTTATCAAACATCACGTTAAATAACTTAACGATAGAAGACCTCTTTGAAGAATTTCCTCCATTAGAATTATTCGGTGAATCTGTCAGTAATCTTGCTCGGTCATATGAGTACATCATCAGTGTACCAAAACGTGCACCAGAAGCGATTATAACACATCAGCCTATCTATGGTCATGCCGTCGCGAAGATATATGGTATTATCAATAAAGATAATGTCACGTACTATGGTGTGGATTTTGAAGCAGACTCCGGCATCATTACGAAGTGCATGCAAAATGCGGTGAAATAATCGAACATAATCAAGAGACATCCTAGGATGTCTCTTTTTTTGTTCCTTACTCTTCATTATCCGGACGGATAATATTTTCAGGTTGAATTTCAGGATGTTCACGTTCAACACGAGCTTTCTCTTCAATGATAAGGGTTCTGACCTTATCTGTCAATGGCGTGTTATCACGACCACGTTCGATCTCTTCAAACTTCTCTTCCTGTTGAGAGATACGACTCAATTCATCACGCACGATACTACCAAGTTGTTTTTTCTCAGTATCTGCACTATTGTACACGACAGTTTCTTGAGAGAATGTATCCCCTAATACAGAACGAAATGTGGATAATTTCATATGTACTCCTAATTAGAATTCACTAAGTCAGTCCCGATTTTTCTGGCTTTAGCTTGGTTAGCTTTTATCCAGTCCTCGATCGATTTAGCGAATTCATCTTCACTCATCCCTGCATTATTCCCGCTAAAGAGATCTTTGATATTGTGCGTGTTCTTCTTCAGATATTCATCTGCACTTGCTGCAATCTTAATACCGGATTCTTTAGCCACTTCAACGATATATTTAAATATCTTCTTCGCATTCCAGCTTCTAAATTTCTCGTATTTAGATAAGAATAGCAAATACGAGTTTGATACAAGCATGTAGAAACGAATTAAAGCGAAGTAAGCTTTAGCACCATTACCAAAGAAGGTAATAAATTCTTTAAGTTTTGGTGCGACATTCGGATTTAAATCCGCTGCTTCAGCTTTCGCTTTAAGTTCATCCAGTATCTTGGTTGCTTCGTTATCAAAGTCATTGTCACGTAGGAATAATGCATTTTGAGAATACGGACTATACTCAACAAGATTATCGATGAATTTAATTCCATTATTTTGTTCAAGAATCTTAGCAATCTTCTCAATCTGGTTTTCACTTAAAGGCACAACTTTATCGCGTTTTTCTTGTGCTTTGGTTAGATAACCTTGTAGTCTCTCCAGATTCTTGACCATATCGGCAGGTGGTAATTTATTATAGATAGAACCTGTTTCAGACGTAAACCAGCTCAACCCATCTTCAGTTTTACCTTTAGTTAAAATACCTTCTGAGATATGTGTTGCAACAATCTTACTCTCTTCTAAACCGGATTCGAGACGACGAATCTCTGCAAATGTACTGACTGCAGCACGAGAGATTTCACCGTTATTGAATACATCTTCAAGGAGTTCATTCCAAGCATCCGTAATATCCGCTTTTCTATCAAGATAGACATCTTCTTTAAGAAGTGCCTGTTCTAACTTCTGTAATTCGTCTCTAATCGCATTAGAGCGAGAAAGTGTATCTTGTAGTACTTCAATCGCTTTTTCTTGATTCTGGATTTCTACCGCTTTCGCACGCGCTTTTATTGCCGGGTCTTTGGATTCTTTATCGTCACCTTTTCCCTTCATCATGCTGCGGAAGAACTTCCAGATAATTTGGATTAATTTAAGGACTAGCCCAATACCCACTACTGCAGCTGCACCGATTGCAACGTTCTTTTGCTTTTCTGTTAATTCTTCCATCGCAAGTAAGTTTACTTTAGATGGAATCGTGGTAAAGGATTCAATCGCTAAACCACCTTCATCGAGTAACTGAGGATTCTCGGTCTCTTCAATGGCACGCATTGCTACTTCACGATTCATCCCTGTCTTTTGGAAAGACTCTTTTAAACGTTCAATGCGTTCGATACGTCGTCTTACCGGCGTAATCGCTTCACTATTATCAGCTTCAGCACGTTGTACATCATCTATCGCTTCATCGAGTTCAGGGTCGTTTGCAAACCACCCACGCACTTGTTTACGACGAAGCGGAGACATCTCTACCGCTTCTACAGTCATATTACACTCCTTCTTCTGGTTTATAGTTACCAAAAGCAATCGCGATGCTTTCAACGCTTGGTGCAGGACCCATAATACCTGATACGGCTTGAAGTAATGCACCTAATGCATTTTCCATCGCTTCGGTTTTTGCCATTACGATGAAATCAGGATCTAAGAAATACTTAAGGTCATCGGCAACATAATCCCCTTGACCTGTTGCAATTTTCAAACGGAAATCAAGCGTTTGGGCAACTGCTTTAATAAACCCTTCACCATCAAAACCCATGATATTTTCATTGATGACAGAAGCAATCTTTTGAATAGCGTAATCAAAGTGAACACGTGCTCGTGGAATATAACCTGGTGCAAGTAAGTTAATGCGATTACCCACTTGACGACCTACTGCTCTCGATAATTCATATTTATCGATATCTGCATTTAAACATGCACGATAGTTCATAATCATCAGTTTAATTTGTTCGTTCATTTTTAATCCTTATTTAAATTTCTCACTGACAACGTATAAGTCGTTATTGAGAATTTGTTCTAACACTAACTGTTTCTCACGTGTCTTTTTATTTGTACGGAAGAAACTATTGAAGGTATCGAATAAGATACGAGATAATGGATGGTTCTTATCATAGTAACGTTCATTATCTTTATATGTCTTATACATGCTATCGATACTTTCTAAGATACGTTTACGTATCTTATCCGGAATTGCTGGATCTCTTAATGCACCAATCGCTTCAGTACGGATACGTTTGATACGATTTGCTGGATCATCATAACTAAACATCGCAGAAGAAAACGCTTGATATGCATACATCCCTAATGTTAACATTGAGGTGACAATCCAGAAGATACCTAATAACGGGGTAAAGATACCTAATACAATTAAAGCATGTGCAGTAACAATCGCAATCGCATCACGATACATCGTATACCAATAGAAGAAGTTTACCCAGAAACCACTGTTATACGTTTTATATAATTTACTCAGTGCACTGGTTAAATACTGACCTGCACCCATACGCACGGCAAATTGATCTGCCGCAGATTCGCACATGGTCGCATTCGCAAAGAGGCTATCCGGGTCTTCGTTAATTGCCTGTTGACCAAATGTAAAGATAATCGCAACTGCTTTATCTTTCTCATCGTTAACGATACGTTCATCGCAATCTTTTGGTAATAACTTCTCAGCTTTCAGACGACTGATGATTTTAATCTTCGTGGTTTGGTCTTCTGATTCTGTAAACTCACGAAGACTACTTAATAAGATAAGGTTGCGACGCCAAGATAAGGTTAAGGTTTCCATAAAGGAAAACACATGACCAATCTCATGCATCACAATCGCAGTAATCTCTTCTGCGCTAAACCCTAAACCCCCTTTACCAAACATCAGACCTTTCGTCACATAAACAGGTGCTTCCATCTCAGCAAATACACCGGATACACGACCTTTCTCACGATTGATTTCACCGACGACGGCATCTGCTTTACTGATACGACTACCCATATCACGGCTATGGAATTCAGACTTACGCAAGTGGTTAATGATAGGGTTGTTGTGATCCATGCCAGGCACCATGACGCAAGCATTTGGACTTGCTTCATCACTTAGATAGAATTGTAAGGATAGGCCCGTATGTTTCTTCACAATGCTACTAAAGCCCATTGCGTTAAACAAGTCAGGGGTATCCTTATTGGTTGGTTTCAGCTCTCGTTTTGCTCGATTAAATTCAGCACACAGTTCACTAAAGAAATTCCCATCCTTAGTATAGCCTGCTGCTTCTAAGGATAGGTTACCACTACCCGATTGAGCAAGAAAGCTTTTGGTTATTGATTTCATAAATACTCACTTAAAAAGTTTAATTTGCAAATTTAACTTATAACTGTGGCATGTTGCCACAGATCATCAATAAGCCAGCTGAAGGTAAGGATACGTTTGATTTAAACCTTGTCGTAATGAAATAGAACGATAATTACGTGCGATTGCAACCGGCACCCCATATCTCGCATCACTACCAAATAAACGGGCTGCATCATCGCTCATCTCTGTCCAGTGGTCAAGGTTTAAATAAGTACCGTGTTCCGTAGTAATCGTATCCCAGTTAGGCATAATCTTTTCAAAGATACGGAATAGACGTTCTTTTTCTTGTTCAAGACTATCTTCTTTCCAGTTAGTGGGTAGACGATAATTACGTAAGATACGCTTAATTAAATCAGGGTTAATTTCACCCGCCATCCGACCATCAATAATCATTAATATTTCATCGATCGTATCTATCTGACTGAAGGATGCATTTAGTGCCAGGTTTGTTGCTAGTGCTTGTTCCAGACCTGGGTATAGCCCACCACCGTATCCTTTACCAAACATTGCTTCTCTTAACTTACTTAGCGCACCAGCATGGCCATATTTCTGAGCAAGGTTGACTAATGAACCAATCTTCGCTTGGATATCATTAATATGCAAGGCATCTGCCATATCGACACCCGTTGCATTTTTAACGAAATCCATAATTCCTGCCATAGAATGGAAGTCAGAGTTTTTGACTAGATCACGCATCTCTAATCCATATTTACCCATGTCGACTAACTGGCTACCTAATACCCCACCCATTTTATCGAGTACCGCACCATAGTTACCATCTTTGAACTCTTGGTAAATTTTCATCCCTTCTTGCGCAGCATTCGCTATCTTCTTCCCATAATCGATCATCTTTTTAATGGAATCTTTATTGATACCGAATTTTTTCAAGTCAAACTTACTCATGAATTTATCGAATAATCCTTTCCCTTTCTTACCTGCATCTTTAAATAAAGTATCTAAGTTAGAAACAGTCTTTGCTTTAAACTCACCGAGTATCTTATCAACATCTTTACCAAAGGTATCAGGAACCGATTTACTTTTCTCAGGCCCTTCCATCCAGATACTGGATATCGCTTTATCTAATAGCCCCGTATTATTGTTCTGTGCATTACTGTTCGCTTCCTTCTTCGTAGGGGCTGAACCTTTTGGACTTGCCATATAAAATCCCTCATATAAAATAAATGATAAACAGATCCTTAATAAATGACGACATAAATAAGAGGGTGGTTGCCCACCCTCAGATACTTATATTTATTTAAAGAGAAATGATAAAGTGCAGTTTGTCCGTACAAAATCAAATGCAGTAGCGTAGCAAACACCACATTTAGACATTGCAATAAACTACATATAAGTTTAAGTGATATTACTTAAATATCGATAAGACATTACTGATTAATGATTTCCCGACACCGGCTGTCGTCGACTTATATTGTTGCTTCTCACGTTTATTAAACTGCTCTTGGTCAACTAATACGGCTAAGCCGACACTACCCAAGTGTTTATGCGTAGTTTGATTTCCCACTAACTGGAATGCACCCACTTGTTTGAGTAATACGCCAGTTAACTCATACTTCACATCTTCCTTAAAGTACACCACTTTAACCGGCATACCAGGCACTAATAAGAAAGGATTCGCATATTCCCACACGAATGATAATGCGATACCGTTCTTCTGAGCGATGTTCGACATGGTCTTCTGTAAAGAGGTGGTTAACCGTTCTTTCACTAAAGGGGCATAGTTTAAATCATCATCTCGTTTATTCTGCACGAATTGTTTCTTCGCAGAAGAGGGATTCACATATACCCCATCTTTGGTTTGTTGGACGGATTCTTCACGAAGCTTACCTGGGTCATATTGCGTGTTCCCATCCCCTGTATTCGTGGTATTATTATTCGCGTTATCTTGACTCTCGACACCCCCTGCACAGATGATGTTCACTTCACGATTATAAACATGATACGTACGAGGACTATCCATAATCTCAGATTTAGGCATCACGTTAATAATCAATCGTGTTTTGCTTTTCTCGAAGATATTATAGTTATATAATGGATAAAGATACCAGATATTATTATGCAGGTAACTGCCTAATCCATAGTTATAAATACCGTACCATTCATTTTGTATCTTACGAGGTAAGTCTAAGATATTCGTATCATGTGGGATAACCACATCCGTGGTTTCTTTTGTGTTATCTGGCGGGATTAAATCGACCCCTTCAGGACGTTTACCACCTTTAGGGATTTGCATGTCTTCAAATACTTTGCTGAGCATACATTTGACTATCTCACCTGGTACACCATGGAAGTTACCCCCAAAGGTGGTTTTCATAATCACTTCAATGGAGGGATGTAACAACTGTATCTTCACATTGATTTGGGTCGTATCGGCATTTGGGTCAGTATTATCCGATGGCGTAGAGGTATTCTGCGTAGATTGCCCCATGTCTTGAGGATTGACTAAGAATCCACGATACACTTCGGTAATCTTCTTCGGATTATTCACCTTCATCCCATCTTCTTTTTCCCCTACCTGAGTAAGCGTTAACTCCACTTGGAAATTATTGCGTAAGGGATAAAGGGTTTGGATGTAGTGTTTCTTCAGCATTAAAACATCGATAACGAAGTTATCCGTAAAGCCTATCTCATAATCCTTGGTGATATCAAAGCTGGATACTTTATCAATCGGGAATTCTCCATTATCGGTTTTTATCTTTGCACTGTATTCCCAGTTAATCGCTTTAACATCTAAGTTGCAAAGCTTAACGATACCTTGATAATATAATCTTGCTTGTTTGTTCTGTTTAGGGGTTGCGACCATAGATTAATCCTCCGAACGCCACATTTTTGAGCCACTGCGTAATCTATCAGACATGCTGTCTGTAATCTTAATACGATGAGAGAGTTTATCGCCTTCGATGGTTTCTTCTCTTGGTGACTCGAAACGCATTGCAAGACGACCGGTTTTCTTCTCTTCTGGTAAGACACCAAAGATACGGTACGCTTCATCACCTTGTTCTGCCACACAAGCCTTAAATAACCAGTTAGCGAGTTTCACTAATTTATCACAATCTTCGACCACATGTTGCAACCGTTCATCCTTTCTTAAACGTGTCGCACCAACACGCTCACGACTCATTAAACCTAAGACGTAATCATTGTACTCCTGTATCTTCCTATAAATCCAGACTGCATCTTTTAAACGGGTTAAATAGAAGGTAATCTCATCATCTAACCAATCTGCTAATTCAGCAATGGTTCTTTTCGTGACGTTATACTGGTTCGCTACCGCAATATCCCATTCCCCTTCATCCAGTAATGGAATCCCAGCGACTTCCATTTGCCATTGCGTATACGTATTCATGTTCTTCGTCTCGACATCATAATACGTTTCGAAGATTTCTTTATAGAGAAGTTCTGCTTCTCGTTCCGTCAGTTCTTTCATTCATTTATTTCCTAACATAATCGGTTGATACAGATCGTGACATAAATCAGAGGATGGAAACCACCCTCGTCATTATGCTCTTTTTCAACCCTATATAAACTGTTATTCGCATGCAAGGAGTACGAAACTTAACAATTAATACATATCTTCGAATTCATTACCACGCATCTTCTTCCCCTGTACCACTACCGATGAGACGAAGTTTCTTCAAGTCACGAATATACGTATCTTGTTCTTCTTTATCAACATCAGCAAGGATACCACAGTCAGTAAAGATTAATGCACCTGATTTGTGTTCAGGTTTGGTATCATGGACACGACGGTTTTTACCAATACAGTAAGTTAAATAAGATTGCGTTTCCCCTTTCTGACCCCCCTGTTTAGGTAAGGTCACAATATGCTGCACAATCTCGACATCCACTTCACGGTCAATCTGTTTCGACTTCGCCCAATAAGATTTCCCTGCCACAGATTTTACAAAGTCAGACTGATAATCATCCCGGTTTAAGTACGTCGCTTCAGTACTTAACTGATGAGGGGTAATCAAGGTGATATCCCGTTCAGAACAGAAGTTACGCATCAAGCGAAATAACTCTTGATACTCCGTGCCATCCCCCATGCGGTTAATTCCTTTTAGTGATAACATACTTAAGTAGTCAATCCCTAATACATGGACTTCAAATCCCTCTGATTCTATTTCCATCACGTAGTTCTGGATATCAGCATACCCGATATTACTTGGGTTAATCTTACTATAGAAGTAAGTCCACTCACCACCTGTAAATTCACTAATGATTTCTGCTACCTGTTCAGGTGGGGTATTAATTAAATCATCTAAGGAAGGCATTTCACCAAATTTTGCCACGTAAGCACGCTTATAAATACGGGTTAAGTCATCCCCTGCATTATTCTCTGCTGAGATATGCAATATCGCCGCTTTACGTCTATCGGTAAAGAAATGCGGTTTATTAAAGCGAGGGATATCAAATAAGATATCATCTAGCATACCCGATTTATAATTGTGCTGTAATGCCCCAATTAAGATAGTATCACCACGGAAGATACCACCCGGTGCACCTAATGCACGGTTAATCCCTTTATACCCGGTTTTCAGGATAGACTCAGGTGAGGTACTAACCTGTGCTTTCTCCCAGACTTTCTTAATCGTATCGGAATCATTGGAACTAAAGGCCGCCACAAACATCGGGTTCTTAATTCCGATGCCACCAGTTGCGTTCCCTGTTGTACTATAAGGCGCAAGGGTTGCAATCATCTCACGCGCTTGGTCAACAATATTATTTCGTTTATCTCCGTATAAAACATTGGTTAATTGTTTACGGACTTCCTTTAAGAAGTCTAAACGTTGGAAATATTGATTGATGTTCTGGAAATGGGCAAGGCATGTACTGCGAATCTGGTCATCACTCAGACTCGGTTCAATTGCCATAATCGCCGCATTATAGAACTCATCATCCTCACGAATATTCAAACGAAGTGTTTGCTTCATGAGGTTAAAATCTTGTTTGGTGTTTACATCCAAAAGATGTTGTAAAGTCTGCGCCATATTGACGATGTTATCTTTAGTGATACCATCATCTACCGCAGAATCTTTTGGTTTGATTTCTTTTAAGACACGCTGACAAATGTAACGTGTTTCTAATGGCGGTGTTTCGCTATTGAGCTCCCACCACCGGAGAGCAATTGCCGAAATCACAGCACCTTTTTCATCAACTAAAGTATTATTATGGGTCGTCATACTAAAATGCTCAAGGTATGTTTTCATTAAATTATCGTTAAAGCTCACCGGATTACAATAAAATATAGCTTGTAGTTCGGTGAGAAATATAGTCTGTTTATGTAAGGAGATATTCTCACATGCTTCACAAAACATCCCTGAATCCTAAACTTATTTTCATCCCGAGCTTATTTCGCACGGCGGTATTAACCCAAGCAAATATTCCAGAAGATGAATATGGACGGATTCATTTATCACTCGCTCGTGATATTGATGCCATTGAAGGTATCTTATCCAAAGAGGACTTATTCGTTTTCTTAGATATCCAAGAATCCTTTGCTAACATCAAAGGTATCGTAGATTCACCGTTTGCAGGTTTACCACTTTATTATGATGCAAAAGCGTATTATGCGAAGTATCCAGAAGAAAGTGAGAAATACTTAAAAGCCCGTGAAGTGGCTGTCCGTACGGGTAAAGGGAATATCCCAGGTCGTTTTACGATTGGTGATATCACACGTATCACCGGTGCAAACTATGACCGTGAACGTAATATCCTTTATATCGGTATCGATTATGAAGGGGAAGACGATTTAGAAATGAATTTAGATAATCGTGTCTATCAGAACAAATTAGGTCTCTTATTAGATGCGATGTCACGTCGCTGTAGTTTCAGCGAGATTACTTTAACGCCATTCTTTAAAGAGTGGTTACATCATCGTGATGACATCAGTGATGTCTATCAGATGCAACTCGATTCGGTAGGTAAAGACTATCAATCCTAGTTTATTACTATGTATTACTCTCGATAGAAAATAAACGTATTTGACTTATGACTCGTGGCTTGGGGAAGTTTACGATGCATGACATAAGTCGGTTTGTTCTTATCTTATCTGTCGAAAGTTATTGCTGTGAAATAAGTCTTGCGCATACGCGTACCGTTGCTAATTTAGTGACGTGTATTCTTTATATAGATGAAAATCCATACAAAAAAAGGAAAGAGCAACTATGCGTTCTTATTTTGACAATGGCGTACAAGGTCAATCCAAATACGCTAAATTAGTGGAACAAGTGAAAACCATGATCGATTCTGGTGCCCTAGCAAGTGGCATGTCAGGCGAAGTGGCTTCATTTGAATCTTGGGATAACCCAGCAACAGCGGCAACCTTAAATGCACAATTAAACGGTAACGCAACCAAATTAAGCGCTATCTTAACTGCACAACTTGGTACCCAATCTTTCGTATCAATGGAAGGTTTCGAAGAAGGTAACTTCGTATCAAGTTCACACCCTACTCAAAACTGGATTGAAAAATCACAAGAACAAGCAGGTATCCGTGCAGCAGCGATTACCATGGAAGCCGCGGCTGACCCAGTCGCTTATCGTGCAGGTTTCGTTAAATCTGCAGAAGCATTCGAAAAACAATTCGCAACCCGTCATGCTGACTACGTTGCAGACTACACCAGTGGTGACCGTGCAGCTGCATTAGGTATCATGGACAGCAAAATGGCATTTGAAGCATTCGAGAACAACAATCTCGCCTCTTCAATGAACTACTCAGTTATTTATAACTTAGTAGCGGCTGTACAAGAACCAGCGTTAGAAGCAGCGTTCAAAACTATCGTAATGGCACCAGACCAAGTTTGTTTCTTCACTGAAATCCAACTTGACCGCTTCTGGAATGGTCACAAGCACACGACTGAAAATGCAAAACGTGTAGAACGTAACTTCATTAAATACAACTTAATGGAAGCAATCCGTCGTCCGTCTATCTTACGTCAAGACGTATTGAACATCGTTCCATTCTATCGTGAAACGGGTCCAGATGCTGAACATTATAAATCATTGTTCATGCCTGAAGCGATTGCGAAACCAACACCACGTGTTGTTGCTTCTGCGACGGTGTTAACTCAACCATTAGTGGTAGGTAAAGAATACGATTTATTAGATATCTCTGCGCATCCAGACCTATTAAACGGTGGTGTGTTTGATGAAACTGATACTATCGACTCTAACTTATCGCTTGACACTGTTATCATCGGTGTTAAAGGTAAAGCAGATAACAACACTGATGTACCGGCAAACCATATCGAGTTCCCGGTTCGTTTCTTAGAACGTGCTAACTTCATCAAATCAGTACAAGGTCATGGCAATGACATGGACTTGAACTTCCGTTCAACTGAATTAATCCTTGATGAAAAATCACTCTCTATGGCAGGTGCGGATGTACCACCAGCAGTGAAAGCAATCATTGAAGCAGGTTATCGCTTACGCTTAGAAATCTCTGCAGTAGGTTCTGCTAACGTTGAATCTGCATACTTAAGCATCCAACATGCGAAAGTACGTGTGATTGATGCGTACAAAGTAACGAAGAAACCTGCTGGCGGCGTTATCGTTGATAAAGTGGATTTATTCGCAGACGAAAACAAAAATCCATTAACGAAAGCAGCGAAAGCAGAAATTGCGAAACTTGAATTCGAATTGAAATACTTCACCATTTATGGTAACCGTACGAACCGTAACTTACGTAGCCAAGGTTTCACTGTGGATACTGACGTATATACAGCGAAAATTGCTATCGGTGTTCGTTCACCAGTTCGTTTACAGCGTCCAGTGGGTTCAGAAGCAACTTACCCAACTGTAGACAAACTTGTACAAGTGACTCGTACACGTCAATCTGCTGACGGTTGGTATGAATTCTTCCAATACCGTGATGCATTAGCGAAATATGCACACGCGGAAGTGAATGACCCAACTCGCATGTCTAACATGATTGGTTTCGGTAAATTCTTAATCAAACCACACTACGAACATCTCCGTGTGAACTTGAAAGATTTAATCAAATCTGATGAAACCCGTTACAATCTTGAAAATGCGCGTGAAGGTTTATTAGCAATCCTTCAAGAAGCGGCTGCACGTGGTATCGTGAAATCTGAATACAACATCGCATCAACCATGTTGAACGATGGTAAACAACCGAAACCTCACTTCGTGATTATCACTGACAACTATCTACCGTTGTTATTGTCTGCACGTGGTGACTTACGCTTATTAGGCGAAAACTTCGGTCACACTGTGGTCACCACTAACATCGAAGAGATGGATAACAAAATCTTCATGATTCCGGCTGTGCCAGATAAAGATGGTTTCTCTGAACTTCGTTTCGGTCACTGCTTCATGTATCCGGATTTAATCACAACGATTTCTCCGCACAACCAAAATGGTGCGTACAAAGAAACTGTTATGGTATCGCCACGTTACCAACACGTTCCACAATTACCATTCATGATTGAAGTTGATGTATTAGGCGTGAAAGAATTCATGACTTCATACAACAAATATCGTGTATTGATGGAAACCGTAGAGAAAACAGGTGACGAAAAACCTGAAGTATCTACTGAAGTAACATCATTACATGCGCCAGTTGCGAATGGTGCGGGTGCACAAGCAGGTTTACCTGAACATCCGGTTGCTCCGTCAAACGTATAATCAGTAAATCTGGCATAATGAGAGAGTAGGAAATCCCTACTCTCTTGTTTATGTCCGTTGTGTTTATCCTATGTCATACTAAGGTTTTACGACATTTTCCTTATTATGATGATAACTGCGTACCTTATGATTAAAACGAATGTGGTTATCTCCATTGTTGGTTAACGGTATTAAGTGGTCTTTTTTACCTTACGGTGTTTTTTCATCCACTTAATACTGATTTTTTTGAGATATGCTTAAAGCATGTCTCTTACTTATGTCCGCTCTTTAAAACTGTACAGAACTGGATGAGTATTTGTTATAAACTATTTTCTATAGGAGAATCAAATGAGTGATCTCAATATCCTTGAACAGAAGACCATTCATAATGCAAGATGTTTACCATTCCCGGAATATTTTCCATGTGAGGATGAATCAGTCTATTCCATAGAAGGTATCTATCATCACTTGTGGAGAAAGATGATGGTCTATTGTAATATAGATATCACCGGGTTGAACATACTTAACATGTATCAAATCATCCCATTCGAAACCTTGTTTGGATTTGATTTTGTTGAGAAATGTGCATCCTATCGAGTCTTCATCGATGTACCGCAACCCGAATCGATTGATATCCTCGCAGAACAAACGTTGGTATGCCGTGTTATTGGAGGGATTCATCGATTGGATATTTCTTCGAATGAATTTCATGAAGTAGAATTTGAAATAAACGGTACTGCACTAGCAGCTTGTTTGAAGAAAGAATAAACAAAGTAAGAGGGCAGTGATATCCTCTTATCTTTTGTTGTTCTATTGATTTATATAAAGGTATATTATCAATATGATGAGATAATTGTATCTTATTTATTTAACCCGATTAGGAGTATAAAATGATTACTGTATTAAATTTAACGAGGTATAACTTGACAAGTAAATTAAAGAATGTCTTTGGAGAAGACTGTAAGGTAATTGACTATCTTGATGATCCGAAGATGCTAGATGATTTAGATTGGAGTAAAGCCACACCAACTGCGAGATTTACTACAGGAAAATGTGCTGGATATTGGTTAGGGATGACAGACCACAAACTCGATTATATTGTCCTGGATGTATCAAAGGATGAAATCTACAGTGTAAACACGCAGATAGTTGAATCTTTGAAAATGATCTCGGACTGTAAAATCCAGTGTTTATTCGTTGATGTATCTATTGGTGTTTTCCTTGGTGGAACAGAAGTTCCGGTTAGTATTGAGGTATTGCGTCAACCAGATACACCTGTCGGAGGAATAAATGGCTGATTTCGGTGTACCAGAGGATGGATTAGCTCCAGGGGATGTGCATATCATCCCTGCATTAAAAGGCAATCAACAATCTCGATATTCATTTACGGCATTTGATTACGTTTATCCTCCATCTATAATTATAGACCGACGACTACATCGCTTTATGCATAAGAAACGTAAACTGCTTATGACGAGACGTGCTAGACGTAAGATGGTTCGATAATAATGAATAAGGTATCTTCGGATACCTTTTATTTTGTCCGATGATTTCCCAGTCTATAAAAATTATAATCCTATATTATCTATATGAGAAAAGATGATAAATCCATCATCTTGAGTTTAAATTAAATAAATAGGAATTTATTATGTTACCAATCATGTTATCAGATGATCTGTTATTATATGCTGCGGCATCAGTTTTGAAAATGAAATTGTTCAAAGTAGATGATAATCTTCTCGCTATCGATGAAGATGGCGAGAAAACATTATTCGCAAAAGAAGGTACAGACGATGTTATCTTCACTCTCGTTATTGAAGATGAGACACTTCAGGATAAGTGTTCAAAAATGTTAATCAGCAATGTGCTTGCTGAAATAAATGAACGTGCACAGCATCCTGAACAGTTCGACCTCGACGCTGAACAGATACGAGTAATGATGAGAACGAAACGTTTCTTGACTTGGGTCAGAAGATACTTTAAGAATAAGGAGTAAATCATGGCTGATTTAGAAACTTTAGAAAGCCGTGAATTCGACTTAGTCGGATGGACTATTAAACGTCATCCTGCATTTATCCGCATTTATGATACGGATGGAACCGTACTATACACTCTAAAGAAAGGTGAAATATACGATAATGTTAAAGCTGCGTTTTTAAATAACAGGGGAAATTGTCGTTTCACTATAAAAACGGTAAGAAATAATCTTACCCGAGAACTCGATAGAGAAGGGTCTCTTGATAAGAGAGATATTTTATCTGATAAGTTATCAGCGTTTGAATATGCTGACGATTTAACAGATAAGCTGGACTAATAAGAGAGGTATCCTAGGATACCTCTCGATTATGTCCGGATATAGGTGCAGGGATGTTTCAGCATCCCTGCGTGTGATTAACTTGATTAGAGGAATTATCAGTTATGATAAGAAATCCTAACAGCTGGTTTACCGATAGTGCAATAAGCACCTTCGGTATTCCGACCCAGATGGCAATACGTCGTGTTCAAGGCTGGCTATCTGGTAAGCACAAGACAGTACGTCCGGAAGACATTCAGTCTTTTGACAAAGCTGTTGAATATGCACGCTCACATTGCGTTCGTGCATAGTTAGAACCAAGAGTGGATGTGCATCCACTCTTTTTTTCTTATCGTGTTATCACAAATAATAAACCCCAGTCTATACCTATTTATATTAGTATATTATCTACATGAGAGTGCATCTTAAATGTCAGTATATATTGAGGTAAAACATATGCTAATTTCCCACAATTATCAAGCACAGGTTTTAAATCCTGCGCAATATAGAGAACGTTTCATGCCAAGGTATCTTGATATAGATGGTATCAACCAATTAAAGGAATACCAAGATCAAGAGAACTATGCCTATTGGAATATGGACCTCTTTTCTCACAAGATAGAAATCATGAACCTATCACCTATCTTAATCCATATCGCGACACGAGATGGGGGAATATCCACCTTACGAAATACGTTACCTTCCGATTTAGTCGGTAAGAAGTGTTATCGTACCGATTGGGTATTTGACCATCGTGGTATCCCAGATAAAACGAGACCTAGAAGAAAAGGTGCTGTATCTGTACCGCCTATCTTGCCGGGTATTTACATCTGTATCCATAAGCAAGTCTCTATCTCCCCTAAGCTTGAACATCGTGGTGTATCCAGACTCTTTGCGCATAATGAGCAAGGCGAAAAGATATACGATGAACCTACTGCTAGATTAAATCAGTTGAATAAACCTTCCTATAAGAAGTACCAGCCATTCAAATATCATCAAGACCCTTTAGTCAACAGTGTTGAAGAAGAGTCTTGTGAGGGGGATACGATTTATATGGGGGAAACACCGATAGCCAGAGCGAATCGTACGAGAGATGGGTTATATGATAATGTTGTCAGTGATGATAGACGGACTGAAGCGATTCGGATTGATTACTTCATTCCTGCAGAAGATATCATCAACTGTCGGGATGGGATGTTATACGTCGAACAATTGGATATCTGTATTGCGACTAACGTTTATCCAGAAACGATGTATCATCCGTATAGCGAGAAAGGTAAACTCCTAAAAGAGAAGCAGAAGCTAGGTGGTGTGGACAACGTTCCTTTTGCAGGGATGCGCATAATAAATGTCGATAATGCCGTGCAAAAGTCTGTTCAGAATTATTACTGCAATCTAGGTGATGTGATTATTGAAATCCCTCCAACAAGAAGTGATGAGCTTAAACCAGGGGTGTATTTCTATATCGATAATTATGCGTATCTTGAAGGCAATGAAGTGAAAATCAATACCGATGAGATATATCTGGATCATCGAAGTGCTTGTGGACATGAAAGCAATCGTATCCCTACTCTATATCGGTCTTATCAAGAAGCGAAAGAGTTAGGGGATATTAAACGCAGACGTGAACTCGAGTATCAAGAGAAGATACGGGAGAACGAACTAATCTATAAGAATAAAGCGAATCAGATGGAATTGGATTGGAAGATGAAACAAAGTCAACTCCAAGAAGAGAAAGAAAATCTGAAACGTTTATTAGAGAAACAAGCCGCTGACCAAAAAGCTGAAATTGAACGTGAAGCTGCTGAACGTAAAGCACGTTGGGATAGAGAAGACGCAGAACGTAAAGCCTATTACGAAGAGCGCTCTTATCAACGTAAAGACGACAGTGAAACGTTAAAATGGATGTTAGGTGCAGGGGGTTTAATCTTAGGGTTAGCAGTCGGGTTATTGAAGTAGTCTATCAGTTAGTATGAGGGTATATTATTCTTATGAGGAGATATCGATTATCTCCTATTATCTAACCCTATAAAGGAGTCTAAAAATGGTTGTACTTGCTAGAGATATCGTGAAAGCGAATATCCCTAAATTTAATCCCGTCATTGCAAATGGTGTCGCGACTGAGCAATTTAAGGAACTTGAAAGTTATCTATTAAAGATATTTCGTGATACAGCGAAACTCTTTCCAGATGAACTTAAGTTTCTCGGGATGCGTCGTCTTGACCCATTGGTTGAGGCGAAACACGTGCATGAAAAATGCGAGAAAGGCGTAAATAGAACTGTAGAGATTGCAGACAGTTCGATTTACTTAGTGTCTTTCGATTTCGAATTTCGTGGTGAGAAAATCGAACATCGCATGTACTTACCATATTTAGTGGATGCAGGTCGCATCTGGATACGGGGTGTATTAAATACGATTATCCCTGTATTAACTGCACCTGTATTTAGTGTGGCGATTCAAGGTGGCACATCCCTTATCTTCTTAAAGTTATTAGCGGCTAAGCTCACCTTTAAGCGGATGAACGCCTATTCGTTTATGATGAATGGACGACAGTCGACCCATGGTATCGTGTGGTGTCAGATATGGCGTGGGGATAGAAAGAAGATGACCCATTACCAAGAAAAGAAAAATGATAGCGTACAGATTAAACATCTATTAGCCATCTATCTTTTCATGGAGTTTGGCGTCACTCGGGCATTTCAGAAATATGCGAAGTGTGATGTGAAAATCTTCATGGGGGAAATTCCACCGGAATACCGTGACCAAGAAAAATGGTTACTGTGCCAGTCAACGAACCGTAAACCGATTACCTTTAAACGTGGCATGTATATCCCACATGATATCGCCTTAGCGGTACCCCGTGATGATAATCGTACCACGGAAGAGAACAACATGCTTTATGCATTATTAGTGGGTTTCTTCTATATCGCCGATAGCTATGCTTTACAGATGCCATCCAAAGAAAACGGAAAAGATATTTCTGATTTTGATGATGAGTCATTCTGGGCAGAGATATTAGGGCATGCGATATTCTGGACAAATGAGCACATTACGACTTATCTTTCCCAGGTAAGACGTCATATGGCGCATGTTCGAAATATGCTGGATTATCAGCAAGCACAGGATATCCGTCATGCAGGTATAGAAGGTATCGAAGACATGTTCGATTTACTGGCTTATATCATGGCGAACTTTTCCAATATCATTATCGAGAACGATAACGGAAGCTTATATGGCAAACGGTTATTAATCTTGCGTAATGTCTTGGAAGGTGCTATCAATGGTATCAATACGATACAGAATAAATCTTTATCCGGTGCAGAGCTTAAAGATAGAGCAGTCAAACGTGATATCCGAGAGAATTTACCGGAAGAGAAGATATTACGAATGCAGAAGAATGCGTACGTCATGACCATCCCTTCTCCATCCGATAATAAGGCCTTTAGCTACACCAATAAGTTCTTAATGCAGAACAACATCTCGGAGAACAACAGTGCAGATAAGGTCAACCCAAATGACCCAGATAATCAACTTCATGCTTCTGTGCTTGAAGTCGGAAGTTATCTTGCGGTCAAGCGTAGTGAGATATCCGGACGCCAATTACTCAACCCATATCAATTAGTGTCCAGTAGCGGTATCACCAAACGCAACCCTGAGTTAAGACCACAAACGGATTATATCGCGAAGATGATCGATCGCGGTTAGTTTGTGAACTAGGTTTAAATCGATTTAACCCTTTAGGAGTACGAAACATGGCTAGATTAGATCGCCAATTTGAAGAAGATCTGAAACGTGATATCATCGATTATATTCGGGATAGAGCGCCAAATGATCCTGGTTTTGATGAGTTAGATTTGCAGTTAGGGGAAAACCGTAACGCAATCTACTCATTAGTAGATGCCGCTGCACAGGTATACGAATACTACATGGAAGATTTGCATCGTGGTAAAGATACCAACTGGTGTTACGATGAAGCAGTGAGTTATACCTGTGATGTAAAACGGGCATCAATAATCAATCGTGATAGACGTTTACAACAGAAATACAATGATAAAGACCTGGACGGCATCGAAGACTTACTCGATGATTATGCCCGTACCACAGCGGATATGAAAGATTACTTCCGTGATGGTCCACGTGGTGCCCGTAATGATCGTTACCGTCGTGATGATAGACGGGATGACAGACGCGATACCCGTAGTCGTAACCGTAACCGTCGTGATGATAGACGGGATGATAGAAGTATCTGGCGTGATGGTAATGATAGCAATCGTTCCGCACGTGATAGACGGGATGCGGACGACGGTGCCGATGCAAGAGCCCGTGCCTTAAATGCCCGTCAACAGAAAGAGGAAGAAAAACGTGAAGAACGCCGTCTCCCTTCTCGTTTACGTCGTGGTGATGGTCGTCCATCCGAAGATGGGTTACAGCGTCAAATGGATCGTAAAGTCGAGATGTTGACATCCTTGAAAGAAGCATTAAGTAAACCACAACAAGATGACTTCATCGCGGTTCCTTACTATATGCCACAAACCCAACGGTTAAAAGCCTCTGTAGGTAAAGCAGGAAAAGTTGAATATGAAGTTGTAGAGGTAAAAGACATGCATCCTGAAGATCATAAACATGTGATCCGTACGATGATGGATCGTTATCAAGATAAACGGTTTGAAAATCCACAAGAGAAAACCGTGCGTTATATTGTAGATGGGATTGAACTTCCTACTTCTATGGTAGAAAATGAACGAGTGGATGCTATCTTACAAGAAATGGTCGACCGTAAGGAAATCAAAGAAAACGTGTTATTCAATGATTTACCGGAAGAAATCAAACGGACGATTATCCAAGAAGCAACTCGCCGTTATGAGTTCGAAGCGGCACAATCCCGTGCAGAAGAACGAGCGAAACGAATTGAGAATGGGGATATGAGTGAAGAGAAAGTCATTGAGATTTACCCAATGCAACTCACGAACGATAAGTTCAACTCGATTACGCAAGCAATCCAAGCTGCCCGTATCTCTTATGGTGCAGGCATTAAGTCTCCATTGGATAAGAACATTGGTTACAATGCGAAAGTGAGTATTGTAGGCATTGAGCATACGTTCAGTAATCCATCTGAATGTCGTGTACAACTTCAGTTATTAACTGGCCTGTTCCAACGTTCAGCCACCATTCAAAAGATTGCTATGAGCCTTGCAGAACGTTCTATTGATGCGGATTTACGTATCAAGTTAAATGAACGTTGTACGAATGCTTGTAATGAAGGGTTACGTTATATCTTCAAGATGCCTAACATTAACATGGATAGCTTTGTGGATGATATTAACGATTTCGCCGAGTTCATTCAAGGTAAACAAGAACGTGGTGAATTATCCAAAGCACAAGTCGATTTATTTAATCAATACGTGTGCAGAGAGACTGCGAAGCTAGTCCGTACGGATGCTCATCGTCTTCATCAGTACTATCCAGAGAAATCGTTGGAAGTGGCACATGAACTCATGTTAACCTCAGCGATTATGAATGAAGATGCAGTCTTAACGTTCTTGCCGTATCTCTCTGTGGAATTAGGCTTAACAACTGAGCACAACATGATTAATATCGATAGTGTGAATACACCGTTATTATCAACGTTATTCCGTAACGTGGTACCATCTTCTACAACGTATATTATCACCAGTGATGATAAAGTGTATAAGGTGACACAAACCAATACCGTAGAGTACTTACTCACAGAAGTACCTTACTAATCGTAAAGTGGGATATCGCAAGGTATCCCTGCTTTATGTCCGTACCCCGTCTATGAGTCATTATAAAGGTATATTATCTCCATGAGAAGATACCATTATCTTCAAGTTTAATCATGCCTTTATCCATCTTAAGGATATCGCACCCACCCCGGTTATGAGACGAGGAACGTGGGACTGAGAGGGAAAGGATGCTTAAGTTGATAATCATCTTACATTTATCGAAACATCTTCATGCCAAAATCATGGTATCAGAAAACGAAATCTTTCGTGCATTTAAAATAGATATCTTATCTGATGAAAAATTTGCCGGTACTGCGGCTTCACGACAGTACGTCTTTGGTGACATCTTATGAAACATCTAGTGTGTGACGTTGGTAGTGCCAGCCTGTATAGGTTGCGTATCTCCGAGGCCTGGTCTACCTAAACGGTTGGTTCGTCTAGTCAAATGAGATTGGAGCAGCCAATAAGGTTTCAAATATAAGATATCATGGGAGAGGAATGAAGATGGGCTAAATCGTGCGTTATACGCACGTAGAGCGTGTTTAATGAGATAGGTGTAGGATATATCAGCTTCCTATGAAATCTACCTGGAACGAAGCGTTTAGTGGGCTTCCTGGATGGATAGAGGTAGTATTAAACAAGAAACAACATAAAGCAGAGGGTAGTTGTAGCTACCCTCGCTTATGTCCGCCATTCAATCAACATCAATTCATTAAAAGGAGTCAAAAATGACAATCTTAAATGACGATTTAAACGTAATTAATCAGCGCAAACCAAGATACTGGTTTACGGAAGATGCCATTCGTACATTCAGCGTACAAAAGCAACAAGCCATCCGTCACGTACAAGGATGGCTATCTGGTCGGTATCTCGTTACTACACCAGAGGATATAGGTTTATACAACCAAGCCATTAAAGACTTCAAGTTTAGATTAACTACATAAAGTCCTTAATGGTGTAAGATAATACGTGACAGGTTTATCTTCTTCTTTTTTTTTTCGGACAAAAATTAGGGGATAGTTTTACCTATCCCCGCCCTATGTCTTACATTGCGTAACGAGCTATCGTCCGCTTATCAGTGCTTAAGTATCATGGCTGAGTTTATTCACACAAATCAAACGGAGAAATCATCGAATGGATTCCAGCCATAACACTATCAGTGATAAGAACGATGGACGATAGCTAATTACATAGAGTATAAGGGACATAAAAAGAGGCTAGATTACGCTAGCCTCTTTTGGTTCTATGTATTTTCAGATTTTACTTTCTAATCTAGTAGGAATGATGACTCAAGAAGACACTCGCTTTCATCACATATACTATTTATATCTAATATTAAAATATGCGGACATACGTCGGTAGGGAAGACCCCTACCGACTATGCTAATTATACGAAACAAGACATCTCTATATAACTAAAATTTCAACTTAACTTACTTACATTACATGACTTAGGCCTATAAGAAAAATGAGGGGGTGGTAGCTGGTCTTGTGGTGTTGTGGCACTACCACCCCCTAAGCCCTTTCCAGATGGGACTACTCTACAAATCCCACCCTTCAACTTAGTCTCACTTCTTCTTTCTTATTCCGCACTAAGTCACTGTTCCAATATTGCCTTGTTTACCTCTGCAAAGATGATGCCTACCTGAGGTCAATACAGACATATCTCCTTTAGAGATAATCGCAGTTGTCTGTATCAGGTAGGGTTTGCGTAAAAGTAAATAGAATAAATATTGAAACATATTATTCACCCTTAAGTAAGATGATATAACATGAGCAGTTCTGCGGATATACTTAAGCAGCCTAACACCCATAAACCTAAGATATATCCTACCCCAGTATTCATTGATTACCCCTCTTCTTTTTTTTATAAGAAGCTGAGTCTTGTGTTATCAAGAGTAAGGGTTGCCATTCTCTGATTTCTTCACTTGTTCAACGTTTTTGCTTTCCGTTTCTTGATATCTCTCTTGTGGTGAATAATCATCACGGTCATCGCGATATCGACGATAATCATTGCGCTGATAAGAATCCCGATCATCGTAACCTCCATCTCGTCTTCGGTTCCATGGGAGTATCACAGAAAGGATATCCGCGATCCCTCTTGCATTATCTGCATTAAAGAGACCCACTTGTTTCCACATGATAAACCCTGGAATAATTAATGGCGGAGCAAGGACAGCCCAATGTGGGTATTCCTTGGTTTGGTAACTGACCATCCCGATGATAATGACCGCAATTAAACTTGCAATCAATCCCGTATAAAACGCAAATCTCGCAATTTGTCGTGTTTTACGCATCTCATCGGCAAGGACCAAATCCTCAAGTTTCATCGAAAGGTAGTGACTAAACCCATCTCGCTCAAGAGAAGCTAACACTTCCTGTGCAGTCATCGCACTATCGACATCAGCTTCTTCTGGTGCATAGATTAAAATGAGCCGACCAAAAGGAACTCTTTTCATCGGCATGTCGAGTGCATCATTAAGATGACTCTTGATTGTCGGCTTTCTGATTGCCATCTTGTATCACTCCTTCATAATGAAATGGAGTTTTCTGTGCACTTTCAAGGTGTTGTCTTATCGCATTAGCATTCGCTTTTAATGCTAAATCTTCCATTTGGTTGATTTCAGCATTTCCGTTATCATGATAGATGATAGCTTCTTGATGCATCGCATCGTATGCATTTTGTGCTAACGTTTCACTGATATCTGCAAAAGGTGCTGGTGCACTACGAACCGGGATATAGATGTAACTCTTACTGATTAAACGTGCAGATGCAGGATGATACATCCCTTTATAATGCTTATGCACGACATCAGGATTATCATCACGCCATTCTTCCGTCAATGGTTTCCATTGTGGAGAACACGCGACATGTACCGCCATGATATCACGGTATAGTGTATGCAATACATCTAATCCACGTGATTCATATCGGTCTGTTTCGTTTTCTGTACCAGCACGGACTTTTTGGCTGCGAGCAATCACCGTTTCTAAATCCGGGTCAAGCAGTATCGTATAATCCGGAATCGGTAAATCATGGACTTCGTTATACAATGGCATCAAGCGGTAATACACCACATCTTTAAATTGTGCGATGTCTGCAGCAGATTGATAAACATGCGCAGAGATGTCCCATCTATCACAGATAACAATTTTACCTTCAGATAAGTCTTGTTTAATCTGATGTGCAAGTGAAACACGATTGGCACACAACAAGAAGAAGTCTTCTAAACGACTTCTGTGGATATCGGATTTAAAGAGTTGACGAAGTTCTTTTCCTAACTCCGTGCCACCTGGGTTACCATAAATAACGACTTCTTTCCCTTTTCCTTCTTCACTGTTTTCCAGTAACGTTTTTAATGCTTGACAGAACGAACTCTTTCCAGAGTAATCCATCCCTTCGACCACGATAAACATATCAACACCTCGATATAAAAATAAAATGCACAGAAATAAAAAGAGGAGAGTGATCTCTCCTCGCTTAAAGATTAATGAACTGCTCTAAGACCATCTGCGTAAAGCCGATTCCTATGGCATCGATTTCATGTTCTGAAATCTCATCCAATGAAACCGGACAACAGATGTATTTGTCCTCGATTAATCCATTAATTTTCTTTTTCACAATGTCCTTATCTGCTTTGGCTAATTGCTTACTGATCCCGACTGTACGCTTCATTTGTTGTGGAGACACAGTAGTCATGGTAATGCCATTATCCACACAGATGTCTTCCACCACTTGCATAAAGCGAACTAAAGGAATCGCCGCAGTAGGACGACGAACATTAAAGAAATGACTTTCATAAATTAATAAATCCGGTATCTCTTCGATGTCCATTAAGAAACGATTAAACTCGTCTCGAAGACGACGCATCCGCATCGTCTCATTACCATGACGTTCTTCGATATAATCATAATGGGGGTCATGCGCATGGATATTTATCAGATGGGTTCTTAAAACAGTCATCTGATTCGTTAAACTATCCACTTCAAATAAGCATAAGCCTACTGTATAGGTTCCCCCATCCACCGAAAGATACGTCATCTTACGACTTGCCTGACGGAAAGGAAGCATCCTTAGCCTCCTACACCCTCAGACGCTGGGTTTACGCCAACGGTTGGGATAATCGAAGAATTCGTTGGTAAAGGTGTTTTCTCCCCTAACTCTAACACTTCGGTAAAGCCACCGTTAGAGAAGTCCATCGATTGATACGTGCTAAAGAACGAAATCACGGTTGCCCCTTTTAACTCAGGGAAACGTTGTCCCGCATCGTTCACGTAAGTCGTATCATCGACTGCCGCGACCGCACACATCTCAGAAATCACAGAGACACGTGCACTACCATAGATGATTTTACAAACGTTACGATACTCACGCACATCGAATTCATCAAAGACAATCGATGCACCAGTTGAAACTTTCATCTTGGTATTCGATGCGGTCACCACTTGACGTACCGGTAATTCAGGACGAACAGGTGATAGGTTACGTTCCGTATAGTCATAAGGCAATACAGAAGACACCCCTTTATTTACGCTTTCTAATACGATACGAGTCGTATTTTCATACGCCATCTTACGGGCATAATACGCTGCGTAATCCACACCACCATGATTTTCGATACGACGTAAACGATAACGACTTCTTTCTGTCTCCGTTAAATCGTTATTGAGTGGACGTAATACGAATGGCATATGGTGATATAACGCACAGTCGGAGGGGTCATGGTCTACTGGTACGGTAATTGCAGGCTGATTTGCTGTCTTAGACTGGTCATGCCCACCATCCCCGATACAGAAGTAAATCGCTTGGTATTTTTCATCTGCTGTGATACGTGTTTTAGGATTAATCCCAAACTTTTGGTTTAATGTCGTATTCGGGATAACGTCAATCGGTAACCCTAAGAATAGACGAGACTGGATGTACTGACCAATCGCCGTGTGTTTGACACGGTCGATGGTGCCTTCATCACCCATGATATTATAACTTGCCATGAAAACATGTCCTCATTTTTATTGGATTAAATATGATTGATGTCCGATACATAAGGCAACGAATCGCGGTAATACTTATAACGTTGCGCATAAGTCATCGGATTCTTCACAGTCGGAATCATAGTGTAAAGCTGGTCTGTAGTCTTATCTGATCCATCTTCATTTTGATGAAGTTTCGCCAACTCTCTAAACGCATCATCGATGTAAACGAAGTCATATAAGATACGTACACGGAAATCTGCGTAAGTGGATAGTGTATTCACTAAGACTTGTACATCAAACGCATAAGGACTTCTAAAGGTCACGAATTCCTTAAGCTGTTTATTACGAATGGATTCATCAAATTTCCAGTCTTTAATGCCTAAGAATTCATTGATGTCATCTTCAATCTCATGTAGAGGCTGTTCATCATCTTTGATATGGATAAAGAGTTTCGGTTCTTCCCCTTCTTTACTGACCCAAACATTACGCTCAATCGTTAATAAGGTTTTCACTTTATCAAAGCCATTCATCATCTGCACTTCAACGAGTTCAGGGACATCGGCTTTAAACTGAATCTTCGGTTTCATTAAGCTGTAACGACGGGATAAGAATCGTGACATGTTCTCACCCGTTAAACATACTGCATTATAAAACTCCGTGCTTTCTGCCAAGTCTTCTAAACGGGTATTACCGAAATGACTCGTAATGGTTTCAATATCAATCGACATAGATACCTCCTTTATGGAGACGTTCATACGTCTGCAATGGATAACGTAGTTGGATACGAATCAAGACTTCACCATCTTCGATATACATGTGGTTGCTGGCCACTAAACGAAGATGGACATTTAAGATTTGATACTCTAATGTCCCACTCATCTCTTCGCCATCGATGTTCTCAAGGAACTTCCAACCTTTCTCAATCTGATCTAAAGAAGGTACAATGAGGGCTAATGGTTTCGTGCCATTGATTTGTTTCTTCTCCGTCTCATCCGTATAAATCATAATCCCATCATGACTAAACGTCCGACCGAATTTATAACCTAATACACGGTGGATAAGGGTGGTTAAGGTACCCGGTTTCCCTTTTGCGGCTTTAACCCAACGTTCATAGTTAATCACGAGTTCTTTATTACGACGATGAGATAAGATAATTTCATCGATATTAAAGTACTCTTTTAATGTGACACGATTATGACGGATATCAAAGCTTCCTCGTACATATCCCTTATCATCAGGAAGATTACAGTGTACAATCGTATTCGCCGTCATGTTATCCGTCTCTACTAAAGAGGTGACTTTAGACTGGATTAAACGTTTCTTAAATTCTGGGTCAATCACACTTAAATGAGAAGGAATATACCCCTCTTCTTTTTCTAAGTGCTCGTAATATGAACGCAGGAGATGTTTAATGTCTCCTGCTGCATCGGTCGTTGGAGGTAACGATTGTGCCAGTTCGATATCACGATGGTATTTCACTTTATTGATTATCATGAATTTTCCTCGTGGTGTGGTGGTGGTTCAGGATGTCGTTCAAACATGCGGGTACCATCACCAGGGACATGTTCCCCATTGATATGGTCACCTCGTCTGCTATAAAACGATTCTTGGTTATTATGGTTATGCACTTCTATTTCATAAGGGGTGTTTAAACGATAGTACTCACGTAAGATACCTTCTTCATCGACAGGATAAATATCACCCTCAACTACTCGATAAGCGACATCTTCTGTCGGTGGGGTACCCCGTTTTCCTTCCATCCCTTGGATGTATGCAGCTTCTGGGTTCTCTTTATCGAACCATTTAAAGAGCGTGCCATTATGGATATAGTAGTAATACGGTTGCTCTTTTGGTTTAGATCGTCTGACATGTCTAAAGCCCACTAACCCAAGACTACCCGTATGACGGTTAAAGCCTTTATTCGTAATACAATAACGAATTGGCGGTGGGATGAGTATCGTATCTTTTGCTTTACAAATTAGCTTCGTATTGGCATTCGTATAAATCGCATTTAACCCTATCTTATCTTTCGCTATCGTTTTCACCGTGTGGAACTTGGTTAAGAAATGACGAAGGAGATAATGTTTATTTCGCTTATACGTAATGATACGACCGTAATGTAACCATGGGGTATCTAAGACCTGTGCATTGGCATTACTTGAAGTAAAGGTATACTGAATCGAGTAACTACTTAATTGTTTCAGTAGTGCCATCATGGCTTCTTGGACTTCAGTAATGGAAACATTATCTTTCGATGTCCCACCTGTAAAGGTCGTATATAGGTTAGAGGCGAGTGATGCAATCTGCTCACGAGTCATGCCATCCAGTTCCCAGTTATTCTGTTTGAAATACTGAGCAAAGGTTTGCTCCACCTTAACTAACGGAATCCGCTGCTGGAAGAATAACATCTCACCTAACTGTTTCACTTCCCCATAGTGCAATAAGTCTTGATGTATCCCTAACCAATGACGGATACGACCAAAATATTGATGCACTTCATGCACGAACTCTCTGAATCTATCAACACTATAATAAATCCCTTTATACGGATAATGTTCTTGAAGATTATTTACCGCATCGGTAATGTTAGCCCGTCTATCCAGCTTATCTTTCTTCATGATATCCCAGCTGACTCTTGACCAGACGATATCATGCACAATAACAGTTGGGATAGGACGATTCTCTACCTTGGTGGGTAATACCCATTTCCCATTATGCTCATGCATCTGGTCATCGTTATCACTAAGTTTTAGTGCACAGTAAATCCAAAGGATAAAACCATCTTTCGCTGCCAGGTTAATCGGTTCACCAGAAACAGGGTTGGTAATCGAGCCCACTAATGGATATCGTTCTGCTTGAGAAAGATGCGCCCAATAGTTAATCATAAGTGATGCTAAAGATTTCACACGATGGTTACCGTAGTCAATCACTTCAGATTCCAATACCTTAGAAGTTTGGTTACTGTAACGAGAACGATGATAACGGTTATTCGCATTCCAAGCCCCGACACTTCTAAAGTACGTATTGCGTGCCGCTTGTTTCGCTTCTTTATCAATCAATTTCTCAAAGTTGATATGATCATTATCGGATTTAAACTCGAACTGTTTTAAGTTCAACTGGTCACGATAGATATCCGGCTTATCGATCCCTTCTAAGATGTTATCTGTATCCCGTCCTAAACGATAGTTATAAAGTGGGATTTGTCGTTTGGTTAACATCCATTCGATCAAATCTTCAAAGGTATTTTGTTTCCCGTTATGTCTATCGATATAAGGAAGATGGCGGTATAACCACATGGATTGTTCAAAGGTTAAAAACCGTTTATATTTCCCTAAATCAAAGTAACTATCAAGATAATTCCAGATATGGAAAGAATGCACTTGTTCCGTTTTAACGAATTGCTCACGTAAAGCAATAATCATACCCGGTAAGTGTTGAGCAATCACCCCTAATTTCAGTGCATTATATAACGGGTCAAATGCCCCATAACCACGACTATGGAACCGTTTGGCTGTCCGGACGATTTGATCATTTAACATCGGGATCAAATCGACTTCTTGGGTTTCCACTAAGTTTTCATCGTAGCTCAGTATACTGTATTCTTCTGCTTCATAAGCGGTTTTAAAATCGATCGATTTACAGATACCATCTATCAGTAAATGCTGGTCAGGATACTTATCCACCAGTTCCTGATAGAACTCACCTTTGTTCTTATAATGCAACCAGGTGGCACGATGTTGCTCTAAATTCTCTTTCGTAAAGTCAATCGTTTGTAATGTATCTAAACTTCTGACCTGCATCATCACATCACTATAATGGTATTTCCCTTGTAAGTGGTGGTAATAACGCCAGGATTCAGGATAGAGTTCATTGACCTGATAATGTCTTGCGTAACCTGCAAATCGTCTATTCACTTCATTATTCATCGCGACCGCAGTCGCATTGGATTTTAAAATGATCGATTTCGCAAGATTCGTACAAGACTCATGGTAAAATTGACTCGCATTAAATTGAGATGTATCGGAGGATGTTGATATCATAGTCCGTCCTTATATCAGAAAAAATAAGAGGGAACCCAATCGTTCCCTCAGATTAATTTGTTAAATTTTTAAACTTGTTCATTGATGAGGTTATTATCATGCCTATGATACCAGGACAACGGTCAAGACGTATACCTACTCCTTCTCGTAATAATGTCGAGAAAGAGAAACGTCAATTAACGGCTGAAGAACAACGACTTTATTCGTATATCGTAAATGCGCCTAATGAAATTAAAGCGATTGCGACGAAACTTATCGAAGACCCGATAAAAGATAAAACCAAAGGAAAAACCTTACCTGCAGATGCATTAAAAGGGTTATCCTCCCACATGTCACGAGATATCATCGATATTATCAATATCAAGAAGAATCTCCCAGAATTAGAGACGATACGAGACATCTTAGTCTCCTCTATTTTATCGCCTCAAGACATGATAAATGAATCCTTAACATATACCCTTGAAGGTGACTTCCCGCATAAGCTAGGAAGTAAACTTCTTGGGATTATTGAACAACATTTCACAGACCATTATGACTTACAAGGTAAGCTCTTTGAAATGTTAAATAACGCATTATTTGATAGAGGGAGTCATGTTTTAGCGGTTATCCCTGAATCTGCAATCGATGATGTCATTAACCGTTACAGTGGGGCATCATTAGAATCCGTTCGTGAGAAACTTAAAGATGAGTTAGATAACAACGGGAAGTTTATCGGGAAAAATGTCTTTGGTCGTGGATTAAAAGAACAAACCAATAAAGATACGGTTAAAAGTAAAACCAGCTTTGAGCATTTCTTTAAGAAAGATTATCAACGTGATATGCGTAGTGCAGAAAGAAGTATTATCCCAGGTTTATTAGAAGTGGTGGACAATATCAATGTCTTGAAATCACCGAAGATTATGCGTGCATTATCGGAAGCAAGTGTTGCAAAACAGTATCAGACGTATTCACAAGAAGCATTGATATGGCATGATGGATTTTCAGAACAGGAAGAGAATGCCTTACCGGCGCATAAGTTCTACCGTGAAATCGAATCCCCACAATTAAAAGGCGCCTATGATGGGGTTACGATTATTAATGATAGAGATAGTACCTCACGTAAATCATTAGGTCATCCGATGGTATTAGACTTACCGCATGAATCCGTGATTCCGGTCTTTACACCGGGCAACCCACAAGATCACATCGGGTATATCATCATGATAGATGAAAGCGGTAACCCTGTCACCTATGCCGGTGAAAAAGAAAACCTTGAGAACATGAACCGGAATACGACCATGTCTCAAAGTAGTGCTGCAGACAGTAACAATATCCCGAGTAACTATGGTGTCGTCACGCAAACGTTAGATGAGTTAAATCAGTTAGCAGGGGGTGGTCCAGGTTGTAAATGGGAATCCGCCACCGTAAAACAGTTAACTGAGTTTTATGCGGAGTTAGTGGAACGTGATTTAGTGGCACGTTTAAATGACGGTGTCTATGGGAAGAACATCAGTATCCCTCGTCCATTAGAAGTGTATCAAATCATGTTAGCGCGTGCGCTTGCTGGTAATATGACACAGCTCGTGTATATCCCTGAATCATTAGTCAGTTACGTGGCATTCCACTTCAATGATTTCGGTGTCGGTGAATCATTGATTACCAAAGCGAAGACGGTAGCAGCGCATCGTATTGCGATGACCTATGCGAATACCCGTGCCATGATTCGTAATGCCGTCGGGACTAAAGTGGTGGATATCACGTTAGATGAAGATATCATCGACAGTGAAGAAGTGGTGGCGAAGTTAGTGAATCGTACGATGGAAGCCAATAGCTTCTCTCGTTTATTCTCTTCTTTTGACCCACGTCATATTGAATCATCCATGTCCATGTTTGGTTATGAAGTCAACGTGACGGGTGGAGATGCGATTGATAAAACTGAAACCCATATGGAGTATAAACCGGGTGATGCACCGTTAATCGATAACGAATATATCGATACGATTAAGAAAGAGTTCGTGGGGGTTTTTATTCCACCAAGTATCTTGGATGGGGTAAGTGAGAATGAGTTTGCGATTGAATTCGTCACGAAGAACGCATTATATGCAAAACGGAATATCATCATCGGTAAACGCTTTAACGATATCTTAACCTCCTTTGTCGGTAAGTATACCTTACATGATGGTGATTTAATTAGTGAGTTATCGAAAGAGATTCGTGAAGCTTATCGTGAATTACCGGATGAAGTGATTGCAGAGTGTAAGGAAGAGAAGAACACAATTCCTGCCATTAAAGCGTTCTTAGACTCCTTACGTGTATCGATTCCATTACCAGATAGTACTGCGAATGAAACTTCTTCACAAGCGTTAGATAACTACGTACAACGTGTCGAGAAAGCATTAGAGTTTGCGATTGACCAAGATTGGATAGATATGCAGTTTACGGACTTAGAAGATGATCGTAAGAAAGATGCGATAGCGATGTTTAGAGACCGTATTAAATCTTACTTCGTAATTCAGTGGATGCATAAGAACAACTTCTTCCCTGAATGGAATGACTTGGTACAATACAATGATGAGGAAAGAGAAGATAATAATCTTCTTGACCAAATCTTTGAGGGTCAGGTCGATATGGCTGAAATCTTCGGTAGTTTAGCAAAACGTATCCGAGACAGACTTACCCCACCTGAGGGTGAAGGGGAAGGTACCGATACCACGGATGATACTTCAACAGATGATAACACCGATGCAACGGGTGAAGGAGATGAGTTTAATACGGATGATAATCCGGATGATACATCAAATGAACCGGAAGAACCTGAAGAGCCACCTGAGGAACCTGAAGACGAGAATGAAGAGGAGAATAAGGATGATACAAAAGACGATACATCTGATGACACGTCAGATGATGCAGATGCAGCAGCCGCTGAAAATGCATTAGCCGAAGGGGATGACTTAGCCGCATCTTAATTTGATAGTAGGGGTATAGCAATATGCCCCATTATTATGTCCCAACCTTTATATTACAATAGGAGTACGTATGATTAACTTAATTCACGGTGTGCTGGCTGATGAAGACTTCAACTTTATCCATCAGGTTAAACATGGTAAGACCCCAATTCATGTAAGATTATTAAGAGACCGTAGCGAGATATACAATCGCTATCCTTTATTACAATTTGATTTTACAGCAGGCAAACGTATAGATGCTGTTCATATTGAATTATCTGATGAGGAGTCATCGAATAGAGCTTTAACAAAAATTATCGATGCACCCACTTGGTATATGGCACACTATTATACCACGGAAACAATCAAACTCTTTGATGTGCTTTATGAATTAGAAGATATCATTAAAGATAATCTGAGAAATGTTACCTCGATACTAGCCTTTCCGGCAGACTTCTTCATCTTACATGATAAGATCAAAGAGATTCGTCAACATTATCAGAATAACTTGAATTATCCTTTTGCGGAAGGTATTCTCACCTTATTGGAGAAAAGAATCAAAGATGAGCTAACGCCTGCTTGGAGTGCATTGCAATATGCGGTAGGTCGTGTTCCACGGGATTACCCTGTCGAAGTCGATGGGTTTAAAATGAACTGTCGATGGATAGATCAATGTAAGAATACGAAATACCCAGGTATTTTGGTTGAAACGTGTTTCTTACCAAATGAGTACTGTCAGCCGGAGAAAGTGGATTTATTAATCAGTGCCAGTGATAAAGATGGTAAACTTCATTATTACTTCGATTTTGATGAGGTCGGTTATCGTTCATGGTTCTTTGGTAATAGTGCGGGTAATATGTTGGATGCGAAAATACGTAACCAACTTGATACCGCATTACAAGATACCCCTCATGGTATCTCTACGGGGATGTTACTTGAGTTATTCTTTGATATCACTTATCAGAACGGCACGCTTATCAATCCTATTTGTACCTTCGATGAATTAGATCCAACAACAAATTTATCGTTATGGCTTTATCGATTCTACGAGCTCACGACAAAACAAAATCCCGATGCTTTGTCCTAAATAATTGAAGTATGAGAGTCCTTCGGGACTCTCTTTTTTTGTTGCTATTGATAAAAATAAGAGGATATTACTTATGGCAAATTGGATAGCACGTGTACTTGACCGTACACTCAATGATAATTACGTCCAGGTAAGACAACGAACGAAGAGTACCATGACGTTAAATCAATTACCAAACAAACCAGACAAACAAAATCTACTCAATTGTATTCCAGATAATTTTGACTTTAGTTATATCAGAATGCATAAAGAAGGGATTATTGTGACTCCTCATGGAATATTATCTTGTCTTTATCCTGAAGAGGGAAGAGATGATCTCTATTTCCATCAGACCGTTGAAAATGATAGACCTGCTAATCAACAAGTATTAACCACTACTTCACTCTCTAAACAGTTTGGATTTACTAAACAAGAAAGTGAGAGACCTTACCATCAACATTTAAGAGAACTTGGTGTCGAGTTAGGAGAACAATTCTATTTTGATGATATCGACAGAGAAAGTAAATATCATCCTTATGGGGTATCTTGTTTACGTTTAAATCGAAAACGATTATCTTCTTTTGGTAAGAATCGATTATTGACTTCTATTAGCTTGAATCATCCAGATGATGTTATTACACTTTGTCGTGATGGGACGTCATTAAATGAATACGGAGAGGAAGTCGGTGAACTGTTAGATATTGCCAGTTACGAAGGACCTCAATCAGGTACGTTAAGATATATTGGATTAAATCCCATAACGCTAGAATTCTCTAAACAATGGTACGAATTGACGAATAATCATAATAAGTTAACAGTTAATCTTGCTTTTGGAATGACATTAGAATCAGACCAAGTTGCAGTATTTAAAGGGACAGGATGGCCGGAAGATCTTCCTCGACCACCTTATACAGATAAAGCGATTGCGTTCTTTAAAGAAGAATTGACTCGTAAAATACAAGAAGCGGGTATTTCAAATACCGCGGATAGATGGCGATATTTCTTTACTGAGGAAGTCGGTGAGAACGGTGAATTGAAATATCGTCTTATCCCAGATAGATTGCCACTGAAAACAAAAGCAGAATGGGAGGCATGGGAAGCAGAACAAGAGAAGAATAATCGTCCATTTGTTTATGTTGGTTTACGATTCTCTAATGTTGGGGATAATACTTACATGCGAAGCGACAGCAAAAAAGGCCCTCGATATATCCATATCCCCATGTTTGAACTGAAAAATGATTATGCAAGATCAACACCGGGAGTGAAATTCTTCCCGTGTATATCGGCAAGCATTACTTCTTTAATGCCAACCGAATATTCTTTTGCTGAACAAACAGACGTAACGGATGGAACTTATCGACATTCTACCAGTCTAAATAATTTAAATAAAGTCTTTAAAGGAGATAGTCTACCGGGAGATAAATACGGATTATCTGCTTGGTTTAGAGAAGAACTTAAGAAGAAGACACCTCAAATAAATGAATTTATTAACCTCCTTGGGGTGTATGTTAATGGTGCTTCCAGTAAATATAAACCAAGTCCAGATACTGAACTCTATTGGAGTTATAATAAAAGGTTAGGATTTGATCTGAGTAATGTCGAGGTTATCTATTGTCGCACTTATGATGAATTCCAATCTTATTTCTTTGATATTGCGGATAACCCGAGTTTGTCTGCTAGTGAACATCGCGAATGTTTCAGAATCAACGGTGACCCAGAAGAACTAAAAAGACAATTTCAGCCTTATGTTGATTTGCCTGATTTAGATAGTTTATATCGATTTATTGATATTTTATCAATCGGATATAAAGCAATACCTGTATACCGTGGCATGAGTGCGGTTTCAAATGATAACGCTACATCTGTGACGTATAATGGCAATACCTACCAAAAGAATATCCGCCCAAGAACAGAGTACGGGTTCTCAGAAGTTATCTGTCGTTCAAATCGAGAAGGATTTATCCTGAGTAAAGAATTTCATGATCTTGCATGGAATGTAATCAAAGCCAAATTGAAGATAAAACAGAATAGTTTAAAATCTTCACTTGATGATCCAACTGCAATTCATGGAATACGACAAGACGATCCTTGGACGAAGTTTATCCCTTCTCTTAATGTGTTCTTTACGGGATTCACTGATGATGATAATCATATCGGATATATTAATGGTAATCTCACTCCAAGAAATCATTTAAGAAATCACGTTTTATTGGATTGGATTGTTAATCAGAAGATTCTGTTCTTGCCGAATCATCTTCCAATGAATATTGGTAATGAAAATGATTATATCAATGATTTCTATTATATCATGATAAGTCAAGAATCGTTCCAAGATTGCGTGCGGGTATTTAAGGAGAATATTTCTCAAGGTATACCGGTATATACATATGGACCAAATAAAGAGCTCTGTATCCCGATGTACCGTAATGTGCTTGCCACGGTTCCGACGAATTATGATAGAAATCGCCCTGATATGCGTTATTCTATTCGAGGCGTTTGGCAGGTCTATCAGTCTATCTATGAGGATGATAAGATCGATCCAAAAGCTTATCCGTGGTTATTTGAACATGTTGGTCTCAATCCTGAGAAAAATGATCTCGTATTGCATCGATTGAACTCTAAGGTAGACTTTGATATTAATGGTAATAGACTCCCTAGGGACGATCTATTTACGGAACCGACCCCAGAGAAAGAACCTTGGGGAATATACTTGAATAAAAACGGAGTGAGCAGTTCAACGCCGGCCGCACTCGATCAGAATTTCCTTATCGAATATGGAAGACTGATGCTAAAATACGGTGTTGCTGTCGTTACAAATAAATCCAATCGGCCTCTTGTATACGTTATATCTCGAGCGAGATATAGCGGATTGGCTGATGTATTTTTATTCGTTCGTATGGTCGATCGTTTTATCAATCAGTTTGTGCATTATGATAGTCCAGATAAAGAATATATCTTAGATAGATATATCGATGCGGGTATCATTACAGCAGAAATTAAACGTAAAGCACTTGCTGATAAAAGAATGTTCGATAAACTGAATATCCCTGCGCATATGGTACAATGGGCGAAAGATTATATCCATGCTGAAGATCCGACTACAAATCCAAAACAGAGTGCTTATCTGACAACATGGTTATATAAAGACACCAATGAAGTCAGACCGCATACGGTCGATGAGATATTTAGAGAGATGTACGATGCTTACCATTATACCATGGCAAGACGAGAAAGAACGATTCAAGATACATTAGGTAATTTCAGTACATATGTAGATTGGTTAAGATTAAACAGAAAACGAATCAATGCCAACGTCAGTGAGTACATGATAGATTGGACGAAGTTTAAGGTGAAGAATCCGTTATTTGTTTCTGAAATCGAATCACCAAACGTGAATGTGGTTTGTAATTATACGGCAGTAGAAAGTGTACGACGTTTAATGGTAAAAGGCGCAAGTCCAGGTGCGTGGATATTTGCGAATATGTCATATGACATGGAAAATGAAGACTGGACAACCAAAGGAATCACTCAAACAAATATTCCGAGTTATGCAAGCGGAGCTGGACCAAGCGCAGAAGCACGATCTTTCTGTACCGCATCGGCAAGCGTTTTCCATCGAAATGATGCAGCAAAAATCTTCATGTGGATGAACAATCTTAACCTGGCTAAGAATAATGTCTTGGAAGGTGGAGAGATTATTCATGCTCAGTATTTTGCGCATTATTGTGCACCGATGTTAACTAACTCAAACAGTGAATATTATTTATTCCCATATGTCGCAGATTTCTTTCCCGTTAATCCACCAAGAGAGGTGGTTGACGAATTCTTCACGAATCATGTCTATAACGATGGAATAGAGACTTTCTATCGACGTTATCCGCCTACGGCAGATGGAACACGTAACATGATAGATTTCTTACGTGGTCTAAAGGATAAAGCGTATCAAATTGTCATGAAGCATTATGAGAACATTAGAATTGGATCTCAGAACTTACATGATTTAATGAAACAGCAAACGTATAATGGCTATTATCATGTTACATTCTGGTACACGACACTGGATTATGTTCATTTCGACATGATCATAAATCGTATTATTAATTATGCGAAAAAGACAGAAAAACCATTTATCCAAACCGCTTGGATGGATAACATGAAAGAAGTCTTTGTACCTGAGGTAAATGATCCGAACAATACGAAGTTGGTGGAGAAGATAACAGCAAACCAGTTAATCGGTTACTTCTGGTTGGCTATCGAATCGATTGAACATGCATGTAGTCCTTATTCTGATAAGAATTTAACCACGACTCAGCGTAACATCGCACATCGTAAGATTACTCGAATTGCTGACCATCCAGCGAATATCCCGTTAGCGACATCAAATCCTTATATTGCTTCAAGACAACATTTATATCGAGTGATGCCAAGGGTATTCTTGAATATGGTTTATAATGAGAACGATGCAGTCAAGGATGGGCGGATGTTTTTCGGCTATGAGACGTCTGCTTTATATAGTTGTGATAGCTGGATTTCAGATAATTATAGCATGAACAATACAACGTTCAGTAGCTGGTTACTTAATAACTACGATAGAGCGATCGGTAAACGAGCTGGTACGACAGAGGCACGGATTCATCATTACTTCGGTAACTCGAATAACCACGTTAGAGTAGGTATCGTTACAGATGTAGAAAGAAATCGCATCCAAAACAATTATCTTTCTCCTGATAATAGATTATTCCAGTTTGGGTCAAGTGTCGTGAATGGAACCCGTTATAGAACAAGCATGCATTTGCCTAATGCGTACAATGCAACTTACTATGATCCTAAACGTCCTACTTATCCTGATAATGATTATAACTATAGTCAGGATACACCGAATAGTACGTATTCATCATTTAATCAACGTTATTACGACCGCAATAATGTCACAATCGGATTGTTGTTTGAACCTAAAACAACCATATTAGGTATCGTATCTGATCAAACAATGATGAATGAATTCATTGATGATTTGGCTGAGGTTTCTCCATTGAGTTACCTTAAACATCTTGGGTTAAGATCGAAGAACAACATGGATGAGAGAACCTATCGCTGGATACAGGAACGTATCTATGGGGTTTCTGCGGTGATTGGAGATAGATACCCAAGATTCTTAAGTCCAACGATGTATAAGTATTACCAATTAGTAATGAATACGATGGTGACGAATATTCCATCTAATCAACTTGCCGTTGTGCAACGATTCGTGAATGGATTGCGAGATATTAAACACTACCGTGTTCTCATGTTCTTATTGAGTATCATTCCGTATCATCAGATTGATAATCCGGAGTTCTTAATGACTGCAATTGAGGAAACCGTTGATTTGGATAAACTCGATAGTGCGGTTTTCTATGAAGAACGATTCTTGTTTGATCATGTTAATCGTGCGATTAAATATTTACGTGCGCATTTTAATGGTGGCGGTGAAGACAACATCATTCGAAATGAAAGTCTCATCGAAATCGTTCGTGGGAACAATATCGTTCGATTTGATAGAACGGTCTTTAGAAAAGGCGGATCATCCAATATCACGAAAGACGCCGTAACACGAGATAGCGTAAAGGCGACGAACGTAAGAGGAATTCGTTTATTCAGTCCTCGTATTACGAATGAGAACGAGATTACGAAGTTAATCATCACGACGTTCCCAACCAACAGCGTGGTAAGAGAAATGCGTGTGGGTAATGTAAACTTTGGCTTAATCCGTATGCGGGATAAACTCTCTCATAGTAGCTGGTATATTGTGGTATCTGATAGACCTTCTACGTTAATTGCACCGAGTGGGGTGAGACCTTCTAACAGTAAGCTCGTCAGTATTATGAAGATAGGGGGATCACCAACCTTAACGGATAGTTATGCGTTACAAGGGACTTGGTTGCGTTATGACCAAACCAGTATTAACTTACGTCAGTTCCATGATGATTACGTCATCAATCCAGCTATCGATAATGTGCCGGATAATATCTTACCGGAAAATGCAGTCGCATATTATGCTGTATCGCCTGCTGGGAAATATCTTGATTTCCCGAATGGACATGAGTATCAGACGATTATCGAAGAGGACGGCAAACCCGTTATCGCACGTTTTAGAACGTTAGATGATGGCCCAACTGATGTTGCTAACTGTTTTATTATTGTCGCTGTAAATGAATAATCATTTAAGTTGTGTTTGTAGGGTGATCATGTATTATTTTACAAACACACTTAATTGATGATTATCTTTTTATAATGATAAGGAGAACGTTAATATGGCGTTTGGATTAGATAACTTTAGAAGTTTAGCGGATTTTACCGATACAAATATCATTGCATCGGTGATAGAGGTAGAAGGCGGTTATGTGAATAACAAAGATGACCGTGGTGGAGAGACTAACTTCGGTATCACCAAAGATACAGCGCGTGCAAATGGTTATACGGGTGATATGCGTAGTATGACTAAAAAGGATGCCTATGACATCTATTATAAAGCATACTGGCAGAAAAACAAATGTCCAGAGCTTGCTGAAATCCATCCATTGATTGCATTTCATGTTTTTGATTTAGCGGTAAATGGGGGGTCAGCTCGTGCAGGTCAACACTTACAACGCTTATTAAACGTAAGCAACCGTAAAGGTCAAGATTATGGTGATATCGGGACGGATGGTGTCATTGGTAACGGGACACTTCGTGCATTAGATGCCTTTGCGAAACGTAATGGAAGAGAAGGATTACGTAACTTCATCTTAACGTTAGTGGGGATGCAAGCGAATTTCTATATCTCGATTACGGAAAACCGTCAAGAGAATGAAACCTTTATGAACGGTTGGATGGCACGTGCGGCGACTAAGCTGTTATTGGTAAGTAAATTCCTATAAAAGATAGGGACATAATCAAGAGGCTACATGACTGTAGCCTCTCTCATATGTTTGATGCTAGAGTGTAACACGATATAACCTTACGATTTAGACTGTGCAATACTTTTTAGAAGAAATATCAAGTAATATACTAGAATCATACCCTTGATTTTATCAACCACGGTTATCCTAATGATAAACACGGATGGATTTACGATACGTCCTATAAAGACAGTTCAAAATAATAATGATGAATAACTCTAATTTAATAGAGTGAAGTGTTTTACGCTTGGTTAAATCATGTTACATAATCTATATGGGACAACATAAAAATAGAGAGTGGATACCCACTCTCTGCTTTGAATTATGTTTAAGCCGAATGACTCCAGCTGACCAAACGTCCACGGGCTGAACGTATTATCTCATATCGATTACCGTTTCCTGCGCCACGATAAACGGACGTTATTATCTCTACTTGTAGCGGGTCATCCCATGGATTACGTCTTAGTGGTTCTGGTAAATTACCAGAAATATAATAACGTACGGAGTCGCCAACATAATGCCGTGTTTTCTTATCAACTGTGATAGGGTACTCGGTATTATTTCCTGGTAACTTCACTACAATCTGCACAACAGCGAAATCAGTCGAATCACCACTTTCATTTACCATGTTGTCATATAGACCATACAAATTATCCTTCTTCGATACTGAGATGAATTTACGTGCACCAACAATATTGGTCATTACACCGCCATTTCCTGTGCGGTCATGAATATACTCAGAAACAATATCGATAGTTGCCTCACTTGTTGTAGACGATGTTGTACCAGTATTAACATTCGCATTTGTATCTACTGATTCAGCTTGTTCAAAGATATAAGACTTCGGATTTGATCCATGTATTTCAATGAAACGAAATGATTTCTCATATCCACGTTGAGTGTCCTTCGCAACGAACGATTTAAGTGAGTCGAGGTCGATTTCACGTGGACCGAATAATTGTCCGGTACCACCCTCATAGATATACTCTCCAGTCGAACTGCCTTCAGTCCGTGTTACAGCAGTATAAAAACCTCCGTTATCGGCTACTCCTCCCGTGTAGTTTCTCGGAGGGATCAGGTTTATGTGTCTACTTTTGGCGGGTTCGATGTACCCCTTCGGCAGATACATTTTTGTACTAAGACTCTTACTGCTATTTACGGTAAGTTCAATTCTTCTTACCCGACGGATATCAAATCCGGGATCAAGCGAATCATTACCACGTAAAACAACCGTGCGCACCAACTGGTCTAAATCCCACTGTGTTTCATTGATGAGAATGACATTAGATGCGATGATCACTCCTGGAATATCGACAAGACGACGATGTCTTAGAATCAATCTGCCTCGCATAATAACAACGGTTGGTCTAGCAATATTATCTGGAATAAGTCTGACACTATATAGATTAACCCCTTCTGCTGCATCAAAACAGATGTCATCTTCAATAACCAGGACTCTTGGTACGGATGTTAAGATCTGATTACGTTCCTGATTTAATACAATTGGACGTTTATTCAATGGTCCTCGTATACGGAGTATATCACTATTAACTGGTTTGAGATTAGGTCCGGTGATTTCCATAATCGGATATTCATCCATGTTCAAACGAGCCAATGCATTGAATACTGTTGCATCAATCCGCCACTCACTCAAATCCAACGATCTATTCGCGTTACCGCATACCTCAGTAAAATCCTGATTAATATCTGGAAGCATTCCATTGAAATACGGACTAATAATCATCTTCATGTTATCGTTCTGAGCATTAATATCAGCTGATGAACGTAATACATCGGTAGCATATTTAATACCGGCATTAGCATCACCTTGGATATTGTTGATGTACATTATCCGAGATGGGTACTGACTTGCAATAGCAGACGATAAATCTTCCACCCCAGCCTGATTAACGAGTGTGCTTCGTCTCGCTGTATAATCCGAATTAAAACCAACCTTATCTGATTGTTTCGATAATCCAGCTAGAGGAACAACATTCAAGTTATCAACACGCCCAGTATAACAAAGATGCTTCGTTGTGGTGTATTCTGGAGAGAATTTCGCCGCATATAAACCAGGGATAAAATCATCCTTGTAAAGTTTGAGATTATCATCTTGTCCTGATTGACCATTACTTTCATAAATAAAAACAAAAGTCGCATACGTACCTTCAGAACTTTCTATCTCTTTTGGGTATATTCCTGAACCCGCCATGTGGTTTAATCTGGTCAGATCATTTCTATCCGCAGATGTCGTTGATACCCACCCTTGGTTATTAGTATAATTAAACTGGTGCGTACGTGGATGAGAAGATGGTCTATCGCTCCACGTATTACCGAAAGCAAGCTTACTAAACCCACTTCCATCATCATTTATCTGAATATATCTTACACCCGGGAAAGATACAGTAAGGTTTGGTGGGGGTGGTGTAGGTGTAATTGGGGACGAAGGTAAAGCACCAGCTCCGATAACACCAATTGCCTCAACTGAATGTTCCCATAATCCGAATCCATTTATCCCAACAACAAGGAGTTCCGTGGTATTGTCATAATTGAATCCGCCCCCACGAGAGAACATGTGAGAGATAGACGGCTTACTTGATGTATTAAATGTTGTATCACCATTGCGATGTATATCATAAAGCAGTCTTCCGCTTGCTACCAAAGGCTGATCCGACGATGACTCGTATCGAGGATGATCGAATCGATATTTACTTGGCATCGATTCTGCATCGTAAATGATACCACCACTGATGAGTTTATTTGTAAAACTACCGGGACCGGTAATCCGCAAATCCATCATCTTAGGGATGGTATAAATATCATCAACACCTGTTGTGATTAGAAAACGACTATCTTGGGTATGCTGAACAATATCATCACGCAATCGACACCAATACACGTACTTGTAATCCCAGTAACTGCGTTCACTTGCACCATTATTGAGTGGTTCATAGAAAGCAATAGCGATTTTACCTCGTCTACCCGCAGCAATAATTTTACGGAAATTACGTGACATTGATATATCTGCATTCATGCTAAAGGTGTTGGAATACGTCATGTGTTGAACATCAGTCATTTGTCGCCCATATTGATCCAGCTCTTCCGTATGAGAATAAGATACAACGGCTTTCTGAGTGCTATCCATTTCATCGCTTTTTATGCTTCCGATAACAGTCGGTATTCCTGTTTCATCATCCACAAATAAGACAGCCATGCGACTAAGTCTTGTTGTAGGCTGCGCCATATTTGGTCTTGCATAATTTTTGGCAATGAAGTATTCGATATCTTTCGTTATTGTCTTTTCATATTGATATAACTTAAACTCGAATCGATTTTTCGTTTTATCTAATATGAGAAGCGTTGTGTAGTTCGTTCTGTAATTCGTACCAATCTCAGAATAATCAGATAATTTTTCGATAACATTCTTATCATTTATTACGGCAATGTTTGGTATCTTTGAAGAAGCCCCATCTGCTGCAACTGTTGTCGGCATTCCCCAATATCCAGATGGAAGCTGTTTTCTGATCGGGAAGAATGGAACTGGATTACCATTACGAATATAGAAAGACTTAGCAATTATTTCTTCTACAGGTGTTCGACTATTCTCTTCATATACCTTAAATAGGATGGGTTGTCTTCCATATGGATGTTCATGGAAGAAATCACGATAATTAAGTTTAGTCGGCGGAGCACCCCATTCAAAGAATGCGAAGAACATCGCTTGACCCGAGAATCGACCGAGATCAGCATCCCAGAGATCAATCTCTTTAGATTCCGATTTCCCATTTTTGCTAATCGTAACACGTATAGTACACTGGTTATTGTAAATATCCTGAGGCTTAGCATTCGGTTTAAATGATAATGATTGAGAATATCCCTTTAAAGCAGCGCTCTTGGTTGGTGTTCCGTTTATCGTAAAAGAAACATCGTTCGGATGTACGAATTCCACACGATCTACAACTACGCCATCATTACAATTGAAAACAATCATTGGATTACCGTATGCTGGGCACATGAAGTAAACCTGATTAATGTCATCAAATAACGTTGGTGCTGGAGGGATAGTACCTTCAGAAACCAATATTGTTCCGTCTTCTAATACGACATCAAAAAATCTCGCTTTTGCTAAATCTACACGACCACGGAAATTCTCAGGCATGTTACTTTTAAGGAATGCAGCTCTCTCAACATTTACACCAGGAACACCATTAAATTGTCCGGTATCTATACGAGGCGTAACAATCTTGATTTGATTGTTATCTACAACAGAATACATTCTGACCATTTTACGAATATTCCGATCTGCAAAACTATCAATATTTGGGATATTGATTAATTCTGGACCTTCTAATAATTTTGTTGGTCGAATATAATAACTACTGAATACTAAGCTGCGTTTACTTAACCGGATGTCTGACGCAACACTTGTGCTCCATACACTCAGATGTCTTTGAGGATAGAAATGGAAATGAACTGTCCCTTTATCATTATTTAATGTGAACGAAACTTTGATATGGGAGATATCATGGATCTCTTCATCTGTAAGTGCATTTAGATTAAATGTTCCCTTAAATAATTTCTCCATATCCAATACAGCACGCGTATTTAATCGTCCGGGTGAACTTCTGTCGTATGCACGTTCGCCTCGGCTTCTGGTAGGATATATCTCATAATCGTAGACCATTGCGGAAACATCCGAGATACCGGCTACACCACCTCTACCATTAATTGTGTTATATGAATTATCTACTAAACCACTGTAGAATTTTTTCGTGTTATTGTTGAAGATGATACCAATATTTATCTTGTTTGAGATATCATCCCAATTAATTCCAATTGGGAATGATAATGCCCATTCTGCGAATTTACCGGGCTCAACAACTGAATCCCAACCACTCTTGGATTGTGAGTTAAGGATCAATGACCCATGTGGTCGGGCTTCCCCCATCTCAACAATTGGTCCGTAATTGCCATATCGCAAATCTCTAGTAAAATTTAATGAAGTCGCTAAGTTCAGCAACTGAATTACTGCGCCTCCATTTGTCGACGCACCAGTTAAATTTACTGCGATGGTTTTATGTTTTCCCCCAACATAAGGCGCTACAAATAAGGTACCGTTACCTTCTTCATTCACGCATTTTGTCACATTCACTTCAAATGATCGACCACCTTGGACTAAATCGTTTAATTTACCATAGTAAGAGAAATGTACCATGGGACGATCGATAGGATTTTGTATATTCTGTCCAGTTGGTATTCCTGCCACATCGATCTGAATATCGACTGCGGTATTTCTTTCAGCTTCTGTTAATTCTCTTTCTATTGAGAATATTAATGCGAAATTCTTTCTTCGGTTGGCGTAAGTAATCTCAAAAGGAAAGTTCTTCCCAGGGACTTTCAGAGAATCAAGATATTCTCGGGTTATTCGAGGGAGTTGAGTAGGATTAATTGTTGCCATACTAAACCTCTAATTTTTCTATGATACGTTCTAATCGAGATAAACGTTTTTCTTGGTCTTTGGTTTTCTCTAAGAGTAAAGCAATCAAACTGATATAGTCTAACGAGAGGTAACCCTCTTCATCTTCATGGACTAATTCAGGAAAATGTGCTTGTACTTCTTGTGCGATAAAGCCATATTGCTTATCTTTATCCGTGAGATAACGATAACTCACCCCGTTCAATCTATCAATTGATTTTAATTGTTCAGGTGTGATGTGACCTAAAATTTCTTTTAAACGTTCATCTGACGTTAAGTTAATTTGTTTCGGTCTGAAACGACCATCAAATAATAAGTCATCATTTGATAACGACAATTTCTTCGCATTGACGTCATCACGGAAGTTAATACTCTTCAAGGATAAATATCCATCACCCCAGAATCGCGGTAGTCGACCGACAGTAAAATCTGTTTCATTCGCTTGTCTATCGGATAAGTTGACTTTACTTGCGATACTGTTATTTATCTGGGTTAACTGCTCAGTATTAATTGTTGTACCGTTACCGCTTCCACCATTATTACTACTATTACCTGGTGTACTGGTGCCATTTAGCCAACCATTGGCTTCTGCATTTTGTAATAATGTGGTTAATGCAGTTGCTTTCTTATTTAAAGCAATTAAACCTGGTAATTCATCATTTAAGACTTTGGTCGTAATGATGCGTTCTGTTACCCAGTTACGGTCTGCATTATAATTCGTCTCACCAATGGAATTATCATTCGTATAGAAGTAATGATGACCATGTCCTAATGTTAATAAGAACGAACGTTGATAACGGTTAATAAACGCCATTGCAGCGGCATCATAAGGTGCAACGGTCGAATCAGGTGAACCATCCACTTTCAATGGTGTAAATGAACCAATATTATTCTGCGTAAAATTATAAATACCGGACTTATCGATATTGCGTAAGTCGTATTTACTATCCGTGGATGATAATGGGACATTATACACCTTCATATCGGTTGTCCAGTCGTTATCAAAGGTAACAATCGTACCACTGACTTGACCACGACGGGTTAATGTCATGCCCGCAATATTTAATCGCTGATAGATATAACTTCCACTGGTGTCCCCAATGACTTCTAATACCCCTTTCTCGTTTGGGTTATTTACTAAACCAAAGTCTTTATAATTTATCGCTGGTGTACCATTCGCGACAACGGTATAACTACCTGGTTTAATATAGTCATTGTAGTTTGTGCTGTTGGTAGGGGTGTTATAGTTGTGGTACCAGATGGTCGGCAATCCACTGACTTTCTTAAATTCTGCTGTTTTACTTGCAGCCGAAATAGCAGCTTCCGCCGTTGTTGTGTCCATCTTCTGATTAATTTGCGTTGCATAATCTACCACATCCGCTTTACGTTGATATTGCTTTAATTGTTCATTTAATGCCGTTTGATTGACTAAATCCCCGATACGCCCTTCTATTTCTTGTTTCACGCGTTCAAGGTTAACGAAACTGCCTTGATTCGTTTGAAGTGCATTCAGTTTACCTTTTAATTCGTTAACAGCCGTTTCACGTGCGGTATTCTGTGCGGTATTGACACGATTTAATTCCGCCACGATATCCGCTTTGACTTCATTCATGTAAGTCTGTAAAGATGATAAACTTTCAATCGCTTTAATTTTCGCTTCAAGTTTCGCTAATTCAGCATTACTGTTATCACGGAATTCTTGGATACTACCCACGAGATTTCTTGCTTCTTGTACTGCATTTTCTAATGAGATTAAACGTCCCTCAATCCGTTGATTGTGTTCCGCCATGAACTTATAGATCCCTTTATCTTTCGAAGTACGAAGATACTGAATCACTTGGATCATATTACGCAGTTCATTAACCACACTATCCCAATAAGTAATCTCTTTAATGCGGTGGCGGTGAGGTAAGGGTGGAAATTTCTCTGGCTTATTTAAGACGTATTTCCATTCAGGATGACGGTTGTTTAATACCTCTTGATACATCTTATTGATAAACGTCACACTATAATCATCACTTCGACCATAACACTGATAAGTTAAACTGATTTCACCCATTAAGGATTCATCTAAAATCACTAAGGATTTATAGACGGCTTTACGGGTCATCTTAGTTAAATCAGGGTTTAAATCATCGAGTCGATAATCTTTATCGACAACTAAGACTCTATCCCCTAATCGAACAATCATGCTTAGCCCATAGAAGTACCCTTCTCGTGGCACGATAGCACGATGCGTTGGGGATAACTCATGCATTTCATTTGCGACTAAGTTATCTGAGTGGTTACCCGTTAAATCCACGGGGTATTTCTTGATTTGTATATCTGCCATGTTTACTTACTCCAATGGGGTATTTCGCCACATGTCAAGGTGTTTATCGAGTTCATCGATTAAATCGTAGTTCTCCGCATATGGGATACGATCTTCAAAACGTTGTTTCATCCCAGTCACATAACCGGATGCTTTTGAGAAGAGTCTAATCTTATCTTCCAATTTAGGGATAAGCATATCTAATGGAATCCCCCGTGCTGCACATAACGCCGGTAAGAACCATAATTCCCCATATTCCCCTCGTTCCATCTTACGATAGTTCAATAAGTCTTGGGTTTGATACGGGAACGTCATGATTTCATAGTAATCATAACCGGATAACAATGCACCCATCTTCTGACTATAGATATCTACATTCTTCTCAAGTAATCGTTTTTGTTCTTCTTTTATTGGTTGTCTTACTCTCTCAAAGACCCCTTTATCTCGTCTAAAGAGATATCCTATCTTGACGACAGCCACTTCTTCATCAGTTAACTCTATCCATTCTGTACTGGGTTCAGAGTTCGTTTTCTCTGTCTCATTCCCGATATAGACGACTAAGTTCTTATCGCCTATCATCGCGTATCGTTTTACCATCTTTTTACTACTCCCTTAAAAATAAAGGGGATACCGAAGTATCCCCTTATTAGATTGATTACATGGCATTAGACCGTAATCGTAATCATCGCCGTTTGTTTCTGATTCACATTCGATGCCGGAACTTGCGTTCTCGGATAGAGTGAATCCGGATAGTCTTGGTTGACGTTCACCGTTAAGTACTGACCAAAAGACGCTAACTCACCCGCCAGTAAGTTGATTTGTGCGTTTGGTAATGTCACAAATGTCCGTCTTACCGCAGAGTGAATGATTTGGTCACCATCCTGTTTAGACGCTGCTCTTACGATGATTTCTGCTTTCTTGCCCACTAATGTAGCAGGTACTGTCCAGGTCTGAGGTTCAGAGATCTGGAACACCTGACTTGGCGCAAAGACAGACGTCTCACCGCCATCAAATTGCTGCAATACCACACCACGGACGTTTACTGTGTTATTCTCACCTGCCGATACATTTGACCAGTCTTCTGCACCCGGCTGGACTTTGAAACGACTGATGTCTAAAGTATTGGTTTGTGGCTGAGATTGTTCACGGACGTAACGTCTTACCTCGGCCTGAATCAATGCTGCTTGGTTAGCAGAAATAGCCGTAACCGGTTCAGCATAATCTTTCTCACCTTGAATATACGTGTTCGTAAACGGACCTCGCCAATCGGTTAAACAAAGATGACTGATGGACATCGAGCTCTCTGTGGTGGCACGTAGACGACCGAAATCAATAATCAGATAAAGCGGCGCATGTCGCAAATCCTCTTCCGTAATACGGATGGAGTACTTGTGACGGAAGTGCTGATGTTCATTGCTTCGAATCACTGCAGCCGGTACTTCCTTCACGCGCTCTTCCCAACTAAACCAACGGTTTAGATTTGAGTTATCTTTTGAGTATATACCGAATGCGTATTCACTACCCGCAGGGAATATCCGTGAAGAGAACGTAAGACTTAACTCATATAACCCAGGTTTCAAGATTGTCAATGGTTCTTTCGATATCCAGATAGGTGGATTTGGTGAACGACCATGTTTAACCATCACCCATTTATCTTCTGCAGGTAAGGTAATATCTCTTAGCTCATTACGTGATAATTCACGCCAACTCGCTGCAGACTGCCATCCTTGTACCACTTGATTTACGACTTTCATTGCGCCATAACTCAAGTAGTTCACACCCGTGTTAATAGACTGATAGAAAAGCAATTGACGTATCTTACCAAGCAAGATGGCATCGATTTGATACCCTTGATAATAATCCAATTGTTGTTTAACCGGATTACGGATGATACGCATATCTCCTTCTTTTGAGTTAGGGATAGGTAATCCGTTACGTAATGCTGGCCAAATCTTATCGAAACGATCATCAACTTGTTGATTTGTCATCTCATCAAGACCATGTCCGCCTCTATCGACCAATAAACGATCACGCATCGCATCGATGAGATCACGCATCGTACGATGACCCCAGTACTCTTGACGTAACCCAATTTCATTTGCTTTAATCCCAGCACCCTTATCGAAATCGATTTCACCATTGGTCTGATTTACCATAAACCCGGCGATACGAGAAGTCTCATCCGCATGCTTATGGAAATTCACTTCGGAAGGAAGCATCGCTACCCAATTATCCGCCCATTTGCCTGCCATTAGCGATTTAATGTTTGCTTCATCTGGTACTTGTTGGCTTGTCATCCATCCGCGATAGCGAGAGGATTTCAAGATATAGCTGTTTCCTAACGAACCTACTGTGGTTTCCAATGCCGCAATCTTACCTGCATTTGCTTCCGCTTTTTCTTTGGTTGATTCAACATCCGCCAATTTAGCGGTTAACGCATCGACATTACCGGATACCGATTTAACGGATTCTAATGCTGCACTCACCTTACCAAGATTACTTTCAAGTGTTGAAATTTTCGTATCTTGTTCAGCATTCTTATCGGTGTTTGCTTGTACTTTGGTCGTTAAATCCGTGGTCTTCCCTTCTTGTACTTGGAGACGAGAGGTTAACCCAGTAATCGCATTACCTTGCTCCGTTACCTTGTTCGATAAGGTATCGATACGACCACTTGCAGTATTTGCTGCATTCGCTTGTCCATCGACTAATCCCTTCAACTCGTTGTAGTTATTGGTGATAGACTGAGAAGCTGCGTCAATACGACTTGAAGCGGTTTTAAACTTCTCATCCGTATACGCATTCGCAGAAGCAAGTGTTGTACTATCGCCATTTGCAATCGCAGCCGTTAAATCCTTACGGACATCACCGATGGCACCCGCAAGATTAGAGACATGAAGATTGACTTCTTTCTTCGTCGCAAACAGATCAAGACGGCCATCCTGCTCGGTCATCTTCGCACTGACTTCATTTTTCAATGTTTCCAATGCTTCGATACGAGTTTTATAGTCTTCTTTCGCTGATTCCAATTCCGTAATCTTTTCATCTTGGATGACATTTCGATTACGCTCAGCTTGAATCGAGCGTTCTAACTCCGCGTCTTTATCTTGAAGTGCGGTGATTTGACCAGATACCGTATTCGCTTTATTTTCGAGTGCTTGTATCTTCTCGCCTTGAACAGAGATTGCATTCTCATTAGCGGCTGCTTTATTCGCCGTCGTCTCTAATTTCCCTTCTGCTGTACCAAGACGTGTATCTAATGCAGTCGTCTTAGCTGCTTCTTCCGTGATACGATTATTCAATTCCTCTTTCGCTTCAGATAGACCCGAAGTAGAAGATTGTTTTAATTTCGCAATCTCCTCATTTGCAGTATCAATGCGAGAATTTGCATTGTTGAGATTATTCTCTAATGCCGTATCTTTCTCTTTTAATGCTGCTATCTCAGCAGTATGACCAGCTATCGCGTCTTTATTGGTATTGATGAGTCCATTCAGTTCATCATCTTTACCTTTCAATGCTGCGATATCTTTTGCTTTCGCTTTGAGGTCAGCTTCTGCTGCTTTAATTTTCTCATTGGCCGCAGCAATATCCGCTTTGGCACCATCAATCTTATCAGAAAGTGCAGAGGCATTTCCAGTGGAGGCTGTTGCTTTCTCTTCTAACGCAGTAAGTTTACTTGCTACATCTTGCTTATAAGTTGTAAGTGCTTCATCACGAGCAGTCTGTGCTTTATCCCGTTCTGTAATCTGATTACTTAACGTGTTAGCTTTTTCTTCTAACGTATTAAACTTCTCAGTATCAGACGCAGTCTTCGCATCCACAGCTTGTTGTAATGCAGCATGTGCTTGATTTGCTTGAGCAACTTTCGCTTCAACGGCGGCATTATCAGAGGCTTGTTTCTCTTTTAATGCATTGATACTACTTTCTAGTGCTTGTTTCTCACTTGCTCTATCAGTATTGGTTTGGGTAATTTTTGCATCGATTTCATCTTCTCTTGCTTTCGCACGAGCAACCTCTGCATTTAATCTACTCTCTAATTCCGTATCTTTTGCATTTAAAGATTGTTTCGCTGCAGCTAACTGCTCATTAGTAGTTTGGATACTATTGGTTAATGTGGTATCCTTTTCCTTGAGCTTATCAATTTCTGCATTGATAGCAGTTGTGGTATCGCCACTGTTGTTTTTCAACGCTTCAATCTTTTCGTTCAGCTCAGATTTAGCCGTAGTTAATGCATTATCCGTTGCAGCTGTCTTCGTTTTCAATGCTTCAATATCCGCATCTTGTGCGGTTTCTTTCTGCGTGTTCTCACTGATATGCGTGGTCACTTTCGTATTTAACGCATCAAACTGATTCGTTAACTCGTTATCTTTCGCTTCGGAATTTTGTTTCAACTCATCAATACGCGCATTTGCTGCAGTGATCGCATCAGTTGCATTACTGTTACCTGACTTTAACGTTTCTTTTGTTTCATCAAGCGCAGTTTGTAATGCATTAGCTTTTTGTGTTAACTCGGCTAATTGATTATCGGTAGCTTCTTTATTCGCATTAACGGTATTGGTTAACGCTTGATTTGCTGCCTGAGCCTCTTGTTTAGCGGCATTTATCGCTTGACCTAGGCTAGTCTTCGCTGTTGCTAAATCATCCGTTACCGCTTGAATACGACCCTCTAATGCAGCATCTTTTGCAACTAACTCGGTATCTTTTTCTTTCAACTGATTGATGGTCTCATCACGAGCAGCATCTGCAGCAGCATTGGCTTTCTCTTTTGCTTCTACATCAGCAAGACGAGATTCAGCCGAGGTCATACGCGGAGTGATATCCGCACTCAATGCATTGAGCTGATTTGCAGTTGTATCGCCTTTTTCTTTAACGGCATTTAACTTCTCATCATTTGAAGTTTTATACTCCGTGACTTCGGTTGATAAGGCATCAATACGTTTACGTTCCACATCCACTGCGGCATCGTTAGCTGTTTTATAAGCTTCTAATGCATTCTTGGTTTCACTCAACTGATTTTTCAGTTCATCAGTTGCACCAGATGAAGATTCTTTCAACTCGTTGACTTTACCTTGAAGTGCTGTCAAGTTATTATTAACCGTATCAATGTTACCTTGTAACGCCGCTTTCTCAGTATCAATCTTATTATCTAATGCTTGTTTAGCAGTATCTAGATTGGTTTGAGCTGTTTCTTTCGCTTCATTGATTGATTGACTTAATGACTGTTTTGCTTCATTAAGACTGTTTTCAATTGCTTGCCTATTTGCTTCAGCTGTCTGATTAGTTGTATCAAGCTTACCTTGTAAATCAGTCACTGCGTTCTCACGTGCGGATTTCTCATTCGTGATATCCGTATTGAGCGTCGTTAATCCTTTCTCTAATTCAGAGAAATGATTACCCACATCGGTTTTAAACTGATTAAGGTTTGCATCGGTGGCATTCGCTTGGTCTTGCACAGTACCGATACGAGTGTTATGATCTTGTAAACTCGCATCATGTTCAGTCAGTTTTATATCATGACCATCGACACGACCCTTAAGGGTGTCTTGTGCTTGACGCAATGCTGTAACATCATCGGGTGTGGCACGTGGTAAATTACGGACTTCTTCAAGACCGGTATTTAACGTACCGATAGCCGTATCGTGTTCTGCGATTTTCGGGTCACGAGGAATGGTTAAAGTAAATCCCATCGTGTCGTTATTAACTAGATTTGCCCCTGGGATATCTGAAACTAAAGTACGTTCACTGTTCTTATAAGATGCAACTAATTGAGAAAGTGCATCTAAAGCGTTCTTCGTTTCAGCAATATGATTACCCAAATCTGTTTTAGCTGTATTAAGTGATTCGGTTAACTCGATATCTTTCTCACTCAATGCAGCTAATGATGCTTTATGACTCTCTAAAGCGGTTTGAGCTTCTTTTAGTTTCTCACCAACATCATGGCGGAATTGTTCTTCTTCCGCTTTATTCTCACTCGGGTCACCAATCGCATCGATAATCTCTTTTGCTTTGGCGACTTCGACACGAAGTGCATCGATACTTGCTTCATTTATCTTACTGAAATCTACATCTTTAATCTTTTCTTCGATTTGATGTAACTTCATCATTAAGATACTATCCGCTTTCGCTGCACGTTCACGTTGGATTGCGACTAACTGATTTAACGGATCAGCAATCGGATTTAATCCATAGATATCATAAATCGAATGTAAGTGACGTACTGGTTCAAATAAAGTCGGTTTATCGATTAAGTCTCTATAATAGATACCACGTGCATCATGTTTATGGGATTCTAACATTTCGATAAGGGATTCAGGGATTTCTTGGAACTCACCCCCCACGCATTGATACTCGATATGCACTTCACCACGTACTTCTGCTGTAATTAATACAAACATCGCCACGTTCTTACGCGAACGTTTTACGGCTGCTTCTACTAAGCGAACAAACTTAAATTGTTCATTTGGAACAAGGGGGTCACCGAGATACGTAATCTTAACGGAATCCGTATAGAACGCCCCTGCTTTTAAGGCAAATACCCGTGTACGAGAATCCACGACATGTAACTCATCTGATATTTTATTATCTGGATGTTTACCAGTGAGATCCAACGGATATCGTTTAATTATATTTTCTGATGACATCTTTTATTATCCTTTTAACAATGACTTATACCTCACGATCTTAACGAGTAGGATTCGCTTTGGTCGGTCTAAACCATTTTAATCCACCGTAAACAACATTACCGAAGTTTCTTATATAACAACCCTGTACGAAATCTCTATTATTGAAATCGTTCTTAAAAGGAGGGCGGACGAAAACTTCTTTCAATTTGCGATAAATATCGTTTGGCATTCCGTTATATCCGTAAAATTTCGTTCCTGTCTTACGGTATTCCACAGAAGAAGATCCCATGTTAAATCGTATTAGTTTCGTGTCTGTGACATCTAGCGGGTCATAAAAACTTATCTCTGGAGTTACGTAGAAATAATAATTACTTGGTCCATCATTATGCACTCGGGAGAAAGAATAAGTCATGACTGTACCGAAGTTGTTGACTAAAATTTTCAGCTCTTCGGGTTTAGGCAGAACACCATTTATCTTCATTACAATTGCTGCTTGGGCATGATGGACGTGTCTTCTGATCGTACAGTTATTATGGTAAGACATCTTCTGCTCAACATGGATCAACTCATCAATATTGATATTGCCTGGATAAACCCAATATGATCCACCTTGCATATATAAACGCGGTACATCTGTATATGCTTCGTTAGCTAACGCAGACAACGGATCGATGATTAATCCTTTCCATCCATTCTCAATAATCCAATTATCTATCAAAGGGACAGGAGGATTACTGGTACCCTCTGTTGGAGGTGGAGGAGGCGGAGATGAACCGCCTCCACCGGATGTATGTTGGTGTTTCCATGGTTTACTTACTCGCCAACTCATATTACACCTCTTCTAATTTTTTAACCCGTTCTTTTAATGCATGGTTTTCTTCACGAAGTTCGTTCACGGCTTCTAATAGTAGTGATAAGACACCATTATAATCGACTTCTAAATAACCTTCGTTGTTCTTCGATACGGCTTCAGGCAATACAACCAACACTTCTTGTGCCATCACCCCAGCATGTCGACCACGAGGTTCATCTTTCATCTGATAGGTATAACCATGTAATGCACTGACTTTTTCAAGCGCATTATAGATTGGTTTAATCTCACGTTTTAAACGTTGGTCTGAACGAACTTGTAAATGATGGACAGACATCCAACCACTACACCATACCCCATCTCCACCATGAGCATCATCTTTTGCCCATTCTAGATAAACGAAACGACCTGGTTCACCATGACCTGGAGGCGGTTTAAGATGTAATCGATATCCTGCAAAGAAATGACCTGTATCATGAATAAACGGTATCTTACCTTTCATTAACTCGTTACTTTTCCAATGCTCAGGGACGGCGTAGTGTGTAAATCTTGTCGGTAGATAATTTTCATGTGCGTTGAATGCACCTAATGCATTACGGATTTTCCCTTCTACTGCAGAAGCAGTCATCACTCTATCAATACGAGTGCTTGCTGGATCATTAGTCATGTGATTATAGGTTAATATCTCTAAGCGACGATAACCAGCACCATATTGATTCCAGCCCCCTGTCCAGATACGTAAGTCATTATGCGAACCATAATTGAACTCAATGGTACGACCATGCGATTGTGCAACCGGTAAAGTTTTACCTTGATGATGAGGATGCATCACACGAATCTGTAATTGCCCTTGTGCAATACGATTACTATCATCTGTCACATCTTGATTCGGTCTTAAGAACCCACTATATCCCCATCTTACATCGGTTTCATTCCAGTTTTCATCAAATGGATTCGAAGTAAACTGACGCAATGGGCCTTTCATGTTTCCACCGGTATAAGGGACGAATTTATCATTGAGTGATGTTCCATCCGCATAAATAAAGTCAGCGGCTTTCATGTTACCATAAACAGGGTTACCGGTACCATCTTTTAGATTGACTCCATCCTTAATATATTCAAGGACATCACCATTTAAACGTAAACCCGCAAAGTTCGTACTATTAACTGGTTTCATTGATAGTCTTGCCGCAACTTGAGCAGGGGTCAATACGTTAAGCAGTTTATCGTCTTGCTCTGCGCGTTTATTCCCTTGTACGTAAGACTCAAGTTTATCACCATTACGGTCATTTGTAACGTACTTGGTATAAGTCGTATCATGACCCACCTTATCACTATCAAACTGATTTGCTTTTAATTTACCGGCTATCGTTTGCTCTTCAGCATCTAATTTAACCGAGCGATTGACAACGATATTAACACGCTGTTCTGTTTCTTTCTTTAACTTATTTAATGCAGCGGCATTCGTATCCACGAGATTCTGAACAGATGCCGTTAACTCATTACGTAGTCGATTTAAGTCATTGCCTTGATCCGTTGATGCTTTCGCAAGTTTATCTAATGCATCTTTAATCTTCGTATTGAGTTGTGATTCTAATGCGGCAATCTGATCGGTTAATGCGCGATTAGTCTGTGCATTATTCTCACGTATTTCTGTTGTGGTATTCGTGATTCTTTCAACCAATTCACGTTTTACTTCTGTGACTTTGGTCTCTACTGCCGTGGTCGCTGTCTTACCGATACGTTCCGCTTCTTTTGATAATGTTTCAACTTTCTTCAATGCTCTATCAATTGCACCGGCTGTACTTGAACTTAAATCATCTTGCACTTGTGACATCCGTGCAGAAATCAGATTAAGTAATCGTCCTTGTTCAAATAACAGTTGTAATACTTGTGCATAAGACGGCGCATCTTTCTGGTCTTCAATTAACCATTTCTCGATTCCTTGACGTAGACGAGATAATTCATTAATGAAATCATCATACTCATACGTACCAGACGTTTCATGTTCATGTGGTAATGGTGGGAACTCAATTGGTTTACCGTGTAATTCTTCCCATCTGACTAAGATAGGATTAATGGATGCATTCTTTAAGGCTTCCTGATAATGTTCTTCATCAAGAACGTAATCACCCCCAACAGTCTGGTAAACTAAATCATAGTTACCACCTACCCATTGGTCTAATAAAATGATGATACTTCCGACATCTTTATTGTGTTTTGTATAAGGCGTGATTCCTTCAAAGATACCTCCGATATAGAAGTCCTTACCGAATTCTAATATCTCATTGGTTTCTATCTTCTTTATCTTAACGGAATCATGGAAGAACGGGGCACATCTTGGTAAGATGATATTAAAATCCGTTCTATTTACGGACGTCAGCGTGACACGCTCACTGACGAGGTTGGCAGGAAGTTCACCCGACATATCGCGACTATATCGAGGGACTTCATTGGATGGAATTGTCATAGATTCCTCTCTAATTTTAACGTTAAAACTATAGCTATTTGTTATGGTTAGACTGGAAAACCCAGCCCGACACACTGTCATTTAACGTATATATAAGAGGTCTATAAACATATATAGAAAGGGGTAAAATGAGACTGGGGTTTTTTTACCCAGTCTATAATTTTTATGACGGTATATAATATACATGAAGAGAGAACAATAAGTTCAATCTTTATTCAATCAATCTTAAATAATAACCTATCCTACTGACCATGTTAGGATAGTGTACAACACCCATATGGGTAAGGAGTTAATCATGGCTAAATTCACACTAGTAGCAGTTAAAGGAACTGACGTTAATATTAACATTGAAGCTGAGATGACACCAGCTGAAGTGGCTCAAGTTCTTGTCACTTCACGCGATTCATTAAAAGACCTCATTGGTCTTCTCCACGAAGCGAAAAGCACAGCTAAAGAATTCTACGAAGAATTCAAACCAATTCTTCAGCGTCGTGCTGGTGCAGCATTAGACCGAGATGGGTCTAGCTGGGTTCGTGAAGAGGAGATGGAAGCAATCCGTCATGAAATTCAAATGGAAAAGCTTCGCCACGAATTGGCTGAGCTTAAAGCCAAATCAGATGAGAAAATTCATGAAGCAGAGGTTGAACGTATTCGGGCGGAAACATTGGCACGCGCTGAAAGACAGTGTCGCAACACCATTACAGGTACAGATGCAAAACCAACAGAAACCTCTGAAGAGGGAGTAAGCATTGTGCGCATTAACAACGACAACTTCTCTCGTCGTGTTAGTACCACAGCAGGGGATGAAATTCATGCACGCCGTATCGCAGAAACCACTGCGACTGTGCGCTAATACATTAAGAGGATGCCTAGGCATCCTCTTATTTTTGTCCGAAAGGACATAAGGGTGCAGGGATGCGCAAACATCCCTGCGTGTGATTAACCTCAATAAAAGGAGTGATAAAATGGAAATTGTAGAAGTCCCAAAAGACCAAATGGCGTTTATTGAATCCAATAGACCACCATTCTGGTTTACCCCAAGTGCCATATCCACATTAGATTGGCGCAGTCGTCAGTCAGTCAAGAACGTTCAAGACTGGATGATGAACAAAATACCGAAGGTATCGGATGATGATTTATCCCGTTATCGTAATGCGATAAATCACATTAAACAATCAGTGCATTAAGTTGCACATAAACAAAGGGGTGTCCAAAGATACCTCTTTTATTTTGGTTTATCACATATTCGTTTAGTCAGTTAATACACCTTTATTAATCAATTCCTTGATAGGCGTACCTTTCAAGAAGTGCTGGTTTAATGTACTGAAATCTTTTATCGCAAAAAATCCTTCCTGCTCTGCATAGACTTGACGCATTTGACTTGCAAAAGTTGCGATTTGTTTTTCACTTGCAAAGAAGTACTTCAATTCAAGCTTATTTAATTTCGCTTTATCTTGAAGCATTGCTAAATCTTTTTTATTATCGGGCGTCAAATAAGCCCAAATAATATCGGCATTAATTCCTAATATTGCCATCTTAGGATTGCCGCCAATCAGATTGATGATATTCAGTTTATTTGTTTTCTTTTTACTCATAGTGGTCTATCACCTCTGATAAATTCAAGAAGCTCATCGACACCACCAATACAGCGATGGTTACTCTCTTGTCTTAAACGTCGTACGCGATGGATAAACTCTTTAAGGTCGTCATAATCCACTTCAAGATACTTATGATTATCAATGTATCTTTCTTTATGCACCCGCTCTCTTGCTTCGCTATTCGCCCCTTTTGATTCGACGATGAGTAAAGTGCGTTCATCTCGACAGATAAACGCATCACCGAATTCAACGATATCACATGTTGTTATCATAATTCATTCTCCTAATAAGTAAGGTTAGTTGTCATATTATAGCGGACAAAAATAAGAGGCTACACGAAGTAGCCTCTGGATATTTCCAAATGGAAACTAATACTAACCAAAAATATAAGGAATCATGAACAACTAAAACAAATAAAAAAAGTTATTCACATATATTATATTATTGATCTTCGAATCCTTCTGCTTTTAAGATAGAGCTGACGTAAGAGAGAGGTTGTCCTTTCTCATCCAGGTAAGTCTGTTTGATATACCCTGGATTACGTTTCGGGTTACGGCCATCAAATGCCCCTTTACCAAAGAAACGTACTGCCCAATATAAACACCAACGACGCCATGCTTGTACACCAAGTTGTTTCATGGCATATTTGAAGATAGCATCCGCATCGCGTTTCGTACCTATCCCAAAGGCATAAAAGTAATCATGGACGATAGCCGCTTCCATGTATCGTCCATCCGTCGGAAATAACCACGTTAATGCACGTGGTACTGACGCTAAGTCTGTTTTAAACCCTCTTGGTACGATGATATCTCCGTAATTTTCTGAACGGAAATGTAAATCACGTAAGAGAAGATAGACACGTCTATCTTCTACATACTCGTCCAAAGGTTTTAAATCAAGTGCAGTAAAAGTTGACTTCATTTTATTTCCTTTTTATTGTTGACTAAGCCGTTTAACCTGCTCAGCTAAGATATCGATCATCTCTTGTTGATCTTTAACCGCATTCACAAGAAGTGCAATCACGGCATTATAATCTAAGGAGAGATAACCTCTTTCATCCTGTAATACCGCTTCTGGTAAAACTTGTTGAACCTCTTGGGCAATCAAACCAGCTGACCGTTCTTCACTATCATTAAATCGATAGCTATAACCTGTTAGACTTAATATCTTATTGATACCACCTAACTTTTCGATATCGGATTTTAATCGTCTATCTGAGGTCAGGTTAACTTGACGTGGACGGAGTCGACCCGGATAGGTTAAATCACCATTGGATTCAACTTCTAAGGGGTTGCCGTTAAAGTTAATAGCTCTAATCTTACCGATAGCACCCTCACCGAAAAAGCGAATGATTTTACCGTCTGCTTTATCATCAATGCTCGATTGAACCTTACTCGTTGGAACGTAATTACCGGCAGGTACATTATTTCCTGCATTACTGCTTGAGGCATTATTTTGTAATGTTTGGACTTTCGTTTCCAATGCCGTAATCTTCGGTTCCATCTCATTGATTTTTGTCGTATGCCCACCCACGGTTGAACCGAGGTTGGTAATACGGGTATCATTACCAGAGGCAAGATTCTTCGCTGCATCTGCTTTGGATGCCGCAGTTTGTGCAGCTTGAGTTGCGGCTTGTACCGCTGCTCTATCAGAGGTTGCTGAAGACTCTAACGCCGCGATACGACGTGTATTATCGGTACCAACGGTTTCATTTGCTGCCGCTTTTGCTGCCGCTGCATCTGCTTTAGACTTCGCTTGCTGAACAGCAGTATTTAAACCGTTTACACTGGATTCCAATGTATCCGCTTTATTTTTCGCTGCGGTAGCCGTTTGTTGAGCTGCAGTAACACCTGCTTCAAGCGTACCCGCTTTTGTTTCAAGTGCAGTGATACGAGGTGTAATCTGGGTGACTTGTGTGTTAATTCCGTCAGCCAATTTCTTCATATCACCGATACGAGTGTTGATATCTTGAAGCGTTTGTGCATTCACATTCTCGGCTGCTTGAGCAATTTCCGTTAACTTCGTCGCATGTTGACCAATCGTGGTTTCCAGTGTTGACACTTTACCAGACAAAGAGGTCATATTGGTTTCAAGTGTGGAAACTTTCGTACCAAGATGTTTTACTGACCCTACCAGCGCAGGAAGTAAGTTACGATAAATAATTGCTCTTAAGCTAATGCTATCTTTACTTACAAAGGTACCTGCATTATCAGATTCAACTAATCCCCAGTATCCATCATCGGTTTTCTTCGGAGATAACTTACTCAATAATCCATATGCCGTTTCATCTGAAACATCTTTATAGATAGATTCATCCTGAACACTTACCCCTAGGTCAATCAGATCATGATAGGACTTAGCCAGGGTACGCAAAGAATGAATTCTTACTGAATCCGGCGATTGGAACTCAACAGAGAAATCTTTTGCACTTATTGTTGCGTTCGAATGAAATAAGTCCCCATAATGAGTCAGTGATATACGTTTATTATCGTGCGTCCAGTATAAGTTACGACCCGTTAAGACAATATCGTTACCAGATTGATAAGGAAGCGTATAATCGTCACCCGTTGCAGCGACTTTACCTCTTGGGATAAAGTTACTTGCTGCGGGGATTGCAGCCACATTATTATTGGTTGCATCAACACGAGAGTTCACCGCAGCGAGTTTTGCTTTTGCATCTTGTAATGCAAGCAATACCGCACCTAATGCAGAGCCTGTATTTAAATACGTGCCACCTAATGTGTTATCGGATTCATTAACACTGTTAATGGAACCTAATGCATCGACTAATCCGTTGTTATCGATTGCATAACCACTCTCACCTTTGTTTACGACTTTAAGGTTTGTTAACTTATCTAACGCACCATCAGACGAAGCGGCATCTCTTCCCGTGGTATCCGTATCGACTCTCAAGCTATCTGCTAATGATTTAATAGTACCATTCACTTCATAATCTGAGGTACCATCTGGTTTACGCATCACGATATCACCAGTGGATAAGCCAGGGACTTTAACCCGATTTCCTTCAGTAGATAAAGAAGCAGTAGAGGTACCATCCTTTAATCCAACCGATTTTAAATCATTGACCTTATTTTCATTATCGGTCTTCACGATTTTATTCGGTTGTGCGGTACCCGGTGTTGCGATATCATTCGCTACAACAGGATTTTGGTTATTTAATGCCGTTTGTTTATTCGAGAGTTCTTGTACTCCCTTCATTAACAACGGTAAAAGTTTACCTACGTCTAAAATCTTATACGTAGATTTATTCTCATCATTATAACCAAAACTGCCTGCTTTATTCCCGATTGCATACTCAGGACTCATATAAGGATTGGCGGCTTCGTTGTTACGCAATACCAAATACGTACCCGTTTGGGCATTCCCAACGGTGTCTATATTTAATCCATTAATCGTATCCACTGCATTCAATGGTTTCGCTGCTGGGTCAGAAGAAATCCCACGTGCTGTCACCTGACGCAACATCGTATCATGGTTTACCGTGGTATACCCTAAACGATAGTTGGCTGTCTTATCCGGATTACTGTAGTAGTTATAATCCTGAGCAGTCAATTGTTTATGATACCCTTCCTCATCTTTAAATTCGATACCGGAAACTTTACCGCGTTGTTTATCGGTCGCAGATAAGCCATCTTGTGAACCGAGTGCTTTCACTACACCAGTTGGTAAGCCTTCTGCATTGGTTAAGGCAAAGGTAGTACCAAATGGGAGTAACAAGTTCTTATTATCCCCGTAACGTAATACATTACCGCTAATCACACGACTTGCATTGGTTTTATCCCAGTTGATTAAATCCGTGTCGACATGATTTTTCAATGCAGCGAGTTTCTCATCGTTTGCACGATTGAGCTCTTCTAACTTCGCATTGATTTTCGATAAGGTTTCTGCAAGACTTTCTTTTACTGCATCGTCTTGTTTCTTATTCGCCTTATCAATAATCGCTTTAAGCTCTTCGCGTAATTGAGAGTTTTTAGCATCGACATCATCTAATGAGGCACCAATCACTTCATTGACAATCTGATTATTTTTAATCAGTTTACGAATCTTACCTGAAGTTTCATGCATCTTCACTAACGCATCGGATACGTCCCGACTGGTTTTACGTGCAAGATCTTTTAACTCTTCAGTGGCAGAAAGATAATCAGATAATGCACCCGTTTGTTTACGTTCTTCTGCGACTAACGCACGTGTCCCCGCCGCTAATTCTAAGATAGCATTAACGACATCGATGATACCCATTAATTCATTAGCATCGTGTCCGTGTGGTACAGGCGGGTACTCAATCGGTTTACCAACGATTTCACCCCATGTGGTTTGGAATGGATTCACCAAATAGTTTGCAATCTGCTCTGCATACCCTGTCGCATCGAGTACGAAAGGACCACCCAATGTTTGATAGGTTACACGATACCGACCCGTAATCCGTCTGTCATCAAAGATAACGAGTGATTCAACCCGTGCTTGTCCAACAAATGGACGAATCTCACCAAAGTGACCGCCAAGATAATAATCCTGGTTTTTCTTCAGTAATAACGGATTACCGTCTTCGGTATCCAATTTCTCAACGATAATACTATCCGCAAAGAACGGCGCAAAACGAGGAATAACATAATTAAACTCGTTTCGGTTCTCATCGGTTAACTCGTATATCTCTTGGATACGGTTCGTGACTGCGGCACCGGTTCTATCGAATGGGTATTGTAATAACTTACCGATATCTAAGGGTTGTGGGAGAGGACTTGCACCAAGGTTTTCTTCTGGTGCTTCCACATGTTGAAGTTTCAAGTAAGCATAATCCTGCATACTCTCATCATTTAGATCCCACTTATTCATGTACGCATCGATATCATTATCAAGCTGTGGTTGGTCTGCTTGTAACCCTGCTAATAAGATATTATTCGTGGCATTTTTATGCATCGCTAATGTCTTATTATATACTTTAATCCGTTCATTTAATGCGTTAAACTCATTATTAATTTCGACACCAATATTTGGAATCTCGATGTTTCCACTAATATAATCTAAACGGGTATCCCATTCATTTAAATGGTCTTTAATGAACTGATAACCAGCATAGTTATTATGCGGTGTAAACTGATCTAGATACGTATCCGTAATCCAACTTGATTGCGTATTCTGTTCACTCCAACGACGTACAGGTGGGATGGTCGCACGTTTATACGCATCCATCTTATTACGCACTTGTCTGAACTTATCTCCAATCGCACGTATCTTACTTAGTTCTTCTTCAGAGAATAAAGTAGGTTGAACAGGATTGCGTATTGCGCTATCTATCCATTTCTGGTCAGTGCCTTGACGATAATCATACTTCTCATTATACGCTAAGATATCCTGAACGAGTTTATCGTGTTCTAATACACGGGCCTGATATTCCGTATTATTATTCTCGGTATACGGCTGATCAAGTCGGGTGTTATACGCTTGAACACGACGCATCATTTCATTATACTCATCTTCAGTGGCTTCCGGTTTGGTGACTGGTGCACCTAAACGAGTATTTAATTCATTCTCAATATTATCCGTTGGGAGTTTTAATTGCTCATGCCAACGGGTAATTTTATTTACTAAGGCTTGACGAGTGGTCATTAATTGTGTAAACTTCTCTCTATCATGTCCATTGTAAGTCGTCACTTGTTGTCGATATGCAGCGATATTATTACGAAGCTGCATGGTGATTTGAGATTGTTCTAATGCCGTATATCCATTCTCTTTACGAGGAAAGATATCGTTATCGTCAATGTGAACTAACTCTAAACCATTAACATTTCCCTTCTCATTCCAGAACGGGGAAAACGAGGCAGAGTTACCGTATTTATTTAATGCATCACTATAGAGTGCATCCAGTTTATTAATCGCGGTTTGCTCTGGCGTATCTAACGTCATATACGTCGCAAGGAACTGTTTGCGATATTCTAACCAATCTGCAATTTCTGCATTTCGTTCTGTATTAGAAGGGAAGAGGGAAGTAATCTTCCCATCTGGTATCGTATCGATTTTTGATATCTGTGCGATATCATTTAGGATAAGATGCTTTAAAATTTCATTCGCAGGGACGCCCGTATGAGCGTCCTGTGCAGCGGATCTTATCACTTCATTATCTTTATGCGGTACCAGGATTTTATCTGAATCAGGTATTCTTTCCATTGGTTAAATTCCCTTGATCAATTTCTATTCGTTCTCTTTCTACGGCATTTTCTATTTCAACTGTCGCATCTTCTCTACGAGTGGTGATTATTGGGGGGGGGGCTCTGATGAACTCTAGTATCGGTACTATCCGCTGGACTACTTTCTTTCGGTCTATACGGAATACTGCTTGTACCACTTGGTCGATCATCCTCTCTAGGTTTAATCGTTACTGTACCATTTGGTTCGCCATCGTCCCTAGTAAACAGAGCTGGTTTAGACTCAACTAGTCGAGCCTCAACTTCCACACCACGAACTCGAGATGTTACCGTTTCACCAAAGTGAGGGTATCTCACTTCTATTTCCCAAATTTCATCATTTTCCGGTAGTAGACTATTCGGAATGGTAAATTCAACATCATCACTTCCACCGTTTGCTCTAGATGTATTAAACTCAACGTCTTCATGATAAACAGAAATATCTTCGTCAATTCTATTTAACGATGCGAGTCTGACTCGATACGTAACTGCTCCAGTGGTAAAATCCCTGTTGAGCTTCTCAATACGGAACTCATGTGGATGATGAGCAGGTAGGGTAACATTATTCACTACACTTCCCACCTCACTCGGATCATCCGTATATGAGACTTTCAATGATACTTGTTCCTCATGAACCGGTAAGTCATTATTGGGTACTGTAAATTGACCATTTGAAATGAAATATTTATTCTCTAAGTATCTCACTTCGATATCACTAGGTAATTCCCCTCCATCAGCACGTGCTATGGTAAATATCGCAGCTGGTTCGGTTGATAACGTCCATCCATCATCAGAACGATTGATGCGATATTCATATCTCGGTTTTGCCGGTGGATTGTCACTACCTGTTTCTATAGTAACCTCGGGTTTACCATGACTATCTTCATAGACTGGATGATATTCTTCTTTTGGTCTTCTTAGTACACGAACATTATCGACACGATAACGATGTACGTTATTCTGTTCATCGGTCTCAGCGATTTCGAAAGTCGTTGTAACATCGCCTGCCGGAGGTAACTGATCTCTAGATAAGTAGTAACTATCATGCCCATCATAAGTCAAGATAGTCTCATCTGGCAGATAGGTTTTTACTGCAGTACGATCATAAGCCATCAGTTCACCTGATAGACGTGCGATGCGATAGAATGTTCTACCTGTATCTGAATCTTGTCTAACGAAAGTTACACTATACTCATAACGAGGTTTTGGTGTCATCTCACCCCCCCCGCATTAGCTGCAGCTGGTGGTTCTGTATCTGGCGATACTCTAGGCGGTCTTTCTTTATATAAAGATCCTTTGAATAATGTCGATAATGAATATACGGAGTTATCCTCTAATCCAGACGGAGTGGTTGGGTTACCCGATAACATGATGAGTTCATTAACTAAATCATCAATTGCATCTAACTCATCTCTAGTTAATGCATTCTTCGGTTTTAACTCTATCCATTTATTTAGAGTACGTGTAAACTGATGCTTAATGACATCATCATTTCTACCGTAATAACGGAATTGTTCTGGAATAACACCCGGGACATAGATGCCAGGAATCGCATTTAGTACATTCACGGAATCGTTATTCTGGATACCATACACCATCTCGGCAATAAACCCAATCAAATCACCTGGATTCATGCCATCGATTGGTTTATCATACTGAGGATTACCAAACTGCTCAGGCGGCATCTTCACTTGATAAGGAAGTGATAAATCGAATTTATCAGATTCATTTATCTTGTACTGCGTTACATCGATACCGTATCGATTGTGAATCTTATCAGCATAAGTATTATAACTATCCGCTAATGTGTTGAATTGTTCTTTCTCAGCACGAGGTGCATCGTTGGATGGTCTGATCGGTCTCTGTACTGGGGTAATACGATTAATCAATGAACCCGAATCTGTATCTAGGGTTAATGTACTCGTTGTCATAAGCGGGTATGATAACGTAGCGCCACTAGCACTTGATAAACCCGATATTTCTTTCACGAAAAGATTATTCAGTCCCGCTCTATAACCATTCATAAGTTCAGAAGAGGTAATCCAACTGATTCTTCCGTTTATTGCTTTGATAAGCTGCTGTGCATACCAGCGTTTGGTTTTCTCCAGTTTAACCGTACCATCTTTCAATTTAAGCAGATATGATTGATAACCTGTTGTAGCAATATGAGGGACATGACTGATATTGTTTAGGTCATTTCCAATTAAATCACTGAATAGCATTGGACGAATATCAACCGCATCTCTGTTAAACCAATTTTTTACCACTGTCCATAAGAAATTGTTTTCATTCGTCTCCCAACCAGCACGCTCAAAGTTACGTCTCAACAGCGACTCACGTCTTGCAGCAGCGTTCTCTCCACGGATGGTACGAATCTTCTCAGCTAGCGCATTAAATAAATCCGACAATAATAAATAACGAGGCATTTTAATATCATTCGGGTTCAATGAACCGAATACAGGTGACTCAAAATCACTATCTAAATTCATACTTATTGTCATCTTATCGAATATCTTATCACGGTATCGATAAAGTTCAGGTACGCCAGGATATATTTTAAACGGGTAATAATCGATTGAATTATCTGCATTTTCAACAGGATATAATCTGATACCATAACTAAATGCTTTAATTGGATAGCCAGTAATGATAAGACTTCCAATATTACCCGCCCAATCACTATTTCTACCGTGATATTTTGAACCCACCAAATCAGCTGGTATTTTACTATGATAATCAGAAGGATTGATATTTCTATCTTCCTCGTTACCGGCAGGTCGTCCAACTAGAGCAACATACCCATCATATTTACAACGACGATATTCTTCTGTCATCTCATCTCGATCGAATACAGCAGCAACATCGACTTCATCACCTAGATTTGTATCAAAGGTATCAGATGGTTCAACTGTACTATAAGCAGGAGACTTATAAACTGGGTTACGTCTTAATACCACTGTTCTGCTATCAGGATAAACACGCAATCCTACGAAGTTCATGATATTTCGAAACCAACGTACTTTATAATCGTCGTCAGGTAGATTCAATATGAACTTATCTGGATTGTTCTCATCTTGGAAGAATTTTACCCAGATTAAATTATCTTCCGTATAACCACCATTTCCATCTGGAATTAGTTCATTGCTTTTACTTATTGCTAATTCTACAGCAACCCCATACGGACCATATTCAAATAAGTGTTTAAACTCAGCAGCATATTTTGCCGTACGGCAGTATGTTTTACCTGCTTCTACGACTTTATCTAATGCCGAATTATCTCGTTTTATTTGACGATGATAAATTTCACCTTCTACGTTAATTCCATGGATATAAAGATTAAATGGTTGATTATCTCGAGTATTAATTAAAATATGATTCATTGGATCAGTATGATCATTTGCTCGTTCGAATCCCACAAATATATCTTTTACTTCATTCCACACGTCCTCTCTATAATTAGACGTATCGTTTGATGCCATATTCGTACTCCTTTATTTATTGTTAAATTCAGGTTATGTTTATTTAATTTTTCTTATATATCCTAACATATTTAATGGATATATCTAAAAATCGACATAGCTTGAAATCAAGGAGACACGATAAAATGAAGCCGATTTTATATGATTTACCCCGACGTAAACCGGGACATGTTTACAGTATCGATATGCATCAGTGGGATTTCCAACAGCAAAATATTAAGATAGGTCATCATTTAAATGGCAATACCCATCCTGCAGATAAAGTCGATCTCTTATTAACCAAGAAAGATATTGATTATCGTAGATTAAGAGATAGCAGTCTCTTTACGATAGGCGGATATGCGCATTTTCATGATGGGTCAGAAGATGGGGTATTTATTAAGGATGGTGCATTGACTCAACAGCGATTAGGGTGTCACCATATCAACTGTATTAACTTCGAAGAGGTAGGGGGGATCGTTCATCCCTATCGAATCAATAAAGATAACATCATTGCATCAGATGTAAAAGAAGAATACTGGCGAAGTGTTTATATCCATGTCCCAGAAGCGGATTTTAAACAACATCTCGTTGGACTATCGATTTGCGGTGAAATCTATTGGTTACCGTTAGATGGGAAGATATTAACCTATATCAATAATAATACGTTGAAATTTGATTTCATCCGTTGGCACTTATATGAAAAGGTTTATCGTTATAAAGACTTATTTGGTCGTAAACACATGGGACTCATCCCTTACCAAGATAATCGTATTTCGACTGAAGAAGTGAAGAAGAAAGAGTTTATTCAATCGCTCTTTACGTTACCTCAGTCATTTGTTATCGTGGTCGAAACACCAAAACCATTAGAGATAACGAAACAGCTAGTAGATAGTCATCAATTACCTAAACGGTATTTTGTTGGTGATCATCATTATGCGCCATTACGTTGTAGCGATGGACGGTATCTTCCTTATATCCCGATGGAAGATAGAAATGGAGTCGTCTTATGTACGGAAGAGAATCGTTGGTATCCACAACAAAATGATCAAATCATACGTAGCCAACAACCGTTTATCAATGAGTTAAATATATCGACAAGACGTGCGGTTATCAGACAAGCACATTTTATCAATATCAAGTTTAAGGAATAAGACATGATTTTTTTCATACGACAAGCGTGTGCGCTTATAGGGTGTTTCTTAAGTGAAGCTTCGCACTATATTAGCAAGTATCGTTTACACTGGCCAGTAGCCTGTATACTCATTGCAATTATCAGTTATAACTTCGGTCATTACCGAGGTCGTGCGGATACCCAAACAGCAGATTTAAAGATACAACTTGAACAGAAACAAGCCAATCAAACTGCTGTCATTAATACACAGGAAACCACATTATCGCTTGCGAATAAATTTACTACCATTAATCAAGAAAAGGAAAAACAAGATTATGAACTGGATACGAAAACTGAGCAGTTGCTTGATACCTTTGGTCCTACTGAGCGCGTGCACCTCAAAGCCGACACCAAGCAAAGACTTAACACTGCCCGTCTACCAGCTACCCCCGAAACCATTATGGTTAAGCTCCCAGACGGATGGGAATTTTCTGGGCAAGATAGAGTCTCTCTTATCCAAGAAGCGAGACGAGCAGATAAAATCACAGAAGAACTCAAAGCCTGTAAAGCCTCACTAAACAGTGTTTATGATGCACATGAGAAATATCAGCATGATATGCAGGAATATGAGAAGAAATTAAAACAGTGACATAGATGAGAGGCTACATCAAGTAGCCTCTTAATTATGTTATCATTGGTCGTATCTATCAACTAGACTAAAAATCTCTCCAATGAGATTACCAATATTTGATAATGCACTGGTTGGGACACTATAATGATATTTATAGTGTTCACGTGGAGATGGAATCGCTCCCACAAACTTATCTAATACCGGAATACGATTGACACAATCAATATCAAATCCTTCTCGACCACGTATCTTCAAGATGATATCTTGAGAAGGGGCTTTATGAATCAGTGGGCGGATACGATAATAATCTTCTTTTACCATGTAATCCATCGTTAATCTATCATAAGTTAATCTAAGTCTTAGTACAATTAACCAAACACTTTGAGTCCGCATAAATATTTCATATGGCAAATCACATTGTTTCTTCAACTTAGATAATTGATCCCAGAAATAAATCCCATGAAGTGATTGAAATTCTTTTTCAGGGATTGTTGTTCTATATAATACAACGGGGGATAATTTATCATCATTTGAGAAACCCAGGCTATCCACTTCAACCGTTTCAGGTGTCAATTCTAATTCCATCATTTTAATGCCTCTTTAGAGATTTCTTGGGCGAGTCTATATAACCGCTTAATTGTTTCTACAGCTTCTGAATTGTTTTCAAACATGTACAGAAGATGGTTTACATCAATAACGTAAAAATGTCTTGATACCGGTTTAAAGATACCTTGTCGAATCGGCTTGAACTCAACTTGGACATCCCGCTTAAAGATATCAAAATTCCAAATTTCTCTATTTGAAGTTAGTTCTACTTTACCATCTGGAGAATATAGATTAATTGTAATTTCCGCTTTATCCCCAGTATCAAGCCACATTGTCACTAGCATGGCTGGCAATGGATTACAATAGTATCGAGCATGAAGATTTTTCACTCCGATACACGTGATAACTTTCAAAAGATGATAAGCATTTAACACTAAGCGAATATGCGGTTCGTATTCTTCGCTATAACGAGCTTCAGCAATCTGCTTTTCATATTCCATGGGTGTGGTCATATAGTCAGTGTCGTCTTTTATCGTAATCAGCCATGGGTTAGCATCGTTACGATTGTAATTAAGATGGATACCTTCGTTAAACATAAGTCATTACTCCTTATATATTAGTTAGTTGCATAATTTATTCTAAGTCTATCCTTTTTTATGGGTGTATATTATTATCATGATGAGATGCATTTATCTTATCATTTTAATCTAGATTAATTAACCCTTATAGGAGAAAATGGAAAATGGACGTAATCTGTCATTCAACTCAGGACAATGAAGAGAGTGATCGAGTTAAAAACATTCTGAATCTAACTACCCGTGATTTTACGGATAGACAGATTCGAGAAGTCTATAACCACGATTATAAACTCTGCTACCCAGTAACAAATATCGAATACAATTGGCATGAAGAAAGCAAATGGGGTGAGATACTTAGTTTTTACGTGAGAACAGTTCAAGATAAAATCAACAAAATGGTCGGGTATCCCGATTGCGTTATTGTCGATATCCCGGAAGCAGTCATCCCTCAATTTAATAGAATGTTTAAAGAATCGGGCATTAAGTTCCTTTATGTCCGGACAACACTAACTGGGGTAACCAATGATAGTCCAATCGAAGTAAAATCTCTAGTTAAAATAGAAGAATGACTCGAACTAACTAACCGTTATAGGAGAAATAAATATGGAAGCTAACAATGCACATGTTCCATCAAACCCAAATGCAACTAAAGTACTGAACTTAACTGACTATGATTTTACCACACGTCAACTACTTGGTGAGGATACCGAAAAGGAAGTTCAGTGTTTACCCCATAATTCTTACTTCATTATTAGAGAAATCGACTGGGAGAAAGATGCCCATATCGCTAAGTTTATTACACGATTTATTCTTGAGAATGAAGTAAAATCGCGTCTTATGTTACCTGAATATGTTGTGCTTGAAGTACCAGTAGAACATCGTCACATTGTAAAAGAATCATTGAAAGGAACAAATGTAAAAGTCCTTTATGTTAAGACAGAACAAGTTGAGTTAGAAAATGGTGGATTCCTTGATGTAAGATCGATTGAACGCGCATGGGAGAAAGCCGAACCTAAAATTATTCTGAATCTCACGAATCTTGATTTCACTGATAGACAAATCCGTGATATCTATGATGAGAATTATGAGATTCACTACCCAGAAAATATGATGAGCATTGACTGGGATGATGAGACCGTTGGTATACAGTCTATAATTAACACTTGCGCTATGATCATCCAAAATAAAATCAACAAGATGTCACACAATCCTGACTGCGTGATTGTGGATGTGCCTGAGGAGGTGATTCCATACATCAACGAGAAGTTTAGAGATTCAGGTATTCGTTTCATCTACACTCGTACAGTGTTTGTTGAGATGGTCGAGAGTGACCCACTTAAAGTGAAATTATTAAGTAAAATAGAGGGGTAACCTAGGTTACTCCTTACATGTGTCCGATATACGGACATAAGGCGTGGGGATGTCTGGCATCCCCACTAATATCCATCCTAAAATAAGGAGGAATTATGACTCATAATGATGTCATTATTCGTGCGTTAAAACGCACCTGCGGAGCTAAATTCCGCAGTTACTTAGCGTATAAGGAATTATGCGCATCCTGGGCTAAAGGAGAGTCTAATTTAACATTAGATGAACTCCTAACGCTCAACCCTGTAAGAGGATAACTCTTACAGATTATTAGAAGAGGATATCGAAATATATCCTCTTTTTTCTTATCTAAGTAAAAGACACGGATGATTCGCGATACCTTTCAACTCAGGATGATTCAAGATAAACTTCGTCCAGCTTGCTAATTCACCTGGGATAAAGTAAGCATATGGATAATCTTCATAGACTTCTATCTCAGTATGCCATTCTCTTACTCGAGTTAAAACTTCTATCGCTGGGATTTGAACAGAACTATATAACAAGAAACCACTAAAGATATTCTTCATTACAAAGCAACGTTCTTCTTCCCCGACATTAAACTTCACTATCATTTCATTAGAGATAGGGATATATGCAAGTTCAATATCGCTTGTACCTGGTATTAACTTAGGTAGAATAGATACAACGGTATTGATAAAATCAGTTTGTTTATCAAACTCATCCGCTATTGTTGGTTCACCTTTCGGTGTAATTTCACCGTTCTTATAATGATAGACGAGTGTTTTATTTTTATCTTCCTCATCAAAATAACGTTCGTAAGCTGGAACATATTTCATTTTAGTTTTCCTTATTGTGCAGTTGGTTATAACGTTCAAAGAACTTCTGTCTTTCTTCAAACGAATCCATTATAGATAGCACCGACAAAATCGGACTTATCATACGATCATTAGCCAAGAGTAGCTTTAAGAACTCTACGGTTTCTCTCGTGATACGATAATAGTGGTAAACCTTAGTAGGATTATCTGCTTTAAATACAATCGACTCGAGTAACGGAATCGGTACTTCACTTTTTAAGATGATCTTGTCTTTATCCCCTATCACCACAAATTCCTTACCGAGATATTCAATAAAGAACGTATCATTACCTGCATAATAACTAATAGAGATTGGGGTATCCTTCAATAAATCGTGCTTATTTGTGGCACGAGCGATGATTTCTACCAACTCACGTACTATACTCATCTGATAGTACATCGGCATGTAATAGGCCTTCCATATTCCCTCGGCAATACTATCGCTTATCGCGATACTGATTTTAGCAGGATTAACATGAATCGTTTCATCTCCAGCTCGAATATGAATCGTTGTCGTCGGTGGATTAATACCATCATAATATGCAACCACAGCCGCTTCTCGGTCTATCTCCGTAATTGGGAGTTCAGACGCATTAATGTTTTCAATGATTTCTGTCATGAGGAATTCCTTTAAATAGAATAGATTACAATAAATTGATTACTCCTATATCCATTTTTCGGACATAATAAAAGAGTGTCTATACACCCTTGATAAAACCCATTCTATAAAATTTATAATCCTATATTATCTTAGTGATGAGAAGAACTTTTGACTTCTCAGGGATATGGCACGGTACCCTATAACTACCGTGCCATAAGTTTAGACTAAGATAAAGGAGTATCCATGAATGGATATCGATTTTCTTAATCAAATTGCTGCTTCAGATGAGATTGAAGCAAAGCGCCGTCAAGATGAATTATATCGCTTGAAAGTCGAGTCACAGATTCGACGAGTAATGCAATAGTATAACGTCAACCGAGACGATGCCATAAAGATAAGAGATGAAAGTCTCTTACCAGCACTTATCTTGTAGTGCACCACAAGATATGGGGAAACGAAACTTTCCCCATATCTTTTTCTTAACCCTATAAACTAATAGGAGGATTATTATGATTTTTAAACGTAAACCAACCGATTATATTATACATGTTATAATTTACTCAAATAACGAAGGCATCGGGCCAGATGCCGTCTACTGGTCAGGCTACATGACGGAACGTGACTTCTTCCAGATATGCGGAAGATGTCAGCTGAAGGACACGACGGGGAAAGATGATAACCCTTATCTTCTCATGCGATACGCATCTGCATGTCGCGAGAAAGACGAGGTTCTGGTACAGGCCATCGAGATGGCAGAACAATTAGGTGCAAATGACGCTACTCACGGTGTAGTACCTTTATTGCGCATGGATGAACTAATCATGCGTGATTTTATTGTGTATAATAAAACCATCATGCGCGAACAGGCAATGAAACATTTACCGCCAAAACGCATGACAAAAGAATATAGAGCATATCGATTGATATGTTCTATGGGATACTGCTTCAATGTAGATCTAAATAGATTTATAAGTAATGGAGAAAGTATCTTCAATCAACTCGTAGCCAAACAATGGGAGCAAAAATGAAAGTTATCTTAAATGCGACAAAATACACATTCGCAGAAAAACAACTTAAGCAAATGACTAAGATACTCAATGAAGAATGTCAGGTCATTTGTACGAGTGAACCACTAGAATATGATGACGATGAAGAAATCAATATTAACCCTGGGTTAGCTTCTGATTTTGCAGCAGCACTATCAGATGAAATTAATCGTGCATCTAACCGACCAGATATCATTGTATTGGACATTCCAAGAAAAGTGATACCTTATATCGAAGCACTGTACGAAGGAACCGATATTCAACGATATTATATCCTTCCTGCTCTTTCTAAGGTAGATGGATTACAACCTCTAACAATGAGCTACGTTTAAAATTAAAAATAAACAACAGGGGCAAAGATGAAAACTATCTTAAATACTACTACCCATGTACTAAATGAACTTCAGTTGGATGGACTTGCTGAAGCAGATATCGGTGACTATAAATGGTTCTACGCGAAGGAACCGTTAAAATATCAAGATGATGATAACAATCATATCAATCCTAGATCTGCTACAGATTTCACTAGTAAATTGGTGGTAGAAATTGATGCCATGGAAACCAGACCTCAGTTCGTCGTACTAGATGTGCCGAGAAAGGTAATTCCTTATATCGAGGCACTGTTCCATGAAACAGATGTTCAGTGCCTGTATATCGTTCCAGGTTCTGTTGAAGTAAAAGAAACTAAAATTTTAGTCGTCAGTCACATTAAGGTTTATCATTGGCATGAAATTAATATTGGACTTAACCAGTAGACGGTTTAATAAAGAACAAATCAAGCCTATCTGTACAGACGAATGTGAGATTGTTCATTCAGAAAAACCGTTAGAATACATCGAGGTAGAAGATGATGAAGTTGATTTATCGCAAATCTATAACATGGTCATCTATATCACATGTAAAATAGCGAGTCAGAAAAGAAAACCTGATATTCTTATCCTTGAGGTACCAAAGAATATCGAACCATATATGGAGAAAGCACTCCATCATAATTCTGCTGACCGTGTATACGTTAGACCAAAAACTAACAAATAACAACATAATCAAGAGACTGCTTAATGCAGTCTCTTTTTTGTTATGCAACGATATTTCCGTAGGTTTCGACGTAACCCATCACAATGACATGAGCAAGAAGATACAAGATAGGGATATAATAATATCTATCTAAATCATCCCATCTCACCGATGCATCCATTAAGCGCAGGATTTCCGCAGGACAAAGTGGTTGACGTTTCAAGTATTTAAATACCTGAAGTTCAAGTCGACTCATTTTTTCTTCATCAGCCAAATAGAAGTACTGGCTAAAGACGTAGTCCTGGTTCATCCCTACTTGATAGATATAACGACGATTGTGCGTAATATCTTCATCAATAAATAATGGAAGCTCAGCCGGTGCTGTAAAACGTGGGGTAAAGCTTACTGGGGTGATTTGCGTTAAATCCTTATATGGATAGACGAAGTAATTATATTGACTATGACTTCCATTCCAGACCATCTCTGCATTACGCATCGATAGACGAGGGATGATATTAAACTTCGTCATGGCATCATCTAAGTCTAACCAATCCTGGTTCATCAACGCATCCCAAATACTCCAGCCTTTATGTTTATCGGTAATATCCGTGCGTATCCGTCTTACCTTATGGTATTCAGGATAACGAGAGGTATCAATTAATGATAGTAAGAAATCATTATGCTTAATATCACATGTCCGATAAGCATTATGGAACGGTACAGTAAAGCTACAGGTTTCATCATCATAGAAGTGACGGAAATACTGACTAATCAATCTATCCATCGTTTCTTCAATGCGTGTTAAATCCCCATAAACCTCTTCTTCAATAAACGCCCCATTTCCCATTCGTAACCGTTCTAATGAGAAGATAACGGTATCAATCGTTTTAAGCTTTAAGTTATCATGTGCTTCTTTGGTAATGAACTGACGAACAAAATAATCGACTTCCCAAGCCGTATTACGTCTTGCAGAGAGTTTCTTCACAGACGTAATCTCTAACAACCCTGCACGTCCATCCCCAATATCCGCAATAAACATATCGCCTTTATTCGGTTTCATCACCGGATAGATGTGCGCCGTACCGGTTAATTCATCTTCTTTCTTACTTTCATCATAACTATAAGAAAGGGCTGACGTTACCCGTAACTCAAAGTTCTTAATACAACGATACTGTTGGAATGCTGCGGGTCTATCGAGTGTCCAAGCATAAGACTCATCATCTTTACCGAGATACTGAGCATAATACTCAACAGTCCAAGGACTTCCTTCCATAAAGGAAATGATGTTTAAGATGTCATCGGATTTACTATCGACTTCCACCCCATTATAAGGTTGAGAAATGATAGGCATCTTCATGACATCATTTTGGTCACAATAAGGGGTTTCAGAAACAGGATGGACTTTCTCCACCGTTATCTTAACTTCTTCCTTATCGATGACCTTTTCGTGATGCTCAGCGATAACATGACGCTGAGGGATTTCTTCAAAACTAAATCCTGCCATATTATCGTTCTCCTCTTCTGGCAGAAACGTACCCTTTCATAACGGTACGATGGATACCGGTTTCTATTGAAACTTCTTGTCCTGGGTCTAACCCATAAGAGAGATAAGCCATGACTTTACTGAAGTTCGTCCGACCAAAGAATAATCCCATCACTAAGTCAGGATTATCATGATGTGCTTTTAACCAGAGGTATAATGCTTGTTGGAACTCTAATAAGGTACCATGTCTTAATTTGGCATCTTTCAGATGATGCCAGCCACTTCTTGCTTCGGTCTCATCTTTCATGTCCTTAAAGGTTTCCCCTAACCACTGATAAAAATACTTATCAATATGACGACCATAAGGAAGATTATCCAAAGGCAGGTTTAACATCAAACAACGATAAATCGGTAACCACATGCCAGTCTGGTCATATGGCAATAATTTCATATACCAATTACACAATTCAGGAATCGTGTTTGGCATCGGATTACCTTTATTGGTTTCACGATGCGTGTAGATTTCCGATAACGTATCAGGATAACGCATCAGATCTTCCATGACTTCTCTCTCAACCCCAAGATAATCTCTAGGTTGTTCAATCTGAAGATGCCATTGTTGCCACCATTCTAATTTATAATTCGTATAGATACCGATATCAGAAGTGATATTGATATTTGTCGTATCGACTCTATCATTACCTTGATATAGGTTAAAATGTAAAATCGTCTTCGGCGCATAGAGGATTTGCTGATGATGGTCTTTTAACCAACGTTTCATTCCCCAACCAAACTTCATCACGGTCGATTCTATCGCATCCATGGAATCCATCTGCGTATAACCGGTTAAAGGATTGACTCGCATGATATCCTCATTTAATTGGATAAGTCGAGTTAAGACGATATCATTACCTGGATTAGAGGGTTTCTTCATCCAACTATCCCAGTTAGGATATCGTAAACCGAAGTTTTCTTTTACGGTACTGCCTTGGTAATCCCACATCTCAGCAATCACATTATTCGCTTTCTGAAATGCATCATACGTGATACGAGGCTCCGCATGAGGATAATGTTCTCTTAATCCATCTATCCATTTCGCGGGGACAAATTGATTATAAACCTGGATTGGGAATTCAGTCGTTGTTTGGAACGGTGATTCATAATAGAACTGGACTTCAAAAGTCATCTCCGTACTGGCACCCCGTTCTTTCTTCTGATTTTCCGGTTCATTGGTTTCCATTAAGAGAAGCAGGACATTATGCTGTTTCTCACGAAACGCCATCGTTCCGCCTAATCCTGCACGGGTTTTTAACTCTGTATAACAACGATCATAAGAACACCGGTTCATCCAATCATAAAAGCTTTCTTTATTTGGGTCTCGATTCGCTTTTAGCTGATAGAGATCATTTAGTAAAGCTTTCGTATCATCAGAAGGTAAAACGAAGTACTGAATTTCTGACATGGTTAAATGACGATGTCCAGATAATAGACGAAGTATTTTAGCCTGAACATTTTGCGCTTGTTCATGAGAGACGGCACTAAACGTAAAGTTCATGGTTATCTTCGCTTGAACGTATTGCGAATATAACTTAATCCCTAAAACAGGATCAGCAAAGATAGGGGGTAAATCCCCTATCATGTGAATATTTCTCGCTAACCCTTCATCCATAATCTCTTCTTTAAATTCCACTTCAATTTTATCGTATTCCCCAAATCGAGCAGAATCCTCATTGGCATCATGTCTAATCGGAACTAGAGTATTCTTCTCACTATTCCAGGTTAGCATGTTATCCTCAAGTCCTTTCGTATAGATTACCGTATCAGGTCTTAAGTCTAACTGCGGGATAATCCGCTTTATCGCTTGGATAGCAACTCGTCGAGTCACTCCGACGTAACCTGCCCCAAGCGGTGACATTTGCATCGGCATACCTTACTCCTTTTTGGATGATTTAAATCCTGTAATTTCTTCCGGGAGATAATCACATTGAGGGATACCAAAACGAGATAAAACAGTCAAACGACTACAAATAGGCAAATCAATCAAACGATTAATATCCAACGGAGAGGTAACACGATAAGGAATCTTCATGAGCGTGTAGGTCATTCCTTGCATGATATACGCAATGACTGCTTGCTGTACATCATCGGCTTCAAAGATATTCTCTTCTGTCGCTTCTAAGATTTCACGTGCTTTAACCAGATTACCTAATAGATTGAATTGCATCGCTGATAAAGGTACGGTGGATTCATTAATACCAAGTAAGGCATATAACTCTGTTAATTTCGTTTCGTAATGCTCACGGAAACACTTATCAGTGGCTTCTTTCGATAATCCAAATAATCCCTGTTGAACATTATCAAAGAGATTATAGTAATATAACGAGAACGTCAGATAACTATAACGACATAATGCACGCTCATAGAAGCGCAGGGACGGGGTATCATCTATGACACCATTTGCAATCAGGTATTGGAATACGTAACGAATTAACCACATACGAAGCACTTTATCGGACGGGTTAGTTTCGTTAATGAAATCGTGCAGTTTCTCGTAACTTAAATGACGGAAGTCTTTTAGTTCTTCTGGGAACTCCCATTCATTGTGGTTACAAGATTCTGGAATTGGGTCTTCTGGTTTACGTAAGATGGCTTTATCTAAGATAGAAGTAAAGGAAGGAAGATAAGATTTCTTCACATTTTCTTTGGTTAATGGTTTACCATCTACCTTGATATAAGGGATATATTTACGGTAATCATACTTCAATACCGTCTTTTCATCGACTTCTGCAACGAGATTAGTATAATCAGCAGAAAGCTGATATAACGTAACAGGTTTAATCTGTTCGATAAAATCGCGATTTAACGTGATTAAATCGTGCATTAAGATTTGAAGATGTTGTTGCGCTTTTGTAATCGCATCTAAGTATTCTTCTTTTGAATAGTTTCTCATAAGGCATTACCTCGTTAGTATAGTTAGTAATTTTTACCCAGTCTATTGATTATTATGAGGATATATTATCTTCATGTAGAAAGGTGTTCTTTCTACATCTGTTCGCTCAATATCAAATCAATAAACACAAGGTTGAGATTTATATTGAGACTAATTACATTAACCCTTCGACAGGAGAAAACAAATGAATCTTAATATTACCCCGAAAAAGAGTGATGATTTTGATCATTCTAAAATTAATATTATCAAATCCTTCCATCCGGTAGGATATTGGCAGGATGGTTTCTTAGGAATGAAGAAACGTCATTTAAACGGCAGTCATCTTATCACTTATACCGATATCATGTCGGCACAAGGTGATCAGTTACGTAAAACGAAAAACACTCGCATCCCATTAGCGAGTTGTCCCGTAGTAAGTATAAAAACTCGACCTTATGGTCAAAACGCCTATCGGTTTGATGTAAAAGGCGGTGCAGATGCATCAAACCTTATCTCGAAAAAGGTTTCACCTGAGCTAAGTAACCTATATCTCCCTTTTAATAGCATGATTGTTGTCATGTATAAAGGTGGACTCTATATGGAAGCGAACAACATCTTTCCTACGGAGCATGATGTTCAATCGGTGTGGTCATCCATTCGTAATAAGCGTAACTATACGGCAGTGAAATGGAACTATCGCATTGATGATAATATTAAGCAAGTCATCAGTCTTAAGTATGCGATGGCCTATGAATTTGAACGAAATGGCACAGGGCACTTGTTCATTCGTGGATTCGATGACAAAAATGATGAATTAACCATGAAGATGATTCATATTAAACGTCGTGAAGATGGGAAAACGGATATCAACGAAGTGCGGATGCTGATCAAAGGTAATGAGCACGATAAACGTGCGGTAGAGTGGATGATGGAAATGATGAAGGAGGATGAAAATGAGTAACTCTATCTTCAGTCAAATCATGGATAAAACCATGAAGTTTATCGTCAGACCAGTTACCCCAATTTATCATGATATCCCTCAGAAGATGCCTTATGATGAAGATGAGTTGATTATTAACCTCATCTTACCTGAGACATCTGTGACGATGATTGCTAAGATGCAACCAAAGTACATTCCGGTATTCGTCCGTAACGTGGAATATCAATACAATCGGATTTATCCAATCCTATCTAATGATAAGACAGGATCTATCGGATACAAAGTGCATATCGATAAAGAATGGGGTATCTTATCTTACTTGTTATTGGATATCAATGATAGAGCAGCCGTGACTGCATTACTCTCATCATTGGCGTCTCAAATGAATACAGGGACGTATAATATCCAACAACAGATTATGGTGAAGACAGAGCACACTAATCGCTATCGTCAACCGATTGAGGGTCGTGCTTTACGGGCTTCGGATTATCAGCCATTAACGATTCATTTTACGGATAACAGCCATATCGTAGAAAGTTATACCTTTGATTTCACCAAAGCCAATATCTTCCGTATCCATGCATTCCAGGTATTAGCAATGTTATCGATTGATGATGGCATGGCAGAGAAATGTAATGCAACAAGCATCTTAGTGGATGCACGTTTTGAAGCGATGTTACTCGACTTCGCAAACCTTGCTGGGATTGAGCATGATGTGGCAAGCCCAGATAAAATTGATGAAGTTATCAATAGTCCGGTAACTAAATCAGAAAATGAAAACGGATTCTACTATCGTGAGCTTTCTTGCAATCGATTAGTCGGATTCGCTAAACCATCTTACGAAATCGGTCGTATTCGTAAGTATATCGTTCCAGTTGATATGGATACGATGTCTACATTAACGCTCGTTAAACTAGAGGAGAAATAAAATGAGCAGAACAAACAAAATCGCTAACTTATTAGTAAACTTAGCTGCAGCTGCAACGCTTGCGGCAGTATTATCGGCAGGTGCTTACGCAGAAGAACGTCTCGTTACTGCGGATGAACTTAAAGAACAAGGCTTAATGGAAAAGCCTACAGGTAAATGGACAACGCTTGTAGCCATGCCATCTGATACCAAGAAATGGGGTACGTCTTATTGCGTACAACATACAGAAGTGGCTGTAGGGGATTGTTTCCCAAACGGCACCAACTTTAAAGATGGTGGTCTGAACATCAGCATGATTCAAGGCAGTGGCGGGTTCTTCTCGGTCTATGACCCACAAGGAAAAAGTTTACCACAAAATACTGGTCCACTGATCGTTAACATGTGCTTACAATGGAAAGATGGTAAGTGCAATTGGTATGAGCCTGCAGTGAAAGTGGGTGAAATCAAAGCGGGTAAAGATGTACAATGGGTATTCCACTCACCTGTTTCCCCACGTTGGATTATGACTGGTATTAAAGCCGGCGTCTATGGTCGTGATATCCACTCTGTAGAACAGTTAATCTATATTGCATATACGGGAAGTGGTTATCCATTTAATATGATTAACAAAAATAATGACGACATGGATCGTGATTATTGGGATAAAGGTTTCAAAGATTACTATAAATACTTAGGTAACTTTGAAATCGGAGGTTAATCAACCTCAACAACAAAAGAGTACTGAATAACGTATTCCTATTCAGTACTCTCACTTTACTAACCCTAAATAGGAGATTTCTAAAATGTTAGAATTACTTAAAATGTTTAGTCTTGAAGCAGACACGACGGTTGTTATGCCTGCCGAACCGGAAAATAACTTATACCGAGCAGTATTTATTAAAGATAACGCAGATAGACCATTTGGCACAGTCGCTATATCAGTAGAAGATTGCTATGAACTTATCCGAGATAAAGAAGCACTCAGCAATGGTATTATTTCTATCTTAGATAGAGTCGTACTGATTGATGCATTGCGTAAACATCTCTCTGCAATGAAAACCATTAAATCAGATATCGTCGATGTCTTTGCAAACGGTCGTGTATTAAGTGTTAAACTATTACTTAATACACCAGATGAACAAGAAACCATGACGGCTATCTTCGATAGAGATAACGAAGAATTGATTCTCCAACCAAGTAAAATAGAAGATGCAAAAGGGTCATTCGCTCCGTGGCAAATCAAAGGTGACAACGTCCACCTTGATAAAGAAACCATCAATCAGATTCAAATGAACCTTAAACTCAACCACCTTAAACGTAGTGATCCAGAATGTCTTATCGCCGCATATTGTGATATCTACGATTACATTCAGGAAACCAAATAGCGGACACAAAAAGAGGGAACTGACGTTCCCTCCGATTGTGTTCATCTGACCAAAATAAAAAGAGGACAACCACACTCCTCTTTTTATTTGTTTCCTGATATCATGCAAATGCCTCTGGATGGTGTTTCCGGAGGTAATCTAACACAGCCAAGATATCTTTCTTCATCTTTTCTGGTTCAGCATAACGCAATGACGGTGGACATTGTCCATAAATTTCATCCACTAACTCTTGGTGGTGTGATTTCACCTCATCCCACCTACTCTGGATGTCATGCCATAGGTAGTTGCCTACTTCTATAGCAAACCGCATGCTATTATTACTACTTGATAATTTGAAATAACTCCGAAAGTTATCTAAGGCTTCACTGCTAGCCGCAGTCCCTGGTTTATTATCAATGTTCGTAATCGACGTCATCACTATCATACGTTTGATAGCATTTGGGACAAGGCGGTCAGTAAACAGATTAGCCAACTTTTTAAAAAGTCTTGACATAACACAGTACCTAACTAAATAGAGACTTGTATCTATTTTGATTTCTTAAAGATAGAGTTTAATGTCATTGAACACCAAATCGCTTTCGCGTCTTCAGAATCAATCACAAAGGCATAACCTACCACCTCATCAGAAAGACGATGCGTGATCACCTTAAATCTTGCTTTATCCCCATGATTGCGGATAAGCTTTTGGAGGTGTGGTTTGTCCGGTAAATCCGTCTTCAAGGTTAAAGTAATCGGACAGGTAATCTCTTTCCCTGCTTTCTTATCGAAATACTTCACGTCAGTGCGTAAGCAGTTGTTCTTTGCTACGCTATCTTTCAGTTGATATTTCGTTTCAGAAGCTTTCTTCCCTTCTTTTTTCTCCACTAACAATTCCGTAATATCCGTTTCTGTTAATGGGGTATCCTTTGCAAAGCCAAGATAATTATCAAGCAGTTGCATCGGATAACTGAACTTCTCCATCTGTACAAAAGACAGATGAGCCGGGTTATACTCTTTTGCCAGTATCTTACCCGAAGGAAGTGAAATCGTTTTATTTAACGGGTCTTCGCACATGATATCAATGTCATCTTTCATGATCTCTTGATAACAGGCTGGACTTAAGACCGTATCTAATCGACCTGTGACCACGTAAGTATAATCATGTTTACAGAGTTGCTTATAGACCGATTGTACTTTCTCAAGTACGGGTTCAGGTTGTTTCAATAAGACAATCGACATGAAACCATCGGGTTGATTCATGCCAAAGTCATCATCTTTCTTCCCTTTCCCCATAGCGCCCACGTAATACCAATGCCAACCATTTCGAGCTGGATTGATTTCCACTTGAGCATCATTGCCCCCTAAGAAATACCAACGATTTCTTGAGAAGAAATCACTATAATCCACTTTTACTTTCTCCACTTCAGAATCGAACTCAATTAACTCTCTCGACTTTCCGTGCTGGGTTAATACAGAACCATATTTAGCCAGCGCATCGGTGGCGTCATTTCCTTTATTACCCGAATGACCTTTGACGTAATGGATGCTGAAATCACTGGTTTGTCCCAATAAATCAAACTTCGGTTTAATCCGAAGAATAGTTTCTTTCATCTTCACCGGTTCACCCTTAGAATTGACGAAACCATTATCTTTCCATTTATCATACCAGTGGGTCAGCGAGTTAATCACAATCTGACAATCCGTATGCATCGTGACACGTTCATACTTCTTATCTAATGCTAATTCTACTCCTTTCTCCACGGCTTTAAATTCCATCGCGATGTTGTCGGTAAGTCTTTCATCTGCTGTGCCGTATCCATTAAAGACATCCAACTTACGAAAACATTTTAAGTTTTCATCGGTTACTTCTTTTGCATCTTTATACCCGTATTCGGTGAGGATATTCTTTTTCTGTGCAGTCGGTTCGATGGGCTTGTTATAGTCGTAAGTATACCCATGGATACCCCAACCACCATAACCCGGATTCGGCTGTGCAGAGCCATCCGTGTAAATCACTGCAGATAACTTAATCGGTTCAATAACTTTCTCTTTCTTTTTTGCCATAACACACTACACTTAAAAAATGATGAATCACATTTATTTTGCTAGGTCTGTTATGGAAGAAATCTTGTCAATACAATCTCTTTTCTTTTATTTTGTTTCACTATACAGCGGCATACAATACTGCTGATAGTCCCTCGTTAACTCCTTGACATGCGCATTATGCTCTTCAATCTTCAAACTAAGTAATTTCACCCGTCTTGCCAATGTTGAGATGATTTCATCATCGCTGGTTCTTCCATCATCTTTAATCTTTAAAGCAGGAATCCCATCGATAGGTCGAATGAATATCTCGGGTCGACAAGCATGGTAACGATCCGTAAAGGAGAGATAAGGCGTATGAAGATACGTCTCATGGATGGTCTCAATATACTGATCAAGAAGATTCATATAACGAACAGCATTGCGCATTGTCGCTTCGATTTCACGCTGTGGCATTTCATTATAGCGATAATGCGAATGAAATGGCGTGAAGGGAGGCGGTGGAAAACCCACCTGATTCTTTGGGCTGGGTTGTGCTACCGTTACACATGCACTTAGTAACAAGCATGATAGCAAAACCCACCATCGTTTCATCATCTAGTTCAACTCCTGCAAGCGATCCTTTGATAGATTTTTTTTCGGATTATCCTTGGCGCGGTGAACGGGTTTCGCAGGCTCAGCGGGCAGGGTATGTTGGCCCTGTGCCTGCTCTGGCACAATAGTTACAGCATCCATTTCTAGTGCTTTAACTTTGCGCTGAAGCTGTTTTATGTCTTCTTCGAGCTGTTCATTTGAGTGATTGCAAACAGTCAAGGCTTTACGACTATCTTCAAGATGATACCGTGCTGCATCCCGCTCAGCGGTTACACGAGATAACTCGGTACTTAACTGAGCTTTGTCTGCATGCAATTGTTGGATATCATCCAGTTTATCTTGGATGTAAAACCAAGATATGATGATGGCTACAAGAGCAATCCCTGAGATACGCGCAATCATGACTTTTCGGTCTTCACTCGAATGCCGAAATACGTCCGCAAGAAATGGCCAGAAGAAACGAAATAACCGTAGAAATGTAAACAGTCCAGGCATATAAATCCCTCCTTATTTGTTTCCAGTTACAGTTTCGTCTTCGGTCGACAATAAATTAAAAATGTAATATCATCCTTTATATAAGAATTCTCAACGAGATAGGAGTACCTAACCATGAAATATTCTTTTCACGGATTCATGACGTTTAATGACTTAATTGATAACACACGTCATAAAGATTCACCTTTGGGTGAGCTCTCTGCACTGAGTCGTACTTATGCGACCGATTTAAGTTACTTCACCAAAGACGATATACCGGGTACACGTCTAATTGGTTACCGTTCTAAAACCGATAATACGGACGATGTCGATGTGCCATTAAATGTCCGTGACCTCTGTCTTCGATTAGGGAGTTGGCTTGAAGCCAAAGCCACTGACCGAACCATTGGAACGAACAATACTACAAACCGTCAGATTATTCAAGCGGAGTTCTCTCAATTCATTAAAGAAGTGAAGCTAGGGCGTGTGGTTACTGTTAAGACTTTATACTTACCGCAGTTCATTGAATTCAAATTAGTCGATACGTCTGCTTATGAAGAATCTACAGTAAAGATTTGGTTCTCTGATCCTGCTTTCCGTGCTCAATACCCTTTCTATGAAATTCGTGTCATTCCGATTTCAGATAATGTCGATGATTTCTTTAATGACTTTGACTATGTAAAAGGCATGAAAGCCAAACTCAATCTTGAAATTTTACACGATAAAGTAAATAGATTACGTGAAGAAAGTCCATTCACCATGATTAAAACGTATAACTATGAGTGGAATGGTACAACCAATGATGAGAAAATCATGATACCATGGACTATCTTGATTTATGGGGGTATCGGTGAGAACTTAGATATCATTAAGAAAACCTTAGTGGATTATATCCTCGCCAATAGTAAACACTCACGTAAAGAATGGGAAGCGAAATTCCCTGATTTATTTGTGCCAACTGAATACGTGATTGCACCAGTATGGACAGTCCCAAGTGTACCTGGTTATCGTACGATTGCGAGCATGTTTAGTCCGACTTTAAAATATGCGGACATGTTACCATTTGCAAAAGAAGCGATGGATGGTTATGAAGAAGGGTTTATCCATGAAAATATGGAAATCAGTACGTCCTTATTTAAATCATTATCTTTCTTAGTTACAGGTAACCCATTAAACCGTTTAGCACCAATTAGCTGGTATAGTTTCTATCCACAATACGCATTGATTGCTTCTCGTACCGATGACTTTAATCGCATGGATGCAAGACATCAGCAAATGGTACTGGTATTAAATGAGCTATTATTAGCGGCAGAAAATACGACACCGGATACCGATACAGGATTACGTTTAACCAAACTCTATCGTGGTAATATCTTATACGTGTCATTAGTCCATGAAAATGTCCAATGGCTATGCGTGTGTAAATATAACTACACAGCAGGTATCTTAAGAGGTACACCGAAATACGCGATTCATGGTAGTGATAATGTACCGAATCTTGCGAATGATGAAGTCGCTCGTACTGGGGAAGAATCATAAGGAGTTAACGCATGGCTGATAAAATGACGCCTCCTTTTGGGATATCAGGATATTGGGAGCTTAAAGCTCCCTTTATTGCGAAACAAGGTAAGATCTATAGCTGTCATGAAATCCGTAGTTTTAGCATGCTTAAACTACAAGGGTTTGATGTCTATGATTTATATTATCTCCCTCATGAACTGAAGAAAGAAGATGAGGAAAGAGATAGTAAGTTATATGCCTCTATCATTACCTTACTTGCAGATGACGGTGAACGTATCTACGTACCTGATACGTATATCTTGAAGTATCCTATTATAGATGGGAATGGATATAACCGTTTTATATTGAGCTGTGACTTAGGGACTTTACCTGCGAATACTCAGGTAGAACATATTGCCGATAAAGTCAAAGCAGAAGTGTTTAAAGTCTTTGGTCGTCAACCGAATGTGGCAATTCATATTGCACCATTAATGAAAGATAATCTCACCCCGACTGAACGTGAGCGTGAGGAAGCAAACCGTAAAGCAGGGATTATCGATAAACGGACAACGTACGGTCAGTTGCAGAACATTGCTGTAAATTATGCCAATCTTCAAGGTTACGTCAAAACCCTTGAGAAACAATTACAAGATGGCAATAAAATCTTAACGGATAATGCGAAGTTACTGGAAACCAAAGTCCAAGAACGCGATAAAGAGATTGAAGAGTTAAGACGTCAGATAAAAGGCTTACAAGCGGATAATGCTGATGCAAATAACTTAACACGTTCTCAAGCTCAACGTATCCGTATTCTTGAAGAGAAAATCCGTGAGAATGGATTAACCGTTCCAGAATAACGGACATAATGGAGAGGCATCTTGTGATGCCTCTTAGTTATGTTGTTTCTTCTCCGATACCGAAGTAAGCACCTACCTCATAGGTATCTACCCAATGAAGCTCAAATGCTGGACAATGAATAAAGGAAAAGAACTCAAAGATATCAGATTCATTGATAAACTTGGTTGCAAACTGTTTATCTTTCTCGTCCACTTTGACGTCATTATCCGCCATCATACGAGGGAACCACATTCTAAAAGAGGGTCTTGGACTCTCTTCGAATTGTTCATAATGATGACGTATCCATTTATACCAGCGATAACAGAAGAAATCCGTATACCATAAGGATAACCGATGAAGATTTAACTTCTGGTAATCATGGTGAACGACTCTTATCTCATCAAAGTATCCATAGAAATGTTCTTTCAATACCTCGATTAAGCCTTCTGTTTCGATATCCGTTAAACGACCGAAAGGGACATTGACTGATAACTCTTTAATCAAGCTATCACCCGGTCTTTCATCATCTAACGCATCATTGGTCATCGGATAGAGATTATGCATCAGATACGTGATAGGGGACTCTTTTAAGAGCTTTATGAAGTTCTCCTCATAAATACTCCACCAAGCATTTCCTTCCATCCCGGCGGTATCATGCAGTATCTTATCATTATTACGTTTGTAATACTTCTTCTCGTGGAATAACACGACACCGGCATCTGGATTCGTACGATTTAACAACGCAAACCGCAAATCAAAGAGCATGTCGATATCCACTAAGAAATGTCGTTTGCCTTGTTTTGATTTCATCGATTTATCTCAGCATAAACATGACGGATAGAGTTAATCTCTGCACCAATCGTCGTGGCAGTACGTCCATCGACCCCATAGATAATCACTGGCACTAACCAATGATTCGCCGTTAATACGGATTCATCTAAGGTCATGGTACTTTTGTTTAGTGAGGATAAGATAGACTTATCTTTATTTTCACGTGTTACGGTACCCGGTTCAAAGGCAAAGCATAAATCATTTAATAGATTTGTCCACCCCTCACGACCAAGATGTAATTTAAGTTCTGCGGTAATCTTTAAGATAAAGTCGATACGGGTTTTCTCTCTCCCTTCGACATTCATTAACTTAAAGATTTGCGAAACAGCACCGGGTGTCGTAATCGTATTTAAAAACGTTTGATTGGTTAACCAGAAGAAATCATTTAATGTACTGAGTACGTTATCATTTCCTGTTACCTGTGCAACCGTCATTTGCCCTGCTTCAACCTGAGGACGATTCAATTGCATCTGGTATAACGAAATCTCACGGATGTGTTCCATCAATTTGATATTCAGGAAATCTTTTATTTCATCATTAATGGACGGGGTAAAAACCGCACCATTGTAGATATTCTCATTCATGTTCATTCCTTACAGGTCGTTGTCGATATGACTGGCTTTTAAATAGATATTGGCCACATCGGCAGATTTAGGACGAGTCGGCTCTTTATAAGAATCCATCCGGAATTTCCCTGTCTTTAATAACGAATCATACATCGTACGATAGGCGATGTTATCCCCACCTCTGAATTTCATTAATTCTACCACAGAACGGTCTTGTCCTTGTGATAATAAGGCTTGAACTTCAGGTGCAGAGAAGGAAGACCCTTTTGTGCCATCTGAGACTTGGTTGGTTCGGTCATCCAGACGAGTCCCATCTTTCTCATAGGCAATCCCTTTCTCAAGGGTCTGCGCTTGTCGAACCACTGGTAATTCAAATACCGCATAAGGGATATTCGTTAAGACTGTCTGACCAGTTAATGGATCAGTTAAGAAACAACGTTCAAAGAATTGATGTCCCCACTTCTTACCAATCGCAATATTTCGTGCCACGGTAATGGCCGTTTTCTTCATATTCGGTAAGACTAAAGGAAGTAATTCTCTTGGCTTATCTAAATCCGGATCTTCAGATATCCCATTACGAAGACGCTCGATATATAACTTAAAGTCTTTCTCGGGCATCTCCGTTAATATCTTCTCTAAAGCAGGAATCGATTCATTCTGAGGATCAATCTCTTTTAACCGACTAATCGCAACCTGAATGAATGCTTTGCGGTTATTGGCCATGAGATTAGTCCTCGCCATTAATTAAATAATCGTACAGGCTTTTGCCATTCAGATTAAGTTCGGTGTATTCTTTACCTTTAAGTCGGTTAATGCGTGCTATCATTGGGTCAGATAAGAACAAGAACCCTTTCATTCCCTCCCCTTTTGTCGATTCAGATGCACGTTCTTGCGCACAGATTAATGAATGAAGTGGAACTTGCTTCGGGTCATCTCCATAAATAATGTAAAACACTTTACTGTTATTCTTCGTAAACCCTTTCTCACGAATCGAGTAGATAACCGGTTTATTTTCTTTTACTTCAGGGTCTTTACGTAACCCTGCAAAGTTGATTAGGATGTTACCTAATCTATCTGCTAATTTCTTAATTTGTTTCAACATCATGAGTCTCCTTATCACTTTCCAACAGACGTTGGATGTAAACGATTTTTGAACCGCCCTCTTCTGCTTTGTCAATCGACCAAGACTGAGATAACGTAGGACGTTCCATCACCGCAATAAATACTGAGGATGCACGTGTCCAAGCCCATTGATTACGTTTGTAATAAGCTTGACGTTTGTGCTTCGCAAAATCCGGTTCCGCTTTCTTGACACTGATGCCAGGATAGCGGGTTAAGTATTCTTTAATGAGTTCTTCTGTATCATTATCTTCTGAGTTATAATACAGATGCACGCGTTTTGGGTCTTCCTTCGCTTTCGGTTCAAGCAAGGCTGTCACCGCTTTATCAATTGCGGTACGATACCCTTCTTGAATGAATGACTTCGGAAGCAGTAGATAAAGATTTAATGTTGTCGGGACAGCCATATAAGCTCCTAAATACCTTTAGTAGATACGAGGAATGAATTCTTCACGAATCACTTGTAACCAAACGGCTAAGTCATCCGTATCGATTTCTCCACCGAGATAACTCGCAATCACTTGCATTTGTTCTTGCTGCTCTAAGCCGGAGATATAATCAATTTGATAATCTGGAAAGACAGAATAGAACAAGCCTTCTTCTACTCTTTCCATCTCCTCTCTCACATAATCAATCACTTGTTTCATGTTCTAACAATCCTATAAGTTGTATCTAAACGTTTTATAAGTATCATAGTCATGAACCAAACTGCTTTCACTTATTACGGATAAGACCCTTACTTCATTATCCGTAACACCTTTTCTCTTTCTTTACTTTTTAAAGTGAATGGGATTGTATTCACCAACAGCCATACGGAGTAGGTCATACCCACTTAAATATGGGGGTGGCTGTAGCATATCTTCTTCTTCTTTGAAAAGCCAATAGCCACGTGAATCGAGAATCTTCTCCCAGTCATATCCTTGGGAAATCACTTTCTCTCGAATGTCTGCGGCTGACATGCGGTACTTATTACCGATTTCATCTTTGAAGTTATACATCAAATAGATTTCAGCTTGAAGCTCGACCGCTCTGGCTAGACGCTTATCTTCCATCAGTAAATCTCGTACAGTCGTACGCATGATACTAACATCCGGATAGAAGTCTAGCGTATAGTTCGCACCTTTTCTTACTAAACCTTGGTCATCTCTTGAGTTCAAGAAATGCCAATGTGAAAGCCCCCACAGAATCCCCGATGCTTGTGAAATCACTAAGTCTAATGGAATACCCGATAAACCGGTCTTATTCCGTAAACCATGGAATGTCACTAACATCAAGTCTGTTTTTCCGTTTGCAGATTCATTGCTCTTAGAGGGATAATAAGGACCTGTTCTATCTGAGTTATAGAATGGGGCGGACTTAATAATCTCCCAGCAATGGTTAGTCAAGAATTTAAAGTTCTTTGGAACTCGTTTAATATCTTGACCTTGACGCATATAGGTTAAGTTTTTACGTTCAGGTTTCCCTGACATGTTAATCGTGTCATCCACATGTGCGGTGGTCATGAAGTAAACTCCGGCACGACCTGCGAATTGTGGAATCTCCGTAATCATACGAGACTTCTCAAGGTTGGCTCGCATGTAATAATCATTTTGCTCTTTATCATCAATATCAGATTTAATCATCTTCTCTTGAGCAGCCGCGGTGCGGAACTCCGATAGTGAGTCAATAAAGACAATCGACGGATAACGTGTATGCACAAGACTCACTTTATCTCGTACGGAACGATCTATGAAAGGTGTCGTACCTAACATCTTCTTATCTTTAATCAATTCTTCTGCTTTCTTACGCACACCACTAAACCAAACATCACCTGTTACATCAGAAGACGTGGTTAATAAGTAACGTGAATCATTGGCATAGAAGTCTTCATCTTGTAAAGACTCGTGTTGTTTGGCAAGATTGGCAAAACGTGAGACTTGGACGGAGCCTTCGGTATCATATTTCATGAATGTCGCAGAAGGATGATGAGATAGAATACGGGCAATAATACTATCTGCTATTGTTGATTTAAAAGTATTCCCTTCGCCGATAACCCCAACGAAATTTAGGATACCGCCATTCAGGATTTTTTCTTTGTTTTCGCCATCTGCCCAATCTCCTGTAATCACATCAAAGATAGGGGCAACGTTAAGTTGTGGACGAAGTGGTGGTGCGGCTTCAACCGTATCACGGAAGCCAGGACGTTCAAATTTCATACGAGTTTCCCATTAACTAATAAAACAAAAGCAAGGACTGCGGAAGGAACACTATATATCAAAGTAATAAAGCCAAGCGCACGCAAGAAACCATCAGGATCATTTTTAGTTTCTCGAATATGATTAATCACCTCAAGTAAAGAAGGAAATATTTTATCTCTTCTTGAAGTGGTCAATATGTAGCGAAAATAATAAATGACAAAACAAGCAGATATAATAATTAAGTACCATTTAATTATACTAAGAAGCATAGACTATTTTCCTCCGCTGAGAAATGTAACAATACCATACGCAATGGCGAATATTCCATATAAGATACTAATACATGCAAATATATCCCCAAATCCACCTGGACCATGTTTCTGGTCTCGAATATAATTCATCAAATCTAACAAAGAAGGGAATATTTTATCCCGTCTTTCCGTCTTGGTTGCAAAATAGAAGTAATAACATATAAAATAAATGGATATCAGCATCAGATACCATTTTATAATATTCAGCATAAATCATTTCTCCATATAAACAAGGTAATAACAAATATTTAAGCAGCTATATTTAGATAAATTCTTTGTGTAGAATTGCTAGCCTCTACACATGACATATTTAGATCTAAATTAAGAGGTAATTACTCATGTCAAGAAATTATATTAAACGCGCAATGGAGGAGTTCGAGAATGGGCAAGAAACAGGAACTGAAGAAGAAAACGCGGAAGGTTCAGCAGGAACAAATCCTGAGAGCGATAGCGGCAGCGGCACTGAAAGCGCACCTAAAGAAAGCCCAGTCGAAACGATTGAACGAACTGAAGAAGAACTCGACAGTTTAAAACTGAAAGACCCAATTAAATATCCATCTCATACTGATGAATTAAATCAGACAACAAGCATCGAGGCTTTCACTGAGTGGATGCCAGGCACTGAGATGATGAATAATCTCAGTGATTACTTTACCGGGTTTGCAGATAAGATTAACGAAGGTAAGAACAAATTACAGGAGTTAGTCGGGAAAGCAAAAGAATACGCATCTCGTCCTTTTGCGGATAATATCAGTAAGTTAAGTATCTATGCGTCTAACCGACAATACTTCATGATTTCTAAAACCGCTAAGGTATTTCAACCAGATGGTTTAGGTGTTGGTTGGTTACAATATGCGAAGTGGTTAGAACAAGTGAGCTTGACTGTCAGCACAATTGATAAAGACTTATTAGGTCCTGTTGCAGAATACTTAGGTAAAGGCATTAACCGTCCTGAGAACTTTGCCTCATTAACGTTCAAACCAATCTATCAGAAGAAAGATATCGAAGGGATTAAAGGGGAAATGAAACAGATTTTCTCTGGTCCTAAAGTAGAGAAAGTCTTCTGGGGTAAAGCATTTGGTAATAACAATGAAGCGGTTGAAGTAACCAATGTGATTCGTACTGTGATTCAGAATGCCGATTTATTAGATCCGTCTACGGTACAGAAATCTATTGGATTAATCGTAGAACGTGCTAACATTATTGCAGCTGGCATGAAGAAACCGGATAGTCGTTATATCTTGAATAAGAAACAATCTGAATACATCTCAGAAGTCTTGTATCTTTGTGCACAGTACGTAACCTTATATGGTACGGTATTAGGCTTAATTGATGAGTTTGTAAACTGTATCAATTTAACTGCACGTAATTTAAAATAACATAAAAGCGAGGCTACATCAAGTAGCCTCTTACTTATGTTCGATGATCAACGTATCCGTTATTCTTCGTCTTCGTCATCTTGGTTACGGATACGAACAATATTACCATCTTCATCAATCATGTGACGTGGGTCGCGTCCTGCTGCAATCATTTCTTTATGGAAATCAGTCCAACTGGTTTCCTTGTAGGTTCTTGTACCATCCGCAATTTCAGAATAACCTTCTTGGTTTTCTTCTACTTTCGGTGGTGCAGGTGAATCTACAGGTAACTGATTACCACGTGCGATTTCATCACGACGTTGTTCACGTAACATACGAACGGTCTCTGCAGCCAATTCATATGCTTGTCTATCTTTATCGTTCTCTTCTTTATCAGCTTGAGATTTGTGTTTGTATAGTTCTTGTTTCTCAAACCCATTTAACAGCTGCATGTATGAAATCGACAAAGACTCATCCGATAGGAAGTCATCGTTCTTCTCTATCTTTTCCATGAATTTCAGACGACGACGTTGGATCATCTCAAGACGGGAAGGGACATCTTTTATATTGAGTTCTTCGACATCTTCTGAAATCATGTCATGGGTTAGGGCTAGTCTTGCCATTGTAACTCACTCCTAGTCTATTACTTTTTATAAGGGTATATTATTACCATGATGGGATAACATATCTCGTCGTTTTTGCAAAAACAAGGTACAGTTATGAGTGGTATAATGATACACACTTATTATACTTACCGTTCTTATTAACCCTTGTCATAGGAGTACAATAATGACAAAACCAAGTAAATTAAGTAGCTTCATCTTCTTATGGAGATTCAGAAAGCTACGCAATCAACTACAAGAAATACATGACCATGATAAAGCACTGAAACAAATTCAGAAACTTATCAATCTGATTTCTGGCTATATCGATGTAGATAGCAGTCGTTATGATGCTGCGCTATATAAGAGCTGTAACTACGAAATCGTCAGTCGATTTGGTGATATCTATGCGCAGCTTGATGAGTTAAGTAATCTCGTGAAGATTGCGGTATCCGGTAAACGTATTATGGTCAGTGACTATGAAACATTACCAAAAGAGTTATTGGTGCATGCCTCTAAATATCTTGGCTATCGTAATCGTTTCGCATTACGTAGTTCATGGAATACCTTAAAAGGATTGGTGGATAGATTCGCCGAATATCATTTTAATACAATCAATGAATTCGATGATTCTGCAAATCAAGAGCAATACGTACAAAAAGAATATGCCAACCTAAGTAAATTAGTCGGTCGTTTCTTATATGCCATCGACACGATGCTTTTTGCGGTACTGAAACTAGCGAATGCTAACACGAATGATTTCGTAGAATTGTCAGGAGGTCATCATGCGTAAACCAGTTACTGTTGCATCTAAAGTGCAAAACGTGAACTACAATACCAAGTTATTGGATTTATTAAACGATCCTGAACGTGGTATTAGTTCAAGCAAGAACATCTTAACTGTGCTTGCACGTAAGCTCATGTTCGTCACCGATTTACGTCCAATGAACTACTTCTCGTTAACAGAGAAATGGTTAAGACGTAAATTCGGACGTAGCGAAGAAGAGTTAAAGAAAATGTCTTCTCATCGTGGTAACTTTACGAAAGAATTCGTAAACGATGCCATGACGATTGGGGTGTTCCAAAAGGTTACGCAGATGTACGGTGCCACCACCGTTACCATGCGTGTCAGATTAGAATTCGACGATGGTCGTCCAGATGTCGAAGTGGAAGCTGCTTTTAATAACAGCGTATCGATCGAAGAAAATAAAGATGAATAAGCAAGGGACTCCTGAGAGTCCCTTGCTTATGTCCGAATAACAACATAAGTGAGAGGGTAGTTACAGCTACCCTCTCGTGTGATAATCATTAAAAGGAAGGCAACATGTTTAATCAAAGCATAATCAACAAGATTCGAAACCCTAAATATCTTTACCATATAAATCGAGCAATAAGAGAGAATGCATCGCCCGAGGACGTTCGCCTAGGCCGCTACTTCTACAGCTTGGCGAACAACTGGTTCAAAAACAATGGTAAGTTCTTTAAGAATGCCGTTTAATGAGGAGGTCGAAATGACCTCTTTTTTTATCACATATATTAAGATAATTGAATATCATCATAACTACCGATGATATCTTTTACATCAATCAAATGCGTGATGAAGAATACTTGAGAGAAGTATCCGTGTTCAACCAAACGTTTTACCAGATTAAAGAATCCTGCACGATGAGATACGGATAAGGATGAGCCCGCTTCATCGAGCAACAATGGGAATCCTTTCATATCAAGATGATTGTACAACGTAATCCGAAACGCAATATCCATGATATCGGTTTGACCTAATGATAACGTCGAAACATCATCACGTAGGTGGTCACCGACTCTTACTGGGAAACGATAATCCTTCGTAAAGTCATCATCTTCCTCAATCTCAATTGCCATCGGGTATTGCCATATCTGCTCAACGAGGTTATTCATATTTCTCACAAAATGACGAATAAACCCAATTAACGATTTTGCAATCAACCCAGTTTTCGGATCAAGGATTTTCATCAACTCTTTATGGTCATCAATGGCAACTTCCACCGCTCGTCTATTTTCCTCGTAGGATTTGATTAAGAACTGGACACCGGACTGATATTTGATCTGACGATTGATATCATCGGCTTTCTCCGAGACAAGCTTTATCATTTCTTCTAATGCATTATCCCACTCACGTTTGAAGATATTATTCGCTTTCACATAAAGACGATCAACTTGTTCATTGATTCCACTCAATTCATTCAGATAAGTCTCCATGGCTTTCATAGAAGACCGTGTCCGAGTGATCTGATGATTAGCAATAGAATAACGTTTATTCACGTCTTTATGCTGATGTTTTAAGAACTTGAGCTTCTCATTTAACGTGATATACTCCGTACTCTTCAAACGCATCCCTTTATCAAGTTGTGCCTGATATAAGTCACGTGCTGCGACTAATTCAGCATAAGCCATAATCGGACGGATGTTCTCTATCCATTTTTGGAATGATCCTACAAATGAACGCGGATTATACGCAATTTCTCGCATGAGTTTAGGAACCGAATCTGCTGGAGAGTAAGAGTTTAAGAAATACTGAATTAAACCACTCTCATCGTCTCGTACAAATTCAAGGACGATACGATAGTTATCTAATTCAAGTTTCATTAATGAAACTTCTTTATCCAACTGTCCGATCTTCTCTTTCAATGGTTCGATCTCATCTATCATCGTTTGATTTGACTTAAGGATATCATCCAACTGATGACGCACTTTATCACGAGTAAAGACATGTTTACACTGAGGACAAGTCTCTTTGTTATGCTCGTTATCGATACTCATGATAGTTTTCGTGTTATTATCAATCATAGTCGATAAGGTATCAGCACGATGTTGCATAGATTTCAATTCATCAAATTTAAGCTGGTATTGCTCTTTTAACTGACGATACGGAAGACTCGCTGGTTTCATCTCCAATAATGCATCATCGATATGACGAAGATTGTTATTATGCGTCATGTAGATAGAAGATAGTCGTCTTGTCAGGTTTGTGCCAGGGAAGATTGCTTTCAGCTTGTCATAGATACTTGGTATCTCTGGTGGGATATCACGTTGTATTTTCGTATTACAATCTTCAATATCTCTTTCTAACTGAGGGATGTTAATCTCTTCATCAGTCTGATACTCACGGAGTGCATCATTAACTCGTTGTATTTTCTCTTCGAGTTGTGTTCTCTCTTCAAGTAGACGCTGACTATCACGGGTATATTGCGTGATATTGTCACTCGCTTTACTAAAGTCAAAACGTTCGGATACGGCACTGATTAATTTATGATAGTGATAATTGCTATCCTCATTAATCTTCTTCATTTCCAGTACAAAGTCATGCTCGTGTTGCATATCCGCTGCAGCAGGAAACGGTTGCTCAAACTTTTTCTTTAAATCGATTAACCCACCTAATACACCTGCGTAAGTATTATGCAGTTCAGTGATGTGATTCAAATCCTCTTCTTTCATCATCTGCAAAGAGGTATCAGCTATCTTGTGGTTAATATTCTTTAATGCCCCAGTATTATCCCGTAATCCACCTTTAATCAGATTCCAGAATTTAGAAATGAAATCATTATCCATCCCAGAAATTTCAGCAAACCACTGTTGACGTTCAGCGGGTGACATGATACTGAGATTACGTTTACCGATTAATACTTGATGGATCTTAGGGGTATAGTTGAAATGTTCTTCGACAAGACTATATTGAACTTTCATCGTACCGCCTGGATTTAACTCAACTCCATTTAATAAGAATGAATGTTTACCGGGTCTTGAACCAGTTGAAGTTAAGACGTAGGTATCTTCATCTTTCTGTAATGTAATCTTCTTATAACCATCTGCATCATAATCTGACATATTCGCAGGTAAAGGAGAGAGTTCATTTAGGATAGTACTCTTCCCTGCCCCATTTATTCCACCTATCGCAGTATACTGTTTGTTAAACGTGTGCTTAAATATATTCGAACTTAATAGTCCTAACCGGTTATTATTTACCAGTTCGAGTTCTGTTATCTGTAACATGTTTCGTATCCTTTTTAATGTTTTATAACACTTCAAATAATTTCACAGGGTAGTAAAGAAAATGGCAACCAATGAAGATTTAACCGATAGAAGTGGGTATATAGGTATTGGTATCGTGGCAGAAAATGCTATCTTAGGACATGAACATCAAATCCATGTTTTCTTACAAGATGCATTCCCTAACTCACGGGGTAAACTTGAATTAAACCCACAACAATTTACCACCAAGGGTGTCGATGCCCAAGGTAAATCGTATAACAGTAAAGTAAAGACTTCTTCGACCATTACCGCAAGATGGTTTAATGAAGATAGTAACCGCATTACCCCACCTCAAGTACAGAAAGGTGAAGAAGTCAGTATCTATAAATTTAACGGGAATGATAACTATTGGTGGAAACCCAATAACCGTCATATGCATAAGCGGGTACAGGAAGTCGTAGTCGAAGCATATGCGGCTAAACCGTTATCGGCAGGAAAAGAACCTGTTCCCTCTACACCCGAAAACTCCTACAGTAAAACCGTGGATACCGTAAATGGTGTCATGGAGATACGGATGTCTAAAGCAAACGGTGAAGTTTGTGCTTGGTTATTCCAAATGGATGCAAAGAAAGGCGTCTTAACGATCACTGACCAAAACGGTAACTTTATTAATATTGATGATGGCATGACTGAAATCATCATCCATAATAAAGAAAACTCTTTCATCCAATTAGATAAAACCACCATTAATATCCAGTCTACAAAAGACATCAACATGAAAACAGAAACCTGGAATGTTGACTGTAAAACCTTTAATCTGAAAGCTGATGAAGTTAACTGGAATATCGGTAGTTCAGTGAATATGAAGATTGGGGCAGAGTACAATGTTAACTGTCCAACCATTAATCTTGTGGGTACAGTCAATGCAGGTACATTAAATGTAACCGGTAGTGCAGGGAGTGGTAATGCAAGTATTAAAGGTAATACCGAAATGCAAGGCAGTGCAAACATTTCGGGCAGTACTTCTATAGGCGGTAGCTTATCAGCAAGTGGCCCAGTAAGCTTCCCAGCAGGTGGTAGTATCTCAGGTTATGACTAATAATATGGTAAGTAGTATGGACTCAATATTTTTAGTTATTTTAACATTAATCACGTTATTCTTAATTCATGCGTTGATTGACATCTTCAAAGATGAAGAATATCTTATCAGTCATGAGACGAAGAAGAAGCTGAGAGTAAGAATTAAACGTAAACGTAAAAAGAAAAAGAAACAAAGGAAACATCATTATGGTTGAAATGGCATACACATTAGGTCTTGTTGCAGTAGGGTTCTTAGTCTTTCAATATACACTCATGTCCATGGTCATGGCAAAGTGGAAAATCGAAAAGAAATTCGCACCAAGACGGCAGCGAATATATAAAAAGAAAAATAAAGGAGAGAACAAATGCAAGACTTTAGCTTAGGCTTATGGATATTAGTTATCATGGCCTTTTTTATTGGGTGGACAATGGTAGGCGGGGTCGTCTTAATCCACTTCTTAATCGAGCAAATCAAGGGGCTATTTAAAGAATGATTATTTGCGCATTTAGTGGCTGCGGGAAATCAACGCTATCTAAGAAACCAGGGATGAAAATCGTGGACTTAGATAGTTATGGATTTTCTAATCATCGTAACTTCCCGCATAACTATTTTAAAACACTTGAGCTTTATTTAACCAGTGATGCCTATTCAGGCTATCATATTCTGATGAGCACCCATCCTGTGGTATTACAAGGGTTAGTTGAACGCAATATTCCTCATGTAGTGGTAGCACCTGACCAAGATGTGACCTTTGAAGAATGGGAGAAACGTTGGCATCGTCCAGGGGACAGCACGGCATTCTATGATAAGATGAAAGCCAACTTTCATAATTATACGCAGGATGTGCGTGAACATCTTCACGACCACGATACGTTAGTGAAGCTAGTGAAATTAAATAAAGACCAATATTTATCAGATGTAATTGATGAAGTATTAACCGCATTTGATAAATAATAATTACTCAGGGATACTTCGGTATCCCTGATATATGTTCCCATTTTGTTATAAGAATTTGTTAAGTCTATTTATATAAAAGGATACATTTATGCAATTTCTTTATCGCACACCAAAAGAATATAAAGCATTGCGCAACTTAGATGTGGTGGGGCAATGGTACAAATACACGGGATACTATCTTGCTAAGATGCGAGATATCCCACAAGAAGAAGCGGTCGATTTCTTACATTGGGCAGTAGATAATCAGCACATCAGTTATAAAGACCCTATCATGAAAGCCTTCAGACGGGATGAACAATCAGATAGATATAAGGATACCATTTATTTATCGGAGTATTTAAAGGAAGTTGTGGATAATCGATTGATTATGGCACCAACATTAACCTGTTATGCGGCAACTGAAGACCAACCCTCTGAGTTATCCGATTATACTGAGGTGAAGTATTATGAGCGTGCCAGTACCAAGAAAGCCGGTCAAGCAGCGAAAGCATTAGGCGATATGGATACCGCAACGACAAAGAACAATGTACAGAATAAACTGAAAGAAGATATCAACTCTATCTCTGGTTTATTTGCGATTGGTTCTACGGCATTAGCAAACCGTTCAGGTCACTCTACGTTAACATCCGTATGTCGTACTGCAACCGCATTTACGAATGCGAATACCGAACGAGTATTTATGGGAAGACGTCATTTCTTTAATGGTCCCTCTGTATTAGAGAACATCACGGTAATTCTTGCTGAGATTGATTATGAAGAAGGGGAAAAGCTATTACAGAAATATGGATTAGCTTATATTACGGAAGACCAGTTATTTGAAGCGATTAAATATAATACCGATACGTATTATAAATCTAAATACTGGGATAAAGTGATTATGAACTATATCCAGAAGTTAACGCCTTTAGAGAGAACATTATACTTATACGTGGGTAGTCTTTATCATGTTCGTTTATATAATGAGCAATTTATTCGTTCATTCTTTGATAGAATACTGGACTATAAAGACTTAACGCCGGTTACTGCAGAAGAAACACAAGTAGCGATTAAGAAGATAGATGACTTCTTCTTACCATTAGCATCTGTTTGCTGTGCGGAGTTCTTGGGTGGTCGTAGCATTAAGGATAACATCCATTGTGATAAAGAGTATTATGGTTCTATTGGCGCACGTGTGATTCACATTACGAAGATATTTGAAGAGATGCAAGACTTTATTAAGTTCTTCTTTTTAAATATCTTTATCCCTGCTGAGACGGCACACTTCCCTTCTGCTGTACGTTATAGCGTCGTAGGGGGTGATACGGACTCCGTACTCTATACGGTCATGCAATGGGTACAATGGTATAACGGTACCACCGAAGTCACGCCTGTGACGCGTTTAACGGGCTCTATTTGCGTGTACTTCATTAATACGGTTACGCGTCATTTCTTAGCCGTGGCAGCAGGTCAAATGGGACTCGCTGAGAAATACATCCATGAGTTAGAAATGAAGTCTGAATTCTACTTTGATGTCTTTGCACCAACGAATCGTACGAAACACTATTTAAGTATCGCATCGATTCAAGAGGGAACGGTATTACGTGAGTTAGAGGAAGAGTTAAAAGGGGTGGCGTTAAAGAACTCTAAAGCGCCACCTGAACTCATTCGATACTTCCACGATGAAGCGATTGGTATCCTTGAAAAGGTAGCGAAAGGGGAATTGATTGAGGTTCAAGATCTTATCCAACGGGTGGCGGAAGAAGAATCAAAAATCTTTACCAGTATCGTAACGGGTCAAAGTGATTTCTTAGCCACCTGTACCGTTAAAGTGAAAGAGGCGTATAACATTCCAATGAGTAGTGAATATCTTTACTATGAGTTCTGGAATGATATCTTAGCGGATAAATATGGGCCTTGTCCAGCACCGCCTTATATCGGTGTACGGATTAAGATGAATCTTCCTAATCCAACTGCGGTAAAACTCTTTGGTAAATCGATTAAGGATAGTGATATCCGTGAACGATTTGAAACCTTTATGGAAAAGCATAATAAGAAAGCCATTGCGTCCATTATTATGCCAGATGATGTCATTGCGAATATGGGAATACCAGAAGAGTTTATGCCTGCATTAGATATTCGTAAGATGATCTTCTCAGTCATGGAACCATTCTATATCTTATTAGAAGTACTAGGTAACTATCGTGTCAATCGTTGGAATACCAATATGATTCTGGATGAACATCTCGAATTGATTCCAGAGAAATGGCAAGCAACTTGGTTACAAGAACACGATGATTCATTAGATGAGATTCATCGCTCAACGCGTGGTCAGAAAGCAGAGTATGAAGACTGGGATAAACAAGTCGGATATGATGATGAAGATGACGAAGAAGAAAGCGATGATGATACGGATGAAGAGTAACAACATAAAAGTGAGGGTACTTGATGTACCCTCTGCTTTATGTTACCTTGCAGTTCGAATTGGACCTAGTGATATTGTATCATGCTTTTTTACTTTATCAGAGGTCGCTTTTACTTCCGTTTTCTCATCTTTGACAGAAGACGTAGTATCGGTTGATGCACCTTCTTTTGCTTGAAGAATCGATAAGATACTTTCCAGTGTCTTATTACCACTACCCTGAAGTTCAACTTGTTGTTTTAACAACTCTTCAGACTTAGACATCAATGTGCTGGTACTGTCGACTAACGCTTGTTTAATCGACCCTGCAATATCTGAAGATGGACTTGCTGGAGGTGGTACAGAGGTTGGCGTAGATGGAATCGGTGATAACGCTGCTGGGTCAGTCATGCCTGATGTGGCTGCTACAGGTGTTGATGACGATGCATTTGCATCCGATGCCATTACACCAAATGACCCACCACCCGATGAACTACCAGAAGCAAGCGTTGGTGATGCCGTTGTACCGCCTACTGTAGAAGAAGCCGCATTCATGGCTTCTCGTGCTAGCTGTAGCTCAGGTGCGATTGACCCGCCTGGTGCGGAACCCATCGCATTGCTTGGTCCAAGGTTGATACCGCCACCGCCACCATCCATTGCCATAGGATTTTGTCCTGGTGCCCCATCGTTATGACCTGGGTTCATGATATCACCATCACCCATGTCTTGACCAGATGCGGCTTGACCGTTCACTAAGAAGTGTTTATTTTCTACGTGCCAGTCTTCTACGGTTTTATTGACGCCCGGTCTTAGTCGACGCCAGAAACCCCATTTATCGGCAATCTTCGAGTTCTCCCAACGAGAGACAATACCGTTCGTGAAGTCTTTTCCTGACCCGTCACTGCCGGCGTTGGTGATATCGAGGGCGACTCCGAATTCGTGGCGTGAACGTCCTGGTTTGGCAACCTTACCATTTCCATTTGGTGGATATTTTCGTAAGTTCTCATCATATAACGCACGTTGTTTCTCCGGACTACGGTAACCGGATGTAATCGTAAAGATAGACCGGTCACCCGTTGATTTCACGTAATCCCCGATACAGTTATAGAATAACTTCATCCAGGATTCTTCCATGCCTTGCAAATCCACACTACCCGTTGGTCTCGCATACATCTTCCCAATCGATTCAAGTTCAGGTGTACATTGCTGTAGTAACTGACTGACGATAGGTTTTGCCGTCACATTGTGCTTCATCGGAATAGGTCCCGTGACTTGAGCCACTTGTTCAGGTGAAGCTACTTGCTGATTCAATGGTTGTGCGGAGGCACTACCTTGTGCAATCTGTGGAGCAGGAGAGGATTGTCCATCTCCTATCGCAGAAGCGACATCCGCTGCCGTTACCTGTGCAGTCTGACTTGCAGTAGATGGGTTATACGTGACGCCACCGATGGCATTGTTATTCGATGCTGGAGAAGCAATCGGGTTACCACTGCTGTTCGTAGAAGTCTGAACTGGCATTGGGTTTGCTGTACCATTCTGCATAGCGACTTGCGTTCCAACGTTATTCGCCATGGCTTGAGAACCATTCACCCCAGGCATGTTATTGGTCGTGACACCGGTTTGGTTATTTGCCGTTACCGTTGCTTGACCTAACCCTGCTCCATCAGTAGTATGAGTTGGTTGGTCTGGATTTACAGGGAAACCACGTTGTGCAAGAATCTTCTTCGCAATCGCATTCATGGATTTCTGACCAATCGTATTATAGAACCCACGGACAGTGATGTTCCCACCATGCGTTAGTTCCTTATTGGCATTAATCTGACTTTGATTCACGACACCATTACTAATCGGTTGTTCTGGATTATCATGTAATGCTTGAAGTAATTTCTTCGCACCACCTGTACCCAAGAAGTGTGCGGCATAAGCATCGGTTGCGGTTGCACCCGGCATGCCTAATTCTTTTTTCTTCTTATTGATTTCCTCAATGTTGTCTTTCAGGAAATGGGCACCCATGATGGCATTCGCGACAGGGTCAAACTTACTGGTCGACATGGTGATACCATATTTACCACCGTATTTCTTCACCATACTTGCCCAAGTATCATCGATGAACTGGAATAAACCACCTGCAGAAGATGTGGGTGCTTTTGCAGCTGGGTTAAACCCAGATTCTTGTGCAGCCGTTGAGATAAGTAACTCTTCTGGTACACCGATACCTTTTGCTACTTCGGTTAAGAGGGGACCAATTACTTCATAGTTCTTGTAGGCATCTTTACTTGGTTGCCACCCTTGTGGGGGTTTCCATTGCATCCCCGATAAGGTAATCCCTGTTCCTTCAGAGAGGGAAATGGCATTGCCTTGGTTCGGGTCAAATACCTGTGGACTATACACATTCCAGTTATTCCCTGCTGTGGTTGCACGTCCATCGGTAGATTGAACGTTATATCCATTTGATACACCACCTGTCGTATAAGACGCAGCAGTTTCTCGTTCTGCATTTAACTGTTCTGCATATTTCGCCCACTTCTCTTGAAGTTTCTTTTTCTTCTCTTCATCGAGTGGCATTTCGAGTGGTTTAGACTCATGCTTTGCCTTGATGTTCTTATAGAATCTGTCAAGGTAAGCGGGGTCCCGTCCGATTGGAACCCCTTTAAATATAAAATCACCCGTCTTACTCATCTGTTTCTCCTGACATTATCTTAATGACTTTACCAGATTTTAAGAACTCTGCGATATCCATTTGATCTTCAACAGGGATACGGTCTAGGGAAGAAGCACCTTTAACCAGTTTCTTCTCGCCACTAAAGAACCCATCTTTTGAAGCAGCAGCCAGTACACCCGTATAAATTGGGAAGAAACGTTTAGATAACCAAGTTAACCATCCGTTTTTGCCTTCTTCGTCTTTTAAGTCAAATCCAGCTTTGGTACCGAATGATTCCCAAAGTTTCGCTAAGCCCTCATTACCACCTGTGTATACCCAATCCCCACCTGATTTATCTCTCGCTTCAGAACGAAGATATTTAGTATTCACTTCGTATTCTAATTGGAGGATAAAGTTCATTTGTTGTCTATCAAATGGTTGCTGATCACTAAAGAGTAGACCATAAGTAATGAAACGCATCGCTTGTAAATTAGAAACAGAGTTATTAGTAATCCCTGCTAAATTTTCATACTCACCTACTGTCGTTTCTACCTTATGACCGTTTACATCGATTGTAATCTTCTCATCACGTGATTTACCCACTGAAGACCATTTCGTAGCCGCTACACCATCGACAGTGTAGTTACCATTCTTAATGTCTTCTTTATTGGCTTCACGTATTGCATTGATTTCATCGCGTTTATTAAACGTATCTTCAAAGTCAAATGTCTTACCATCTTTTGAAACTTTGATACGAGAATCACCGACAGATTTTTGCATGGATTTCATGCGTTCTTGAAGTCTCGTTTCATCTTCACCAAACTTAGCCGTAATACGTTCAGCATAATACTTAACCTGGTCGTATGGTAACGCGCCTTGGTCTTGTGTGCTGAACGGCAATCCGTCAAAGCCATACATGTCCGGTGCATATGGAGATTTCTCTTTATCTGCAAAGGTCATACGGACGAAGGATGGTTTTACACCATCTTCCACCGATTCCAAATCATATAAGCCTTTAGACTTATCTGATAACCAGTCAGTGAACCCTGTCCAGCCTGTATTACTTGCTTGAGACATTATTGCTACAACGGCTTCCTTATGACGTTTAAAGTTCGGTAAGAATCGTTGTTCATACCACATGGTAAAACGAGGTAACTGTTCTTCTTGGAATTGTTGTTTAGACAATTCACCAGATTCCGTTTCATTCCAGAAGAATGGTGCCCACTTGTTATAATCGATTTTCTTCTCGACTAAATAACCTGTGGTTTCATTTACCGACATCTCTTTCTCCATTTCTTTTTCAAATGCCAGCATCATATTAGATAACTCGACACTGTTATTGGCATGAAGTCCGTATGTCGCTAAACGATATTCATCCATCTCTTGGAAATTATCTCGGAAGAACTTCCAAAGTTTATATGCAGCAAAACCTGCCGCAGCAATACCAATGACTGCTAAACCAACTGGGTTAGTAAAGAGAAGTCTTGCCCCTTGAACGGCAGCACGAACAGCTAATCGTCCAGCTTGTTTACCGACTTTACCTACCATTCGACCTGCAGCATTGGCAATGCTTGCTCCTTTTGATTTAACGCCAAATAAACCTTTAATGAATCGACCTGCGCCACGGAAGACTTTACTTCCTAAACGAAGGACGTTCCACGTTCCTTTTAATACGTTAATCAGGAGTTTAACAGGCGCAACCAGTGCTTTACCAGCAAACCCAATTGCTGTACCGATAATACCTAACTTACCTAAGAAGTCTTTATACCATGGTTTCTTCTCTTTACCCGCTTCATCAGCACCACCTTTCATTTTCTTACGTTGGCTGTGCCAGTCTTGGACTTTATCCATCCATGACCCTTTACGGCGTTTACCGGTAAATCTGTCGATGATACCGGTACCGAAGCCTTTCTTACTATCGGCTTCTTTACGAGCTTTACGGGCTTCTTCTTTTGCAGCTTTAGCTTCAGCTTTCGCTTTGGCTTTTTCTGCTTTACGTTCAGCACGATGACGGTTACGCTCTTCGGTAAATTGTTTCAATCTATCGCGTGCCTGTTCATTGCCTAACATGGCACTAAATATCGCACCCGCGGAAAGATGTTTTGCATTCTCTGTTAAGTCATTAACAGTCTTACGACCACGAATAAGTTTCTCGGCACGACCAAGATGTCTGGTAGAGGATTTCTTCTTACCTGGTTTTAAACGAAGCTTCATCACACGTTGGTGTTCAAGCATCAGTAAACCACGTAAGTTAAACATCACCTTACCGGTTTTTGGATTGACTTGGAAGAGTTTCTTATAATTGGTATCATTATCATGGTGTTCATAATAAATCTTCAGGATATCATCAGGAACATCATCTAGTGCTATCCAATTCGATTTCTTACCGGTGGCTAATGCCCCGATACGATTTATCGTTTCAGAACGAGTCAGTTTAGACGGAATAATCGATTGACGTTCTTTGATTTGTTTGACTTTATTGCCAAACCAACCTTTTGAGTCATCCTTACGTTTCTTCGCTTGGTCAACTAAGTCTTTCGCAATATCTTCTGCAGACATGTTCTTATACTTATCTGAGCTCTTTTTAAGCTTCTCTGACCATTTACTGAAGATACCCGGGATTTTCGATTCTTCGAATTTCTTCACTTTCTCTTCATCGACACCGGCACGACGTAATAGTTTACCCATGCCTTTACGAGCGGCATTCGATGCTTTACCTGCATAAGTCCCAGCTTTAGAGACTTTATCCATCATACCGGTCACTTGTTTCTTAACATCTTCAGTCGCTTGTTTTGCGTCTTTCTTTTCTTTGATAGGGTCATCATTCTCTATCGATTGGATATGATGAGGAGGTTGTCCTTTATTTCCATTAAAACGCCATACCAATAACTCGTAGATACGTTTCGTCCATTTACTGTTTAATGAAATAGACGCATCCCAGTTACTGAATAATCCTGTCATAAATGACTTAAATTTAGATCCGATACCCGATAAGATATCCCACCCACCTTTAAGCATTTGACGACCAAGTTTAATCGGTTTAACGAAAACATTATTTAAGACTCTATCTAAGACATCCTTATAAGGATTTCCGTTCTTATCAAATAACCCTTTCTCACGCATCTCTGCAATCGATAAGATTACGTTACCTTGTTCATCCGTTACATCCGCAACGATATCTCTGACACGATGTAATGGTTTACCTTGACAGAAGTACGTGCCTTTAATCAGTTGGTTTGCGGTGATACGAGGGGATTCTTCTTCACCCACGTAAACATCTTGCACCATCTGCTCTTCGAAACGTTTGAAAGCCCCTTTAATGAAGTTCTTCGCGGATTGTAAACGAGCAACAGGGTTTAGGAAATTTAAGAGTTTCTCGCCGCCTGTCACTGCCCATGTTTTAGCACGTTGTCCCCAACCACGAAGTTTATCGATTTTGAATTTCTTCCCTAATACATCCACTGCAGAAGTACGAAGTTGTTCTAATGACGTCACCCATTTCAATTTCCCTGTAATCGGGTCAATCTCATAGATACCATCTTTAACATCTTTCATGGTCTTAATGACCTTACCTTCTGCATCGTAGTATTTTCCTGCTGCCCATTTTGAAGCCTTAATAATCGGCTCTTTCATGTTATCGGGCAGATACAAGTCGATTTGTAAGATATCCCAAGATTGGTCTTTAAACCAATCTGCAGTCGGTTTAATAATCCCTTTATGGAATGATTGTGCAAGCTTAACCGTTTTCTCTTTCGCAAACTTAAACATCTTCATGGCTTTATCCGTCATGAAGTTGAAGGTGTTCTTCGTATACCGACCGAGTTTCTTCCAGTTGATTAAATCACTGGTGAGCTCATCCATATTGAGGTCACGTCCTTTTGTATCAATGAACGCACCACTGCCTTTACCAAAATCAATGATGTTTTGGTTAATCTTAGAGAGTGCCCCTAATACCGCAGAGGTTTGAATATTAATCGATGCATCTAAGGTTTCCCAAGGGGTTTTCGTTCCCTCTTGATTTTCCTTGGATTTAAGGAAATGAACAGAGATACCTTTGATACTATCCCTAATCTCTTCTAAGAGTTTTACGGACGGAGTTTCTGCTTGATGAGCATCTGAAGTCTTCGTCTTACTCGTTTCATAAATCGAACGAAGTGCACTAACATGTTCAGAAATTTGTTTAATAGGGTCAGCAAGACTACGCAAGGCAGATAAAATATCATCATAGATAGAAGGAGGAAGACTAGCAATAATCCCTCCATGTACCCCAGTGTTGAGCGCCGAGGCTGTTGATTTGCCATTGGTGGTACCTCCCATAAATGGTGGAACTGGGATGTTTCCTTTCGGTCCCCGTTTCTTTTGAGTTTTCTTTTGTTGTCTCGTTAGAGGTTTATTTGGTGGGGTTGGTCCTTTTGGTGAAGAGGGATTCGTAAATGACCCACTTCCCATACCAGGGAAGGCATTCCACCAAATCGGATAACTATTCCACCAGACAGGATACGTATTAAACCAACCTGGTTGAGATTGGCTTGCAATCGACATGGACACTTGTCCTGTTGAACCAAATCCATTTCCATTCCCTGTACCCATTAAACGAGAACTGGTTAAGTTGTTGTTATTACCGAAATAAAGATCGTTGGATCCTTTTTCAGATATCTTAATCAAATGGTCATTCTTACCAGAAAGCAGATCTTCATAAATCTTCGTCATATCAATTGAATGACTGTTTAATCCATCTTTCTGTACGTAACCAAGCTGTTTTAATGCATCAGTGATAGGTAACCCTTCACGAGAGATATCTAGGATACGTTGGTCGAATTCGGTTGAATTGCTGGATAAACGATAAAATTGTTTGATGAGCTTCTCGTATTTATCAACAGCTTCGTCATTCATGTTATCCAATTTATCATCATCGGTTAATGAAAGATTCTTTCTAACATTATCACGAATCTTCGCATGGAGGTCTTTACCTAATGCTTTTGCAAAGACGTTTTCTTTCTCATCGGTATTATCTCTTAAGAAATCATCCAAGTCCAAATCACGCCCTTGTCGCATCATCTTAAACAATGCGGCATCAAGTTTCTTTTTCTCTTCTTTAGTGAACTTATTACTGTCCGTTTCTAATCGAGAAGTGACTTCACTTAAACTATCTCTTAAGGCTTCACTATCATTACCAAATACGCGTCTTAACGTATCTCTTGCATTACTTCTTGCATCGATAAACTTATCACGTTCATGACTAAATACAACTAAGTCAGGTAATTCACCTGTTCTTAGTCCTTCCGTACTTTGCAAAATACGTGCAAGGTAGCCTGGAATAATCTCCGTAATCGATTTCTGCGTATAGTTATTAAACTCAGTCTTATTATAGAGATTCTTAGAAGTATGCCACTCGATACTACCACCTGCGGTATCACCGATACCTCTATCTAGACCAAGTCCCTCTCTTAAGGTATTGGCGATAGAAACTGCTTTCTTCACTGCCCAGTTATCACTCTTAGTACTGAATCCATCACGCATCCAGCCATTGATAACCCGTCCAGCACGGTCATTTCCCATCCCAACACGTTTCAACCAGTTCTTCGAACCAGGAACCATATTAAGAAGTGCGTTTGTCCCGTATGCTGCAGCTTTACCTAAAACCGAATTACCCAGTTTCGCACCGATAGCTTTCGCTATCATGTCTTCCATACGAGCTTTATCGTCTAGCTCTGCGCCACCTTCCATAGAGGCAAATTCTTTTTGCATCTCCATGTCTTGGCCTTGCATATCCAAGACCATCCCGATACCACTTGCAATCTCTTTAAATGGATCGTTAAATTTCTCACGAACTGAACTACCTACTCGTTTTGCTATCGTCCCGAGCATCGTGCCGGTACGAAGCTTACTAGATAAGCTGTTCGAAGTCATGGAGAAGAACTTACGTAGTCCTACATCTTTCATGACTTCATAATTCGTGTCTTTTGCAAGATCAGGTAATGCCGTATTTTTGGTAATCGCTTTTAACTCAATCATGGCATTTTGAGTATACTCGCCTAACGTTTTAAGCATCGATGCTTGAACGTTATATTGACGCATACTCATGCGAAGCATTTCTTTCTGCCATGGAAGGGTAATCTGACGTTGGTAATCCGCTAATGTGGTAATATTGCGCAATACCTTACGTTGGGTATTCACCCCTTCTATTTGCGCGTTCGCTTGAGTTAACTGAACAACCTTGTCTTCTTGTCGATGTTGACCTTCGATTTCTTGTTGTTTTTCGAAGATACTCATCAACGTACTTTCGACACGTTGTTCCGCTAATTCCTCTTCAGAAGGACCGGATGTATACTTGTCTTCATCATCCGCGAGCTTCTCATCGAGCCACTTACTCAATCCTTCTGGTAAGACATTACCGAGTGCTTTCTTAAAACCTTTTGCAGAACGTTTCAGTTCTTTTACAGTCGGTTTAAGATCATCGACAGTTTTACGGTATTCATCTCTGAAGGAGGTTGCAGCATTATCGACATGATCGACACTATCACGAAGCTGTCGTGGAAGCGCATCTTTTAATGCTTTCCCTACGTTATCTGGATTAAAGATGGTGGCTTTGAATTCTTTTGCACCTGTACTCCCCGCAATGATTAAAGGATGTCTGTCATCCTTTATCGGTTTAGCAGCAGGTGAATCAAAATCCACATCCCCAAAATCCAGGTCATCACCGAAGTCAAGGTCATAATCATCTTCTTTGGCCATATAGACTCCTTATGTCTGATTGTTTATTCTGTTATTCATAATCATCCCTATATATGTCTAAGGGCAACACATCGTCCGGACGATGTGTCTATCCGGGTGTTTATGTTAGATTAGCTACCTAATATAAGGGATAGAAGATAAAAGAGTATTAAATTTAATATTTAAAGAGGTAAACAACAATGGCAGAGAAATTAACGCCATTTAATGTTGCGTTATTAACTCCAACTGGTGAACGGATAGCGAGAGTCCCCCGTATAAAATCCGTTGAGATATTCGATGGAAATGGACAAGACTTCCATCCTGAAGGATTATTCTCAACTGTTTTATTTGGGGATTTAGGGAAACCCTCTCGTGACTACACCTTTGGATTAATCAAGTTAAACACGACGATTATGCATCCGTATATTTGTCGATGTATCAAGAGACTGAGACGTTTCTATGAAGATATCTGGCGAGGGGAAGCGTTTGCGAAATGGAATACTTCCACAAAAGAGTTCTTGCCTGCCGATATGGGTGAAGAGGGAGCAGATACCGGTTACTTCTTCTTTACGGAACATATTCATGAATTAGTCTTTAAGAAGAATGATTCGGTGAAACGTAATATGATGATTGAGGTATTCAATAAATACCGTAATCAATTAATGATTGAAAATCACTTAGTATTACCACCAGGTTTACGTGAAATCCAAATCGATGAGAGTGGACTCAGTACTGAAGACGAGTGCAACGAGATGTACCGTAAGTTACTTCGATTAGCAAACAGTCTTGAGAACAGTAAACAGAATAACCCAATGATTAATAACATCCGTACGAGTATGCAGAATATCACTAATGAGATATATGACTACTTCCAGGGTGTATTAACCGGTAAAGGAGGATTCTTACAAAGTAAATTCTCGAAACGGAACATTCATTTGGGCACGCGTAACGTTATTACATCCATGACTATGGGTGCTGAAGTACTCGGAGATGAACGTTCACCGACTGTAGATACCACTCATGTCGGGTTATTCCAGATGTTAAAAGCATCCGTGCCTCATGTGATTTATCAGATGCGAAATGACCGCTTCTACAACCTCTCCTTTCCATCCAAAGATGGGATTGCATACTTAGTCCACCCAACTTCATTAATGCGTGTAAACGTCCAATTAGACGATATTTCAAGCGATAGATGGATGACGATAGAAGGGAATGAAGGAACGATTAGTGCATTTGAACGTGATAACTTTAAAGAGCGTCCTATCATCGTGAAAGGACACTATTTAGGATTGGTGTATGAAGATGAAGAGAAATTCCAGTTACTTGCAGATATTAGTGAATTACCTGCAGGATGGGATAAGAAATTAGTTCGTCCGATTACGTATATGGAATGGTTCTATCTGATTACGAAAGATATCTTAAATGCGAAGAAAGCAGAAGTAACACGTTATCCGGTTATCGGAGACGGTTCATCTTATATCAGTGATATCTACGTAAAAACGACTTCACCTTCTTCCGTAAAACGTGAATATGTCGATGGACAACCCACTGATAACATCGCACCGGAATATCCAGATAGAAATCATCCTTCCTACTACCAGACATTTGCACCACATGGTTCACGTATGCCTGGTCTAGATGGTGACTAAACCCATCATGGTCACCTTAAACCTACCTAACTGCGGGAAAGTTCCTATATTGATTTATCTACGACTTATACTCAGGAATGACGCATAATACTTACGACGTAATCTTGTCAGTAAGCACCGTGAAAAAGATAACAATGGAACCATCGACGCAACGAAGTATCCAGATCGGATATGAGTTCAGAGACTATCGAAACGATATCTCTGCTAGGAATAGTAGAGAGAATAACGGAGTAGAGTAGGATTGAATTTATTCAGTCCAAAACGGTAGGGTTTAACCAAAGACAGATAGCCATTGGTTAAGCAAGATATAGTCCAAATTAAGATAGATGATGGTGATAAATGTTCATTTAACGTAATACACTCAGAAGATGCAATCGAACAGATAAATGAATCGAGAACAAAACGCTCTTCTGTGATTAACGCCATGGGCAATATCGTATATGAAGTCGAGAACGATATCGTGGTTCGTGCTTCATTAGGTTTAACTGCACCGTCACGTGGTAGACGGTCACAACAATAATAAGGTCTTACTATGCAACAAGATGAAAATCTTTCATTAGAGATGCGTTATCCTCAAGTCTATCGTATGCAGGGGATACGTTACTTTATTAAGATGGAAGATCCGAAAGTCTGGCGCATCGCAGAATTAGAAGAAATCGATTTATCGGTACTTCACTATTTCTATCCAGACCACCGTGAGAGTTTTGGGATATCTCAAGACTCACCTTTCATTAAAGGTAGAAAAAAAGGGCAAGTCGCCTTTCACCAAACCCAATATGATAATAGTGTCATGGGTCCGGTGAAGAAGAAAATCTTTAACTATCGCTTAGCGATAAAAGCGTATCATAAGAAAAACCCGAAAGTATTTTGGGCAAGAGATGAGAAGAAGTTTGGTAAGTTTGTAGGGAAACGTCCTTGGAATATGATTGTAGATTATTCTCTTATGGGACGTCATATGGAATTCCGTTCTAATCCTAAACGTCATTTATTCTTCTTTGAAGCACGTTATCGTGGATACTTAAATGGAATCCGTGAACACATTAAGAAATCAACTCGACATCAGTTGATTATGTTCCATGTACCGGAAATGTTACCCACTGTACCGGAATTAAAACGTTCAGCGATTGAGTTGAAGAAAGCTTACTGGAAAATCTTTGATAACTACGAGAAATTAGCATTACTCGATTTCTGGAAATGGTTAGACCCGTATTCTCGTAAGAATTCTCTATTTGCTCAGTATATTCCTGAAAGTGAATTAGATAGAATCGACTTCTTGTGTATCTATAACAACAGTGCTGTTTTATTAAACTTAGGGCTATTAGACAGATGGGTAACAGGAAAAGAGTCTTTGGGGGATGATTCAGATGAACCAACATCTGAGGAATTAGAAGAAGATGAAGATATCCAGATTACACAATCCACAGCAAGACGATTCCAACGTCGTTTCTTGAAGTTCTTATCGAAGATTGTTGAAAAGGATAAACTCAATACTGTTGATACCCCACCATTAGAAGTAGATAATAATGAAGCGAAAGTGATTCAGAAGATCTATGATACCAATACAGAGACATCCTTAAAAGATGATGACTTTGTTGATCCTGAGAAGATACAGGATAATGGTGAGACGATTATCCCTGATGCCCCGATTAAGGAGGATCTTCATGTCCAAGAAGAAGAAGCAGAACAAACAACTGTTGCAGTCGTTTCTGAAATTGAACGGAAACCTGTCGTGGGAGCAGTACCAGAACAACCGAAATCAGAGCAAGCTATCCAAGCGGTTATGGCTCATTCGACTCCTACTCCTCATCATCCTGTTAGCACTCCTCATATCGAGCGGGATGTGGGTGTATCAACACCTTATACTCCTGTTGATAGCCGATTAATTGGTGATGATAAACCAGTAGGTGTTAAAACCCCTAAATCAGGTATTATCCCAAGTTCTGCTTATATCGATCAGCATGCGAAACGAAATATCGCAGAGTTTACTAACGAACTCATGATGACCAATAAACAGAAAGAATACTGGGAAAAAGAATCGGATACGTATAAGAAGATTAAATCACCTGATAAGAGCATGACGTTAGAAGAATACGTCAACCAAGAAGTGGATATGACGATTAATGATAAAGAGGAAGTGATTCCTGATTTACCGTTAATTACCGATAAATCCATGTTACGGTCTACGTTAAAAGAGTTCGACCAACGTTACATTAAGAAATGCTTGAAACGAGATATTGCTCGTAATATTGTTGCATTACAAAAGACTGGTATCGTGATTAATAATTACGAAGTCGAAGATGTTTCTGATTTAGCAACAAAAGCAGAAGTCCACAAAGTCACTTTAACCCCTGTGGGTGGTAGTCAATCTACCATTCGTATCAAAGTTCCTAAGATAGATGATGATGGTACGGCTACAATTGGCAGCGTCAAAACGTATATTCGTAAACAGCGAAGAGACAAATTTTTGAGGAAGCTTGATAACGATAGAGTTTCATTAACTTCTTACTATGGTAAGTTGTTCTTAAACCGTAGCGAGCGTCGTAAGTTTAATTATACGAAATGGGCTACAGCTGAAACCGATATCAAGATTGCTGAAGGACTATATACCGATGTCGTTTATGGTGGATTAAAGACAGAGATAGAAGAAGTTCCACGTCATATCCAAGCATTAATGACTCGTTATCGTAGCTTTACGAATAAAGAGAAAGGTTATAAGCTTGACTTAAAAGAGACTAAGAAAAACGAAAGACTCCATCATATCACTTTTGGTAACCACGTTACTTATGACTATCAGAAGAACATCTGGCTATTAAAAGGTAAAGAGATAGATGAGTCTGAGTTATTCGGTATCGATATGGGTAACTCTCCTGATGAATTCGCTGAGGTGAAGATACTAGGTGAGTTGATTCCAGTTGGGTTTATCTTGGCTCGTAAACATGGATTAAGTCATTTCGTAGACATGTTAAGATTACCAGTAACGAAATATGAATCCGGTAAACAGTTCGAACGTAAAGCGTCTGATTTAGTCTTACGCTTTGCCGATGAGAAATGGGTATTCGATAAGTCTCAATTATCCCCGCGTGATAAATTACTTATCTGCGGTTTTGCTAACTACGCAAAATATCTGAAGAACTATTCTGTTTATGATTTCGATAGTAAAGATGTTTATGGGGCTATCTTACAAGAAGAAGGGATTGCAGTTCGTTATGAACGTGAGTTAGACTTAATCGATGAGATGTTTATCGACGATAGTACACGTGAAATGGCTATCAAGATGAATGAACCTACGGAAATGACACCTTTGTATATCCGTGCGGTAGAAATCATGGCGACTTCTAACTATCGTCCTGAGATTAACATGGAGGACATGGTCATTAAGGGATATGAACGGATAGCCGGCCAGGTTTATAGTACGTTAGTAAATCACTTACGTGTCTTCAAGAGTAAGCCGATTACGACTAAACGTCGCTTTGATATCCCACCTGATGATGTCATGATTGCGATTAGTAAAGATCCATCAGTCGAAATCATCGATGATATCAACCCACTTCAGAACATGAAAGAGAAAGCGAATGTTACTTTCACAGGTGAAGGGGGTCGTAGTAAGCGTAGTATGGTTGCTCGTACTCGTTCTTACGATGATACTGACTTGGGGGTAATCTCTGAGGCAACGGTCGATAGCTCTGATGTAGCAATTACAACCTTTACTTCAGCTAGTCCTAAATTTGATTCGATATTGGGAACAACAGGTAAAGATAAGACAACAGCCGATGATACATCGTCTATCATGAGTTCCGTAATTATGACGTGTCCTTTCAGTGACACCGACGATCAATTGGTTGTCGTTAAACCCTTTTAACTCAGGGAAACTACCCAAACACTCTCTTTTACTAAGCTCTATCAGCGATGGTAGATGTGGCCAAGCTAACCACTTGGGTAAAGTAACAAGAAAGGGAGACACAGGCAAGCATGAGTCTGGATAATCCATTAACGACTGGGTTATCGGGTACAATCCTGATCTAAGCTTCTCACTGAGAAGAAAGAGCAGAGACTATCGAAACGATATCTTTACTAGGAATAGTAGAGAGAATAACGGAGTAGAGTACAGAAAACAAGAAATGTGAGTATGGAAATGGAGGGGTCTACCTATAGACAGAACGCCTATAGGTAGATAAGATATAGTCCGTAATCTTACTTTAATTTAGTAGTATAGTATCGGTAAGTATATCCGTCAGCGTAAACCTTTTTACCGGAATCCTTGTTATTCAGGCGCCAATTAAGTGTCGTCGTAAGTATTCCGGCAAAGGCTGCAGCAAGAGATGCTCGCGTAAAGAGATAATCCTTATTGGTTTTTGTATCATGAATAATAACAGGTTTAATACCGTTATTATTTTTTGATATATCTTCATACGGATCATCAACTTCTCTCCAAGGTATCGAATCATCGTCCGGTTTTATTTGAATAAGGTCTTCATTTAATAACTGGCGAGGGTCGTTTAACCACATTGAAAAACGACCAGGAGATAAGACGAGATATTTTGCTGCTTCACCAGACCACTCAAATCGGGTTATACTGCCGTTCTTGTGGTCTTTTACAAGAACAGGTACATCAGTACCATAGGAGAGTCCTGTGATGTCGTCTACCCATGGGGATGGGTCAGATTCAAACTTATATTGATATCCATCTGGATACACGACACCAGGAGTGTTTTTACATCTATGAGAAACCGCGGAATAATGCAAACCAGCAAATTCAGCTGCATCATTAAGAGTGATGAATCGAAATATTTTCTTTGTTTTCCAATCTCTTAATAGAACGCCGATTGGTTTGTTATCTCTCAGTCCTAATTTGAAAGAACGTTTAACGTTCTCGGACGGAGTGACCCATTCCAGGTTGTCAATGGAATTATTATTCTTATTGCCATCTATATGATCTACTTGCATTTTGGTTTTATCGGTACCATCATTGAGAAAAACAGATGCAAGTAAACGATGAAGAGGGATTGATGTCGTATTACCGTTATCATCCTGAATAGATACCGTGTGATATCTGAAGGACTTATGTTTGTTTTTAGCAACGAATTTTCGGAATCGTATAGACCAAATAAGACCTTCCCGATTTATTGCGTACCAGTTATGGTAAGGAATGTAGTAGAAACCTTCTTTTAGTGGGTATTCTACGAGGTCTTTGCAATTAATCGAATTTAATTTTGATTTCATATGGATTTCTCCTATACTTGTATTTAATTTAACACATACTAATAAGTTATAATAGTAAGATTATGAAAAAACGGGTTAATTTCTCGTCAATTCAAGCGTCTCACCGTATTCCTATAAGAGGTGCGATGCCTCCTCATGTGCGTACTGGATACGAATATATCGTGGCACACCAAGTAGATGATAAGTTTGCTTATGTATCGAAAGGTGAAGGTGTTATCAAAGAGAAAGGTGCAAAATACGTTTTAATCTCTTATAAAGATGACAGTCTTGAAGATGAGATGGTAGAGATAGGTATAACGGTTGCATCGTCTAAAGGTAACTTCTATCGTCATGATATTGTTTGCGATAGAGAAGTAGGATATAAGTTTAAGAAAGGTGAAGTCCTTGTATTTAACCAATCTTTCTTTGTCCGTGATATTCTATTGCCTACTCAAGTTATCTTATGCGATAAGACGTATGCACGTACACTTCTTATAGAAGGGGATGATACGTTTGAAGACTCTTCTGCCGTATCAGAGAAGTTCAGTAAGCAACTTAATTCTTCTATCGTAAAAGAACGTTTAATCGTATTACAGAAAACAGATAACGTTCGTAATATGGTGAAGTTAGGTGATGAAGTCGATGTCGATTCACCATTGCTCTTTATTGAAGACCAGAACTTCGATGGAAGTGGTTACTTCGATAGTAATAGTATCGATGTATTAAGACGACTATCTCAGATTGCACCTAAAGCGAAATATCATGGTGAAGTAATTAAGATAGATTGTTTCTATTTCTGTGAAGAAGATGAGTTAAGTCCTACTTTAAAAGATACCGTAAATCAGATTATGAAGTATCGTTTTAGTGGGTCTAAACTGAAACTAAGCGATAAACGTCATATGACAGGGAAGATAGATAAACCATTGAGATTTAAGTCTCAAGATATCGGTCCTGGTATGGTTGCTATCCGTGTCTATATCGAGCATAAGTTAGGTGTAGACTTGGGGGATAAGATCGTGGTTAGTCTAGCCCAGATAATGATTATCTGAAACCTCCTATAAATGACGGGGAAGTCCTAAAGCTTAAGTCACTAAGTTTATCTAGTGATAGATAAATGGCGAGATGTAATGGTCTCGGTATAGTAAAAGAACTTAAGATATTACAATGGGTGATCCGCAGCCGAAACTCTTATCATGATAAGAGATGGGTTCAACGACTATGGGGTTACGCCCAGTACGGCCAAGTGGTACGTCGTGTCTGATCAACACGTAAATCGTTTAAATGGAAACAGGAGGCTAAGAGGTTCTCTTAGTGATATAGTCTAATATCCTAATGAAAGTTAGGGAAGTTTGTAATAAAACTGCGTTGATTAACGACCAACGTGAATACAATGAAGCAATCAGTTGAAGAGTACAATAGCACGTCGGTTCTCTGGAAAGAATGAAACAGAATCTGGATTACCAATTCACGCTATGTTCGGTTATGCTGGTATATCTGATCGTATTGTAGGTTCGCCTGAGTTAATTGGGACAACCTCTGTACTGTTACGTCTTGCTACCATAGCAGCGTTAGAAGCATATGACAGTTAATTGAATAGAAAGTCCAAGATAGGGAGGGAGCACATCCCTCCCTTTTCTTATGTCGTTTAATATATTGATAAAATTTTCCGGAAAATTTTATTTACTCGAATGAGAGGATAAACCATGTTAAACAGAGAACGCAATATATTTGTGGTCGCAAATGTGATTGATTTAGTCACCTGCATCATGCAGAAAATTGATGGGGTAGGGATGGACTTGCCTCAAGAAGAGAATGGTGTCAATGCAGAGACCGTTCTACAAGAAGACATCTCAATAGCTGTCCGTGCTGCGTTAAGCAATCTTAAACCGGTAATATAAGGAGAATAGAACATGTTAACAACAAATGCCATGCGCTATGCTCAAGAAATCGTTGATGCACTTGAAGAAAAAGGGATCAGAACAATTATCTTCAATACAGGGACATTAGATACCTTAATTGGTGCCTCTTATCCCGGTGCATTTAAACTTGAGGATAACCCGATTACCATTAATATCGACCAGTTAAAAGCATTCCAACGTGAATCAGGTCACGGCAGTGAATTAGATGGATTAGCGGAGATGTATGCGAAACCCGTTATCGATACCATTGATAACTTACGCAATAAAGTGATTCCATTCATCGATGCTGTAGCTGCTGGTGTAAAATCAAAATACAGCGAAGAAACTTACGCCATTAGTGATATTCAACAAATTGAATTCCCGTATATTTATAAGAACAACCAGTTCTTAGAATATATCGGACAACATGCGAAGTTAATGAACTCGCAAGCACAAGATGTACGTGTACAAAGTGGATTCATGGATCGTAGTGAAGATGATATCATGCAATTACTCCGTAGCGGTAGCACGACCTTGGATGATGCAATTGTCGACATGATTGCTCGTTATCCTTCTAACTGGCTAGTGGATACGTATCGTAAATACTTCGTGGATGGCATGTCATTCCCAACTGCGATTGATGTGGGTAAACAACACCAGATTATCGATGAGTTAATTGTCGCTTACTTTATCCATGCGTCATTCTTAGCAAATGATACCATTGACAGTACGATTAATATTCCGTTAAACCAATATAAAGATTATTTGGTGCGTACATTCGCTCAATTAGGCGGATTATTAAATCGCTATATCAATAACGTGAATGTTGTTGATGAAGGCGGTATTGTGGTTGCTTATCGTGATGTCGGTGCAAATGTGGTTTACGTGTATAAAAATGCATTTGAACAATTTATCGAACGTGGTGGTAATGCAGACGCGGTATTAGGTGCAGTAGCAGCGAATACCAATACGCACATCAATTTCTTATTAGAAAACAGTGAACGTTTAGCAAATGAATTTAATAAAGCGTATAACGACCATATTTCAAGTGTACAAGCGAACTTCCGTTCTACATTCTTGAAATTGTTCGTCCCAACCTTTATTGAAGAATTAGGTAAACAACCGTCTGAATTCATTGCATTATTCTTAGATCCAAAAGATCCGAATCCTAATGCGAATACAGCAGCCATTGCCGGTCGTATTACGAGTCAGTTACAACCAACTCAAGGTGCACCTGATATCTATACGTTTACTCGTTTATTAGTTTTAAACATCGGGTTAAATCATTGGCCACAATTAGCGAAAGCATACACTGAAATCCAACGTCGTGTGGATGAAGCGAAGATTGACCCACGTATCGCAACGTATCAGTACGTATTAAGTGAAATCGTGAGTGATTTAGTGAATAACTACGTGGTCGTAAAACAAACAGATATGCCTAATCTGTAATGCGGAGGTAATGCATGAAGTATTCTGATATCGGCGAAAATACGCCTATTACTTCCATACTGAAACGAGATGATAAGCATATCAAATCGCTGTTATCAGAAACGAAAGATGGGAGACTTATCGCATTAAAAGATATCGACATCGTCTTTCCTGAAGATTACTTAACAGCAAAACTCGCGAAGATGGATGAGAAATTTCAGTTACTTGGGGTATTTGCTTTTGTGGATTTAGAGGCAAAGAAATATGCAGTCTTTAGTATCCCTGCAAGAGTCTATGCGAATATCTCTGAGATGTTTACCTTTAAGAATCAAGATGAGGTTCAACGTGTATTACATTATACACGAGGGGATACGATTCTTGAAACGATGGATGTGATGGCAGAAGAACAGCTGAGTTACTATATCTATCACCATTTTACCGCATTAGGTCGCGTACCTTGGTTTATGAATTATGATGATATCTTAAAGATCTATGATAAAGATAGTTATTACATTGGTAAGAGCTTAATCAATATCCCGCAGGTCTTAGAGATGATTCAGAGTAACATTGCACGTGACCCGAAAAACGATAAGTTCATGTATCGTGATACCGTGAAGAACTATGATGAAGTAGATAATAAGATGCCTAACTGGGTAGCCTTACGAAATATTTCATTAGGGGCGACGGATACGTATAATAAACTCTTAGGCAGTTACTATGAAGATGGATTAACTTCTGGTTTAGCTGAGAAATCGAAGAAAATCACGCGTATCGAGAAGATACTACGGAGCTAATAAGATGAACGAAAAGGACGCACTGATAAATCAGTTGATGATTGCCTATGGTGAGGAAGGGATGAAAAATCTTGAAATCATCGATGTCGATCAGACGGATAATGAGTTATATCATGTTAGCTTTGATGACTCAGTAGAAGCGTTTATACCACGCTTCTCCACGAAGTTATTTCCGGGGGAATCAAGAAGTATCCCTCGTACATCGACTTCACCGATGATTCTGAAATGTCTATTAGGATTTGGAGATGTGGGGATGGCTTACATGCAAGATATCTATGATACCACACGTTTTAGTGTGATGCATATTTATCAGCTACAATGGCAGCATGCAGTCAAACCGAATACGGAACTTTGTCCTGATGCAGATTATACGGATGAACATTGGTTAATTGCAGCGACACCAAAAACCCGTGAGTATTATGGCATGATTATTGGTTCGATGTTCTTATACAACATTGAGATTGAAATAAGAAGTCACGTATCACGTCATTATACGTGGTATCTTCGTAACCAAGTACGTCTTCAATATATTGATGGAGTCTGGTTAGAGCCAGGTTATTATAAAATCACGCTACATGATTTCAAATCACCTAGCTTTATTCCTGAGTTAGGAAAGAATATCGATATCGACGAGATATCGAAAGAGGAATACCTTCATTATTACCAATTAAGAACGAAGTAGAAAAGGAATAAAGGATGAGTACAATTAAATTGAACTCAGAAGCATTACTTGGTGTAAATAAGGCAGGGACATTAAAACCAGATGCACAAGGCTGGTATGATGTCATTTTGGGTGCATTAGAATACCCTAACTCTTATGGGGCAGTTTATAAGACTGATCCTGTACAAGAAATCCTCAATGGTGACAGTATCTTTGCTCGTCGCTTACGTAAGGGTTGCTTGATTGGGGAGTTAGGTCACCCAATGCCTGAAACCGGACAAAGCGAACAAGAATACCTTGCTCGTGTAATGCGTATTGAAGAAAAATGTGAATCGCACACGATTAAAGAAGTCGTAATCGATACCACATTAAAAGATGTCAAAGGAAATCGCTATATCGGTATCCGTGGTAAGATTAAACCATCCGGTCCATATGGTCGAGTCCTTGAACAGAAATTCGCTGACCCTGATATGAACGTTTGTTTCTCTGTCCGTTCATTTACACGTGATAAGTTTGCAAATGGTCGTTTAGAAAAATACACGACATCTATTGTGACTTGGGACTGTGTAGGTGAACCAGGTTTAGAGAAAGCAAATAAATACAATTCACCATCACTTGAATCTTATGCCATGACCGTTGACCCAACTGCACTTCGTGCGATTGCAACACGTCGTACCGGTATCGGATTTGAGTCAGCTGATGTGGTGGATTTAGCGAAAGAAGTCCTAAAAGGGAGTTCAGTTGCTGTGAAACGTGAATCAATCCGTGCTGATTATAGCACACCAGATTGGCACAATAAATGGTAACAACATAAAAGGAGGGAGTCAAAAGACTCCCTCTACTTTTGTCCCAGTCTATAATTTTTATGATCCTATATTATAACCATGATGCAAGGATTAAAATCTTTGCAGGGAGATGGTTGATATGGTCAATCATCATACGTGGTGATAATCTAGAGGTACATGAAAATGTTAGAACCGGGAGATTATAAAGAGGAAGTTATCCAACAGATTAAAAATCAATTCTGGCGAGATAATATCCTCTACGCTAGAGAAAGAGCCAAAACAGGTATCGAAATACCGTTTGGCGCGACGCTATACAAGCTAGCGGAACGTAAAGTACTAACTGGACACATGTTCAATTAGTACAGCTTGATATACCAGGGTGTCAATACAGGCACCCTATTTCATTAACCCCTTTGTCAAGGAGTAAAATATGACAACTGTCGTTTACAGACAAGGTCGTTTACTGACCGACACCAAACTCACCGTCCTTAAATCGAAGGACGAAGTTGAACAACTATTAAACGATCTCCTCAAGCAAGAGGTGGTCGCTCAAATCCCGAGCACCGCTCATAACGCACGTCTATATAAGGAATACATAGGCGATGACCTGGTGTTCAAACTGCCTGAGTCAGGCGGTAAATATATCGAACTCGACGATGAGCATCAGTTCGATTATACACCGGGTAACCCGTGTAAAGTCATTGCCTTCGCAGGCAACATGGCTTTGTTGCCAGGTCTAGTAGATGCAGCTAAGCGTGGTTTCACTGCGCTTAAACACTGGTGGGAAGAATACGTAAATGATACCATTTGGTTGATTCAAAACGGTCTTCTTCCTGAGAGCGAAATACAAGCATCATTAATGGAAATCATGTTCATTACCAAAAACGGTGCTTACATCTGGCAACCTAGCCCGAACGAGGATGGAAATAAATTAGAATATTTCCATGATGTCGAGAGTGAATACTGCATCGGCATGGGTAGCGGTATGAGTTGCTTAATGGATTTTGCGATTGGTGTGGCTGGCACGGATATCCACATGGTTAAACTCGATGAGAAATTCCCAACCATGGAATCACTTATCGAACGAGCCTCTCGATATGATAACACAACCGGTGGTGAAATCGCCGAGTTCATCTACACGGATTAAACAACCAATTAAAAGGAGGATTAGGATTACCCTAATCCTCCAATTTTGTCCGCATAAATGTGGACGGGTGCAGAGATATTTAATATCCTTGCTTGTGTTCAACTAAACATAGGAGATATCCAATGAATAAACACTAAAAAATAAAGAGGGGAGTAGGGGCCCCTAACTCCCTACAGGCGTGAAGATATCTTAACGACATTTTCACATTCTATCAACTAATAAGAAGGAGATTCACTATGGATCTTACATTCTTAGATGTGATTAACGGAGTACATCGTATTCCGGTAACGCATCAAAAACCTAAGGAAGTGGTCCATACAAAACCACGACCTAAGGTCGACAGTTATTCTCGGAGAATAACTATTAAGAATCCAGGTAAATACACCTTCGGATTCTAACTCCTAAAAGGCGGTATTACTACCGCCTTTTTTCTTGTCAATTGACAAACTATCAAATAGATAATTATTATCTTATACCGAAACGATGTTTACGTTTCTCGTGTCGTTTCACTTCTTCCTCTTTACGAGCAAAGCTATCGACAGTACGAGGTTCAACACCGTATTGGTCTAACTTACGGTTAATCACTTGAAGACGTTGTTCAACCTTTAAACGTAACGCAGGATGATGCGTACGACCGAATTCTTCGACTAAATCATCGGCTTCTTTTTTAAGTTGTTCAATACGCTGAATCTCGACTAAATCATCATCACAGAGCTGTCTACCATCCGCAGCAACGTTAATCATGGCACGACGTGAATCAATTCCATAGTAATTGAGATTACGTCCATAGCGCAATAACCAGTTTGCTAATAACCAGGCGATACAGAAGTCATCGTGTCCAGATGAAGCATGATCTACCCGACCATCTTTATCAATCTTTAATTGACCTAACTGGTTCACTAACCCTTGGTCACGGATAACATGACGGGTTTGTTCTGCGGCTTCTTGTAACACTTTTGAGTACAAGTGAGTACGCGTTTTCTCTGAAGTATTGAAACCAAAGAGATGACGATATTTATCAATGATATCATCCGATGGATTACCACGCATGATTTGCTGATAGCCAGCAAGGTTATTGGCTTTATCATCCACCAATCTATTAAAGATACGAGCAAATGGATTAAGTCCTGCTGATTTAAATGCCAATAAGATAGCATCGATAAAGGTTTGCGCAGAGGATTTCTTCTCAATGATTAATGTAACCGTTTTCCATCTTACCATGAATAACGCTAACCATTTTGCTGCCACCAATAAATTACCGCTACGAATCTGTATCGTGGCGACCACAGATAAATCTGACGTATTGATTAAGACTAATGCGGTACTATCTCGACCGATTTGTTCAGAGGTGTCCACACCTAAGATAAGCTGGTGCGTTTCCATGTAGTTAAGAATTTCATCTTTATTGATATACCAACGTACGACGTAGCCATTTGCAGCTATCTCATTATACTTAGGCATAATGACAGATTGATCCATATCCGCTAATATCGCTTTAGGAATGATGTTATCCTTACCGCCTTTACCCCAGATTAAGAAGTAGTCTTTGTTGATATCTTCATCTGTGGATGGGGCTGACATGATACGTTGATAGAACTCTTCATCAGATAAGCCTAACATGCGGTGAGAGAACTGCATGCTGATTAATGGTACCGGTAACCCGGTTTGTTCACAGACAAACTTATCAAGTAAAGTACGATTACCAATATCATAGAACTCATCTGTCCAAGGGCAACCTGAACAGAATAACGCATAAGCATACTTACCTTGTCTGGTGGATAAGTCACCGGCAGTGGTCGTATAGAGACGTCCATAAAGCATACCGGCTTTCTTCGCATTCTTGATTGCTTCATCCATTGCGGATACCACCGCAGGTAACATTTTCCAGTTCCATTTCACGAAGGCAATTTCATCCACATGTAAACGTTCGATTGTATAACCACGAGCGGCGTTAATCGCAGACTGTTCATCGTTCTGAGCAGGGATTAAGTTTAACGTATTTAATTCCTGTGCATTGTTGATGTAATCTTCGATATCTTTGTCTTTACGGGATTTCATCCAGAAATAAGACGGTAACATCCCTCTTATTTTTTTCAGACGTTCCGTATTCTTTACTACTAAGGGACGGTCTTTGGTAATCAATAATCCTTGCGTATTGTATCCATACACCATGACATTGTAAATATGGAACAAGTCTGCCCCTACTGATTTACCTGTCTGACGTGGCTGGATAGCATACGTACTGATACAGTTTAATAAACACCACCACATGGCGATAATCGACCGGTTAGCATCGATACTAATCCCATTTACCCCGGTAGCAGGCAATCTTGCGACTTCACGTAACCAATACCAAGGGTTATTCTTACACTCGATTAAGATGCGACTGCGGAGTTGTGGTGATAAAGAGGGGTCGAATGGATCGACCCCTTTTAATCCACTATCGTGTAGTGCTAACATGAAGAGACAGTTTTTAATATCTTGCCGATGTAACAAGTTAGCAAACTTAACGAATGACCGATTCGGTGTATCGTAATCCGCAATCGCACCAGGATACCTTAACCAGTCTTCCTGATGCAATATCATACTACACTCCTTATGATAGACGGGCTACCATCGGTGTCATGGTAATGTGTTGCGTCACAGTAGGTGACACTTTACGTAACCAACTTACTAATACGGTTGAACCATCCTTAAATGGATAACGTTCAGAAGTCGGTACCACGATTTCTTGGTTCCACATGTCTAATGGATACTCATGTACCACATTATCAGGTGTTGTAATCGTGAAGTGAGTTGGCGTTGGTGCTTTAGATTCAATGCGTTCATTGAATACTGGTTTAGTTTGATAAACCGTTCTTTCTAAGAACTCTTCCACAGTACCAATTTGTAAGAACTCATTAAATTTAAAGTGTGCTTCCAGCGGTGTACCGATATCGAGTTTCACTTTCACATCACGACCATAACCAGGATTTTGGTTATTATGATACTGGATGATATACGGACTATCATAAAGCAATGGACTACCGGATAAACCGATTTCAAAGTTCTGCACATGACGATACGCATTTAACCCTAAATCGAGTTTAGATAATTCTAATGCCACGTTAATGTGTTGGATACGTCCATAACTACGACCATTAAACATGTCAGAGGTCGCACCGACTTCTACCTTATCGGTGACATCTAAATAGATATCTCTATCGAGATTATAGAGGTAGTATTGTAAATCCCATCCTTGTGTATCGCCTTTCCAGACTGGTACACAGACAAGACTAACAGAGTAACTACCATCCACCTCTAAGGTACGGTAACGATAGATTTCCGTAATCCCTCTTCCTTCTCCCATCTCAGCATTCCATGCTAGCTCATTATCAGCTAATTGGTAATCTAATGCAAAGCTATTGGTTTCACCCGCTAACGTTGAGATATAATTCCCTAAACCAATAATAGACATACGACCACCATCAATCGCTAACATGCGAGATGTACCATCACTATAGTTAACACGACCCATAGTAAATAACCCTTCACGTGCAATATTACTTGGGAATTCCAATAAGCGGTCATCAGATGGGGAGATGAACGGTGAAACTAATTCGATACCACTGACGTAAGCGGTTGCTTCATCTAAGGCACGTACGTTGGTTGCATTCGCCACGATTAATACGTTTTCACTAAATGCTTTACCTGAAGCAGTATACGTAACTGCAGTCACGACATCGCCCACATGTAAGCGTTCTGTCGTATGGCAAACCATTGGACGTTTAATCGCAGGACTGTCGTCAAAACGATTACCAATTTTTACCAATGGTACATTTTCAGAGAAGCTATCGGTATTATTCGTACGGTATTGAGAAATAACACGACCTGTCGATGTAATATCACGTCCTTTGAATATCTTCATGTAGGTCGCATCTTCACCATACGCATGAAGATTCGCATCGACCATTAACGTATGCGGGACGACTTTGTCATCATAAAAGATACGCCAGGTTTCAGATTGATAACCGGGACCAACACCACGGAATTGGTTGTCGTCTTCATTGTTATCATCTGCAAGGGTTAAGGTTTCAAAGGTGGGGATAAGGGTTGATTCATCGACTGCTACCACCGTTTTAAAACGGATGATACCCCCTGTGATATCATCGACCACATCCCCGACATTTGGAACAACTAAGTTTTTCCCTTCTTTTCCCATGTATATCTGAGACATCGTCCAGTGACGGAAACCACGTTTAGGATCACGATTTAACGTGGTGATATCAGGATTGACCTGATTGTTTTCAGTGAGTTCCATTTAATTTATTCCTGTTCATGCTTACGTGTTCTGGTAATCGTAAAGAATCGATTTAATTCAACCTGATTATTCAGATACGTTTTATTAATCTGTTCAAGTAAACCATAGATACGATGATGAAGTTTTACTTTCTCGGTCACATCAAATGGCAATGGATCAACGATACAGAAGTCTATATCGTAACCTTGTACACAAGGGTCAACTTTCAAGAAATGCTTAAAGCGTGCAATCATTCTCGCCACTTTGGATTTATTATGATAATCCAGCTCTAAGTATTTCGCTTCATTCTTCAAGACATGTTTCACAATCGCAGACATGAATGGTGAATAAAGCTCATACTTATCAGCAACGGTTACTTTCTCGGGTAAGGTTTTACGAGCAATCTGTTTACTGAAATAAGCACGAATCTTATCAGAGTTATCTCTATCGGATTCTTGGAAATCATAAACATTCTTATACCCAGCTAGCCCTTGTATTGAGATATAATGATCATCAATTTGATAAGGGGTACCATTTGGGGCATTGACTTTCGCTTCACCGTATTCCGTATCAAAGTTAAAAAGGTTCGGATTAAAGATACCGCCGCCTACCGTGATACGAGAGATTTTATTTTGATGTAAATCATAATGATAATCCACTGACATGCGTCCATCAATAATAAATCCACATTCTCTTGGTTTATCCGTTTTATCGGTTTGTCTTGCAAATCCTAATGCACGATACGTAATCTTAAAGGTATCGTCTTCCCCTTTGCCTTTCATTAATTGTTTTGCTACAATCACGACACGTGGGAAGTCAATATGATAATCGATGCCTTCAATTAACGCTTTACCATCTAACCACACGCAAAGTTTACTTGGTGCAATTTCTAATAGCTGGTTATTTGAGTTAGTAATCAAACTAAAGTCAACAACGCCATCGGTACTTGGTGTCAAATATAAATCACGGCATAAGAAGACATTATCCCCGATGACATCATATCTGGCTTTACTTGGGTCTTTATTGGTAAAGGTAAATCCATCATCACGCTGAATAAAATCAGGTGTATCGTTAGTAACATCTTTAAAGCTACCAACGTATTGAGTTAAACCCGCTTCATCGATTGTTTTGTTCAGCTTATAGATACGATAGTTTGATTTCTCACCAATCGTATAATTCTGTTGAGAAACCCCGACATCTTGTAACCAGTTTATGGTGCTCTTACCTAAACCTGATATCGCTTCAATAAAGATAGTCTCAGAATTGGTTGGAAGATATCGTACTGTATCGGTGACATGATACCAACCCAATAATTTACCCGTTCTATCATACTCATAAGCGGTGCATTGTTTCGCTAAGGTAGGCGGTAAGATAAAGAAGTTTTGGTTCTCTGTCTTGGTAATCGTAATATTTGGATTGGATAACGCTAATACCGATTGGTTATAGCCATACGCCGTAATCACTCGCTCAGGGGTAATCTCTTCACGATAAGCCCGCATAATAAAGTTAAACTGAGATTTCTCCAGTTCACTAGCTTTCCAGATACCCACATTGGTTTCTGTGCCTGTCATGGCATCGAGTTTATTTTCATAACTCAATTGATTCAATTCCATGACACGATGACGTTCTGCTATCATACGTCTATCTAAACCAGACTGACGTACCACGACTTTCACGTACCAGTTATCTAAATCAAATTTTGCATCTGTACTACGGATTAACGATTGGATATAATCAACTGGTGCAGAATAAGATTGGTTGGTGACCATCCGTAACGAATCTTCACGATTACGATGATAGTAAACCCCCATATCAAAATTAACATGGTCTAATGCATCCGCTAACGTTGCACTTGGGTATTGTTTCGTATATGCTAAGATATCGTTACGTTTTGCATGGACTAAGAACAGTTCGACATCATCACGATAATGAATGATATTCTTATCTTTCGTATTGCCTAACATGATAAGGTATTTATTACACTTATCTAAATCAGATTGGAATGTACGTAAGGAAGACACACGGAAATACTCAACGTGTTTCACGGCACCATCATCTTCTAATTCCACGTATTGATTCGGTTGTACGGCATAAAGGTTATTGGTTAAACGACCATTCACAAATGCCATTGGACTATGGTAGTCTTGTTCATAACGATTGATAAAATTATTCGCCATGTCCGTAATGTTATCGCCTTTCAAGAATAACCGGCTATCGATAAAGACACGTTTATCTCTTGGGGTTTTTAAATCTTGACGATAATAATTACTGCTTCTGAAATGGATAAAGATATCTTCTGCACCAAATTCTATTCCGATATTGGTATCTTGTTTAATCGCAAGAAGGATGTTACCATCATCTTCAAGATAATAGTACACCATAGCCATCGGTACTAAGATACCTTTATCATTATAGATACGCGCAATGAAATCCGCTTCCATACACCAATCTTCTAATGGTAACCAAGTTTCCATCTTTTCAGGGAGATTAAACGTATTCGGATGATTTCCGCCTATCATATAAAGATGATAATGGTTTCGTTTATCCGGTAAAGGTAACGTGCGTTCAAAGATAAACCCGTCAATAATTTCCCCATTTCTATCACTCAGTTGAGCCAGCTTTAAGATATATTGCTCATCCTCGTAAGGACTACACCAAACTAAGCGAGTCGCATGGGCAACGAGATAATCCTGAACCGTTGGTTCGAGTAAATTCATTTATTCACTCCTATTCATAAACACGGCCAAAGTAATTCACCATGTTCGTATTAACAAATGACTGAAGCGCATTACTTCTATCTAAACGTTTTAAGACTTGACCTAAAGGAAGTTTCTGATAGAATTTGTTCTTCGCACAGATGAAGTTCAATGATAACCAACAAGGTGGGAACTCTAAGGCGACCATCATGGTTTCTTTTGGATTACCTTGTCCCATCCATCCCCCTGCTAACATAATCACTAAATCCCCTGCTGATAGTTTCGCTAAACGCGGTGACCAGGCTAACAGTCTTAATTTAGACATGAAGCTTTCTAAATCTTTAAAATCAGCAGGCTCGAATTGTTTCGCTACATCATAGTGCGTACTTAAATCCACTTTCATCTTACGGGATATCATTGTTGCATAGATGCGGATATCATCATCATTTAAGTTAGTTGGGTCAATCACAGAACGCGTAATATAGAAGAACTGGAAGGCTGCCATGACTTTTAATGTCGCTTCAGGGTCTAAACCTAAACGACGGGAAATGGTTTCTGCAACTAAACTGCCGTAAGTATTTAAAGGTAAATCTTGGTTCGCAATAAACTGCTGAGGATCTTCACGCCAATACCCAATCGAAATCGCATGGCATAATAACTGATTCACGGTTTCATTGCCTGCCATACGATGGATAATCCCATCTTTTACCGATGTGCCATTATACGGTCTTAAATCCACCACTATCGTTGTTTTACGTTGCGGGAGGACTATTGTATAAGGTTGATAGAAGAAGGGTAAATCATGGAATTCTTCCCCGATTCCTTTAATCACGAAGTTATCGAACTCAAACTTCCCTTCGACATCGATATCTTTTACCTGATTGGCTATCACCATCTCACGTAATACTTTATCGATCTTCCCCATATTTACACGTCTTAGGGATAACGTCTCATAAGGACTGTACATCGTTTTGTTTCCTTAAATTCATTTTGCAAAATAAATTATTACTCACATTAATACTATTTCCACGTCTGGAATGTATAATCTTACAATGTAAGCAAGATATGTCAATCTTTAGATATCACGCAGATTCCGCTATAACATGATAGAGGAACCCACGTGATATCCATCTGTTTGTTGCAGATGGTTAAAAGGTAGACATAAATTTTTTAATTAAAGAATTTATTCTCGTAGTAGAACTTCGCTTAGTACTGAGCAAGTTCTTAGTCTCGACAATAACCAATTAAGTAAAGAGGAGTTTCTCTATGGTTATGGCTACATTTGAACCGCACAATAGTACCCCGCTCATTTGGTATCCGGGTACGAAGGATGAAAGCATCCGTGCTGTTCCATACGTTGCTCCAGAGATTCCAATGCACTTGCCTGTTGTATTTACTTACGCAAGTAAAGGTCCTTTCTCTGCTGTTATTGCTTCTGCATCCTCTGCAGTAGAATTATTCGGTGAAGAGATCTTTGATGAAAAGAGTCCATATGGAACTTTGGCAACCCCGTTCGCAAATCTATTTAAAGAATACGCGAACCCAATGATGATTCAGCGTCTTCATCCGAAAGACATGCCTGAAGCATCCCGTTTCTGTTTAGCGATTGAATACGTGCGTTCAAAACAATTTAAGAAAGCCGAATTCAATGCATTAAATAATGAATATGCTTATGATGCAAACAACGAGCTTGTTTTAGATAAAGGTGAACCAATTGATGGTATCCTGGCTCGTTGGGTAGTATTACGTATGCCAGCAAATGGTCATCATGGTGAATTACAAGTGACTACGGGTGATTTACACGTACGTGATGATGTCACCACCACATCTAAAGTTGTGCCTATCTTAGAATTTAAAGCACAATGGAAAGGTAAACAAGGTAATAACATTGGTATCCGTATCAATGTCCCAACTCGTTACCAAGGCTTAACCAGCCAAGATCTTGATTTAACCTTAGACCAAGGTGCACGTTTATACGATATCCAAGTGGTAACTCGTCCTAACGATCGTGCTGATGGTTCTGCGGTGCAAACTAACTACGGTTCTTACAGTGTACGCGGTATGTTTAAACCAGGTGCATTTGATATGAATGCAGGTAATGCATCCGTAGACTTAGAAGAAATCTTCTTAGATCATTATCAGGATTTTGATACTCGTGGTGGTAAACCAGCGAAATACGGTCACATCGGTAGTTTCCATATCTACCATGATAACCTTAAACAAGTGTTAACTGACATGTATGAAGTGGAATCATTAACGGGTAATAGCAAATTAGCCACCGCGAATTCTATCCAAGAAGGCCAACCAATGGCATCTTTAGAAGAAGCGTTATACCTAATGAACCCATTCACAGGTCGTGACCAAGAAGGTCGTCCTTATAACGCTATCTATGTGATGCGTGAATTAGATGACCAACGTGCAACCTCTATCAGTGCCGATAATACATTCTGGTTACGTGATGGTGGTGATGGTACCATGAATGATGCTGCGGCAGATGAACTTGTTCGCGAAATCTTCGATACCATGTCAACCGGTAATGAAGCGATGCCAACGACATGGCGTGACCAAGGTAAATATCCATTCCGTCAAATCTACGACGTGGGTTATTCGACCAAAACCAAAGTCTCCATGTATAAAGTGTTAGGTGTCCGCCAAGAAGCGAACTTAACCATGTCTACTTGTGACTTCATTGCAAACAAAAACCAAGCACCAGATGTCGGTAAAGAAGAATCTATCGGTGCGAACTTGGTAAGTAAAGCACGTAACTACCCTGAATCTGAATTATTCGGTACCGGTGCAATGCGTGCATGTATCATCCCACAAGCGATGAAACTTATCAATAACCCACGTTATAAGAAATACGTTCCTATGACGTATGAAGTGGCACGTATGCGTGCTCAGTACATGGGTCAACCAGGCGGTATGCTACCAGGTTACGGTTATGATGCCCCTCCTTACAACCATGTAACGGAAGGTAAAGAAGTGACCAATGCTTATATTCCAGTAGAATCTCGTATTCGTTCATGGGATAACGGTTTAAGCTACTTCTTGCACAAAACTGACCGTATCATGTTCTGCCCAGGTCTTAAGACTGTCTACAAAAACGATACGTCTGTGTTAACGTCTGATATCACCATGCAGATTATCTGCGATATCGACTACATCTGTTTCCAAGTATGGACAGAGTTAACCGGTAATAGCAAAATGACTGACGAAGAATTCATGAAAGAATCTGACCGTCTCATTGCTGACCGTGTACGTAACCGTTATGATGGTCGTGTTGTTGTTGTACCAAATACGTACAAAGACACCAAAGACAAAGCACAAGGTTATTCTTGGACATGTCGCGTAGACTTATACGCAAACAACATGCGTACCTTGAATAAATCATTCGTCGTTGCTAAACGGATGGAGGATCTTCAATAATGGCTGATAACAACTACAAACACGAAGGCGGCCGTGTATTATTAGCGAAAAGCTCCGTTCTAGGTCAAAACGAAAAGTTTGGTCTAAGCTACGGTGGTGCTGAAGCAGTTGCCCGTCTTGACGTTGATGGTCAAAATGGTTTCTCAACCGATTTCCGTTACCTCAACGCAAATACGCCATATGTGAAACAACGTACATTGTGCTTCGTATTAGAAGTACCAGCGTTCTTCAAATACATTGGTAACAATGGTCGTGAGATGACCCGTGCGTTTAAATCCATCATGGAAAATAAAACCGAAAAAATCTCAGGTCTTGATTCGTCTATCAAAGCGGAATATACGCAAGTTAACATTGGTCCAACTGAAGTATTTGATGCGTTTACTCGTTCTACTCGTGAGAAGAGTGAACCGACTCACACGTTAACCGACTTGTACGGTCGTGCGATTAGTACTTTCTTTGAAACTTGGATTGTAATGGGGTTAGGTGACCCAATTACTAACATTCCAGGTGTGGTGACCTCTCGTAAATACCTTGAAGAAATCCGTGGTCGTAATGCGGTCAATGGTCAGCATATCTATACATTGATGCCTGAAAACGTGGCAGCTACCTGTATTTATATCGAGCCAGACCCAACCATGACCTTTGCGGTTAATGCGTGGTTATGTACCAACATGATGCCAGATAACGCAGGGGATCGTCAAGGTGAAATGGACCGTACCTCAGCACCAGATAAACAAGAAATCACGATTAAGTTTACTTGTGTACAAGAAGTAAACTCAGGGGTGAAAGTATTAGCGAATAACGTGCTACAAGCACTTGAAATTCGTGGTATGAACTCTGTAGACCGTCGTGCGTATATCGGTGATGATTACTGGAAAATTACTACGGCTAAAGGTAACGGTGTTGAAGTTAACCCAGGTAAATCTGAAACTGAAAACTCACCGTACGAAACCGGGGCAATTCACCAAAACTATCAAATGGCACACTCTGAGCACGTTAATGCGATGCGTCACCAATTTGGTGGTAGTGTACCAAATGAAGTTAAGAACGGTTCACAATCTGATAAACTCTAATTTATCAGAGGTGGACATAATCGGAGGGAGTCATGGGACTCCCTCTTTTTATGTTGTTAGTCTGCTTTATAGTTTAGGTTTTAACCAAAAGGTAAATATGAAAGAAGGTGGGATATGAACCTGTTGCATACTCATATCCCGGCTCGTCTGTTTACTTAACCATTAAATGGCGCGGGCTTATTCACGCAAAAGTACGGTCATTTGTTTATGTTTAAATAAATTAAGATAAAGTGGCTTAAGCTTTATCCGACGAGTATTTTATCCGCGAAGATAAAATAAGGTGTAGGGAATACCTACTTGGGAGAAGCACCTGTTACTGACCCCATCACTCGAGCATCAGGGTTTGCGCAAAGGTAACCAACATCGGTGGTGATTCGAACCCACGTCCTACACGCGAAAGGTATAGTGTCCTTGGCCTCTAGACGACGCATGTTGTTGGTGCTACTCCCAGGTAGATACTCTATTCGTAAAAAATGGGGGGTGATGAATCCCCCTGGAGTACGAACGATTTATACTATTAAAAATAAAGGAGTAATTGGCGGAGTCCAGATAATGAGCGAAAGATTTACGAGGTAAATTCAGCATCTGAACTCCAGTGGAAAACAAGGAGACTGGACTGGAATGTATCCGTGCTAAGTAATCCACATAATGACTATTTTAGTCTGTAAAAAAAATATTTAGGCTTTATAGTAGTTCATCGCTAACGTACGAAGCACGATATAAATCATGATGGCTGAACGTTCTAATGACACGAGTTTACCTTTAGATTGAGGTCTAAACTTAACAATAAACTCATCAATCATTTTACGCACTTTTATGACGGTTCTATCGTTATTCTTACCAGACAAGATATTCTGACGTAGACGATAGCCTACTTGCACTAAATCATTAGTATGCAGGTTCTCATCTTTAATCAACTGAATTGCATAGATAAGGATATCATGACGGACTTCCATGATCTTACGCTTATACTTGCTTTCCATTTGATTATCTAATATCCACTCTAATGCCCCTCTAAAGATGTTACTAGAGATAGTCGGCATCGATTGTTCTATTACCGCTAATAAGTCTTCTTTAATGAACGTATTCTTATCTATAAAGATAGCATCTTGATAATGAAGATATTTAGTTTGGTCTCTCACTAAGTCAGCCAGATATAATCCATCCACAGACATCGATAACGCGCTCTTAGACGCGATTTTATCTTGATCCTCTAATACTTGTCTAAATACCGAATTAATCTCGATAGCGGCCTTATTAAGCTGCGATTTTATCGAGTTTAATTTACGTACCACTAATTCATCTTCAAAACGTTGGAAGACTTCCTGTTTTGCGTACTTCGCATCTTGTCTTTGTTCATCCCCTAATACAAATCCCTCTGCTTTCATTTCTATCCAGTTTTTCCAGTTTCCTGCTACCTTAAGATCAAATCGTTTTGAAAGACGCTCAAATACCTCCGTAGAGACCTCTGGTGACGTTTTTCCACGATAGAAGTACTTATACATGATTGAGGTCATATAACGCGCTACAAGGATTTCCATGAGGGTTTTACGCACCTTATCAGAAAAGGAAGTGAGTGACTTACTTATCGTGGCTTTATGCATCAAATAAATGAAGCTAATCGATAAGATATTACTCGATACTTGGAAGTCTTTATTAATAGACGGTAGCTCATAAACGTAGTCTGCAATTTCTTCTTCATCAATTCCAATGATCTCAGTTAACCACTCATCATCTTCTTCGGATGTCCATTTCGGGATATATAAACCAAATGATGCAGAGGAGAAGAATCCCACATGTTCACTGTTCTTGCTATAGAACTTATTACGCCATTTCGTAATTCGCTCTAAAAACTTATTATCAATCGAGACATCAACGTACTCATCAAATATCTCTTTTAAATTCTGATATGCCATAAACGTTTCCTTTTATTGATTATATGAAGCAAATACAGAGCTTCATAACGGTAAATAAATATTATTGTCCACAGGAGGATCTTATATGGGTTATTGGTTAACCGGTGATGAATCTGGGGGGGGGCGCATCCTCTGAAGAAGGTTGGGTGAAACTTCCAAACGGTCACATCATGCAATACTTTAAATGTCAACGAAATCAGAATAGAAGGCACAATTTCCCTCGCCCATTCCCGAACGGGTGTATTGTTGTTGTCGGTCAGCAAAGAAATATGAACGGAGATTATGAAAACTACCGTTTATCTAGCTGGGATAAGAACGGCTTCACTATAAGTACAAAATGGCCGTATGATAGTGACTATGCGCATATAATTGCTATTGGGTATTAAATAACAAAAATAAGAGGCTACAAGAAGTAGCCTCTCTTTTATGTCGTACATTAAAAACCAGGTAAGTTAATATTGAAACGCACATCGCTTTCCGGGATGATTCTTGTACCATCTCTGAACTGACGATTGGATTGTTTCTTTAAGCGACTACCTGGCTCATAGAGCTTCTGCTTATGCTCATTTTCAGTGATACGCATCCATACACCGAATACCTTAGCTTGTTTAATGGTATCCTCTCTTCCTGTCTTAGGATTACGCCACACGATAGTTCTTACGACATCATTCATCATTCTACTCCATCGACTGCGATATAATCCACGTAAGGACGCGTACGGAAGAATTTCTCTTTAGATGTATCTTCTTTCACGTATGCCTTCCATTCTCGCTTAGAGAGCTGCGTATTAGGGATATACGCGAGTAATGGTGCAGTTCGCTTACAAGAACTTCTTATTTGGTTTCTGACCAACAAGCAAGCCATTGTCTTTCTCATATTTACCTCTTTTTTAATTGTTCGTTCATTCACATAAAAATAACCAGTCTATACGCTTTTATAAGTATATATTATCTCCTTGAGAAAATCATCCGATTTCTTATCTATATATTAACCCTATCCATATAAGGAGATATCTATATGCCAATGAGACCTTTTGGTTTTTCACATTGTGCCATACTCACAACAAATGGTAATTGTGTTTTCATGAAAAGAGAAAATGCAAAAGAAACATTCAATAAAATGAATGCAGAACATGCGTCTAAATACCACCCGTATCAATTTACTAACGTAGACAAGGAGAATCCTATCAATCCAGTTTATCAGTTTAAGAAAGGGGAAAAGGTTGCTCCAGTAGAACCGCCATCTGATAAATCAAGTGCTCGAATACTCCTTGAAGGATTAAGAGACCTTACTATCAATACAACAAAAGCTTATATCAGAAATGGCTTTAAGATGCCTGAACCGAAGCAAAAGAAACATCCATTATCTAAATTAGTACGAAAGACACTGAATCAAATCAATGAACCCGCTAAGCCTGCTTATCATTCTAGATGTGTAGATGCAAGTGCGATAAAAGATATCAATAAATTGATTGAGTTCTTAGGCAATCAGCAAGATGCCATTACCGCACTCGCTCCACAAAACAGTCGTGCTTATCGTTATATTAATATACGTGGTGCACGTTTCTATTATAACCATCTTGTACTAGGGAGTATCCTGTATCATGACTGGGAGAATAAACATCTCACCAATAAGCTTTATTATGAATACAACTCGATGATGGATGGTATCATTCCGCGTCATCGTGCTCTCTTAGAAGTCATGAGACGTTGCGGTGCTTACTATGATAATGAAGATGGTTTATTTAAAGGATACGATGAAGCAGAGTTTCCTACACCCGAAATATTCGCTCAGGAAGTGGAGCGATATGCATTAAATCATCCATAATTCATATTCTTCTATCATCCTACCTATATATCCCCCAGGCACCGGCACAAACCGGGCCGGGGGTTTCATCTCTCTTTCTTTCTAAGCTTGGCTATTCGCCTCTAAGCTTCTGATCGTTCTTCTTCTTAAACCTGTCGTTCTCTCTATACCTCCTTCAAGAGGTATCTGTCGTATCTCTTCTCTTTTCTTCTCTCATTTATCGATCAAATAGAATCGCAATATAAATAAGTAAGACACCCCTTCTCATGGGGTATGTCTTACTTATTTATATCGATTATCCTGTTATAGATCATTCTTATCTCTTTATAAAGATCTTTTAAGTATAAAGATAAACTTAAAAAGGATCTTAATCTAAAGATAAGATAGATAGATCTCTTATCTTTTTCTTAAGAAGATCTTCGATCTTAATCAAATTGATTAATTTTTAATCAATTTTATAAAAAACAACAAAAATAAAGATCTTAGCTTATAGCTAGAGAAAATGAAATTTTCTCTAGCTACAGCTTATAATTTTTCTGTGTATGTTTCGATTTTTTAAAATCGAACAAAGCACATATATTTTAAGATCTATATTTTTATAGATGGTTAATTTTATATAGTAAGATTTATATATTATATGTAATAATTTTGATGATAAATGTAATTGATTTATTGTTAAAAAATGAACGTATTTGGGGGTTTGGGGGTGTTTGTAATACGAACGAAGTGAGTATTACAGATACCGCTAAATCCTCAAATACATTTATATTTTAATAATAGATTAATTACACTTATGATTAAATTATTAGATATAATATATAAAACCTTATTATACAAATTAACTATTTATAAAAATATAGATCTTCTTATATATATATAATGCTATGTTGTTATTTTATCATATACAGTTATATATGAGGGAGAGAGGGGGTGCGGGGGAGAGAGGGAGTTTTTCGACCGCACGAAAAAAACGAGAGTACGAAGCAGTACTCTCTTGCTTATGTCCCTATCGATTATTACGAGGGTATATTATCTTGATGAAGCTGAATAGTATATGACATGATGACGGAGGTTACCTTATACTAGGGATACGAGATAAGAGCGATATTAAACTTTCTTAACCTGCTTAAAGCAAACCAAGATAGAAAGTATCCACACTTGGAGTATACCAGTATGAAGAAATCGAATGGGTGTATTTATGCAGCCTTGTTGAGTTTATTTCTACTACCAGGAATAAGTGAAGCAAAAGCAAACCAAGAGACGCACCAGTTAACGGGCATCTCTTCTTACTATGGTGGGTTTCACCATGGACGTAAGACAGCGAGTGGAGAAGTATTTAATATGCATGCTCTCACTGCTGCACATCGGACGCTTCCATTAGGGAGTCGTATCCAGGTCACGAATCTCAGCAATGGGAAACGTATCACCTTAAAGGTCACCGATAGAGGACCTTATAAGAAGGGTCGTATCCTTGATGTTTCTCAAGGTGCGGCAAAAGCACTCGGGATGTTAAAGAGTGGTACTGCGAAAGTGCGTATCCAGTTACTTGACAAACCGAAATTATCCACCTGATACTTAAACCTGATATCATGACGTACTCTTTGCGTATCTGACTGAGTAGAGGTGAACCTCGTTCATCATGTCACCTTTTAGGACAGAAATAAGAGATATCTGAATCGATATCTCTTTTATTTTGTTCGATTAAAATATTTATCAAAATGCCCTCTAGAATGCCCCTAAATCGCTCTCTATTGCATTTAAATAGTAAGGGAGTATAATTTATCATCTTACCCCTTATCCCTATCTTAAATCGCGTTATATTAACGATTTTGAATCTTCTCTCTTATTTATCGATAAAATAGATCTAGTCTGACGCTATGACCTCCTATGGATAGCTATAGTGAGGATTGAAGAACTATTGCTAAAAAGAGAGTTGTATAAACATGAGTACGAATCAGTATAAGAATAAGCTCAGTATAAGAGACCATCAAGGGAAGGAGCATGTCTGTCTTTTATTCAAAGAGCGGTATTTGGTATTAACCTTTCGTGAAGAAGGACTATTGCGACAAGAATATGAATTTGGCTTACCGTTTCGATATGATGAATTGAAACGCTTAATCCATCATCTTATCGATGCAGGGTATCAAGAGATGAAGTTACGGATGACCGGATATCGTCATACCGATAGAGGGATTAAATCATTATTAGAAGAAGTCCGTGGATATTTGACGTATGACGAAACGAGAAGCCCAGGTATCGGCTATTTGCATCATCGACTAAGTTGGATACCTGAAACCTTAAAACTCGCTCAGAACGCGTCTGTGGCACGATTTCATGCATACTTGGATGATAGAGCGATAGGCGGATTAAGAAGTGATGGAGGGTCTACTTGTAGTTATCTGGTTCCGACGATACATGAGAACCAGTTACTCAGTCTGTATAAGGACTGCTATGAAGAGAACATCCTGAAACCAGGGAGATTTAGACACCTATGACAAAACAAGTATGCACTAAGTTAGCCAAGCTAAATGAACAACGGCTACGTAATCGGATTAGTACAGGGATTATCTTGTTACAGGATTGTGAAGGGATGCCGTTCCGTGAGTATCTTTATAAGCGGATTTACAACCGACATCATAAGCCTGAGAAAATGGGTGAGGTCAGAGAGTTTACATATGGAGATAATATCTCGAAAGTCACTGTGAAGCAAATGTTCTTATTTGGATTATGGTTTGACTTACATCCTAAACGCACACCAATGGGCATGTCGACACCAAGTAGACAGGACGGACGGACTAAAACCAAGTTCTCTCAAGAGACAAGAGGGATACCTGAGCACACCTTACATCTTCCAGGAAGCTTTTAATAGGACAAGGGTACTGAAGGGTACCCTTTCTATATGTCCGTACAGTGGTATATTATCATTATGAGTCAATCCTTCCTAGATTGATTCAATTAGCGTTAATTTTAATGAGGACAATTTACATGAGTGAAAATGAAAAACCTATTAGTGAACGGTTAACCGTAAACACTGACACAACAAAGATATTAAACGCCCCTGTTCATTTCACAATACCGCAGACAAGAACGCAATATGCGTATCATCTTATCCGTGAGGAGATGAACAACCGTCGTCCATCGATTCGTTATAGTTATCGTGGTACCACGATTAATGAATTGCAACTCAATGAAAAGATTGGGAAATCCATGATAGGACTGGAATTTGCAGGTTTCGTAGTGAAAGATGCCATCATTTACAATAACAAAGTTCGTTTCATCCTTGATATGCAAGCCGATCCAGATGATATCGAATTAGAAATCAGAACAGGTGCTAACGCAGCGTTCGTGCATACATTCGGAGGATGATGAAAATGTCAACGATAGCTAAAGATACGGTTGATTATAAACCAACCAAAGCAAGTGAGCTTGCCGCTTATCGTGAACGTCTTAAATGGATGAAGTTTGATGTATCAGATAAATGCGATTATTATCTTGATCCACCCGAACGTACCACGGATGTGAAAGATGCAGAAGTCTATGGTTTTGAATTGCTGCAGTGCATTGATACGCGTCATTTAGTGACATCTAAGCGGGTTGGCAAGCACTTAATTGCAAACTTTGATAGCCAGTTGAGAGAAGTGACTGCTTTAGTGATGATGGATGAAGAGAATCATCTTCAATTCATTATCATGGATGGTAAAACCATCGTGGCATCATCAATGCGATTTGATAAGAAAGAAGATATTCCGTTGGTTGATATTTTCCCTAACGGCTATTTGTCATTAAGACTTCCAAAAGGATTGACTTGTCTATATCGCCACCGTGAAATTGATAAACTTTTGGTTATCTCATTGGAATCAAATCCTACGAAAAAGGATGCAACCTTTGCACCGACATCACATGTGAATCTGCCTGAAGATGAACGCCCAGTAAATTTCTGGACGTATGACTTCAAACCGTTCAATTATAACGAATATGAAAACCGTAAGGATTTAACCTTTGCAGGGTTAAACTATTGGGTAGGTTATACGGGTAAATATTCCGATAACGAAACCCATTATCCAATTATCGATGGTGAACTAGCCCACGTATTGCATAATGAGATGCGGAAAGAATTGATTAAACGTAATGACCGTCCATCGATTCTTCAGCGTGTTTCTGGCGATGATCTTCCATTCTAAGGAGTAACCATGTCACAAGAAACACTTGAATTCTTACTCTGGATATTGGGTGGTATTTATCTGGTTACGGTTATTGGGCTTTATTGGTTCTATCATTTTAGTTGGAAGCATGTCATCCAGCGTCAAGATGAATTAACTACACGTGCACAATCAAGTATCAATCGAGGTATTATTGCTGAAGAGCATGCTCGTAATCTCGCTAAAAGCATGCAGAAAGTACTTGATACGTATAAGCCAACTCTCTTCAAAGAAGAAGATAAACCCGTAGATAAATAACCCAGTCTATGGTTTGCTATGATGGTAAATTATTACTATGATGGACATCCATTATGTATCGATTTACCATCGTGCATTTAACTTTAATTTCAATTGAAAAACAAGACAAACTTAGAGGAGTACTCACATGTCTAAATTAGAACGCGTAAATGGTTACGTAGAAAAATTCACTGGTAAAATTTCTATCTCTGATGAAGGGGTAGGTACTTTAGCAGAAGGTGCATTAGATGCAGCATTGCCTGAAGGGATTACACAAAAATCAATTTCTGAGCATGACCAAGCGAAAGCAGACGTGGCATCTGCATTAGCAATCGTATTTGGTTCTGAATCTAAAGCAGTATTCGATAAGAATAAAGAGCTTAAAGAAGCATCAATGTCTCAACGTATTGGTTCTGAAACTGTGGTGAACATCAACCAAAAACGTACTGTAGAACAACTAGCTAAACCGGGTTCATCTGAAAAGATTACTCGCCATGGCTATATCTCTGTAGGTATGAGTCAATACGCATCCATGAAATCAGGCGAAGTGAACAAACACGAACGCGTGACCAAAGCATGGGACTCAGTATCAGACTAATCCTCTGATGCAATAGATTGGTGATAGATTCGAATTGTCTCCGGGTGTCGTTACCCGGAGATATTTCTTTTCCTTTTATTTTTTTTTTTAGGTAGAAAAACATGTCAGTAACAACTAACTCGCCAGAAGTACGAGCAGAACAAGATGCACAAGCACAACGCAATAAGACATTTGAAGCGTTTGCTTGCCGTGAAATCGATGAGCAAACCTTTGCTTCCATTAAAGCGTTTGATGAAGATGCGAAATTCCAATATACCCGTGACTATACCGTGACTGAACTTTATCGTTCATTTACCGGTTATATGAACTACGCTAACTTGCCATTGCCTCCTGAGCTTATTATTGAAAACTTCATTGATGAAGCAAAATTCAACGAATTGGTGATTCCACACCTAGCGAAAGTAGGCTTCCGTATCAACCAAATCAAATCAGTAACGAATGATCAAGGTGTGGTATACGAAAGCACTCAAGTGATCGGCAGTCCACTACAACAAGCGGAAGTGAAAATCCATACTGCAGAAGACTTACGTATCCATGTATTGACCTTGTTATTATTACAAGCACGTAGTACCTTACCTGATACGAAGAACTTGTTGTCAGTTGCTTCTGCACACATTGAAGTATGCCATCGTTACGAAACCTTTGCTGAATTTAAAGCATTCATAGATGGTGTATTTGCACAAGTTGAACAAGATGCAATTGCTAAAGTTAAAGCTGAACAAGCAGCAGCAGAAGCTGAAGTAGCGAATCAAGATAACGATGAATTAGATGTGGTAGAAGCACCAGGTGATGAACCACTAGATGCGGATGCTGAGGAAGAAGCGTTAGATGAAATCGGTCCAGATGACGTGGATACACCGGATGATGAAAAGGCAGATGTCATTGATATGCCCGCTAACGAAGACCATCTAAAAGATCCGGCTTAATAAACCCTAAACCCTAACGAAGTTTGTTTTTAATCCTTTGTAATTGTTCTTTTTACAACTAGGTTATAATTATGGGTTTGAAGTTTAAAAATAGTATTATTACGCTCCATAAACCTTCATATAAAGAAGACCAAGATACTTTTGTAGCGATTCGTATACAGCACGGTAGCAAAGGCTTATCGAATCGTATCTGTTATATTTACAACGTCCGTTTAGACTTAGACCATACTGATGCGCCTTACCGCAAGCACTTCGGCAACGATTGTGAGAAATTATGGTTAGAGTTCTTAGATGAACATGTAGGTAAACTTGAATCTTCAAAAGACTTGCCTTTGATTAATGAAGATGTTTATTAAGCGAACATAAACGAGAGGCTACTTCGTGTAGCCTCTAACTTTTGTCCGTTATAGATTAATCAATGGCACTTTCATATTTAACCAGTGATTATAACGAGGTTTATCAGACATCTTCTGAATCTTCGCCCATTTCCCTCTTACGAGTTCATTGAACTGTTCATTGCTGTCTGCAAACTTATCTATCCATTCTTTTGCCACACCTAAATCCATCCCCCCATCCAGGATTGCTTTATCTGAAGCAATAGAGAGTTTCTTATAGATATAGGCTTGTGTGGCTAATAAACATAACTCAGCAAACACCTGGATGTGTGCACCTTGAATGAAACTAAACTCTTCATCTGAACTGACTTGACAACGGAGTTCAATATTACTTAATGGGATGCGGTCTTCTACCATAATTGTATTCTCATCAATGAGATACACATTAGAAGTATAGTTCATATCCATTGGTTTATTGGCATCCATTAATGCACGAGCAGCTTGAAGATTGATATCATTCCCACAGCTATGGTTTAAACTACGGGTATTCACCCCGATACCAAACTGAGTCGCACTTCCACCTAAGTATCCATTAGCCGTACCCATTAGACCAACATGGACACTGATTACATGTGTGATAGTACGCCCACCGGTTAATTTCTTAGGGATGTGACATACCCAAGCTTGGCTACCGCCTACATTAACTTCTTCAAAAGGGATGTTACTCAAATTAATCGTAATTTGTTTTGCACCTTGGATATCAACGTGACGGCGGATACGTTCGTTAATCACTTGATGATAGATTTGACTATCGATCGATTTAGGGGTAAATCGGCTCTTAGCGAGACGATATCGAGTTTTAGGCAGAAAAGCCAGTTCCAGTATCTCATCTGGAATAACGGCTCTTATTTCTGCAATAGCGAATTGTACTGGTGACATGGTCTATCCTTTTTTATGAGGGTATATTATAGTATTGTAACAACAAGACAAATCGTTCTATTTGTTACAAGCCTGAATGGCTACATCTGCCTTGCTGGGTGTCAAGTAAATCCGCCCATAAATGTACATTTAACTTTTTAATACTAACCCTAAATAGGAGTATAAACGATGAGAAATACAATGACAATTTATGGCTGTGGTGGTACGGGTGTGAACGTCGTCACCAAGTACATTACCAAGCCACAAAAAGATGAACCTGGGTATGCGCATATCCAACCGTATCTAATCGATACCTCATCTTCAAATATTACAACAGATAAGCTCAATGAAGCGTTCTATAAAATCAAATTAGATAAGAACGTGGAAGGCTCAGGTTCTGTTCGTGCAGAGAACGTTGAAGAAATTCGTCAACAAGTACCTAACTTCATCTCAGAAAAGAAACCAGGTAATATCAGCTTAGTGGTCGCTTCTGCAAATGGGGGTTCAGGTTCAACCATTGCGCCTGTCTTAATGGCAGAATTAATTAAACGCGGCCATCCTGTTATCGGTTTATTATTCGTAGACGATAACAGCCTTAAATCTACTGAGAACGCATCACGTACCTTAATCTCATTTGATACCATGGCGAAGAAAGCCGGTGTGCCATTTGTAGCAATTATCGTACCAAATCGTTCAATCACGAATGCGAATGAAATGGCGTATGGTTATATCGATTACCTAGCGATGTTATTCTCTAATGAAAACCATGGTTTAGATAATGCAGACCTGAAGAACTTCTTAAATTTCACTAAGGTGACCAGCACTCAACCAGGTTTAGCATCACTGATGATTACCGATAAGCTTGAAGAAAAGTATAACCGTAATCCGATTGCATTAGCAATGTTGCATACTTCTGTGACTGCACAAGAAGCGGCACGTGGTAAGTTCGTGACGGCATATAGCTGTGAAGGGATTTACCGTTTATCTTCTGGTAAAGACATTGCAGATAAAACCGTGTTCTTCACTGTAGAATTTGATGATGTTTTAGATACCATGAAACATCTCGATAATCAGATTTCTCGCTATAACGAAGAAATCAACGGTGTCGTCAATCGTTCAATCAAATTGAAAGATGAGTCTGCATCTGTCGAAGATGATGGCTTAGTGCTTTAATCCAATACGTAAGAGGGTAGATATCTACCCTCTCATTTGTGTTATTACTTAGGAGAAATAAGAAATGACCGTACAAGATTTAGAAAACCTGAAACCCGGTGATATTCCTCATATTGACTTAGAGGCGATGCCGGTATTTACTGACGTGACGTTTCGTATCCCTATTGATATAGGTAAAGATTTCAATCATGAAGGCAAATATAAAGCTGTAGCGATCCCAGTTGATTTACCGGAAGGTCATCATGGGTATGGACTCTACATCATGAGACAGGACGAGAATAAACACTTCAGTATTCTTTGGTCAGAAACCATAAAATTGAAAGACGGTGGATTCGTACTGAGTAATGCTGAAGCAGAGATTACTGAGAACGTGTCTGCCATTGCTTCTTACTATATCCGTCATTCGGCGAGTCCATTTGTCTTGCGTTTAAAAGTTAGCGTGCTTCGTGAAACACCAGAAAAACTTAACATCAAATTACTCGGACCTTTCTCAGGAGAATAAAAAAATGAATACAATTGATTTAGAAAAGATGCCAGCGATGGTAAATACAACGTTCCGTGTTCCAGTTAATCCTGGTCAAGATGGCAGTTATAGAGGTACCTATGAAGTCATGGTAATACCTGCTGCGTTACCCAATTATTATAACGGGTATATTATTTATATCACGAAACAGGGTGAGAATGACGAAGCAAGTATCGTCTGGTCAGAAACGATTAAAATGGTAGACGGTGGATTTGTTTTCAGTGATACGGAATTGCATAAGCAACCTATTTCCGAGACAAGACCTGTCACTGTTTCTCGCTATTACCATTCTTCACGTGATACACTTGCCCTGCATTTAAATGTCGCGGTCTTCCGTGCTGCGCCTGAGAAGATTGATATTAAATTAACTGGTCCTTTCTCGGAGACGTACTGATGGATATATTGGATCAATCCGTTCCATTTAAGACGACTAAAGTTATCCGTCATTATATCTCAGATAATCACGATCCTAAAGCCATTGGAGTTGAACTCAACAGAATGCAGTACAATGGCTTGAAATATGCTGAACTATTAGTATCTCATATCGAAGATGATACTCATGATACTATCTTAGATAGACGAGTTTACTTCTTAGGAAGTGGTGGGATCAATGATATCACGGATCATACTGAAACCACGGAATATCTTCAAGCTACAATTGAACCTGCGGACGATGACGATTTCTTATCCTACATCGTACCACTTTCAGCAGGTAAGGTTGCATTTGATATTGCGGTATCCATTGAAGATGGTCAGTTTGAGTTAAGTGTTGACATGAACGTAAAGGTGCCTAATGATGAAGCAACACATTTACCGCTCTAAACCAAGAGACATTAACAAGTTTATCGTCTATGGGATACCCGAATATAATTCTGGTGTATTGTACGCAGGTCATCCTACGCTGGTGAATCGTAAAGAAGAGCGCCTTATCGTACAGGGTCGTAAAGACACCATGAGTATGGTAGTAGGGGTATGCTTCCGTGATGAGCAAGGTGAAGTAGGCTGGCACGGTATCTGGGTGACATTGAAGAATGGCTTTGAGAAAGACATCAATGAAGTCTTTTATGAGAAACTCCAAGAGCTCCGTGATGTCGTGAAATGGGATGATGTCTTATGCCAATTCTATTTCGCAGGTAGAAACAATGGTGAGGATATCGAAGAATCTTTTATCGATAATGCCTTAATTGAACTCGGTGTATATCGTAATCTGATTAACCTCAGAGAAGATGGTAGACCGATGGAAAAGGAGAAAGGAAAATGTACTACGTTATCGGACGCGTAAACATCAGTGCCAACCAGATTCAATTGCCTAATCTCTTAGGAGTCAGACCAAATCAAGTGAATTGGTCAATGGCAGGTGAAACCTTATGCGATACAATCACAGCGAAGATTCATGATATTATTGAGAAAGATCCTGAATCTATCTTCGTTGCAGGCATCCTTTATCCAATGGAGTTCAGTTGGATGGAACAACTTTGCCGTGAGAAGAATGTGACGTTACTTATCTTAGAAAGTAATGCGATGTATCAGCGTCGTGCAAAAGCAACGGTTGCAAGAGCTGATGTCATCTACATCTACTGTTCTCGTAAGGTTCCTGATAAGGAAGCATAAAAATAAAGAGGGTATTTCGATACTCTCTTTTTTATGTTCTATTCGCTATTTTAAGGGTATATTATCATCATGAAAGAATATCGAGTCGAAATGTTTTTATAGACATGCGTAAGAATGTGTCTAAATCGACTCAGATTGGACGATTTTATACTAACCCATAGGAGTACCCATGTTAAGCGAAAAACACGCTGTATTCGTTTATGAGCGAATAGATGAGACGTATTTTAGTTTCGGTGAGTATATCGATTTATCGAATACTGCCGTATCAAGATTAATTGCATTGAATCTAATTAATAAAGGATTCAAATTAAGTAACGATTTACTTGCTTTGGCTTCGACCTACGAAGAAAATAAAAATATCGAAGATAACCAAGCGATTCGTGATTATTTAAATAACGTGGCACACGAACTCAATGAGTTTAATAATGCCCACGTCTTAACCGAGGTAAGCTGTATTATTACAAGCGCATCTCATGTTTACGTTATCGTAGAATATATTCCAAAAGGACATCACCATGGATAATGCAAAAGCACTTGATGATCTGGTTGCACTGGCATCAAGTAAAGTGTATACCCCAAAAATTTATCGGATGGTGGTATCTGCACCATTCCTAAGACCTGCCCAAGCCTATCGAGTAGGATTAGATAGAAACGCGATGTTTGATACAATCGATAAAGTCTTCTGTGATAATGTTGGGATATCTTTAGATAGATTACGTGATGAAGATGATCGTCATACCTCTCTAGTGGATAACTATATCGCTCAGATAGAAGATGATTTTATTGATGGGTTTACTAAGACAGCAAACTCAGAGAAAGCCTATTACTATCTGGTTCGTATCCTAATGGAGATTGAGCAAGAATGTGCAGAAGCAGTTGATCAGCGATTAATCAATGATATCTACGAAGAAACGATGGATGCCTTATCCGATGAGTTCAGTATCTTCCCAATAAACTACGAACCCACCGGCTATGAGCATCATGTCGTATCCCGTAATCGATACACCACCACGGTGTCATGTATGGGGGATAAACGTATCCTCATGTATCATGACATGATTCCACACGATAAAGAGGATACACGAGATGCGTCCTATCATCCACGATATGGAGGACCAGTACGTACTTGCTTCACAGATATACTCAGCACTGATTTCGAATTGTGATTCGTATGAAGTCAAATGTGATAAACTAACCGTATTAAACTTCTATACTTTATTCTACATGTATCTTGGGTACTATGATGAGAGTGATGTGGTCGACCATTTAATGGATACCCAGGTCAATGACCCAGATATTTGCTGGGAATTGATTGAGAAGTTTATTGACCAAATGAATGAGATGTTTGAGTTTTCCTTTCCAGATATTGAGAGACATGATTTCCGTTTCTTAATCTATGGACGAGGAGAATCGAGAAATATCTTCATGTTAGAAGTCATGACTGAAGCACAGTTCCATTTACGATATCCTCGACTGCATTTCCCTTTGGATATGTTCAGAGGTTCGCATATCGAACGAAGAAACACGCGAGGCAACTATGCTCACTGGTAGCACAAGAAATAAGAGGGGAGAAGTCCCCTCTAGTTATGTCGTCTATTTAGAAGACGATGATTTTATAGAGCTGAAAACAATATTAGACGATATCTTATCTCGATACTATATCAACCTGTTACACGGTAAAGATAGACTTCTTTGTCAACAGGTGATTTACGATATCTATTTTAATTACAGTTATCGGTATTGTATTGAATACACCGATATCGATCAGTATCTTAATGTATCGAGAGATGAAATCGCAGGTGCATTAGATGACTTCGAAAACGATTTCTGGGAATCAATAGAGTATGCGATTATAGACGTCAACGAGATTATCACGAAACAATCAGATGAAATCTTAATGGACGATTTAACGAATGATTTACTCGAAACGTTCGGAGATAATATAAGCCGAATCGTTAGAAGTTATATGATACCAGAGATACGTCGGATCATGTTACCTTTTATGAATAGTGATGGTGAACAGTGTGGTCACTATATCCCATTCATGCGTAATGTACGATTCACTCGAGATGGTTATTTATATTGGGAGATGTAAAATGTTAGACGCAAATCCCTGCGTATCGTTCTACTTCATACCCGAAGTATTTAACCCGATACCAGGTCAATTGTTTGGAATCAGTTCTGATGATAAGCATATGCGATTAGAAGCATTATGGATGGTACTGGTATCATTATATGAGATGTATTACGATGATGGAAAATACGATAGTTATGAAGAACTCTATGCAATAGGGTATAGTAACCATACGTATTATCCTGATTTAATCGATAAGATGGCCAGACTCAGAGAGTTCATTATTGATAATCAAGATGAACTGGAATCTTCTTTTGGTGTCCTCATAGACACTATGCAAACGAGTGCCGTAGGTTTAGATGATATCCGTGTATCGGAACATTATCTGACTGTACGGCACAACTATTAAGAGGTGTTTATGAGTAAACCAATACTGATGATTCGTGCAGATATAGAGGAAATCTGTACGGATGTCAGAGACTTACAATCCAGTAATGACTTGTGGTCTTATGCAACAGAAGAACTGATTGAGAAATACTTAAATCAAGACATGTTGGATAGTGACTTCCAACGTATAGAAAAGAACGATATCGGTCGGACGATTCGATATTACATGATTAACCTACTTCATGATTATGGATATCAATTTCGTGATATCGACCATGTGAGAGTATTAGGAGATACCCAATTGATGGATATCTTCTTTAGCAAAGAGGCTGTATATGGTAGATTGCAAAGTTAGCTTCTTAACCGATGAAGAAAGACTCGGATGGATTTATGCGGTTTATCAGGTAAATGGTGAATGGGATCCCGATATCCCATTTGATATGATTTATCCTGCATTAGACGTGGGGTCGACATTACCGGAAGTGAATGACTTCTCAGATAAAGCGTTAAAATTCCTTCGTACCTTTCAGAAGGAAGAACACCTTGAAGATATCCGTCGTGATGTTATCAAGGCGATGAATCTCACTAAACAAGATATAGCCAATATCGAATATGTTTATTTCTATAATAGCGGTTATATCTTCCTGCTCTCATACAACTTAACAGGAGAAACAAAATGAGTACGAACTCCCCTTTTGTACTAGGTAAGAAGTACAGCTTTGAAATCCACCCGAATGCTGTTATGCAGACTATCGTTACAAATGCCCGTGTGACCTCGGTGATGAGCGGGATGGTGGCAGAAAAACTTGGTTATCAAGTAGCCACTAAACACGCTCAGCTTTATCCGTCACTTCCACAGGATAGTTCTCAACGTGATTACAATTCACAGTTGTACGTATTATGTGAATTTGATAATGGTCAATCCGAAGCATATGGTTTAGATTGGATTCGTCTTGAAACCGTAAAACAGTTATCTGCTGCTAACTACGTCATTGAATTAAGTGATGTATCGCCTGAAGCGGCCTCAGCATTACGTGATGTACTCAATGCAAACGGGTATCAAATCCGTAGTATTGTACAGAAAGATGTATCCATGAGTTAAATCAAAAATTTAGTTAAGGAGAAATGTCGTGATTTATTGGATTATTGTAATGATGGTATTAGCGATTGTTGCTGTATTGTTTTCTTTCGTGAATCATATTGCGATGCAACGAAGCATTGATGAATATTCCTTTGTTTCAGCTGCCCAGATGAAAGTGATTATTCAGCGCAATGTCGCTTGCTTAATCTTATTATTATTCCTGTTAGTGATTGGGACGGTGTTTCTTGGTGTCGTACTAGGTGGTCGCTCATGGTTAATGTAAATACGCTTAACATCATTACGATTTTACTGATTGTCTTTATCGCATCGGCAATCTTAAAATGGTTAGCGAATGCAAAAGATGTTTACAGTTATCAATACACCGTAGCAGAATACCTTTCCTTATGGGGGATGATTATCGTATTGATTCAGCCTTATACCAAACAGATTGGTGAAGGGGTATCACTTGGTATCGGATTACTCTTATTCGGAACAGGCTGTTTACATGCATTCGTTGCATTGTGTTATCAAGAAAGACTTATCAAGAAACGGAGATAATGATGATGATATTATTCTCATTACTTGCTGCATTTGCAGTGGTAATCATGTTAACTTCAAAACCATTTGAATAAACAACATAATGAAGAGACACCAAATGGTGTCTCTTTTTTTATGTCCGAGTCGTCCCTGTTTCAAACCAGCTCCATGCTTTCCCAACAGGAGAAGCAGCAAAGCGTTGGATAAAATGGTCTCTATCCCAGTAACTTGTCCATTGACGTTTATAAGCATACCAGTTACGTTTGATGTTATTGGTACGATAGATAATATCCGGTAAGGATAATGCTGCTAATGTCGTAATATAATCTGCCATGGCATTTTCATTACCATTCATGATTCTGTCGACTGCATCTACCGGGTTAATCGTATCCAATATACTTAACGTATTGATTGGCATGTGTACCGTGGTTTCAAGGTTCTCAATTTCAAGATTAATATCAATCCCTAACGGGAATCCATCGGCTGTCCATGCGACATTAGACGTAGCACGTTCAATCGAAACACTGGATACAATCCCGTTCTTAATCACACAACGACCTCTATCATAGACTTCACAGTAGAATGGTCCACCGTGTGCATTACGACCTTGTGATAATGGTAATACCATCCCTAGTACCATACACATCGGTAGATATAAATCCTGCGCAATGGCTAAAGGATGTTTATAAGGCGTACGCAGTTTCATCGTATAGCTAGCTTTAGGTAAGGATGCACTTGCACTTCCCCATGTTTTCGGGATATCGATCTTCGCACCAAACATGAAACCGGTTAATCCAGATAATCCTAATGATTTAGCCGCACCTGCCACGAAGTCTTGTGCACCAGTCATAACTGCACTGGCTACATCACCAAGTAATGAACCCCCCGCTAAGTTGAAGTTAATCTGCTTACGGGTTTCTGCCCAACTATTGATCATGGATGCAATTTGAGATTCTTCTGAACTGTTACTAAAGGATTCACTGACTGAACGGGTGCCATCTACACGTAAGGTAACAAAAGCACTACCATCATTCAGTTCTTTCTTCAATAGTGTAAATACACTATCATCATTCTTCGTCCCAGTATCCGTTAACTCTTGACCTTTCTTCGAGAATAAGGCTTGCATCGAACCAGGATCTTGTTTCGTATCCCCTGATTGTCTATCCTTATCCTCAATTTTCCAACCTGTTAACTTCTCATCTTTGTTATTGTTACCTAAGTCACTCTTGAAGTATTCTTGCATGTATGCTTTCAATGAGGTTTCAGGAACACGACCATCCGATTTGAATTGTGTCTTCGCGCCCCATTTACCTTGACTTAAGATAGACTTAGCGGACTCATCATAAATCTTAACCGCATCGGATACATCATACGCACCCATTTCCACTAATCGCTTTTGTACAGCTGCATTAATTTGGTTTTGTGTACTTTGAGCACGTGATGCAACACGTCTCACATCAATATTAAAACCGCTATCCCAAGTACCGTTCTGGTCACTAAATACACCCGGTAACATAGAGGCTGCTTTCTGGATATAAGTTTGGTTTTGTTGACCGACTGCACCTGGTTTACCGAAACGCATATCAGCCGCATCGGCAGCAGTCGTACTGGTGGTTAAACCCATAGACCCAGATAGCTCATTGAAGATATTGGTGACGGCTGTCCAATATAAAGGCATCGCAGGCGATACGTACCAGAATCGTCCACCCCCTAATAAGGCGAAGAACTTAATCAGCATACCGAATAAGAATACTTGTGGTGCCATCCAACCCATCGCGACACCCGAGATCACCCCGATATCGTAGAATAAACTTGGTGCACGACCATGTACCGCTATCGTATGCGAATAGTAGTCAAACCAGTTACTAAAGAAACTGATCCCACTATTAAACTTCTGCACACCTAAACGGATATGGATATCGTGCGCATTATCTTCGATACGTTCTTGATAAGCACGACCCATTTGACCGCCTAACTCAGGCAGTAGTCTATCTACGTAAATATCTGCTGTAGGTGTATAACCATATACCGTATTAATTGGGAAGTTACCCCCTAATTCAGTACTTACAAAGCTACGCCAGGCTTTCTGGTGTTTCGCATCAGTTAATCTTGAACCATTGTTATGCCCAAACCCTTTGGTCTTTTGGGCTTGTTCTAACTGCTTGACATCTGATTTAAAGATATCTAAATCTCGTCTGGTATACGTAAAACTACGACGTGCCCAGTCTCTATCAGGGTTTGCTTCAGGTCGCGTCTTATCGATACGATAACCGGTAATCGGGTCTATCGCTTTGGTAAAATCAGATGGAGTATAATCGTTATACCCTGGTGCTTTTTCTTTGCCCTTAGGCGGTTGAGAAGATGTAGCCATAAGCTCCCCTTATTAAATTCGTACAGTTTGATATGCGACAGAAAAAAAGGTGCGACAACCCGTCGCACCAAAATGAAAAGAATTGGACTATTTGCTCTTGTCTAAGCGAGCTGCTTTAAACATTTCGTAGTGCATATCAAACGTTTTTAAGCTTTTATCGAAATCCGGTAACCCGAAACCGATTCTCGCATTTGACACACTGTTAACCCGACCCCCAATGAGATTTAACCCAAAGGTATATCGATCATAACGAATGACACCTTGGATTTGACTGATTTCTATCTTCGTCGTCCGTCTTGAGACGTTCATGAAGATAATCCCCCAAGGATAGCTGCTTCGGATATCACTATCTGCACAATGTGAGAAAACACGCGTATGAAGATAAGGATATTCCTTAACACATTTCAAGCCTTGTTGTTCATGGATATACGTGGTATCTAATGCCACAATCCAACCATCTAATGGCGGTAATTGTTTATCCCACTCATTGAACATCGTATCAGAAGTACTGCCAATCACCGCATTCTTATTACGGTAGATATACGTATGGAAGTTACACACGGCTTTATTTGGGTTACTTTGATAATCCCGATAGTCACAGTTCCCTAATAAGTCAAAGAATGTTGAGCATAAATCTTTGGTCTCATTGTCCAATCTATCGTAGATAATAGTATCCACTAAGTTATATACGGCGTAATGAACAGGATAATGAGTTTGCATAAAGAAGTGCTTACGTAAACCACGATACTTTTCAGCGGCTTCTATTTCATACTTACCCATGCCTTTTAAGTGTAGCTTAGAGATATAATCTAAGCTATAACTTGGTAACATCCCCTTTATCTTTCTTAGTCGGTAGTATACACACATCCCATCAATCCAGATAAAAGAAGCGGGCGCAATGACTTCATGCCATCTATCGATAGGCTTAAGATTCGTTTTCTTCCCACTATCAGAGATAGCAAATTTCTTACCCTCTCTAAACTTATATCCCTTATATTTATCAGGAATATTTGGGTCAGAGAAAAACACCGCCGGGTCTTCCCCATTCTCCTCAATCCGTTTTGCGATGACCATTTGGTCAAACATCATGACGTTCCAGCCCGCTACGACATCCGGTTTCCATTCATGTAGAATCTTAAAGGTTTCACGGATGACATCCATTTCCGTTTCAACGAGCTTTAACTCAACTTGATACCCCCATTCACCACGAACCTGAGGAATATCATTATCAAGGATTTCAAAGAACTCTTGGTCACCCTTAAGGGAAAGTTTAAATAAGAAGTCACGTCTAACGATAGAAACATGTTTCTTATTTAAAGTCAGTGAGCACATTAAGATTTCATCTTTTGCCCCATTTACCACGTCTGTCTCAATATCCAGCTTACACACATCGATACGACCAGTTTTATAGTAGTCGTATTTGTTGTTATACGCTTCCTTTAAAAGAAAGGTGGGTGATAAGTCGGTCCCAAATACGTACGGATCACGATTGACCATACGTACTTGCATTTTAGGGTCAGGATTAAACTTCCCTAAAGCTTTCTGGATGGCATAAGACAGATTCCATTGAGGGGTTTTAAACATGTCTACTTCATGCCTATAAGCCCACTCCCGTTTATCTTTATAGGTTCTTAACCGTTTCTTGGTTATCCAAAATGGACGAGGATGATTCTCAAAGGTACGGATGTTCTTATGTACCTGACCATCCTCTCCTATCCATTTCTCTTTAGCGATTAATAAGTCGCCTTGTTCATAGCGGTATTTACCGTAGTTAATGTTCCTATTGATAGGATGATACGATGTAAATACGCATTGTTTTTTTACTTGTTCCTTACTCACGATCCTTACCTCGCTTTAAGAAATATTTATTTCTTCAATAACTCTTCAAGTTCTATAAACCGTTTTTGTAAATGTGGACCGTACTTATGATCAACAGTAGAATAGATATTACGGTTATTCATTAAGAACAACCCACGTGTCACATGCATTAATTCATTCTTATTCCATTTCTGTTGTTGCATTTCTTTAACAAGAGAAATCCATACCTCATATAGCGGTAGCATGCTATAACAAGTAATCAATTCTGTTCTTGTATCCAATCTCACATCTAATAGTTTAAAGAAGTCCCCATAGTAGTTTCCTGACAATGTAGGCAAATTTGACACGATCTTATCGAAATTCAGACCACCATACTTCTTAAAGTGAGTAAGCATATACAAGATACTGTTATCGATATTCTGATACGTATTGATATAAGCATGACGCTTAGAGATAGGTCGACTACTGCCTAACTCTTTCCCCATGAAGTAACATCGTACACGGTTTAAATAGGCGACTTCCATTTGACTATCTATGGCATTATTTAACGCAAAGCGAGTAATAAATAAAGCACGTGAGTATTCGTAAGCATTTCCTTCGGTATCCACTGTTTTAGAGTATTTGCTTTTTCTCCAGTAGTAATACTGCATATATAATAGAGCCATATCAATCTCAATGATATTTACCCCATCTGGATCACATGCGACACGTTTCTCACCATCATATTGCTTACTCATAATCCAATAATCCAGGTCAGTATAACAGTGATATCTTACTCTTACGGGTTCCCAACTCATCCAATAGTTCTTATCCTCATTCATGTACTGTTGTAAGATAAGTTCTTGGGCATCCGGACGATTGACGTTAATCACGACTTCAGGAATCGATTCATCCATAAAGAACCAGTTCTTTTCTAAGAAACGTCCTTTATCGGTACTGTTAAAGAAACCTAGTGCACCCGCTAAAGCAGCCGTTTGTTCACGGATTAAGAGAAAAGCACGATAGGCATCATCCGTTATTGCATTTAGGTTATTCAGTATCTTAATAATCGGGTGACCACCTGGGACTTCATAGTTATCGTTTAACCAATCATCATTGACTCGAGTAATCACTCTTAAATGACGCATGCTAATCTCAGACTGGTATTTGTTCTTAATAAAGGGACGAAATGGATGGAAGTTCGTAATAGGAAAAAGGAAGTTCATATATAAATCCTTATATGATATTGATATTATGTTAATCTGTAACATTTCGGGTTAACATGCGTATTTTGAAATATAAATGCGCATTTTAAATATGTCCCGAATTTTGTTTCACATGATATTGCCCGGAAAAAACCCAGTCTATAGGTTTCTACAAGGGTAGATTATAGTATTGAAGGAATACCTTGAAGAATTCCTTTTTCAAGTCCTTCGATAAACCCAAGCTAATCCTATTAGCTTGATTTCGAAATCAAACTTTTAACCCTTTTAGCTGAAAATACGAGGAGTACATATGGCTAATAAATTTGAAGCTCAAGAAAACAACGGCTCAAACAACACTAATGCACAACGTGACCCATTGATTCGTGAACGTGAACAAGCAACACCGTCACGTAATCGTGAAGCGTCTCTTGCAGACCCTAACAACTACATGCGTCGTACCATGTCACGTAATCCGGTGTCAGCAGCGGTATCTACTGCGATTGCTGCAATCAAAGATATTCCAGATATGGCATCTGAGAAATGGAAAGAATTCCTTGATACTGGTAAGTTAAAATTCACGACATTCGACGGTGAGTTAGAAGACACTGAAATCTCAGCAGTGTTAGTATCACGTCGTGAAGAAGATACTGTAGCTGTGGTTGCATTAACTTTACGTGCAACAGCATCTGACTTAGGTGAAATTTACATCGATGAAAAACGTGACCGTGATGACAACCGCGGTGGTGCATCTACTATCATCATCCCACGTGTACCAACTGATGTATACGCTGAGTCTAAAGAAATGCAAAACCGCATTTTAGATATCATCGGCGGTATCTACCCAGATGTAGCAGATGAAGATATCCATGTGATTGGTCAAGTGATTACCCCTCCAGGTTTAGATATCACCTTACCGCAAAACATTCGTCCATTGATTTACCGTTCTGTAGAAGCATGTGATAGCTTCTTAGTGGACATGGGTGTATTGGGTTCAGCTGAGTTCTCATTCGATGCAGTACCAGCCGATGGTCGTTTATCTGTACGTCCGACCTTTGGTGGCGATGATACTTTAGACTTAGTAGGTAACCGTATCCGTAGTGATATCGTTATCGAAACTTTAGTACGTCAAACCCAAAATAAAGGTGGTCGTAAATCTACACGTTTAACCCCACAAACACAGGTGCGTGGTTATATGGACACTATCTTCGTAGGCCAATCTCCAGAAGATACACGTTCACGTGATTGGAATGAAGACAATATTCAATCATTCGTACCAGCGTTCATTGCAACTGAAGTGGATTCATTAACCAATGCGGTAACTTTACCACAATTGTTATTCGCACTAGCGTCTATCGGTTTCTTAACTGATAACAACCGTTGGATCGCCGCGTTTAACCCAATGTACGCACAACGTCATAAAGATCGTTTCGTTGGTGCATTAGGTAAAGACTTACCGATGCCAGGTACACCTATCCGTAACAACGTGATGGAATACATGCCACCAATCACACCAGATGCAACATTCGATTATATCGATTTCTGTCGTCAAGCGTTCTATCTTGACCACTTGGTTGTGGCTGTGGATATTGAAGAAGGTGGTCAGTTATCTCCGGTAATGAACATCATCCAATCAGCTGCACGTGGTGTAGCCGTATCTGAAGATGCATGTGTCGCCGCATTAGACTTCTTGTTCGGTGGTAACGTGTTCTCTGAATTATGGAAAGATGCAGGTCGTCCAGCATTATTCCGTACCGATGAAACCCGTATCCCATTAGGTACTTACGTAGATAACAACGGTGAAGTACGTGAAGTGCGTAACATCGACTTAATCAGCAACCGTTACTCACAAGACGACCCAGAGTTAGCTGCAAAATTAGCAAATGCTTATTATGGTAACGATGATGAACAACGTCGTTTATCTGATGCGTTAGAAGTACTTCGTATGATGTACTCTACCTTTGAGTTAACAGGTTATGCTCAACGTGTATTCGTGACAGATGACTTCTTCAGCTTATTCCGTGAAGCATGTCTTGAACTCAAAATCACTATCGGCCCAGACCAACACTGGGATATCGACCGTCCAGATCGTGGTCATCGTGCATACCTCGACCGTGGTGTCGGTGTGGTATCTGATATCTTCCAACGTCGTGGTGGTTCAGCACGTACTGGCGGTGGTCGTTCTACAGGTTGGGGTAGCTACGGTGGTCGTTCTCGCTAAGAGTCTATAGACTTATAAGACTGCATGTATTAGGGGATACCATTTCGGTATCCCCTTTTATTTTCCCATACCGACAAAGGAGTACGAAAATATGGGTATTATAGCGAGACTACCAGATTATAACAAAGATCTGGAAAATAAAGGCGGGAACATCATTTACCTAAATGATTTAGATCCCGTAGAAGACCATGAACTCATCAAGCGATTAACCATTGCTTCATTTGATCAGGCGTCTTATTCCATGATAGCAACGTGTTCATGTGGGCATACGACTCTAGTTACACATCCCGAAAAATCCATCGGCGATATTTGTGATTACTGTCATACGGAAATCAACATCCAGTCCTCACAGAAACTCGAACCTATCGTGTGGATACGTGCCCCAGATGGCATCCCTGCATTATTGGATTTAACGTTCTTAGATCTTCTAATGAACACCTTTAAAACAGGGGGAAACCAAAATAAAGGGCATCTGATTCGTTACTTATTAGATCCTTATGATAAGGAGTATAATAATCAACAAGTCAAAGATTACCTTGATCAATGTGGTATCAAGCGTGGCTTAGTGTATTTCGTTGAAAAATTAGACTACGTCACACGTTGTATCTTAAACCCAGATGCGATAAAGGTAAAACCTGAACTCTGTTCACAGCTACTCGCTTTCATCAAAGAGTATCGCGATAAGCTGACACCTTATGCCATCCCCATGTTGCATAAGTCGTTTAACGTGATAGAAAAAGCACAATTAGGTTCGATAGTCGACTTGAAGTCATTCAACCCTTATATGAATGTCGTCAATACCGTGTCTACGATGAAGAAATTCGGCAGACATCAATCTATCGCTCGTAAAGAATCCATCATGACGAACATCTTAATAGAAATGCGTGCGCATACGAATAGTAAGTTCGCTGCAGATTATAATAAGAAAACAGGTGAATTCCGTAAGCATCTTTATGGTTCACGGATTCCTTGGACATCTCGTATGGTGGTGACGTCTATCTACGATGTACACGATGCGGATGAAATGCATTACTCGTGGTCAGGCGCCATCCCTCTCTTTGAAGTACACCTAACCAACATGTTCTTAAAGAAAGGATACAAACCTAACGTAATTAAAGAACGTATCTTGCATGCGATTAATAATTACGATCCTGAAATCCATGGGATGTTGAACCACATTATCGAAACTTCCCCTCATCGTACCCTCCTCTCAGGAAAACCCGGGTACATGATGATAGAAAACCGGAACCCTTCCCTACGTATGGGTTCGATGAAAGCGTTATTATTAACCAAGGTAAAAACCGATCCAACGGATATTACCACAAGTATTAGTGTGATGATATTATCCAGCTCTAATACAGATTTCGATGGGCCGACAAAAACGGTATTCAGATTAAAATAAAATCAGATACGAAGTTCCCTATGGTATGTAGAACCATACCATGAAACCCGGTTAACTGCGGGAAAGCTGCCAGAATGTAAAGTATACCAAGCTAAGCTAGCGATAGACTTAGTGGCAAGGGGTAATGCCTGAGAGATGGTAAAAAGTACTTTACCTGCGTTTACTGTCGATAGATAGAGACGGTGGCTGATCCGCAAGCACTCATCTCCATTAGTCAGAGAGATGAAGCTTCAGAGAGCATCGAAAGCTATACCCAGGCTAATATAAAGCGTTAGGTCTAGTCGAGCCTATTAACTGGTGAGAATAAGACGAACTGAAATGTTCGGATGAAGTGAGTAGAGTACGGTTGCATGTTATCCATAAAATCGGGATACGAGTAGTTATTCGTATAAGAGGTGCTCCAACGAAACATGACTATGGATCTACACTCAACGTTAATTAATATCAACACTTAATATAGGAGAGTGTACCTATGGACTTTTATAAAGACTATCACGACAAACTAAGACTATCTAACGGCACTTTGGGCATCGATAAAGAACCCATAGAAACTGAACCAGGTTGGTATTTAATACCGGGGTTCTCTCGATATAGAATATCCAAAGACTATCGATTGCTGGATACGTTCAACGGGGATATTATTAGACCGTCTATGCGGATGAATGATTACCCAATTGTAAATATTGCGTATGATGAGAACCGAATGAAGAAAAAACATTGCGATTTTCATCGACTTGTTGCACTTGCTTTTCTTCCTGTACCGGAGAAAGAGTACGGTGAACGTATTGAAGTAGACCATCTTGATGGCGGTAGAACTAACTTCAAGGTAGAAAACCTAGAGTGGGTTACGAAGACTGTCAATTATAAACGTGGTCGTATAACAGCAAGAGCAAGAACTACCGGTATCATCTATCGTGTTGTAAACAAGATGACTGGTGGCGACCAGCTTGTTAGAACTATCGAGGAAGTGTGCCATTTGGTAGGGGTGGAAAAATCTGAGGTCTTGGAGAGTATCGAGCTTTGTGGTCGATATTACGGAAAGGCTGGATGGTTAATTATTGAGGTTAACATCGAAGATACCAGTGGTTATCGTAACCCAATATACGTGTGCGATTACGTAGATGGTAGTGGGTTCATCTGTAAGTCATTTACAGATGCGATGGATATGACCTCGGTAAGTAAGTCAGGAATTGAAACCTCACTTAAGAACTCACTTTTACCTGAGTGTGGATACGTGAAAGGATATAAATTCTTCCGTGTCGGTGCAGTACCAGATAAAATCGAGAAAGTATCTATGGGAGAAGCTCTCTTTTGGAGTTATATCCGCCACTATCATCAGTATACAACAATCAACACTAACGGTTACTTGGTGTATAATACAAAAACAAATAAAGCATATCCGGCAATATCTTTGGACGATATTGCATATAGAATGGGTGCGTTTTATGACCACAAGAGAATGATGCAGTGTGCTAAGACATCGGAGATGTTCATAGATTACGTGATTGTTCCGATTTATAAAAGAACCAAGAAAGGAAGAGTGCTACCAAATCTTACCGAACAATATCATATTTTTATGAAAGCGTTCAATGGTCAGCTTATTCTGAATAATGGTAATTTTAGGGATTCATAGAGCGAGCTTATATAAAGGACGAAACCAATAAGCTCGCTATTAATGACGGCTTTCAAGCCGCAAGTGCATCCCATCTTCATCCAGTTACTACCGTGCTTTCGCACGCTGTACCAGATAAACTTTCAGGTGATGTAGGGTTACCGAAAGAACACTGGGCCATGATAGGTAACTGGTTAGAAGAAGGGATGGAATGGGAAGAAATACTAGGAGGTGAAATCCGTGGCTAGTATTTATTATGGAAGTGATTCATTAGCGTCAGGACTGCTGTTCACGCCAATGACAGAAGGGATGGGGGAGTTTATCTCCTCCATCAATGAAAACACATTATCTAAAATCGGGGAAATAGGTCGTGGTTTTATCGAACGAACTGCAGATATCTATCGTCGATCAGGATTTGATGAGTTAGTCAACCTTCGTGACAGAATGCGCCGTAATAAACAACGAGCAGTAAGGGATTTTGATGATATCCAAGCTTATGCCTCACTCGATGATTTCGTCATGGCGACACCACGCATGCGCAGATGGATAATCGCAAATCCATCATTACGTAAGCGTTATCGCCGTAAAGAACTCTCAGGGTGGGATAATGAAGTGCAAGATGATCTTCAGTTTACCCCAGAAGAACATCCAGACTATCAGTACATTACGAATGGAATGCTTATCGATGATAAGTATACCGAGTACGTAAACGTATTCGTGGAGAACATCCGTGATACCGAAGAACTCTCATTCAGTGAACGCACTGATGTGGTGTTAACATGGGATACGGCTGAGAAGCTCATTGAGCAAAGATATGACCCTACCTCTAAGTGGGGGGCGATGCTTGAATAAGCAATTCCAATAAATAGGGGGTCTTCGGACTCCCTCTTTTTTTCTGTGAGGACTTATGGCTACAACAGACCAACGTAAGACTATTCCGTATCCTAATCTGGATACCTGGACGTTTACATTAGAATCCAAAGTCGCGTCTATCTTATTAGATTACTTTACATCTAACTATGACCAATCTAACATGTTCATGGGGAAGATAAGAAGCTTCGTTTATACGGCTGCACAACATAACCACAATCCCATGGGATGTGCGAATGCAGTCCAAGATGATTTAACCAATCTCTTTGGTTATTATTTTGAAGAGAGTCAGGTAACGGTAAATCATAAAGATACCGAAGAAGATAACGGTAAATATGATTTATATATCGATATTGAAGTCAAAGATACCCGTGAACGAATCAACCAATCTCGTATCATTAAAATAGATGGCACAAGATTGGCACGTATGCTTAAATATAACAATGAAGGAGTCTTAATCGATGAGTGGAAAACCAACATCTAAAGCAAAAGAAGAAGCGATTGCTTATCGTGCAAAACAGATGCGCGCATTAGAAGCCCTTGACCCAGGTGATAAAGGGGCGTTACTAGCTGAAATGATTAATGAGCAGATTGAGTTAGATGCGGTACGTATCTCTGATTCTGAATTTAAATTACGTTTCTTACCTTGGTTGTTATCTGAAGATAAAGACGAATCAGAATACTACCATAAGAAATTAGTTGAATGGGCAGGTCATTCACAACAAGGGATTGCTATCTGTAAAGATAATGATCCAGATGATGTCCTCTTCCATATTCCATCTTTATTACCAACATTCCATACGCAGTTCTTAACGGATGATGAGCGTGTATTAGAAGAAGGGTTTACCTTTAAGATGAACTCGTTCTATCGTTCTCAATTTGCGATGGTACCATCTCATAAGAAGCATTTCATTGAAGGGATGGCGAGAGCGGCTGAGCATATATTGAGTCTTGATGAGTCTAAGCTTATCTGGTATCTAGGCTGGTATGAAGTGATGGATTACTACGGTAAACTTCCTGATGAAGATGAGAAAGTATATGCCCCATTCCGATACATGAACGATACGAATAAACATTGGTTGTATTGGCGTAAGGATGTCTCGATTCGAGAATACTTAGGCAGAAGTGAAGACTTCTACGTGGAGCGATACAATGAAATCAATGGTATCGAGAATAAGAAACCCGATACCCCAGTAACGCAAACCAGTCAGAATGAATTAGATACGGATGACTGGGAATAGTTAAGGAAGCAACATGAAGTACCCCCTCAGAATTATCTCACTCCACGATATCCATCTTGGACATGAGATAACCCCAACGGAAAATATTATCGAGAGATTAGAACGTTACGTTTTTAACCCCTCATTTCTGATGGGGGTCGATATAATCCTTTATGCGGGTGATGAGTTAGATCATGTCTTACTCAATAGTGACCCACGAGTAGGCATGATTAACCTTTATCACTGGAAAGTATTAGAATTAGCCAGTAAACTGAATATTAAGATTCGGTTATTAAAAGGAACACCCTCTCATGATGGTGACCAAGGCTGTCAGTTTGAAAAGATTGCATCTTTATTTCCGAATGTTGATTTCAAATATATCGATGACATGGTTATCGAATATATTAAAGATTTCGATATGACCATCATGTACGTCCCCGATGAATGGGGTCCGCGTGACCAGATGTATCTTCAAGCGAAGCATTTATTAGAAGCACATGAACTGGAACAAGTGGATATCATCTTAGGGCATAACCAGTTTGGTTATCAGTTTGCTGAAGATATCCGTAGTAAGATATCGTCATTAGATGAAGAAGCGTGGACGAAGATGGTAAAACACCATGCTTTATTCGGACATGTTCATAAACGTAGTACGTACAAGAAGATAGAAGTCGCAGGGAGCTTCGATAGATTAGCGCACGGTGAAGAAGATCCGAAAGGATTCTTAGAGATTACCTATCGAGATGAACACGATACACAAGTGACCTTTATTGAGAACAAAGAAGCCGAAGTCTTTAAGTCGATTCACTTAGATAAACGATTTAATCCTGCTGATGTAAATGATATTAAGAAACTTCATCAGGAAGTCGCCTCAATCAATCGAGAAAGCGGTAATATCCGATTTGTATACCATAATAGCCAGTTGGATATGAAATCGCTCCTGGCTTATTTTAGAGTGCAATTTCCGCAATATCGTTATACCACAAAATTCGTGGATAAGAAAGAAAAAGTGCCATTGGTGATTGATGTAACCCAAAAGCAAGAAGAGGTTTATATCCCTTTAAATGCGGGTAACATCAAAACCATGACATTAGAGTATATCGAAGATGATCATTTAAGAGAGCGTATCAGTAAGCTCATGGATGATTACCTAAGCAAATGTAAATAGGAGTAAGTATGTTTGATGAAATCATGGAACGACTGTTTGGTCGTAAGAAAGAGTCGTCAGAGAAGTCAAAGATGCTTCTCTATAACCGAGCAATAGGAGAAAGTCTTCCCGTCTCTATTGGCACGTCATTAATCGTAGATGGGCCTAAAGCTGACCCATCTCGCTGGAATCAAGTAGTGCTGATTAACTTATTAACCTTATCTCGTAACATTATTCAAGCAGTACCAGCAGCCAGTCAATTCGATTTACGCAGTGATGATGTTACAGAAGTCGTGTTAACTGAGATGGATATCTTACGTCAATCTCTTAATACGTATTCACCGGGTGTACAGGTTGAGTTTTATTTACCGGATTATAAACTCATCTATATCGATTTCCCGATGGCGAAACCACGTTTGTTTAATACGAAGAATAAGCAGTTCGTTCAGCAGATGATGTTAGATGTCAGAGCGAAGCTTAAAGAATTGATTGAGGAAGAGAATAAGAAACGGGATGAGCGTAAACAGGAACCGTTACCGATTCGGATCATGCGTGGCTGGAAGTTAGATAAGGATAAACGGAAGACTACGGTACTCACTTCATTCCCAACGGATTTATTATCTCAATATCAGTTCCCTGCGTTAACTCTACTTGAATCGCATACCGGCGCAGTCAAGTCAAGAAGAGAGTGGAATACGAAGCTTAACTGGCATAAGAAAGAAGATATTGTGAATATGCCTTTTATGAAGTTTACCTTACAGGTATTCGGGGATGATGTTTTCTTTATCCAGCAAAATTTAAAAGTGAAACAATGGGTTGTGGACATGAGTAAGCGTGATAGATGGACACCGATTACTACGGAGAGTACGATAAGAGGGTCGATCGGGAAAGTGAAGCACGTGGCCGATAGAGAAGCCTTACTTAAATTCTTATAAGGTTATTAACCATGTGTATTAAACACGCTAAAACACTTTTAAAACACACTTAAATTTATCCAAAATAGGAGTATGACATATGTCCGGATATAACAATAATTACAATGCGCCAGCCCGTGAAAAGAACGCCGCAGACGCACGTGAATTAACCATCTATGGTCCAAGTGCAGGTCAAGGTCAACGTTCTTCTTCCCTTGTATTTGGTACGTTTAATAACGCCCCACGTATTCGTATCTATCGTCCGAATGAAAGCAAACCACTTGAATTCAAGATGGATATCACGATGTTAAGTGAAGTCTTAACCTCATTAGAAGAGTTAGCTTCATCTAGCACACCAAACCAATATCGCTGGAATCTCGATGGATTCGTTGCACCACAGAAGAAAGGGGTGATCGGTACATTGATTGCAGGTCGTGATGAAGCTGGTATGGTATACTTAGGTGCGGTAGGTTTCCAATGGGAAAAACCAGAGCGCTTTAACTTCCGTCCTTACTACCGTTTCAAACGTGTCGATAAAGAGGGTAACCCAGTACCAGAAGCACAAGTTTCAGCCACACTTGCGAAATCATGGGCTCGTATGGTACGTGATATTGCCACCCAAGTATTCGTAAAAGAATATAAACATCCTGAACCAAAACAACCTAAAGGTCAGAATTATGGCGGTCAACGTCAACAGCAACAACAAGCTGCATCTGCCCCTGAAGCAGGGTTCTCCATGGATGATGATTATATCTAACCATAACAAAAGAGATGTCTTCGGATGTCTCTTTTGTTATGTCGTCTCACACTGGAAATAGTTTGTTCTCACCCTACGATGAGATGAGTTTTAGTAAGTGTTTTACAGGAATTTTTTATATGACTAAATATGAGAATTTAGGTTTTTACGAATTAGAAGAAGCACTGCGTAATGTTTCTTCTGGCTATCGTGTTACCTATGACGAAGAACAAATTAAACAAGTAGTAAATGGGGCTGTCGAGTATCTAACCACTGAGCCACATCCTTTATTAAATGAACACGCGGTGAAAGCCTACGCAGATAAAGCATTTAAACAAGAACAATTGATGAAAGTGATGTGCATTCATGCGAAGAACATCTTATCGATGATGGGAAGAAAAGATCCGTTGATTATTTTTATCGCCGCTTATAAACATCCGTTGGGCGGGGAGTGCTTTCATTATTCTTACGCGTGTCATCAGATGCGTTTAACAGAGCTGTATAACCTGTTTTAACCTGTTCTATTAATTCCTTTAAGGGTATATTATAACTATGAGAGGTATCTTCGGATATCTCTCGCTTATGTCCCGATCGGACATAAAGGCGCCGGACTAACCCAAATAGTCCGGCTATTTATAACTACCCACACTGAGGGATAACTAGAATGAATACAGCTCTTTATAACGAATTATGCCGAGAAGGTATCCACCCAGAATGGGCAGCGAACGCTGCTTCAGTTCATCAAATGATTCAAGAAAAGAAACCTGTTCCTATATTCATGTTACAGAAGTACAATCTGCTTAGTAGCTGGATAAAGAACAGCAAAGGGAACCTAAGAAAATCCTCATTCTTCAATTGATTTTATTTAATATAGAATCAGCAAATTGTTTGCACGATAAACGTGAGTACAAACATATATATTAACCCTTTCCGTAGGAGTACAACGATGGAATTTCTTTATGCCGTGACGCCGAATGGCAGAACTAAGTTAGTCAAGATGGCGCATAAAGGGGAAGAGCTTGAATGGATGATAGAGCTCTACCGAAGCTTTAGTGCAAACAAATTCGTCTTCGGGGATATCAACCGATTACTCGCTAATCTCCCTGAACAAACCCAAGATAAAATCTGGGAACAGTATAAAATCATCAATGATGCATTTAACTACATCGGTAACATCAGTAAGTTAACCAAGAAGATATCTGAAGCATTATGCGAAATAGAGAAGCATTTTCCATATCAAACGGTACTTAGTGATGTGATTTCAAAGGATACCATCTGGACACCACCTGATAAAGAAACTGATAGAATGCCTGTCTCTCGTCTAGCGCAGACAGTCGAAGTGACAGAAGACGGCAGAGAGAAGAAGTTATCCTTGACGTATGATAAATACGACTATGATGGATTGAACAGTCTCATCATCTATAGTAAGTTATTCTTACCGGTATTAAGTAACTTCTATTCAGTTATTGGGGATGATGAACGTGACTTCTTCCGTTGTATGCGTACTGTAGACTTACTCGGCCAGTGTGAGTTTATTCATGAACGCGGTTACTCAAGATTGCGCGAATTTATTATCCATTACTGGCGCGGTAAAGATAACGATGAATTAGCTCCGGCTATTTTAGTGAATGGTTTAGCACGTTCTTCAGCAATCGAATGGATATTGGCTAACATCATTGTTCGCAAGGTATTACCAATTGGTGTATCGCATAAATACGATGACCTTGATCCAAAAGATAGACCAAACCTTATTTCTGGTTTATTCTATTTCGTTCAAGAAGATGCGACTTACTTAGTCAGTGGACGTGATGGTAAAGGTGGACGTAATGAGTATTACATGAATAAGGATGCCGCAACCAGAACGGATGAAGGTGAAGAGAACCAAACCTCTGCACTTGAGCGTTATCGTGTAGCGGGTGAAATGTCCGAGATGAATTTGGTGATTAATAACTATTTCTTATCAGATATCGATAAAGTGATTCCGCATATCGACCCAAGTTTAACGGTAGAAGAAGTCGAAAATGTTATCTATGAGAAACATCGTCATCGCCGTTATCATCCATTCAGAACCTTAATGATGAAATGGTTGATGGCGTCTGCGGTATCCCCAAGATATATCGACTATATCTCATCCGTAAAACATGGACCAGGCGTAGAATCAGATGGCGATGCACCAATGCGTAATTGCTTTAAGATTTGCTACGCATTACTGATGAAATGGGGATTTGATGATCTTGCCATGATATTTGATGGAGATTGGCAGCAAGATGTGGAGAAAGTCATGATATTTGATATTCGTGATATTAGTCTTGCACAGCTTGAAAAGATTAACAAATACTACCCGCATGTGATTTCATCGAATCGGGTGAAAGGGGAATCTAAACGTTCCGAATCTTATCCAGTACTCGCCGCGTATAAGATGGAAGAATACGTAAAAGGCTGTACATTTATTGGTACCAATGTACAGAAGAAATGGGCATGCCAATTCCCTGTTAAAGCACGCTTAGCAGATTTGTTTATCTATATGAACGAGAATAACTTAATCAACCCATAGGCTATTCTTATTTATAAGGGTAAATTATTATACTGGAAGAGAGGATGACTTTTCCAGTATCAAGCAGTATTTATCATCCAAGCTTTAACCCTTAAAGGAGTACGACATGTCAATCATTGACTTAACCAGCGATTTCGCTTCTGTACGAGATAGTCGACAATCTCAAGATGATGTATATCGCAGCGACCGTAATATCGATATCGAACCAGAAGGCGGTTTCCAGCTGAATCGTGGTATGGTATTAACTCGTGCATTATTAATTGCAACAGGTTCTTATCATAAACAGGTTCGTCGTTCGTTCACAGCGAACGTAGGCGGAGAAGCCGTTGAGGATCTACGCGATATTACGCAGGATAGCTATAACGTAGATATCCTACAACTTGCACGTTGTGCAAATGAAATCATCGTGCCAGATACACGTATCGATAGAAATATCGGGATTGCGAATGGATGGGATGAACCACGATTCCGTTTCTTCATTGAATTTGTAAAACCGTTAGGTAGCGGTGCATCGGTCATGTACTGTTATACCGGTTATACCGATTACGCTTCATTAGATGCGGATAACAACGTTGACCCTTCGATGAAGTTGCATATCACCAATGTCGTGACAATTGCAAACAGTGTTGGGACACGTGGCACCACAAATAGAAGTGTACGCAGTGACAATAACGTGGTGGTAGCATCTCGTTTCTATGAAGATGAGACGATTAAAGATAGAAATGGATTTAGTTACGATGGAGCCGATAGAGAATATCTTATCGACCCACGTTCAGCTGTATTGGGTTTCTATCAACAACGTGATGCAGCAGAAGATATTGCAGGCTACGAATGGCAGCGTGATGTGGATATGAAGTATGAACCCGGTCATAGTACTATTGGTAATCTAGCCCGTAACGTAGAACGTTCGCACAGTATCCCAGCATTCTACTTATCGAAATTGATTAACGTCACACGAAACGTTAAAGATGAAGACGATCTTCATGCGGTTTCCTCTTATGGAAGTGATTATGGGTCGTCCACTCAAGTTAGACGTTTCAATCAATTACTTAGTATCGATAAGTTTAGTAAAGACCCGTTAGCATCCTTATTCAGAGAAGAAACCAATATCGTATCGAATGCAACACTTCATTGGCATGATCTTCAAGAATATTGGCCAGATATCGATGATAGTAATAAGCTATCGGTTATCTTACCTGCGGGTATGCGTCAGATGGGTTCATCCAGTCGTTTCGAAAGTCGCTTACGTGATTTAGGACGCGATGACTTAGATTCAGATGAATGGGATGGTGGGACACAAGAAACCATCATTGCGACCATGATATCTCAGCAGTTGCCGAATATCATGCTATCCGAAATGATTGAATCGATTCGTTTCTCTGTCACGAATGATACCCATTCACGTATGGATAGTCCTTACTTATGGACGGTCGGTGACCATCGTAGACATCGTCAGGACAACCGTGATGCGATTTCATTCTTGATTCGTTCAGATGATTCAACCTTCCAACAGTCACGCTTCCAAGCGTTTAAGATGAAGTTTGAAGAAGTGCTATTACGTGCTATCACTGTCGATAACATGATTTCCATCAATTTAACGATTGACTGTGATATTCGTGGTACCTGTCGCATCATGATGAACTTCAACGGTGGGCGTGAATATCGATTCAATGCACCAACCTTTGCGGCACCAATGACATCGGGATTGATCACCTCAGATGTCGATCACTATAATGACTTTACGAATAATATCGTTAACTTGGTTGATGATATCGTAAATAATTAATTAATCTTATTGTACTGTTTTATCAGTACCTATTGCAATAGAAAAAACATAAGGAGCATTATATGCAACCTGTTGACTTTTACCGTGAGTTATTGCTATCCACGGGAATAAAAGAGAACCAAGATGGCATCGGGTTTGTCACCGAAGGCTCATCGGTTCCTTTAACAGTGAAAAAGAAAGTGCTGGTTTTACCTACCGAAGAGATTCAAGCGAATTATAATAATTCACAAGATGATATTCAGGTATTCCATCCAGCCTGTGAAAATGTGATGCGTAAAGACAGCGAAGTCTTTAACTTCTTGAAGAAACTTTACCGTGCATCATTGTTTATCGATTTACAACAATTGATGTTAGACTTAGCCGAGTTCTCTGCAGATAACAGCAAACAAGGTAAGATGAATAAGCGTCAGCGTACTATCTTATCCCTTTTATCAGAATTTGATGAAAAGACTAAGCTCAACCTTGAGAAAGTCTTTGATAAGATTGATATCAATGGTGATACGAAAGCGATTGACTTAACGGTTCAGCGTGGTGGTGAAGTAGATGGCACACGTTATAATCGTGTCGGTATCGTGCGTATTCCGTTCTGGCAAGATTTGGAAGAAGCGAAAGACCATATCCATGGTGTGAAGATTCGTAAGAAAGACATTGAAGCGTATAACCAAATCCTCAATGTTATCTTCTCGGATACCGCAGCACGCACAGAAGACCATGTGATTACAGTTGGTACGAATAGTTCAACTGCACCATCATTCGTTGCACTAACGCTTGCGTACATTAAAGCGAAAGAAGAAATCATTCGTGTACACGATATCTTCAAAGATAAGTTCCACGATATTTCTTCAAGTAACCTTGATTGGCAAGAAGGATTAAACGAACTTAATGTATACCGTGGATTAATTCCAATGTATCCAGGTAACGAAGGTGAACCAACGATTGCGGAATCGAAAGAGCGCAAGCGCTTACCAGAGCCTGAGGCACGTGAAGAGTCTTCTCGTCCACGTGCAAATAGCCACCATCTTACTAATAGTGGTCGCCATACACCAGCGAAACCGATTAATGAAGAACCGTTAACGAAACCATTAACATGGGCTGAAATCCAGCAGAAACGTTACGAGAATAAATCGTATCGTTATGATGATCGTGATAATGGTCGTAGCAATGGTCGTTATAATAATAGCGGACGTTCACGTCGTTACGGGAATAACATCGACTTATCAGATGTTGACCCTAACATGATTCAAGAACGTGAAGCATATTACCACGATAGAGACCATCGTCGTGGATATCGTGACCGTTATGATGATCGTTATCGTCGCGATGACCGTCGTGATGCACGTAGACCACGTACATTAAACGATGTAAGATAAAGCAAACATAATCAAGAGACATCCTAGGATGTCTCTTTTTTTGTCCGTTATATGGCTTCTGGATGAAGATGGGCTTTATAACGTAAATACCATTCATGTATCGTCTCTTCATCTATCAGTTGTACGAACGTACGACTTTCTCTAAACTCAGAGGGGTGTGACATCCCATTGATGATTAAGTTTACCCAATCTGTTACCGGGCCGTATCCTAAATAACGTAAGTAAGCAAAGAAATCACCATCAAATCGCATGGCTTCGGATTTGGTTAAGTTCCGTGGGTAAACACGTGTACTTCTGTTTCTTACTTCTGCTTTATGGTCACGGATAAAGACCATAAATCCCTCATCCTCATAAGGTTCAGCGTTCACTAACCCCATGATGCGTTCACTTAATCTTGCACCCATAATAATCCCTCAATTAGTACTATACACATTTTCCCCAGTCTATAATTTTTATGATCCTATATAATCTAAGTGAAGAAAGGATAGTAAATGACTATCTTTAAATATTTAATTTAACCATAAGGAAACTAATTATGAAAAACTTAATCAACAAAATCGAAAACAATCCAGTTCTTAACTTCTTAGCATGGACTATCGTGCTAGGTCTAAACATTGCAGTAATCGCTGGATTTTTATATCTTCCATGGATTGCTGAGTACTTCAGTAAATAATCCATGGAGAAAAGAGGCATCTTCGGATGTCTCTTAATTTTGTCCGAAAGGACATAAGGGTGCAGGGATGCGTTTAACATCCCTGCGTGTGTTCAACCAGATATAGGAGATATCCAATGGATACTAACTATTACAGATTTCTGATTAAACATCAGATTGGGAGAGACTGGGCGGCTGCAGCTGCCCGAGCGCGCTTTGCAGAAATGCAAGGCCAACTCCCCGATGCGTATGATTTACAGCGCTCAGGCGTTGTGAACGGCGTATTACGTCAAAGAGGAATTAGATATAACTAATCCCCCTATAGTAAAGGGTGTTCGTACACCCTTTTTTTCTTTTAAGTAAATCACATACTCTATCTACCTGTTCTATACTTTCTTACAGTGGTATATTATATTATTGCAAGAGGTATTCTTACTATAAGTTTACCGCTTGTCAATTAGATCTAATTAACCCATATTATAAGGAGTACGAATATGGCTGAACAAAGTAGTTCGTTTAGTCCTATTCCTGAACACATCCGGCCAGATATCCGTCTAGCGGGAAGTATCACAGGATTAAACCCGTTCTATTTAAATAACTCTGCTTCACGCCAAGCGATGGACGCATCACACGTGGCACAAGCAGTGGTATTAAAAGAACCTGATATCATGAATATCAGTAGTGGGATGGACTACAACTATGCCGAATGTTGTCTTGATGTTCGGTTTAATGGGGACCCTGATGATGATGTAAAGGTCCTTAAAATCATTAAGAAATACAGTCGTACCGGTGGTGATATGACTGTGGAAGAGAACCCTGAAACGTATATCATCTATGAACATCTTCGTACCGGTGTGATTGATGTCGCGATTCTACCAAGGTTCCATTTTAACCACACCTTATTTGGATTTGATTATATCCAAACCGATATCTTGAAGAACCTACGAGTCGGGAATGTTTATCCTGGTGGGACTATCCTCCTATCTACACCAGGCATGAACATGACTTCGGGTACTTATTGTTATGGTAAGACAGGGATTACGGCGTTAGGGTCTTTCAAAGAGATTATTGAAGATGGTATCGCCATCTCTGAATCCTTCGCGAAGAAACTCTCATCCCGTATCTTTGGTACTATGACCGTGAATTACGGAAAAGAGAAATATTTATTAAATCTCTACGGGGATGAAAATAATTATAAACCTTTTCCTGATATTGGGGATAAAATCCGTGAAGATGGCTTGCTGTTTGCATTACGTACATTAGATGAAGATTTATCGCCTGTACAAATGACACCAAAAGCCTTAATGACAGTAGACTATGCATTTGATACCTTGCAATATGCAGAACCTAATGCAACTGTTATGGATATCACGGTACAGCATAGCCACAATACGTCGATGTATCATTCTCCTACGGATATGAATAGACAACCCCATCGTTACTACATGAATCATGCGAGAACGATGAAAGAGCTCTGTAATTACCATAGAGAGTTAAAGAGCATTAAAGGCGCATCCTTAGTACTGGCACCAGCATTACATCGCTTAATTACGATGGCGTACCAACAAGATCATGACCTACTGAAAAATAGTATCAAGGTCACTTATCGTAAAGAACCGATACAAGAGTATCGTGTAACGGTGACTTATGCAAAAGATTTCCCAATGACTATCGGCAGTAAGCTTTGCACACTCGCTGCAGATAAAGGGGTAATCACCGCCATAAAACCAGACGATGAAATGCCGTTAGATAAATTTGGAAGACGTGCCGACGTATTAGCAAGCTCCGGTCAACTTAAATATACTTGCTAATAATTGAGGTATTGTCTTATGACGAATGACCATGTGGAAATATGCATAAAAGGCAGTGAATGTGCAGCGGTAGTTAAAAACCACAAAACAGGCAAAACTTACCTTTTCAGCTCAATTGAAGAGGCAGAGAGATGTGTTGGCATTGGGCCGGAGAGAAACTCCTCTAATTGCGGGAAGTTATCAGATATAGACGATACTACGACTGCTTGCTCGAAAGAGACAAGTACACCTTCAGAGTAATCAATCAAGAAGGCATCGTAAAAAGGTATCACTATGATATAATCGACGCAGCGAAGCTCCTAAGGTTTATCTAAGGAGTGAGTTCAGAGACTATCGAAAGGGTAGTTAAGTTAGGAATAGCTTAATGAGTAACCGAGTAGAGTACAGAAAGCTTAATAGCAAGTATGGAAACGGGGAGCATTTGATAAGGAAAGACCTTTCTCATCACTTGAAAATATAGTCCAAAGTCGGTATTACGCAATAATTGTATTTGATATAATTACTTGTAATACCGATTTCGTCAACGACACATCGCATGAATACAAGCCGCGTGTGGGAAGGGGAGATGGCAGAATCGTTAGTGCAACAAAGACGATTCGTCAAAGAGCTATATGAGCTGAAAGGTTTAGATGCGGCATGGGATTATCTGATTGGTTATTATCAGATCATGTTCCATGTATACGGTGATATGATTGCAAAAGGGATTACGGATGACCAATCAAAAGAATATCACTTGCATCAGTTCATTAATCACGAGATATCGCCGTTATTGCCAATAGGTTCAGATTATACCGGTGCAGAAATGTCAACTCGTTTAGATGAACACTATCCATTAGATTATGGACGTGTTACACTATACGATAGAGACGGTAACCCGGTTGAGAGTAAAGAAGAGTTCTGCTTTATTCCGTTGTATTACCTAAGACTTGAGAAAGTGGGTAACTTCTGGGCTTCTACCTCAGTACCGAAACGACAACAACACGGTATCATCAGTCGGTTATCTTCAACCACGAAAGACAATCTTCCGTATCGTCCTCAATCCATTCGTATTGCAGGTGAGACAGAAGTGCGTTTATTAATGGCAGCAGCTAATCCCGCTTACGTGGCTTCGTTGTTACAGTTAGCAAATAACAATACGATGTGCAATGATGCAGTATTAACCATATTAAGAGCAGAGAATCCATCCCGTATTCCTGAATTGATTGACTATAGTTATTTACCGCATTATAAATCAAGAGCATTAGAGCGTATTGAGCACTTCCTGTATTGTCATGGGATTAAGCTAGAGTACGAAGATGAACGTAACCACACGTTCGAAGAAGTAAATCCAGTAGAAATGGATATCGAAGAGTTTGACTATTTTGATGATGGGGAGGATTAATCCATGCAACGATTTGATGTATATGAATTTGCTGAGATGGATAAGAAGTATCTTTGGGAACACCCGAATGAGAAAATTGAAATCATCTTCCCACGAGGTGGTAGCACCATCTGCTACTGGCGTCAAGCAGTATTATCGATACCCTGCTGGAAAACCTTCCGTAAGTATAGCTGGTTAAAGAATGAATTAAGTAGTGATTTCTTAATTAAGTTCCCCGTCAATAAAGGGTCACTAGAGCGCATGTTTAATGAAGTACTCGCATTCATGCGTACCTTTGAACAACGTGCTGATGTACCAGAACGTGAGCTTTCATCGATAATCTTTATCGAGTTAAATAAGGTTTATAATGACGTGATTCGTTATTTAACCCCTTATATTAGAAGTTCTGCGGCACCTGAGTTAAGAGAACTGGTAACGCATCCAGAAATCTTGAAGATTATTGACCAAGCGAAAGCCGGTAAGATATCGATTCATCAAGCCTATAAATTAAGCAATACGTTTATTCGAACCTCGAAAGACTTCATGCATAACTCCATGGCAAAAGATGTCCGATATAATATCGTGGACAGTAAACAGTTCGACCAGGTATCCATGTTCCGGGGTATTTGTACGGATATCGATAATGTCCAATTTGCGGATGCGGTGATGACATCCTATGCAAATGGTATCCACAATATCTTGTGGAGTGCACAAGAATCACGTGGTGCATCCATAGCAGCGATTCAAGCGAAAGACCCGGTATCTTCATCAGACTACTTAAACCGTCGTCTGCAAATCATGACAGGGATTTATAATAAAGTCTTCCTAGGTGATTGCGGAACGAAGACAACGATTCCTTGGGATATTACCAGCAAGGATGACTTATCTTCTGCGGTGGGGTCATTTATCCAAACGGAAAATGGATTACACCCAATCAGTCCGAAGGATACGCACTTAATCGGTACCACGGTACAATTACGTACGATGGCTTATTGTAATCACTTACATGAATACGGTGTATGTCAAACCTGTCTTGGGTTAGTATCGGAAAATATCCCACAAGAGTTTTCAATTGGGCATATCTCGGTGATTGGTGCATTGGGTGACTTCGTACAAAAATCATTATCCGCAAAACACTTGATTACCTCTCGTGTGGTGGAAAGCTTTGAGTTGGATCAAACGACTTCGCAGTATCTCCGATTCCCACGTAAGGATGATACAGATGAGTTAGTGATTCAAACGAAGATTTTAAACAATCCGAAATGGAAGAAAGTTGAGTTGATATTTGATGCACGTGCATTACCGTTCATTGCGGATATTGAAGCAGGCGTTGACCCAGAAAGTATTCAGGTCTCTAACTTACATGTATCCTCTTGTTCAATTAGCTTATCCGATAAAGTAAAAGAACGGATGCTTATGGAGTTAGTGGTATCGGATACGTCAAGACGAGCAAGACTCTCACGAGAGTTCGTACGCTACATTGCAGCCAATCGTGATTTAGTGGACACCTCGAAGAACAATCGTGTATCCGTTGAGCTTCAATACGGTAAATGGGATTTACGTAGTCCGTTGTTTACCATACCGCATAAGATATCGTCAGTCGAAGACTTCATGAAGTCTTTTGAATCCACGATTAAACAAGCAGGTAAACATGGTATCGATGCGAACAATCCAGTCGGTGTATCTGATATGATGCGCATGTGCTACGACATCGTCATGTCGGTAGTCGGTATTCCAGTATCGCACTTAGGTGTGATTGTGGCATCCTTGTTAGTACGGGATGCGAAGAACTTGGATTATCGTCCACCATTACCAGGCGGTAACCGTAGCTTTGAAACCATGGGGAATATCTTTGGTTATCGTAGCTTATCTCAATTGCTTGCCTATGAGAAACGACCGAACTACTTTAAGTCACCTGCGATTACGTTACTCAAGATTCGTGCAAACCATCCATTTGATGGGTTATACGATCCATCTGCATATGATATCTATGCGGATGTAAGAGAAGCAATCGCAGAACAGAAGTTCGATTTGGATTATATGCCGGTTGAGAAGAGAACGAAAAAGCTGAGTGCTTAGTTCAAATAAGGAGGAGGGTCTTCGGACCCTCTTATTTGTGTCGGTTTCTAGGGATAATTTGTATATGTTTATAAATTATTTTTAGAGGGGATTTTACTGTGGAGAAGAAAAAGAGAGGTAAACTCGATATCTATAGCCATTTCTTAAAGTTCCGTGAGTTTGATGATCAGACCCGTGTGGCATTTCGCTTCTTTTTAAGACAGAAGCTGATTGCAAAAGAACTGGTAAAAGAAAATGGCAGATGGGTAAAACGAGACGGTAAAGTCTACTGTTTTATTCCATCGGATAAATCTGAGATACGGTTTCATATCAACGTCATGCAAGATTTACGAAACCATTGTAACATGATGGGCATCAATATTGATAATGACTTTGAGAAGACTGTACACGGATTTACGAAATATAAAGAGTTTCCTGCAGCCATTAAAGTACAAAGTAAGTTTGTGCCTTATGATTATCAACAGGAAACCATTGAGTATATCTTAGAGGAAGGTCATCGTAAGATAGTCAATATCTTAACTGGTGGTGGGAAAGGTCTATGCTCATGGAAATCCGCGGAGTTATTAGGAGTACGCACATGTGTTTGTGTATTACCTAAGTACAAGGATAAATGGGTAGAAGATGCACAGGGTTATCTTGAATCGATTAATGGGGATACCGAGTTAGGGAATAGTACATTAGTCATTAGTACTATAGATAAACTCCTAACTGCACTGAAATACGGCGTGGATGAATCGGTGGGATTAATTATCTTAACCTTAACCACACTTCGTAGTTACATTGAGAGGTTCAAAGAGTTTCCTAAGGATTTTGACCCACCTGAAACGATTTGGGAAAAATTGGGTGTAGGCTTCCGTATTACAGATGAAACTCATGAACATTTTCATCTGAATTACATGATAGACTTAGTCACCCATTGTCCTAAGACGCTCTACTTATCTGCTACACTTGACCCATCAGGTACCTTTGTGGATAAGATGTATCGGACGATGTTCCCTGTCCATGAAAGACAAGGGGGATCGCGAGTAACAAGATATATCAATGTGATTGCGGCGACGTATACGCACAGTGACCCAATGAAGATGCGCTGTCAGTTACAAGGTCGTTACTCCCATGTGGCATATGAAGCAAACTTTACGTCAGGTCGTCATTCAGATTTAATACGCCAACAATATTTCAAAATGATTAATGATTTATTGGATGTGTATTATCTGCAGAAACGTAAACCTGGACAGAAAGCCATTATCTTCTTCAGTACGATTAAGATGTGCACGATGTTTGCGGATTATTTGAAATCAAAATACCCAGATATCGATACACGTCGATACGTAGGGGAAGATGATTACGATGAAGTGCAATCGGGTGAGATTATTGTCTCTACGATAGGAAGTGCAGGTACAGCCATTGATATCCCGGGATTAATCACTAACATCATGACCATGTCAATCGAATCACGTCAACAGAATCTTCAAGTGATGGGACGTTTACGTGAATTGAAAAAATGGCCAGGACAACATCCTTACTTCATCTATCTGGTTGGTGAAGACATGGGTAAACCATGGGATTACCATGAGAAGAAGAAATCGTTATTAAAAGATAGAGTGCTCTCACATGAGTTACTCGATACACAAGTCTGCATCATGAAATAGGAGGAGATGTGACTTATATTAAATTGCTTTCAGGCGGGCTGATTCTCGCCTTCTATATTGCGATGGTATATTTTGCCATGTCATATACATTCCAGTATAAGATATTTAGCAAATTATACTTTAGTGATGTACAAAGTAAAATAAAGGTTTTAGTTAAACGAGGAGTAAAAGAGGAAGAAGCAAGAAAATTACGTCCTGCACAACCTGTTATTGATCATTTCGCATGGCAATACAGATTGAGCTTGATTGGTATTCATTTTCTTGGTGCAGTACTGATATTTATTTATTGGCATCTTTCGTCATATTTGTTGACACAATGGATGGGGTTTTCGCATTTCTGGGCTGATTTTACGAAATATATTTTCATTATACAGTTTATCGTTCCTTATCTGATCCTGGGTATTGGTAACTTCGTTGTATATCTTTATTTCAATCGTTACGTAAGGAAATCCGATGTATATGGTTACTACGTTTCCTTTGACCTCGATGATACAAGAAATTTTGCAAGGACTTGGTTAACGAGATTGAAGAATCATGAAGAATCTTCAGAAGACTATTTCAGAAGGATGATTGACCCAACGATAGGGATGTGCTATATCATCTTTGCAGTCGAAGTAGTTGTAATGTTCATTATACGTTTATTTTCCTAGTCTATCAATTTGTATAAGTGTATATTATCACCATGAGGAAATCATGGTGATTTTCTTTTAATAAAAGGCTATTGTTAATAGGAGAAACAATTATGGAATTTGGAGATCGTGATATAACAATTAAAGTTAACATGATTTTAAGAGGTGATACAGAACCTGAATTAACGTACACTATCTCGACAGGGCTACGCAATACGATTACTCTTGTTAAGATACCGTTTACTAAATCCAATTTTGATAAAATTGCACTAGCAAATATCATAGCGGATATTGGTGGACTATCGCTTGTAAATGATGTAATTAACTTAAGTTATACTATCGTAGAGACATTACCAAGATCAAGCACGAATCCTTGTAATGTACTGGAACTTATTTATAACATAATCAGAGATAGATACAGACTTCCTATCCCTATGGCAACAACGGAAGAATCTAAGTATGAAAACGGGGAAGTATCTAAATTGGTAAAAGACGTCAATAAAATCATCGACGAAACAATATCTAATGAAGATATCTAGGGATAGTAGAGGAGAAATGATTATGGGATTTGAAAATCAAGAAACAAATCTAGTTATCACTGATTTAGAAGATAACATTAAACCAACCGTCACTTATATTGCTGGGGGTGTACGCACCATATTTGGTCTTAAACGTTTTACTGTTACATCGGAGGATATTGATAAGCTTGCGCTGATGGAAATTACTTTGCCTCACCATGCTATTAACGCGATTCATTTGGTGCTTGACTTAAGTTATAATATAGGCAGAATGCTTACTAAACCAGATATAAATCTTCAAAACGCAGTTGAAGTTATCTATAATGTACTTTGTAACAGATATAAACTTCCGATAACTAAAATTAAGGTAGCTGAATCTCTCTATGCGGATAGAAAATATCATCCGTTTGTGAAAGAAGTAAATCAGTACATTAATGAAATAATGAGCTTTTCTGAGGTGCCAACACAGGGAGAGCAAGCAATCGGTTCTGGTGTGCATACGATGAGCCGAGAACAAGAGAGCGGTACCACTGAAGAAGAGAATCCATATTTATTTAGTCTTGATATGGAAATGAAAGGATTAACCGTAGAACAATATAGTGAACTTATTACATTGGTGACCTCTTATGTTAAGAAGAATAATGCCTTTGGCACGAAGAATTGTTCGTTGGTTATTAAATAAATTACCCCTTAAAGGAGAAATAAAAATGTCGAATATTACGAGAGAAAACAAAATACGTATTCTAGGTGTGATGGGGGATAGCGCAGTCGAAATAGCTTATTGTATTGATAGTGGAGCTCATGAGATAATCAGTGCTGAGAAGCTGTTTCTCACACCGGCTAAGTTTTACTTAATTGAAAAAGCAACCACATCAAGTGAACTCGAAAGAAGAAATTTGATACACGAAGTTATTCGTTTGGGTTTCGTTATTGTGAGCGATATGTCAACCGAACTACTTCGCAGCGAAGCAGTGAGTTGTGCATATAATGTCATTCGAGATAGATATTGTTTACCTATCCCTATGGCTGTAGTTTCCGAAGCACTTTACGCGGAAGAAAGATTTCAATCATTTATAACAGAAGTTAATGACGTTGTTACCAAAGTTAATTTTCCTGAAGAAAATAATGATGGTAATGACAAAGATGAGAAAGAGTTAATCCCTGAAGATGATAAACCGACTACTGATTATTTACTAAGACCGATTATGCCGGTTGAAGTTTATGATAAAAATATTACCATCACAGTGAAAGGGCTTAGCAAAGAGCAGTGTGATAAGCTTGTCACATTAGCTGTGACTTACATCGCTGAAAATAATTCAGCTTCATCAACCAACCATAGTTCATTAACTATTGAATAACATAAGGAGATCATTATGATCGTAGAGAAAGACCTAACTGAGAAAACCATCCTATCTGGGATAAATAAAATTTACGGGACATTAAGTGGTGGTACAATTATTCAGTTTAATGATAATACGTATCTTGAAATGGATACCGTAACGAATACAATCGGCATTCCAAGAGAGTGTATGGGTGCATGGGGAGAACACGCTCTATTTAAACTGGTGCGTTTCATGAACTTAAGAGATCTATTCCATTCTTTCTATGTTCCGCATGTTAAAATGCGCATGGAATATGATGCTGAAACAGATGCCCACATCTTCTATATCACTCGTGAAGAAGATAATGATGTTGAACAGTACGTGGTCGTTCGTCCGTTATCTGAAGGTGGAGATGTCGAGATTCGTTCAACATTATCGATACCGAAACTGGCTGAATTTGCAGCGAAACAACCTGAAGACAATGAATTCTTCTCCTATCGATTAGAATATCAATATATTCGTGCGATTGCGGCATTGACTGATAATGAGAACATTGCTCGTGTTTATCGAAAATATCTTCAGGTCGATAAGATTCCACCAGAAGAACGTTTTAACTAAATAAATGAATACGTGGTATCTTCGGATACCACGCCATTATGTTCCTAGGAGAAATGAATTATGATTAAAGAACATGAATTAACCAAAGAGATTATTGAATCGGGTGTACATCATATACTTCGTCGTAGTATTCATGATACTGTTATTACATTCAATGATAAGACGGAATTAGAAACAGGTGCGATCGTGCATACGCTATCGGTACCAAAAGAACTAAAAGAAGTATGGAAAGAAAAGGTTTATCCTTATCTTACTGAGTTCCTTGATATCTGGGACGCATTCCGTGTAACCGGCATTCCTTATCCGTATATGTCAATGCAATACGATAAAGACAATGATGCGTATTATTATTCGATTGATATGAATGACGGTAGAACGTATACTGCGCAGTTAAAGATAATGAAAGAAGCCTTTAAGTCGTTATATATTGAAACATCTTATCCTATTGATTGCCTATCACCATTTGCGATGCCAGGTGATCTCATCGGTGGATTTTATCGCTATTCAATAAATGGTCGCTATTTGAAGTTTATTGCTACTGTATCCAACAACAACCTATTGAAAAGATTATTCCAAAAATACATTGAAGTTTAGAGGAGAATTATTATGATGTACAGTGAAGCGGAAATCAACCGCGTGAATAATATTACCAAGAAGTATATAGAAGATTTCTTATATACGGATAAACTTGAGTATTGTGCGATGCATGAACAGAAGATGAACTTCTGTTATGGGTCTTTAATCCCGGTGTTAATGGAAGACGATTTCTTGTTATTCTATCGCCGTGGATTTAAATGGGTGACGGTGTTCCCAAGTGGTACAGTACTAGAATGCAGTACGATGGATAGAACACAGAAACGATTCACTCATGACGAATATTTGAAGTATCTTATGGATGGTCCTTTCCCAGAACGTCCTATCTATAGCTACATGTATCGTTTATTTAATTCATTTAATAAACATACGAAAGGGTTCGTGAAAGCAAATCAACATCTTCGTGTGATGTTGCAGCATCCAATGACCATCCGAAGAACGTTCGTGATTCCGTGTGATTTCGATTTGTTCAATATGAGCAATAGTTATTTTAACTTCTCATTGGAGCGTATAAGCGATAAAGACATTGAAGTGATAGTTCATTCCGTCTATCGATTTAAATTCGCTGACACGCCGTTTAAGACGCGTTATACGCAACAATCAATTGATATATTGAAATCATTTATCCGTGACTTAGGTTACGATAAATAACGGACATATAAAAGAGACTACACGAAGTAGTCTCTTTTTTTTATTTGGATGGAGAATTAGCTTGGAGTAGGCTTTCTGCTTCTCCAAGTGCTTTCCCTTTTATCTTCGCTGCATTCTTCGCTATCTTTAAGATATTAATGCAAGTTGCCATATCCCCTTGGATAAAATCGCTAAAGCTTAACCCAAATAACTCTGCAATCGAGTATTGAGTAAAGAGGTGCATCCATCTATCCTGAAGACTGCCGCACATGGTGTCTTCAGCAGGATGCATTCCAATACGCATAAAAGGATCTTTCCAAGCGATATTGATATACCCATCATAAATACCACTCGCTAAATCATAGGCTTCATTCAGTATCATCTGACGATAAAAAGAACTCAACCCATGTTTAGGGATTTCGATATCTGCAGATAAAGTATTCCATATCTCATTATAATAAGGGTTACCTGTTTTTCCATCATAATCAAACATCCGAGGAAGATTAGACGGGTCAGGTTCACGACTTATTGTTCCTCTTCGTTCGAGGTAGTGTTCCCATTGTCCGGTGTCTTCGGCTTCACCAGGTCCTCTGCTTCGCGTCGATAGTTGTGGGTCTGTTGCTGGCAGAGGATTGTAAAAACCACAATCGGGTCAACAGGGACGACGTGAAGATTCACTTCACCCTCGTCATCTGTTTCATGGAACCCGCCACAGGATGGACATTTCACGTTTGGTAAGGCAATCACGGATAAAGTCGCACGGTTAATGAAACGTTGTACACCATTCATGAAGTGATTTAGCATGCCTTCCTGACCACTAATAGAAACCAATACACCACGGATATCGTTCTCTTCGGTAATCTCTACCTCATCACCCGTTTCCACATCAGTCATCACAATCTTACTGATGAAATGCATATAAGTTAGGGCTTTCGTTGCCATCACTTGAGATTGGATATACGCGGCTCTATCATCACCCACTAACGGTAACTTAAAGGATTCATTCGCTTGACGCGTAATCTCCCCAATCCACATATCCGCATTCTTGAAGTAGTGACCCACAGGTGGGTTACCAAACGTAATATGAATTTTAATGTTTTCATTTAAGCTTGGCATTTCAAGATTTTGCTCTTCACCAAAATCAAATTCATTCCAGTAACGAATAAAGTCTTCTTGGCTTTGACGACGGGTAATCGAGGCGATACGAATCTGTTCTTCCGATAACTTATCATTATCCACAAAGAACATGAAACGTGGGTTAATCACGGAGAACCATTGATGATGACACTCATTTGGTTTTGCCATACAGCTCATCGCCAAGTTAAATCCATTCGGATATTTCGCACAGGCTAATGCCCAGGCAATAATCGGAATATCGAATTGGCTAATTGAGTTGATTAAATCTTCACGTGAAACCACACCTAATGAAGTATCTTTAACACAGTCAAAGAATAAATCCATAATCGCTTTCTGTGCATAGAGTGTATCTGCACTATGCATCAAGCCCATGACTTTACGACCAATCTCAATGTTATTTTCAGAAATCTTACGGTCTAGTGCCATAAACTGGGATAATGTCGGGGCTGCTAAGGTAACGGAGAAACCAGAGTGATATAAGAAGATATCAATGTCTTTACCGACATTCATGGCAGAATGTAATAATGCAACCGCCGCATTGACGTTGGTCTTTGCTTTATCGATGGTTGGATTCGGACTACGGATACCGCGAAGTTTACCATTTGCTAATGGGGTACCATTTTTCCATCGTGCTTTCTGGTTATTCACCAAGTAACGGTATTGGTCATAGATAATAGAACTTTGACCCATGCCATAGAAATAACCCGTAGCCCATTCAAATTCATTTTCTGAACTTGGTGCCGCATCATCACTAATGACATCGTTTGGATACATGATGAGTTTTTCCATCATCGAACGGGTACCGCCTGGAAGCATAAAGACAGTCGGGTTACCTGAACGAGGTTTTGCACCGGTAAATAACTTCGACATGTCGACTTCAAGGTTTTCTGCCGTCATCGGGTTTTTATACCCGTAATCGAAGCTAGGGATTTCGACTGATTCAATATTAAACCCGATTTCATCGATAATGAACTCGACATTATCGTGTTCTTTGGTTTCGATAACTTTTTCTTCTTTAACGATTTCTTCGGATTTAGCAACGGGCCGAACGTCAGGTTCGCTAACCGTAGGTTCTATCATTAGTTCTTCCGGGATAACACGAACAGGCTCATTGAGTTTAATATCCTCTTCAACAGGACGTTCCGCTGGTTGAACATCTTCTTTTGGTTCTTCTACTGGCGTATTAGGCTCTTCCTTAACGGGAATCGTTTCTTCTTTCTCAGGCGGAGTGTTAACCACATCCGCTTCTTCTTTTTCATATAAATCGACCATTATTGATTTTCCTCTGGTGACGGACTAGATTCAGGTTCAATTGAAGTAGGTTCTTCAACGGTTACTTCTGGCTGTTCTGCAATAGGTTCTTCGTTTGGTTCAACGATTTCATCCTCTACTTCTTTTGTATCTTCTTCAGCTCTTGCTTCTTCATCACGCTTAGTGAGTTCGGCGATATATTGCTCTTGCACTTCTTTCCATGCTTCACGTTTTGACTCTATTAAATCACGGTAAGCGTGGTTAACTCGAGTTACTTCAAATTTCACATGGCACGATAATTTGGAAGGATAGCTATTCATTTTCTCTGCCCATTCTTTACCACAGATTTCACTAAGTGATTCAATGAAACCAGAGGTCATCTCAACTGAGTTAATCGCCCCTTCAATGATTGGTGAAAGCTTTTCAGTGAACGCAATGGATTCAGCTTGTAGTTCGATTAAGTTTTCTTGAGGGAACTTACGTTTGTAATAACGAATAGATTTTAATGTTTTATTTAAATCTGAGATCTTTTCTTTCAATTGAGTCACGACATCTGCCATTGGTTTGACAAACATGTTATTTAAGTTAGCCTCACCAATCACATAACCGAATAACATTAAATCCACTTCAGACTTATCTTCATCTGATAAGGTTGGAATGGGAGGTAATTCAGCTAGACTTAATAATGTATTCGTCTCATCATTAGAGATACCTTGGATTTGGTGCATTGCGACCGTTGCATATAAACGAGCAAGTGTGATACTCGAGTTGTTAACTTTCCATTGGTCAACAACATTATCATGGATTTCTTTATATCCTTTACGAAGCTCGAGTAGAGCGTTAACGACTTTAGATGAAACACCGGCACGGCGTTTACGAGGTTTTTGGGATTGTGCCACGGGAGTACTCCTAGTTAAATGTGGTTAAAATGAAAATGCTGTGCATCATTCTATAATATAGATAGATATATTATATACTGACATACAAAGCACATACGAAATAGACATATTTTCGGCTACTATTATAAGGAGTATCATCGTTATGCTTAAGCCTTACAAACACGAATTACTAAGCAACTGGCTATCCGGTATTATGCTACCTGAAGCAGCGGCTATCATCCTACAATCTCAACAAGTGATTGTGAACTATTACAATACGAATGAATCCATGGATTTATTTAATGATAACTTGGTTTCTCAGATAGAACAAACGACAACTGGTGAGTTAGTTGACCAATTAAGATTCTCCATGATTAACAGATTAGTGGATTGTTTAACCGAACAAGGTATCTTAATCGATAATATCGTGACCACGAATGATTTAGAATTATTAACCGCGATGCTTCGTACCACGATGGAAATCGATGAGTATGACCAACCTTTAGAGCTGATGCGTATGCTTGAGTTAGGAAATCCATCACGTGAGTTATTTGGTGAAATGGTACATCTTCTCTATCCGACTATTCAAGTAGAACATGTCATGAACATCACGAAAGAAGTCTTAACGGTGTTCATTGATACGATTACGACAGCGATTAAACAAGCTGCGGATGATCAACTTGCGCTTGAAGAAGATGATTACCGTGAACAAAATCGTGAACGTTTATTATTCATTAGTAAATGGAATACGTTCTTACATCGTAATCAGTTCTTGGTGAATCAAGGTACGAACCATAAAGAAGTGAAACGCATCTTAAAAGAGTTTTATAATCGAGTGGTACAAGATACGTCACCGGATTATGAGGATGCGTTATTTGATGCGTGTGGTGAGTTACTACGTATTATTCCTGCATCAAATGCAAGACTATACGGATTACTCTTTGGTTACCTTGTCCGTTTAGTCGTGAAGTATAATGCGAATATCAATGTCAATGGAATCGGTCAAGATGTCCCTGACTTTGATATCATTACTGATTTGAATGAAAGACGTCGATTCATTAACGCCTATGCACAAGGACTCAACGATAAAGTGGATGACTTAGTATGAACAATGTAGAAATATTTTTGAAAGGCTGTCAGCTGGAAGCTTATCGTCATCGTGAATGGATACTTTCTTTGTTCATGGTGACCAGTCTTCCTACGGCAATTGATGAGAAACATTATAAAGGACGTATCTATAATGCGAATGGATTGGTTTCATTCTTACGTCGAGATTTCATTGAAGGGATTGAAGATGATGAGATGGAAGCCATCTTATTCAACGGTAAACCGATTAAAGCAGACGGTAGAAAAGAACCTGTGCTTTATTGCAATGAAACGATTACTGTCACCAATCAAGATGTGCCGACTGTAGAAGCGAGTAAGAAAATTGAGACGACACCTGGTATTGTCTTTATTAACTGGTATTGTTTCATTTATGCATTAGGGAATAAGATTCCTTTTGTGAACGAGAATAATCTATCAGTGGGTAAAATCGCACAGTCTCTTGCTTCACGTGTAAGAGATGATGTCCCAGAAGAGAAACGTGATCCCGCATTTATTTACGTGACGGAATTTAAGAAGATGCTTAATGCCATGGCATCGTTGACTGGCTTTACGGTGGTGAACTCACCATCCGCAACAGAGTACACGGTATCAGCTGCACCCGGTATTGATAAATTGAAGAAAGAGTTACTCGATAAATATAAAGATAAGCTCGATGACCCAACCGTGGTAGCGAAGATAGAGAAAGAGCTAGTTCAATACGATAAGGATTACATTAATAAAGACCCGAATAAAGGATTCTATATTAAAGGGAAATCTTTCGATATCAACCGTAAGAAACTGCACATCATGCAAGGCGTACAGAAACGCATGGACCCCGATAAACCAAACGTATTAGTTACGACTTCTCTTTATGAGCAAACCAAACCAGAAGATATCCCAGCATTGATAGATGGATTACGGGATGGTTCATATAGCCGTGGGGCAGCAACGGCATTAGGGGGTGAAGAGGTAAAATTCATTTACCGTATTTACTCTGCTGCAGAAATCATTAAAGAAGATTGTGGAACGAAGATGGGGTTGCGTCGTGTGATACATGAAGCGTATAACCCTAAAGCCTATATCGGGACGTATATCATAGAGAACGGTAAGAATGTCTTACTCGCCGAAGAGAATATTAAGAATTATATCGGGAAAGAAGTGATTATGCGTAGTCCAGGTTACTGTCTCGCGGCACAAGGTGGTGTCGGTTACTGTTCTATTTGCTACGGAAATAAGATGAGAGGGTTCGAACAATCCCTTGCTTCTTATGGGGCAAAAGTAGGGTCGGTAATGAACGGACGCTTCATGAAAGCGATGCATGGTACTGCAAACAAAGCAGTAAAAATCCGATTAAGCGAAGCTATCTCTTAATGGTTTAATCATGTGTGGTAGAGCATAAATATGTTATATCACACTTCTTTTGTACATTAGAAAACGAAAAGGAAATACAAGCATGTCTGAAGTATTAAATTATTCAATTGACTTTGCTGCTGATGGTACTGACTTAGAACAACCACTTAACAAAGATGATGTCATCGTTGCTAAGTTCGATGTTAAAGCAGATGGGACACCATTAACAAAAGAGCAAGCTGAGTCTAAAGTCATCCGTTTCTACGATTATAATGAAGACGGCACGACTTTCGATATCAATACCCCGTCTACTGTCTTTGCACCAGCAATGACAGATGAAGATGGTGAAGATATCGTATTCAATGATGTTGCTGTTGCAACTGCAACCGGTGAGATGAACGGTAAGAAGATTCGTATCTCCTTACAAGAAAAAGCAACCGAAGGTGCACCAGCTGAATTATTCCACCGCGATGTTACTTTAACCGTAAACGACATTCCGGTGCAAGGTGTTACTGTTGGTACACCATATATCACAATCGGTAAAAAACAAGATAAACAAATTGCAGTATTAAGTGCAGATGTAACCACTGACCGTACCGATGTTGCTTACCAATGGTTAAAAGATGGTACACCTGCACCAAATCTTTCAGGCACCACAGTCATCTTAAATAAAGAAGAATCTGCTTATGGTACTTACCAACTTGTTGTTAAATACAACCAAAAACATGGTCGTTACCGTAAAGAAGTGAGATCTGATTCAGTTGTATTAAATGAAGAAAGCTTTGCAGAACGTACAAATGTAACTGTAGAAGGTTCTTCACCATCCGAAACTTCAGGTCAACCTGGTTCAGGTGTAGATACCCATGCAAATGAAAATACGCATACGGACACTGCACACACTGAAGATAATGCACACGTAGAACCAGGTCGTACTGACGGCGATACTCATACTGCAGATTCAGTACCAGGCACATCTGCAGGCACTGAAGAGCATCATGATGCTGCACCAAGCGAAGGTGCACACAATGACCCAGCAACACACGAAGCTGGTCATGAAAATCCACAAGGCAGTGAAACATCAACCGGTGCATCACAACCTGCAGTTTCAGGTGGTGAAGCAGAAAAACATAATGAAGAGCCAACACCTGATGTACGTCCTGCACCACTACCAATAGAGGGTGAACATGAGGAAACTCATACCGAACAACCAGCTGATGCGCATACTGGTACACCATCTGCAGAAACTCACGAAGAGTCAACTGCAACAACCGGTGAACAAGGTAGTCCGGCTCCAGCTGGTGAAACTTCTACTGGTGTAACGAAACCAGCTGCAGAAGAAAAACACGATGAACCACAAGCAGCACCAGGTGTAAGCACACCAACTGCTGACCAAGGTACGCCATCTGTTGGTTCACAACCACAACCAGGAGCAGAAACCAATGGACATACTGCAGATGCATCACCAGCAACAGGTACTGCGGAAAACCATCCTGTGGAAACTCATCATGAGAGCGAAACAGGTAGCCACACCGACACCGCTCACCAAGACGAACCACGTCCTAATGAAACAGTAGTACAACCACAACCACCTGTTTCAAATGAACCAGCAGGTACTACTGAGACTCAGCCTGTTGCACCGGCACCAGCTGAGAGACATGAAGATACGCCTGTAGTTACCCCATCTCAACCATCTGTGGATACACCACATGAAGCTCCGGCAGTGACACCAGCACAACCATCAACTGGTTCTGATGCGGGTGTACAACCAAGTGCACCAGTAAACAATGAACCATCTGCACCAGCAGATAATGCGCATACTGAAACAGGTTCACAACCGGCAGTAGGTGCAGGTGAACACCATGATGAAACCAGCCATATCGCTGAACAACCGCAAGGTACACCAGTTCAGCCACCGGTTGCACCAGAACATCATGATGAGACAACCCATAACACAGAAGGAAACCCATCAGTGAGTGGAACAACTGAAACTCAACCAGCGGTACCAGAAAAACGTGGTATCAAATTAAGACATACTAACCTTGGTATCTTACGTGAAGGCACCCCGCTAGAAATTGAAGCTGTTGCGACACCAGAAGAAAGAGGTTATGAATTAGCCCAATGTCAATGGATGAATATTAAAGATGGTGTAGCGACTCCATTAGCAGGTCAAAACACAGCGACTCTTAATATTGTTATTGGTCCTGAACACGGCAACATCTTCTACCTAACTGCGTACAACGGTCCAGAACGTGTCATGTCTGAGCATGCTAAAGCGACGCACATCGAATATAAAGATGTAGAAATCATCGTTAAACCAGAAACCCAACTCTTGAATAAAGTAGAGGGTGATGCGTTAGATTTAGAGGTAACTGCAATCCCATCTGACCATGTGGTATTCCGTTGGAAGAAAGAAGTAAACGGTCAAGAAACCTCAGTAGAAGGTGGTACACAAAACACCTTACACATCGAGCCATTACGTTTAACCGATGCCGGTGATTACTTCATCGAAGGTGAACGTTTAGGTAAAGTCTTTGCCCGTCGTAAAGTTTCAACAGTTGAAGTGGCGCCACGTAAAGTGGAAGTGCCTTTCAGCCCTGTTTTAGATAAATCAGGTGAACTTAGCGAAGCCATCGGTAAAACCTTTACATTAACCGTGACTGAACCAAATGCGACTGAAAATACCGTGTACTCATGGTATCGCACCCCAGTTGGTGGTCAGCCAGCGTTACTACCAGGTCAAAACACCAATGTCTTAACCATCAGTGATTTGAAAGTTTCTGATGCCGGTGTTTACTACGTGGAAGTGTCTGAAACCAACCGTGCGCCAGTCCGTTCAGCAGCCGTGACGTTAAATGTGATTCCTGAACCGGAAACCATGAAACCACAACCACCAGTACCGGGTACTGACGGTACAACTGGTGATAGCTCAACCAATGACCCGTATGATGGTAGTAAAGTCGTAGGTGATGCATTTGGTTATAAGCACACGCTTACTAACTTATCTGTAGCAACCTTCCGTCAATACGCTCAGATGATGAACCCAGCAAGTCGTATCGACCCATTAACGGGTTTAGAATGGCAAATCCGTCTCTATGAAACTCTAATGACTATCCTTAAAACTGATAGCATTGATGTTTACATGGAAGCAATGGATGCAGCAGTAGACTTCTTCTACACCTATTCTGGTTCATTATTCGCAATGGAAAACCGTGCACGTTTCTTACAATATGCAACGGATTCACGTTTACCGAAAGATGCACGTGAAGCACTGCTAGAGTTATTCAACGTATTCTACACCATGGGTAACCCAGGTGGTCCAGAAGACCGTTGGGACTTAAAAGAAATCAAAGACATCTTACGTAACTCTGTTGCGTATGCACGTCTATCTCAGTACTATGACCGTAAATATAAAGCAATGAAATCTGCTGAAATTTCAGGTCGTGTACGTAACTTCATCTAACATGAAGTAACCAATAACTGAGGACTCTTTGGAGTCCTCTTTTTATGTCCGGGCATAATCAAGACCAGGTGAAAACCTAGTCTATAAAATTTATAATCCTATATTATCTCCTTGATGTAAGATAGATATCTTACAGGGTACCTGGGATAGCACGAACTATCCCAGGATTTTGTTTCCCAATTTCAAGGAGGTCTGCTATGTCAGCTATCATTGAGAATTATCATCGATTTGGTCAAGTGCTACCAGATACGATGAAACCGGGTTATGCTCGTGTTAAACACGGTGCACTAACCCAGCAACAATTGAATGACAAACGTATGCAAGATGCACAGCATCGTCATACGTCGACCCAGTCATTCGTATCCTACGCTTCGATGTAGGACATAAGGATAAGGGAGTGATATACTCCCTTATTTTTTTTTATTTATAACTCACTATCTTTTGCCATAATGCACGTTGTACATTACGACAATAGGTTAATGCGTTATTCGTTCCAACGAAAGCTTCTACAGATGGTGTTTCCACTTCTAATTGATGTTTCTCCACAATCATATTCGCTGCATCATGTACAGCTTCGGCTTCTTGTTGGTTCATCCCTTCATTACCACGGCAAATATCCACTAATTTGTCCATGTAATTATGCGAAGCAATCATCTCACGTTTTAACGGTGATTGCGTCTCAAGGATTTCCTTTTGTGCTTTATCAAGCGTTACTTCCGCTTCTTCTACAGCGAGTTTCATCATTTGCTTGTTCATTGTTGTACTCCAATTCTTCTATCGTGGTTAATGAACGTAATCTCGATGTCTTCACGAACACGAAGATGGTTATCTTCCGTTAATCCGATTTTACGTCTTACACTACATCTTGCCCCATCATCTATCATGGTGAAGGTATTGACATCTGGCCCTAACCCCATGTCATTGATATTTACCCCTAATACATTTTCTGCACCCCCTTGAATACGTAACGTATTTTCAATGATATCTTTTGAGACAGTACGATGCGTTAACATTTCATTAATCACGCGGTATGTCATCTTACGAATCGATTCACGTAATAAGTTATTACGCCATGCTTTATCGGTTAAATAGAACGTCACCTTAAATGGTAAACGGTTAAAGATAGAACGTCTAATCCCACCTTCCGCGATGATGTTAATATACCCCATTGTACGCTTCGGCATAAAGAACAATTCAGATTGTTCAAGCAGATTACGTTGTAATCGATGTACATCCCCTTCTAACCAGTTTACGATTAAACGAGGGATACTTCGGATGTATTCCATATCACCCCGGTAGTTACTGAAATGATAGATACCGTCATAGAAGAAGATATCGGCAATCCGTAATACTTGTTTTGGTGATTTCGGTACAGGGTTGCCTTTCTCATCGGTCATCACATCACCTTTCTGATGTTTCAGCATGACTTTACCATTAACATCACGGATGATATCACCACGTTGATGTGCCAGTTCAAAAACCATTCTTCCTTCTGCATCTAACGTATACTTCGGTAATCCTGTTGCTTCATCAATGACACGCACATCTTCTGCATAACGAAGTGGAACATCTTCTTCGTGTACTGCATATTCAATTAATGAGGAGGTGGTACGAGTATTATGCCATAATGAATTTAGGTTATCTCCAAAGCGAACGCGGATTTCATTCTCAGCGATAATTGTATAATTAACACGCCCTTCCAATAAGAATACACCAGCACGTTTGTTAATATGATTACGCTCATCGCTGCCTTGTGGATGGTCAAAGATACCCATCACCACTCTAAAAGCCTGCGTTAAATTCGCCGGTAAGATACGGGCTTCTTTTGAGAGTATATGGAAGTTATTTAACATGACGTGATGTTTCTCATCAAAATCAAATGTGGTCTTGATATCAAATTCGAAGACATGGTCATTTTCTTCGATACCCACAAAATCCCCATTCAGATAAGCATAATCGATTTGTCCTGCTGGAATATAGGCTAATTGAACAAATAACTTATCGTGGTCAACTTTCTTCAACTCATCATTACCACGGAATCGTACGCGGATACGATATCCAAAATCCGTATAGTGAATAGAAGCTGAATAAACTGCCATCAGTAAATCACATTCTTGGTTTGCTTGAACAAATGACTGTGAAATATAAGATGGGTCAAGCATGTAATAAGGACGCATATCAAAAGAGGTTCTTGATGCATCAAATACGTAATGGAATGGGGTCTTAATGTATTCAAGCGTATTAATACGTTGGATATAAGCATCGACACCCCCTGCAGAGGCTTCCGTTGGTATCTCGGCTTTATTCAATAACTTAGTCACCCCACCTACGGTTTTAAAGAGTGCATCAGGACGAAGTGTCATTCTGTCCCCATGAACATTCACAAACTCATTGGTTTCTAACTCGGATAACTTCAATGGCACGGACTCAATTGAACAACCTACCCCACGGGTAAATTCACCATTCGGAGCAGGTTCGATTTCACGGGTGGCTTGGAAGATACGGTTCGTCACATGGTCGATATCCGTAATCAAATCGTAACCCAATATCCCGGCTTTCTTAATTCTGATATTGGCATGCGTAATTGCTTCACCCTCATAACGACCTGCATTAATCACCCACTTCTTCATGGTATCAAAACTGACTGGGTCACGACCACCCGAGGTATCACTTATCCCAACTGCCATGACATCCATGATTTCTAATGGGGCAGAGAAACGACTTTCATCGACAGTTAAATCATCTTTCTCGTATTGCAGTGGTAGTGCTTGTTGAGAACTTGCGGTAATACTTTCTACTGGAATATGCACCTTCCCTTGTGTTGTATAGACTTCTACTTTGACCTGAGCTTGTTTAACCGTTTCATTACTATAGTAAATCATCGGGATATGGATACTCAAGTTGTTATCGTCTAGTACGGTTATTACTGCAGTCGGTTCATTTGGGTTATATACCAGAACAGAGTGAGTGGTTTTAATCTCTTCTTGTGCCCCATCTTCACGGACTAAATAAACCCGTGCTTTAACAAACTTATCGGTAAATCCATGCACACGCATATAAGGATTGACTAAGTGACTTAATCCTTCCATATACGTGGTCTTCGCTACTTGAAGTAATGGCACTTCAATACGTAACCATTCTTCACCATCATGGTTCGTCACAAAGAGGTAATCCAAGATATTGGTTTTCAGTGGTTCGAGTGTATCAAGTTTATCCGTATTATAGATAACCTGAATTGCATTGTAATCATTAATACGGATTTCAATCCCGTGCAATAAGGTAAAGATAGCGCCTTCAACATCAATCGCAGTACCGCGTGGAATTAATATCATGCGCTGACCCGGTACATTAGTCGGTACCGCATGACGTTGGATATCCGAGACGCGATATTGTAATAAGAATTTAGCGACACTTGGTGTACTGTAAATCCCTTGGTATAACGCTAAACTCATATGCGGATATAAATCTGTCATATGAGTCGCTAAAGATGGGTAATGACGTCTATCCATCTCTGCAAAGTAATTGAAGTTATTGGCGGCTAATTGTGCACTAAATTCCATCAATAAAGAAGAAGGGTTAGACGCATCCACGTATTCAAGGACACCATTGGTATTATCCGCCAGATAATCTAATGCTCGTTTCATCATTAACGAAGGATTACGCTTAACATCCTCAAGGGATTTATCCCATTTCTCTCGGTTTAACTGATACGGACGAGTAAAGCCAGTATCCGGTTTAATATAATCATCTAACATTTTTATCACCTATCTACGGGTATCATGGAAATAATCACGGATATTCCGTGCAAGTTGTTCAGATGGATTCCGCATCTCATCATCACTGAATCTCAAGCCCATGACATAACGGGCAAAATCAGCACGTCTTACCCACCACTCTAACTCTTTAGTATAGATGTTAATTAATGGATAAGCACGATAGTTCGCACGCAGTTTTTCACTTGGCATCAATTTTATCCAAGGGGCATTACCAGACTTATTATTGCCGTTATTCATAAACGGAATATTATCCTGGTAATCATCAGTAATGTTTTTAAACGGTGCGTTACCTTGGTTCATATACGGGTTATTATAAAGACGAAGACTTGGGTTAAACATCCCAACCACTTTATTAAACTCATATAACGTAATGATGTCGTTATAATCTGCGTAAGCCATTTCAAAAGAAATATTTAATTGGTCTAACCCATGATTGAATGTCTGACTATAATCATAGTCAAAGATTTTACCAAATGGGGTATTCGTTGGAAGACCTGCACCGGTTGCCGCCCAATGGAGTAAGTACTGTTGGTTTTGATCTAACACGAGGTTATATGCTCGAGTATTGTAATCTAAACGACGATTCACAATCATCTCGGGATAAGGGTCAAGACTGTTTCTTACTTCGCTCATGTAAATTTGCCACAATAAGAATAAGATTAATGTTGCATCACCCTCAGGATTACGAAACGTGGCATCTAAACTATAAATCTCGTTTATCTCTGCAATGCCATCATACATGAACCATTGTTCGTTACGTATCCCTCTATCAGACTTATACGTATCCCCTCGCATGTCCGGCCAACCACTTAAACTCATTAAGGTATTTGTTAATAAACAAATAAAAGGATTGAATGGGTCAACTAACGGAGATTGAAATCTGTTCTGCCAAGGTATCACTTGCCCCTCTAAATCTTTTACGGTTTGATCACTTAAACGAGGGTCAAGATAAGACCTTGCGATACCAAGTGATGAACGAGGATCGGCATCTCGCCATGGATGTAATCGACGGCATCTGGTGAGATTACCATATGTTAAATTAAGCATAGGCCTTGTGAAAAACACCATCCCAGATGTTTGTCGGTTTGGTGAGGTAAGCTGTTGGTTCTGTCCGCTGAAATTTAACCCATGGGTCATATCAAAGTTAGTGGCAGACCGGGTGCCTTTACCTGATAATCGGACGATATCATCGATACTACGCACTATATCTAAAGTCGTGGTATCCTTTTTTGTTGGATTGTTTGCCATTATGAAGATATCCTATAATGAATGTAATCACGTGATTTTATTCTGACGTTCATCATGACACGCTTCCTTTTTATGTATCACGGTGTACACGTGGTATAACACCTATTATATAGGAAAGAAAAAAATAAGAGGGGTAAGTGCGGTAGGGGTGATGACAAGAAAAAGGAAAAGTTAATTATGAGCGATAACAGTGTTAGAACTCTGTTTAATGTCGCTTCACTTGCAACAAACGTCTTATCTGAGCAGAGTGAGGGTTCATTAATTGAATTCACTCAATCGACTCAGAATGTAATCTTAGTAACGGTCGAAGACCTATTGACACATCATGCAGTCATCCCTGAGATTTTAAAGTTCTGTACCAATATCTATACAGGCTATTATTTGCAAGCGGTTGCTTTATTAAACAACATTGGGAACTGTAATGTTCGCCAAACATTAGATCGTTTAAATACGAGTCGTAGTGTAAGCTCAAATGCCAAAGATGCAGCCAGTGAATGGATTGCCATTGAATCTTATATGGGCTTCCCAAAACTTCGTGCAGGTTATACTGACCGTGTGGTTTCCTTGGAATCTTGGGATAAACTAAAAACAAAATTAGAAAACCTCGATAGCCAAACCACTAATAGTACTGGCGATGCAAATCAGAAAAATTCTGAATGGGCAACAGAAATGCCTCACCTGGCACAAGGTAAGATTTTCGAAGTCACGATTGAGAATGAAGGCAAACGTGCTATCATTCCTGTGACCGTTCGCTTAAACCCATTAGCGGTAAACCGTGAAATGTTTAAAGCGATGTATGCCACCTCAAATCAAAACAATAGCTGGTGGAACCGTATCCAACGTTGGAAAGATGGCGAGTTAGCAACGATTGCTGACATGCTCTTTGTCAACGACTTGATTCAAGAACGTGCGCGTTTATTGAAACAAGATAAATTAAAATTAACTGAACAGCTTGAGAAGAAACGTCGCGGAAATAAACTTTCTGCTATCTTAACTCAGAAAACTTCTTTAGCAACAGCGTCTACTATCAGTATCATTTCTAAATCCACTGTACCAGATATCGAATTAGCGGTCGGCGGTAAGTTAAGTGATGCGAAAGTACGTGGTGATATCTTCTCACGTAGCGGACTCATCATGTTACTGGTTGTAGATGACATGTACGAAACTGTCACTGTTTATCACCGTGGTCAACCACGCGCGATGGAACTCACCTTTGGCGAATGTAAATCCGCTGCAAAAGGAAGTGGTCCAAATGTGATGGAAATCCTTCGTGCATTCCAAGCAGGACAAGTGCCTAATATCTAATCAGATGATGGAGAAATAAAGATGGCTTTACTACCTGGTTCTCCATTAGCGTTCTTTGTTCGCACGTTCTTACCGTCTTTTTCGAAAAGTACAGTAACACAACAAATCGATATTCTTAAGAATGAGATTGCGACCAAGACGTTGCCACCTTATGCAAGCTTAGTTGAACCAACAACTGGTTTTAATGAAGCGAATCCATTTGTGGCAAAATGGAATAAAGCTTTTAATGATACAGTGATGAAAAGCCGCACGATTAACTTTAAAAATCGTGATTGGTCTTTACGTCCGATTAACTGTATCGTTGTAACGTACAATGTGCTCTCTCATTTAAATGAGCGACTCACGTACTTAAATGACCTGATTGATAAATCCTTTAATGAGGATATTGTCGGGACGCAACTTTCATATCAACAAGCAAATTTACTGCGTCTTGTTGAGATGAGTGAGTTCTTTCTTATCTACGCACGCCGCTTAGCGATTTATTTAGTGGCGAATGAATATAAGGAATTAGAGAAAACTCCAAGTACTGAAGACCCCTTAACGAAAGGTGATATCAAGTGGTTAGAAACCAACATGTTAGCTTTCATTGGGATGCTTGGTATTTATAGTACGAATAAAGAAGACTTTATCCGTGCCGTGAAATCGATTCCGGATATCCAAGTCGCAGAGACGAAAGATGAAATCGATGTTATTAACAAGGTACATGGTAAAAACGTAGATGGGCTAGGCTTAGGCTTCGTACCGTATGTTTTAAATCCTATCTACCATATCCGCATTAAAATTGTGGAATGGCGTCACAATCGTATTGAGGCTGCTAAACAAGAACGTGAATTGTTAGAAATGCGTATCCAGCAATATATCATGAAACGTGGTGGCAAAGACAATGCGAAGATGGACCAAGTTATTAACAACGCACAAGAGTCATTAAAGAAATTAAACAAGAAAATTCATGATATGGAAGAATCTTACAACGCAGACTATAATGCGTAGTAAGAGACTTCATGGATTGGGTATGTTGTTTCTTTGGTGGAGACTTGTCCAATAGTCAACAGCAGTAAGAAGCGTTAAAAGATTCGGTTGATATGAAGGATTGTAAAACGTGCTTAAATAAAAAGAGGGTTTACATGACAACTTTTGTTTCGGCACGAGGTTTCAGATTCGGTACAGAATCTGATGATCTCGGTGCTTCATATTACCATGGTGCACTCAGACGAATTCGTGATAAAGAAGTGAGTATGAGTTTACGGAATAACGAACGATTCGAAGCATTACGCTTAATCCAGCAATTAGTCGGATATCTCAATCCCCAAGCAGATTTCCCGGTCGAAAACTGGTTTAAAGTGACAATCAAAGACATGGTGCAGCGAGAAGGGCATTTATCATTCCTTGTCGATACACTCCGCTTTATATCTCAAGGGCAACGCAGACTCCCGACAGCAGGATATCAAGCATTGATTCCGTTTCAATCTGTTTCAAGTGAAGTAACCGCACCAAGAAATGTGTCGATATCTCACGATAACGACAAAAATTACAGTGAACATTTACTTAATCAAGCTGATTCTTTCTTAAAAGAAATAAGCGGTAATGTCCTCTATACTTGGGTTAACCAAGATGGTGGGTTCATTGATTTACTCGATACCTTTATTTTCATGCTTCGTCCAGAAGGTGAAAGTTAAGAGTACGATTAGCTAATCTTACTTATTTATATGCAGCAATAGGAAGGATAGTACTGTCCTGACTATTTAACATATGAGGTTTAAAAATTATTATGGCAAGAGGTTTAAAATTCGTACAACAGGTGGTAAACCAAGTACGTATGTCGAATGAAAACTTCGATAACAACGAAGGCATCAAAACTGATGACGTTCGTAGCTCCGCTTCAGCCGTGGTTGAAATTCGTCGCTTAAAAGCAGAGAACGAAGCACAAGTACGCATCTCTTCTTTAGAGCACGATTTAGTTGAAATCGAAGGCTTACACGATGGTGTACAAGAACTTGCCGATGCGCAAGCTCAAGTAACCGAAGTTAAAGAAGCGATGGAATCATACTTAGAAAAAGGTGGTATGACGCGTGATGCAGCACGTTTTGCTGAAATCGCAATGAAAAATATCACAAGTCGTGTATTTATGCCGGTTTCTATCCCATCATTAGAATCTTTCACTGGTAGTTCTGCAGACCGTACTGACATGACTATCGTGTCTATGGAAGCAGCAGATAGCTGGTATGTGAAAGCATGGGAAGCAATTAAGAAATTCTTCGCAAGCATCTTCAATAAAATCACTGGCTGGTTCAAGAAATCTGAAGCATCAGAAAAAGATGCAAAAGAAGCTGTTGAAGAAGTTGAGAAGAAAGTAGATGCATTACCGGATAACTTCGAGAAGAAACCAGAAGGTGCAGCTCAAGAAGCAGAAGGCGATGAAAACAGTAAAGCTGTTAAATGGGCTAAACTAGGCATCATCCATGCGAACGGCCATTGGGAAGGCTTTGAAAAAGTTGAAGTAAAAGGTGGTCCGAATATCCTGATGATGATGAACTACATGTTCACCAACTATCCTGAAGTAACACTGAAATCAATCAACGCCATGAAAAACGGCGATGTGAAAGCTATCGAAGAAGCAAGTGACGAAGTCCGCAAATCAGGAAAATTCGAAGTCGTGAAACAAGATGACATGGAATACATTATTCCAAAATTCCCGATGATTGGCGGTACTGGTGTTTCTATTAGTATTGATCCTAAGGATGAATCTGATAATCCTAAACTTGTGGTAACACGCTTAAAATTTGTTCCAACTTCAGAACGCGTTGGTTCAGAAGATGTACTTACCAAAGAAAGAATGAAATCGTTCTTGGGTTGGTGTAATAATACTCTTAATGAGTATATCCCAGCATGGAAGAAAACAAACGGCGATATTATCAAAGCAATGGATTCAATCTTAAATGATCCATTACCAGCCGCAGAGAAAATTGCTGCTAGTCAGAAAATTGAAGTTGAAGAAGCTGAGAAGAATTTACGTAAACTCGTAACTGCGTTAAAAGATTTATTCTCTGCACCAGCAATTTTATCAATGTATCTTGATGTTGTTAAAGGTATCCAACAAGCGGTATCTGAAATCAACAATGCAATCGCGTAATTAATTTTTTCTTGATTAGAAAATAATCTAAAGTTAGTTAAGCAATAAAAAGAATCTACTATTATAGGTAAATTAAAATGGCAAAAGTACACGGTTTATGGGGTAAAGAGTTTACCTCTGGATTACGTCTATCAATCGAATCTGCTATCGATACAGGTAATGAAGATACCGTATTAGATGCAATGACTGGTGACGAAGTATCTTATAACGAAGAATTCGCTAAATTAGTAATGGAAGCAGCTGAAATTGAAGCGGATGTTGCTGCATTACAACGTGCAAACTCAGCAGTAGATGCAGGTGAAAATATTGCTAATATCGCTGACTCAATTGAACAACGTCCTGAAGGTGCAACCCCTGAAGAAGCTGCTTTATTACAAAGCGGTGTTGCGCAAACTTTAGATGCAACTGGTGCACCTGATGAAGTGGTTGACGAAGTGACACAACAAGTTGCAACTGAATCAGAAGGTCGTATCAAATTATCTACTGAAGGCTTCAAAGAAATCCTTGCAAGCATGTGGCAACGTACTAAAGAATTCGTTGCAAACATCATCAATAACATCACTAACTTGTGGAACCGTTTCTTTAACAGTACTGCGGGTGTGATCAAAGATGCAAAAGCAATCCAAAAATCTTTAGGTGATTACGATGCGGTTACAACACCTGAGAAATTAACGAGCTGGAACAGCTCTTTCGAAAATTTATCAGTTGACAGTAAAATGTTCAGTACTGCAGAAGCGCTAAAAGCAACTTCAACATTAAAAGACTTATGTGGTAAAGTTGGTGGTAGCGTAACAGATAGCATCACCGAAGTCATCACTCTTTGTGGTTTATTGAATAAAAATTCAACTAAAGGTGATGTAATTGATCTTTGTACTGGTGCATTGAAAAAATTATCTGGTAACAAAGCTGCCACACTTGAAGAACTTGGCAAAGAGTATATTGGTGATCGTCAGTCTTTACGTTTAGGTAATAAGTTCTTGTACACCGGTTACAATAAAGACTATGCTTCAGAAAAAGGTCAAGAAGTTTCTTTATTGAATTCATTCAAGTGTAAGGTTTCTGCACCTGATGCCAAAGTCAAAATAAAACCTGAATCATTCAATGATAATGCGTTAACTGTAAAACAAGTTGAAACCGTTTGTGATGATGTAATTGCAGCAATGGAAGCATTGAGCAAATTCTATAACGAAGGTTCTAAGAAAGCGAAGAAAGAAATCGACAAATTAAAAGACGATATTTCTAACACTGTTAACAGCGTTAACGAAAGTGATGACTTAAATGTTAAATCTGTAGCGAAAGTAATTCAACGTACTTACTACTTACCTACCCAAATCTTACAAGGTAACGTAAGTGTTTGCGTACATTACACTAAAGTAGCTAAAGCTTATTTAGCATTATGCCGTGCATCGCTTGCTAAAGCTAAGAAGAAAGAATCTAAATAATCTTCTTTCTTAATGAGCATTTGAGGACTCTTCGGAGTCCTCTTATTATGTCCCTTATTATTTATTTAATAGAATAGAAAATATACTGTATATTTATTTTAACAAAGGAAATATAAATGAGTACTAACAATGATATTAGTTATGAAGATTTACGTCTTTATATTATGAAGATGGCAGAACAAGATAAAGAACGGGTTAATGAAGTATTAAAAAATGTGGATATCAGCGATATGAATGTCGTGCATATTGTGACTGGTCTAGGAGGTAAAATACTTCCTCATTGCACTTTATTTGTTCAGAATTGTAGTGTAGAAGAGATAGAAGGAAAACGTATCTCTTATCGGGGTTATCGTAATCCATGGGGATTGGATGAGTATTATATTGAAGTAGAATCAGTTGCTGAGATGAAATCATTAATGAAACAATATCTTGTTCTATCAGAAGAAGGATGGAAGTGACACAATAGAGAGACTACATTTCGTAGTCTCTCTTATATGTCCTTATAAAAACCCCAGTCTATCATTTTTATGACGGTATATAATATACATGAAGAAAGGATAGTAAATCTAATCTTCAATTTAATTAACCCTAAAGACCAATAGGAGATAAAGTATGGTCAAATTAAATAACATTTGTCTCGACCGTGAGACAAAACAGGTACATCTTCCGGAAAACTTTCCAGAAGATGATAATCTATTAGAAGCGCTGTATAACAAAGCAGCTCAAAAAGGATTCGAGGATATCATGATAGGTTACCCTGTCATGGATAGCTCATCCGATAAAGGACGTTTCGTATTCGTCACCATGGACTGGTTCGATAGATAAACTAGTCCATATCTAAAGAAATCTAACGGGTTCTTAGTTCAACCAACATAGGAGAAATATGGAGAAAGCTAAGAACATGGCGAAACTAGCTCTAAAAGCAATACAGATACTTCATGCTATCTGGGAGCTAGTTAGCTGGTTAATCGGATTATTCTGATAGAGACCCGGACCTGATAGTGGGTCTGATACTCAACACTATCACTCAGAGTCGCCCGTTAGATTTCGTATCATTCATTAACCCTTTGCCATAGGAGAAAATATCATGGCTACACTATTTATCAACTTAACCCAACATGCACTAACCCCAGAACAAGATCAATGGGTAGCAGAGAATTGTTATGCTTTAGTAGAAGATGAACAAGTTAAAACTTTGCTGAACTTCTCAGAGCTTCCTACGAAAGAAGAGTTAGAAAGACGTGCTGATTATATCGTCAACCAGCTGGGCGATAATAACCCAGACTTTTATAAAATGGCGTTAATCGGAGGTGCGCCATTCTTTATGTCAACATTAGAGCGTAAGCTTAAAGAAGCCGGTATTCAGCCGGTATATGCATTCTCTAAACGCGTATCAGTGGAAGGTGTGAATGAAAAAGGTGAGGTCGTGAAGACTTCCGTATTCAAACATGAGGGATGGATTGAGGTATAACGTCTCCGTCCACCGTAAATAGGGATAGTCGTGATCATCCCTAAATAAATCATTTTAACCTCTAGATTCTGACATGTATCTAGAGAGATATCCTCAAGAGAGGTAAGGAGTTAACCATGTCAAACTTTAATGAAAAATTAGTAGAAGTATTATCTAACGGTTTCGAGAGCAAGGGATCTATCGAGACTAAAACTGTAATTCTTTTCAAACAAGACCAAGAAGTCTTGTTTGAGAACTCTATCAGTAATTATAAAAAGCCAGTCAAAGCTGGCAACCTCTTAGAGGGTTACGGAATCTACATGAAAGACGATGTCGTTCATGTAGACGACAATCTTTCTAATTATCTCTATGATAATCTAGAAGAAGCACAGGAGTACATTCCTGCGCTTCTCAATAACTAACATAATAAGAGGTCTTTGCGACCTCTTATTTTTTTGTCGTTCTATTCTTTCTTTTAAGTGTATATTATCATTATGATAATAGATAATTATTCTATTATTTGTTTAATTATATTAACCCTACTATTAGGAGAAATGAAAAATGTCAGATTTAAAAGAATGGGATAAACAGATAGCAATTATTGTACCTGTATCACCTAATTCGGGCTATACTGAACTCGAGAAAACCGGTGTATCATCTCGACGTCGAGTGGGCGGAGTAGAATGTGAAATATTCCGTACGAAAGATGCAGTTGTACCAACGACTGAACTAAATAAAATACTCAACCATGTTTCTGAGTTATATGATACAGTGGGTATTTTAAGACAAGGAAAATATGAACAGCGTATTATCCTTACCCCTGTTACGAAGAAAGCGGTTAATCTTATCATAGAAGAATATTTTCCAGAAGATGATGAAACATTATTGCGTGAATTCATTTATGTTGCTGGCACAAAAGAAATTAAAACGATTATGCCAATCAATGAGTTTATATCACGAATGAATATGACGTTATTAGAGGTATTTAAACCAGAAGAAAAACTTGGGCATATCGTGATGGATATCGATAATGTTCGAAACGCTCAGGTTGAGGTGAGTAATGCCCACATCGAGATGGTTAAGACATTTGTGAGTTACATCGATTTAATGAATGCCTTGAACAAACCAGAGGAAAAGAACGAAGTGAATGATGTCTCAATTTCTTACAGTAAAGAACAAGGTGAAGAAGATGCAACTGTTACCTATGTGACTGAAGGTGATGTATCGTCAACTGATGTGCATAATCTTGGACAAGATTTGAGAAATATCAGTAAAGCAATCATTGAGGAAACATTGATGGATGGCACGATTGATATTTCGTTGTATAAATCTCAGGATGTTTCTACCGTATTAAAGATAGAGGAACAGTATCCTCATGATCCGAGTGAGCATACTTTAATGTTGGTGTATTATTTTGGTTCAAAACAAATCTACGTTGATGCACTTCATTATGGTGCGTATAATTACAATCAATCGAAACTTGAGATTTTCAAACCAGTATTTACCAAAGGTTATTTTGTTATTGATGCAAACAATATAGATCTAACCCAATGTGATGATAAGAACCCGCATCATCTCGCAATAAAAACACTTATGAATTATGTTAACGTAATTCAACCTAAATCATAACCCATATCAGGAGATAAAAAATGGCAAGAACTTTGCTTACCACCGCCCCAGTACGTTTCTATACTAATGAACGTTCTTTAAACAAATATAAAGCGATTATGAACTTTAATCGTATTTATGATCCACAAAAGCGTGAACAAAATGGGTA